GGTAATACTGGAAAGTCATTCTATACGGTAACAAAGGTTTCAGATGATGGCACCAATATTTCCTATACTGATTTTGATGCTCGTTCTATGGATACAATGTTCTTCTCACACAAAGAGATTGAGCGTATCGAGAATCATCTTGATAAGTTCATGTCTCGTAGAGAGTTTTACGAAGATCGTCAGTTATTATATAAGACTGGTATTCTCTTATATGGTAATCCAGGAACAGGAAAGTCATCTTTGGCAAAGGCAATTGCAACAAAATATCATCGTTCTATCATCAGCATCAATCTGTCTAATATTGATCAGATTGATTTTTCTGAGATTACTCCGATGATTACAAACGATAAGATGGATGAGTATATTATCTTATTAGAAGATATCGATACACTTTTCCCTAATCTGGATCGTGAAGCAAAAGATGCATCTGACAAAAAAGGAGATGTTATCAATAAACTTCTGCAGTTCTTGGATAGTAACTCTTCTCCAACAAATGTAGTATTTGTTGCTACTACGAACCATATTGATCGTCTTGATAAAGCTCTTATTCGAGATGGACGATTCGATATTAAGATCGAGGTAAAAGAGTTAAACAAAGCTGATGCTCATAAGTTTGCTGAATCTTTTGGATTATCAAAAGAGGAAGCAGAATCAGCAATCAGAAAGTATATTTCTGATAATCCGGACAATGCTGAAGCAATCAATCAGTCAGCATTACAGAATTACATCTTAAGAGAGATGAAGTAACCAGGAGAAAATAAAAATGACAATACACGGAAGATATAGACTTGGTAAGTATTTTATAATAGTTTTTAGTGATAATACGATGTATTTAATTGCTAGAAATAGTTATGATTGGATTCGTGTAAATGTTGGAAAAATCTTTGAGAATGGCGAACCATTCACAAAGGCTTACTACGATCGCTTGGAGGAAAAATGTGACAAGGTTGGCACATTTGAAGTCTATGAGGAATATCTGATCAGCAGAGTGTTGATCAGAGATAAATAAAAAACCGGGGACTAATAAAAAGTCCCCGTGATTTATTTATCTAGAAAGAATCTTTGATATTGGAAACTATAGATTTCATGTCGATAATCAAACTCGAAGAAATAAAGGAGGATATTAATGTTTGAAAGTATAAAAAGTATGCTGAGATTCAAATTCAGTAAAGGAATAAGACTTAGACGTAAGACTTGTCCTATCTGTAAGAAGAAGCATATTATTATAGGTACTAATATATCAGAATCTGTTACGGTTAGCACCACGTTTAAAACCATTCACTATAATGATCTATGTAATCATTGTTCTCGAGCATTTCTTAATATAGAAAGAGATTTAGGAATGGATTTAGACGGAGATACTGCTAATGTAGTTCTCGGACTACAGGCTGACTGATGATAAAGAGTATCTGGACAAGCTACTCTATCTTTATTTAGGAGAAATTACAATGGAAAAATATAAGAATATTTACAGATGTATTGATGCTATTGGAGATCGTGTAAGTAATGAATCACCGTATAATACAATTCTGTATTATCAGAATACAATTCAGAAGATTCAATCAACAAAAATGTCGATTGATCGTGAGACACGTAACCAGATCATTGATGAATTATTAGTTGGAAATTCTATTGAGCATTTATTACCAGATGATACAACAGAAGTTGTATTATTAACCATGCAGGTTGATGCTATGATATTACTGGGATATTATACATTGACAATGTCAAAGATGGAAACTAATCTCTGTGGGAGGATGAAGTATGTATACTACGAAGAAGACTTTGATAATAATCTGAAATGGTTTAGAGAATTAAAAGATGGCTGGAATCAGAAATTAGATTAGAAGCAATCTTTGATATCGTTATCATTACAAACGATGAAACTCATTATGATGGAATTGTATCATATAACGAGTTATTAGAGCTATTATAGGTATTTGTGGTATCATTGATGTAATTGAACTCTATAGTGTAGCTCAGATATCGAAAACTCATATCACTACGATACATAGTATACAAAAATAGGCATCAAAAATTATAAAATAGATGGTGAACCGTTTTGGCTCACCATTTATTTTTTTTTTAAATTCTCTCTGTATAAATGTAAAAGTTACGGATTTAAATTATATACTATAGACGAGAATAGAGATACGAGTGTATCTTATTCAGGGGTTAAGGAGGCCCTTTGTTATGTTAGATATTTATGGATATATGGATAATTCGAACGATCCTGATCTCTTAGCTCTCAAGAAGTCTCTTGACGATGCTGGGATTGTATTTGCAGAACCTACACCTGTTAAGGAGCAGCCAGGGTACAAGTTCGTAGATAACGTTGTACCATTCCCGAAGCATAATCGTTTTGGCTTAATGACGACAATTCATGTTTTTAATGAATTACCTGTTATTAAGTATAATGATGGGATTAGGGCTGATCAGCCTAGGTACATTGTACGTGAAGATAAGGGGCTGGATTTCTGGAATGAAATTCGTGGTTTCTTCGTAGCCAATGGAGATCGTGGAGTAATGGTACATGATCTGCCGAAGTTTGAACTTCCAGCAGAGGACGATGTGACGTATATCGATGCCACAGAAAAGGATCTTGATTCTATCAGTGGCTGGGCATATAGCCCAGTAGTAGGAGACAGGATCATCACATCTGATTACAAGGTGTATGTTGTAATCGGATTCAACCATCATGATGGATCAGCTTCCGTTTACGGTAACGTCATGTAATCAATAAAAAGGAAAGTTGGATATATGTCCAGCTTTTCTTTTTTTTGTTTTAGTTATCAAAAATAGTTTTAATCATATATTATAACTTTGTAGTAGAAGAATTTAATATCAAGAGAGTAATATTACTAAGAAAGGAGCTAAGTATAAATGACAAATATAGATATTGATAGCAATCCTAATAAAGCTGCTAAATGGTATATGAATCATTATAAAGACGAAATAGATAATATACCAGGATTAAAGAAACTATTAAAGAGATATATGAATATTGCTTATGAATCCGTAGATGAAGAGATAAAAGAATACTATAAAAGATTAATAATATTCTTAGCATATCCAGAATCTCAAACAGAGTATGATTGTCAGTATATTCATGTACAAGGAGGAATAATAGAAGATATACTAACAAAAGAAGATATTGCTCATTGTTCACAAAATGATATTAATGATTATAATATAAAAATAGCTACATTAAGAGCTATCAGATATTGCGATGATGATCATTGTAATATTAAATCTGACAATCATAGCAGTAGATCAATTATTAATAATATATCTAATAAATATAAAGATATATTTAAAATAAAGAATATCAGAAATTATGATTGGAGAATAGACTTTATCAATAAGTATAGGCAATCAAAAGATGCAAAGAAATGGCATTTATGATTGGAGGGCATAAATTATGAATATTTACGGTGATGTATTTTTAAATGAGAAAGATAACAATATTGAGTCTGCTAAGAATTTCTATATAAAGGGCATGGCTCATGCTATGAAGTACGAACTACAACCTAACAAACAATCTAAATCATGGTGTGATACAATGTTACATGCATATGATAATATTAATACTTTGAAAGGTGTAAATATTAATAAATTTGAAGATTTTTGTAGTGATCCTTCAAATTTCAAAACTAGAGTTATAAATTTATATAAAAAGGATACTGGTAAGTCGGATTCGGAGATACCAGAAGATATTAATAAAGAAATATTTACAGATCCAGATAAATTTATTACTTTTATTAAAAAATATTCTGCAACTTCGGATAGTAAAAAGTGGATAGATACTTATGATATTAATTCTGGCACTACTAAAACTAAAAAGAAAAATAGAGGGTGAGCCTAACGGTCCACCCTTTTATTTTTTATTTATTGATTAATAATGCCATGTCTGAGCAGTAATTCATCAACTCATTTTGTACATAACTCTCGAGATTAACGATAATACTATCACCATTCTTAAGGTTTAATGTAACGCTAGAAGCATCCTTACTGATCTGTGCGTTCTCGTAAATAATATCAAAGTTCTCTGTAACAAATTTTACATTCTTAGAGTCTTCTTTGATAAAGTTTACAACACTATTATTTGTAATAGGAATAACACGAGCTGATTCGCTGCATAATACATCAGTATAATCTGTTGTCTCTAATAATTGATCTAATCGAGACTTTGGTAATTCGATTGCACTAGATTCTGTTAATGCACTAGGATCAACAATACCCTGTGTATAAGCATGTGGATGTGATGGATAATAAACACGATCATAGCAAATCATTCTCATACCATGAACAATATTACCTCTAGGTGACTTTTCAATCGTACCTAAAGCACGTAAAGAAAATGCTGGTTTACATCCTTCGCGAAGATCTTCATCTAATGCTTTTCCTAACGCATTATTCGTGCCTTCGAAATAACCAACAACATTATCTCCTTCTGTCCAGAATTTTAAAATTCTAAAACATACTTTAGTAGGATCGATAGTAGACTGTCTGGTAAGAGATGACTCTAATGGATGACCAGCTTCTCCTACGAACTCCTTATTACGTAATAACTCAATAGTTCTAGGACAAGTTAACTGAGGGAATAATTCACTCTTAGGATAAATACGACCATTACGGTTTACTTCATCAGCTGTCTGGAAAATAGCCTTTGCCATTACTTTACCATTTGCTTGTTCTTTAATGACAGACTGTGTTGTACATCTGTCGATATCATTCTCGTTCAGAATATAGTAGCCTACTGGCTTTGCTAAATCTGATTCTCTTAATATACTCATAGAGATATATCTCCTTCCTCTTAGAATTATGCATAATTATTTAGATGTTGAACAATGCAGAAAGTCTAAGGCAGAAAACTGCCTTAGACATAGTATTTTGCATAATGATTTAATAATTATCGAGCGTTCTGTACTCTCTGCTGCTCTGGAGTAGCCTTCTCCTTAGCTGCCTTCTTAATATACTCTTTCTGAGATACCTTAGCAAGACGAGCTGCCTTATTACCATACTTCTTGAATACAAGAGCACGATACTTCTTCCAAAGAGCACGATACTTGATGCACTTAGCGAAGTTAGGATCATTAGCTTCCTTAGCCAGCTGATAGCAGATAAGTCTCTCACGACGGATCATATCAGATTCTTTGCTGAGTCTCATAACTGTAGGTTTCTTCAGAACAGAACGCTCCATAAGAGCATTACAATGATCTGACTCTAACCACTCATGCAACTGATCAGAATTCATTCTCATAAGATCATCTACGAGAAATGATTCTACAACAGCGTCCATATCTACTTCATTGTTTACATTGTCTAGCTGATTGTGTCCATATAATGACATACGACAAATTCCTCCTTACAAATATTTTTTAATCGATTAAGCAATATTGTAGTTTTATAACCATTATTGATTACTTAAATGTTACTGCTGTAAGGGTAAAATTGGTTTCGATCATATATTATAAATAGGTAAGTGTAGGTATTTACTAAGAGGAAAACATATAGTTAGTAATAAAATAGAAAGGAAGCAATTTCATGGCAAAGACTGCACTGGGTGAATACAAAAAGACAATGGGTCGATTCGTACGAATGTTTGATTCAAATATTCCAGATGATCAATTATCAGCAGCATTGGATTATTCGATACAAAAACGATATAAACCATATAATGCTCAGCTGAATAATAGTTATACGTATCAGAAACAATCGACAACATTATTACAGTTAACGGATTGGATCTTTGAGAAGGAGCCGATTGTAACAGCATATGGAACTATGTTTAAAAGACATGCTCAAACAATCAATCCATTGACAACTGTTATACAGCAGTTTCTAGATACTAGATCTATTCATAAAAAAGAAATGTTCAAATATCCAAAAGGTTCTGAAGAATTTGAACGATATAATCTATATCAGCTATTAGATAAGATTGATTGTAATGGTATTTATGGATGCCTTGGTCAGTATAGTGCATTAATATATAACGTCAACGTCGCAACGTCTATTACAACACAGGGACGAGCTGCAGTATCTACAATGATGTGCTTCTTTGAGGCTTTCTTAAGTAATAATGTAAAGTTTGGAAGTCTCGATGAAGTATTAACGTTTATTGACCACGTTAAGTCTGAGTATAAAGATCGTAAGTATCAAGATAGTAAGATTCTTGATCATGATGTATCAGTAGCTGATTGTTTTGCTAAGATTATTTATAGTTGTGGATTCCGCTGGGTACCTGATGATAGAGAAATGGATATCATCTGGAGAGTGGTTAATAACTTAGGTCAAGAAGATTTGAACCGAGTATATTATAAGAATAATCTCTATTATTTCTGTGAGAATTCTTATATGACAAATCTTATCAAAGAAACAATGGCTACAATGGAGACTCCTTATTATGATCCAAATAAACCACCAGAAGAAATCGTTGGATTATTAGACGAGTTTACATCATTATTACGTGAGTATGTATTCTATAACTGGATGTATGTTGATCGTATTGACAGAGCTGAGAATATGATTAAAAATATCTGTGTTATTTCTGATACAGATAGTAGTATTATCAGTCTTGATGCTTGGTTCCGTTTTGTTAACGATATGACAAAATATGATCATCTAAAGATTCAAAGAATTCAACCACGTAATCCGTTCAAAGTAATCGAGAAGGATGAATATGGAGATCCAGTACATAAGAGTGATTTATCTCCATTTATCCCATTAGAGCAAAATTATGACTATGATTTCGAAAACGATGAACTCGTTGCAATGAAGCATGTCATTAATCCATTTGTCATATTACCAGAAGATAATGTAAGATTCAGTATTATCAATATGATGTCATATGCTCTAACGAGATTAGTAAATGAGTATATGATTACATTGACAAAGAGAAGTGGATCTTATGCAGAAGGTAAGGAATGCAAATTATGGGCTAAGAATGAGTTGTTGATGAAACGTAGTCTTATCACTGAGTCCAAGAAAAACTATGCTTCTATTCAGGAATTACAAGAGGGTAATCGAATTCCTAAGAATAAGCAGTTAGATATCAAAGGCATTGAGTCTATGGCAAAATCAAATACAGCAGATTCTACAAAGGATGCTTTGAAGAAGATCTTATTAGAAGATGTCATGAATGCTAGTACAATTGATCAGTTTAAGATTATTAAGCATATTGCAATTCTAGAGAAGCAGATTACAGATTCTGTATTATCTGGATCAAAAGAGTTCTATAAACCAGCAACAATTAAATCTGCTGCAAATTATGAAACTCCGTTTAGAATTCAGGGTGTTAAAGGAGCATATGCTTGGAACAACCTGAAACCAGAGAGTGAGAACTTACCTGCAATTAATCTAGAAGAACGTAATGCTGTTGTAATAGCAAAGACTACCATTGATATTAACACTGTGGAAACTTTAAAAGAAGATTTCCCAGAGGTATATGATAATGCAATGAAATTATTACGTTCTGATATCTTTGGATATAAGAAGGTAAAGAATAAGTCAGGTGAGAAGGAAGTCTTTGGTCATATTGATTGTGTATCAATTCCTTTAGATACTCCTACACCAGCATGGATTATGCGAGTAATTGATCTCAGTACAATTATCAATAATAATATCAAAGGATTCACATATGAATCTGTAGGTATTCAGAGATTACACAAAGACAAGGTTAATTATACAAATATGATCAACCTATAACATTTTACTAATTACAGCAATTAATACATAAAGGAGGTGTTAACATGGCTGAACCAACAGTGATGCTGAATGAGCAGGGTGATTTGGGTTTATGGTGCACAGAGCTTAATTCTCAGGATCAGAAGACATTAAATGAATCTGATCAGCAGGAGAAAGACGACAAGCACAACGATTAAATCAAATGTGTAGAGTGCTAGATATAAATCTAACACTCTACATTTGTTGTAAAGAAATGGAGGAATAACGTGGGATTATTTGAATCTTTAGACAATATAACACCAGAAGAGGAGATCCCTACGAACGTTGATTTAAATATCAAGTTCAGTACTTTGGAATATACATATGATACGTTTCTTAAGAAACTAGAGACAAACAATATTACAGATGTACAGATTGAGAATGAGATTTTATATTACTATAATAATCTATGTAATTATGATCGATTTAAACATTCTGAGACTCGTGAAACATTCCAGAAGATTTGGACAAATGAACGATTCTTGAATGTATTCTGTAAGTTATGTCCTAGACTTATGAAAGATCCAGATTTCCAGAATAATGGATTTTATAATCATACAATCTGTAAGATTGCTTATGATTATTATTCTGAGTATGGTAATAAAGAAGGAATGTTCAGAGGAGTAACAAGCATTCTATTTAGAATTGTAGAGACTCTAAATGCAAACCAGATTATTCCATTAACAGCTTATATGAATGAAATTCATGCAATGTTTATCATACTAGCTTCTAAAAGTAGCTTTGATCCATATGAGTGTGTACAGCGAGTTAATGAATTCATTATGCGATTAGGATATGATTTTGATATATCAACTATCGTATATATCTACAGCTTATTATACTCTAAGAAATTCAGTGAATTATTCATAGCTACTATGATTCAGACATATGACCTTGATACATTAGATACAAATGAGAAGACGATGTATTATCGAATCAATCGTACTTTACTTATGATCTTAAATAGTATGCCGAGTGGAGAGATTTGTACCGTTATTAAACGCTACGATAATTTCTTAAACTTAGAGCCTCATCCAGTAAGATTTAATCTGATGGAGAAGGCTAGAGAATATGAAAGATTATACGATAATATGCTTCATGCATATGATTAAAATAGTAACCGATAGGAACAAATTCCTATCGGATTATTATTTTTTTGGAATTCTTCATAATTATAATCATATACTATAAGGGTGTAACGTAAAAGTGTCTAAAAAATAAATAGAATTGGAGGAAAAGACACATGAAACATTTAGGTATTGAGGTAACATTCACAGAAGACGTACTTGGTATGATGCCAAGCAACCCAGACGTAGTGAGCGAGTACATTGCGTCAAATGCACCAGATGCTAAGACTAAGAAAGAGGAGATCGAAGCAATTGGTGTTGAGGAGATGGAAAATAAGGCAATGACCATCTTCCCGAGAACAGAAGATGGAAGACCAATGTTCTGGGATTACCAGGTACTTGGTTTCTTTAAAGAAGCATGTTCTATGCTTCGTAGAGAAAAGAATGAAGAAGAGGCAAAGCACTCTTCTAAGCTGGCAGCTTTTAAGAAGACTATTGATGGAAATATTCGAGTATATCCTCGTAGAATTCCTATCAATGCATCTGGTGAGCTGGGTAACCTGCAGCGTCCATTACGTGCATCTACACCACAAGGTGATCGAGTAGCACTTGCATCATCTGAAGTTGTACCTGCTGGTTCTAAGATGAAGTTTATCGTAGAGTGCCAGGATGATTTACAGAATGTAATCATTGAGTGGCTTATGTATGGACGTAAGCATGGCACTGGTCAGTGGAGAAATTCCGGTGCTGGAAGATTTATCTTTGAAGCAACAGATCTCGACACTTCAGAGATTATTGCTAGATCTGAGGAGCATGATCCATCTAAGGATTATGATTTCTTAGATTAATAGTAATTCCATAAACATAAAAAAGGCTGGTGGAGAGAGCTTTCCACCAGTCTTTTATTTTTTTGCCAATAGCTGTGTGTTGTATAAAAGTATTCAGGTAGAGGGTTTACAAAGCAAAAACAATATGTAGGATCATGAAATAAAATAGTAGGAAAATTCAAGATTCAACAAAAATGAACACGGCTATCGACAAATTATATATTTGTTATTTACTTGATAATTTTAAACAGATTAACACATTAATAATTCTAATAGAAGTGGAGGTCTATTATGGCATCTATAAATTATGGTAAAATGACATCCGTTATTGCGGATAAATTATATCCATTTGTCGAAGTACATTTGGTAAAACGAGAGCGACAATATAAAGCAGTTATTGCTGATTTCATGAATAAGAATCATGATATATTGTATGAGGTTGCTCCTTATGATAATATTTTCTTTACAAAAACAGATATTCTTAAATTTTTTATGGCTTTAGATATAAAAGAATCTGAGGTAAAAGCAATTACAAATGACTGTTACTTTGCTCATAAACCAGTCAATCCACCAGTGGTTAAAGTACCATATGCTCAGGTACTGGTTTGTATTTTGATGTATTATCTTAAACATAAGAAGCAAAAAGAAGCAGAGATTACATTACTCTATATGGCATTTAGTGGTAAATTTTATGCCAGCATCTTCGGTAAATATTTCAAAACAGCACCACCTAGCAAGTATCGTTCCACTATGGATTACGTTGTAAATAATATGCTAAATGATAGATTTGATTTACGATCTAAAGGAAATTTATTCGGTGCAATTCGTAGTATGTGTATATCTCTCATTGAAATGTATGGAGATACATTAGCTGGACATCCAGATGATGAGGAGATCAAATACTTCATGCAGCAGTTACGAGATCGTGAAAATACTTTTATGAATCGTATTTTCAATCTTTATATTACAGCATGGCAAGATAAGAAATACTTGAACTATGAATCAGATAATCTGGAAGATGGTTCTGAATTTAGAATCAGTGATAGTGATGCAACGATTGCTGCTCGTATTACAGAGAATGCTTTGAACTATATGCTAAATAATACAGTAAGTTTGAAGATCTGTAATATGTTTAGCGATGCAAATATCCGTCCAACAGAATTACGAGATATAATAGAAGCAATCGTAAATGATCGTAAGAATATAAATCAGTTACAACGTGTTATTAATATTCTGATTTGTGATTTTATGAAGAAGAATCCGAACAAACGTGTTGGTGACGTTGACTTCTTGGGATATTGTCTCAAAGAACAACCAAATACTAAAGATGAGTATATTATCGAAATGCAAAGCATTATCGTAAGTTGGTTGGATGATAAGAGTCCTAATTATCGTCGACGTAAGAGTAGAAAGGCTACTGAGATTAGTTATCGAAAAGCCATTAAATTCTACATTACTATGGTAATAGCAAACGTAGCAAATAAAACAAGGTAAAGGAGGAAATGTATTATGAATCCAGGAAAAGTAGGAACAACAGTTGTAGACAATGGTGTAACTTTATCTCCACCGTGGGATACTCATTTCAAGAAGATTTGGAATCTGTTCAATGGTGATCCAGAGGTTGATGTTGATGATGAGCTTGTAGAGACCGAGACTGGTACTTATGAGTTTACAATTCATTGTGTTAACCCTGTAAAGCTGGCTGCTATTAAGCAGGTTGTTAAGTCTGAAGTTATTATGGGTAACGTTAAACTGAAGGTTAACTTTGAATTAGTAGATCCTAATGATGGTCATGATGTTGATGGCATTGGAACAGCTGTTATTGAGGCTGCTTTCAAGGGTAATCCTAACTTTGATCGTTGTGAGCTGGTTAAGGTTCCATTTAGTAATAGTAGTCGTGGATATGCTGTATTTAAGAAAGGTATCATTCAGTTCTATAATGATGATCTCACAGATATCTACGGAAATTATAGCGATATCGTTGCTAATGTTGCTACTGATATACGCGATGATAAGAATAAACTTACTCAGAACGTATCATTTTGTACAGATGTAGAGGAATAATATCTAATACACGCCCAGTAGGATTGTAATAGTCCTACTGGGTTTTATTTGAAAAATCGTTTTTTTTTTTGAACTCTTATATAAATACGAAATTTGCTTATTAATAATAGGAGGAATAAATTCTATGGTATATGGTAAAACATTTTTAAATGAAGGCGTTGTAAGCCAAATTTTCTTGGTTAGAAAAATTAAGCCTAAAATGGATATTGTAGATGCTTATAAAAAGCATTCATATCCAGGTCTTTTAAATATGGTAAAGAACACTGATAATATCAATGATTTGAAATATCTTCTTAAAGATAGTACGACTGCAAGTAATCAAGTAAAGATAATTGCTACACGAATTGATAAATGTAATAAGCTTGGTAATTGTGCAGAAACTAAGAATTATTACAAAGGTATCAAGAGTAAGTACATTGATAAAGGCGTTACTGCTAAGGATATGGAAGTTTATAATAAATGGTTGAATGAAGTTTATAAGAAAGCAATTCAAGATAAAATAAAAGAGTTAAAGAAAGGAAAATAATATGATATACGGTCAAACATTTTTAGACGAGGGTCTAATATTTAAAAATGCTAATGAGAAGAAACTGATGGAAGAAATAAAATCAGTTTGTGCAAAATACAAAAGAAATCCTGGATTATTTGCTAGTTCAAAAGAATGTAATAAAGATGCTCCTGCAATGAGTCGAGATGTTTATAATAAACTAAAATCAAAATTTGATATCGTCTATCGTTCGTGTATTGTTGTTGAAACTACAAATTCAGTAGAAATGCCAGGTGCATCGGTTTTCTATACTTGTATTGATTTGAAAAACAATACACAATATACGTTTAAATTATATTGCCATCCAAAGGACCCAAAAGCACACTCTATGATTGAAAAGAAATTTGATAAAATCACTGTTCCAGAAGAAGCTATTCGAAAAGTAATAGCTGCATGTAATGGTAAAGGATATCAAGCATCAATCACTGGTTCTGGCAATGCATTAAAAGTTTCACCTGTTATATCAACATTCAACACTGGTGTATCCTTAGGTGCAATTGAGAGTATGATGAAATCTATTGCTGAGAAGAATGGAATGGAAATAAAAAATTTCCCATTGTCCAGCAAATATACATTTGTACCTGCATAGGAGGAATTCTATGATATACGGACAATCATTTTTAAATGAGATGAAGGGTACTGATTGTATTGATATGGAGTTAATAACTTTAAGAAATTGGTACCCTGATCAAATGAGGGAACTTAGACTTCCTTACTTATATGATTCCATTGCATTGAGAGAATCGTTAGAATGTCTAGATGAGGCTGTAAAACAAAATGCAAAAGCTAAATCATTCTTTGATTCTTTAGGTATCGAATATGATAAGATTATATCTAGAGTCAAACAGTGTGGATCAGATATAGCTAAAGCAATTAAGTCAATTGGAGTTAATGATAAATCCAAGATGACAATATCTAAAGCTATTAGTTCCATGAATAAAGATATTGCTGATTATATGACAATTAATGATTCTCCAGCATTAGAAAATATCTTTGGTACTGGGTATGATTTAAATAAAGTGAGAAAAGCTATTTCACTAACTTTAAGACTTATTGTAGCAAATACAATTATAGCTAATGTATTAGTAATATTATTTGGTATGGGTGGTTATATACTTACTGTTGCAGTTGTTGCTCCTATCTTTGAAGAGTTCTCAAAGAATATTGCAACAAAAGGAAAATTTGCTACAGAGTTTGCAATTGTATTTAATCTCTGTGAACTTAGTATGTATGTATCTAAAGGTGTTGGAGTTGCAACAAGAGTTATGGTTGCAGGTGTATTACATGGAACTAATGCAATTATACAATTCATTACTTCTGATGAAAAAGTACAGAAAGCTCTTAAAGTAAAGCCTGAAGATTCAGATAAAGTATCATTTATAGGTCAGACTGTTGCTACATTATATCATATTATTTGGAATTCTTTAGCAGTAGCTGCTGCATTTAAATAAGTATAAAAATGCTCAGTAGGGTTGGTTAAATGCTAACCCTAGTGAATTTACATTATAATAATTAGTAATATTATAAATAAATCGTCCCGGAAAGGAGATACTTAAATGGGTATATATTCAAATCTGGCAAAAGAAACATTGGAGAAATCCACTGCATTTAATGAAGCTGCTTTAGAAGATAAGTATTCAACAAACTTATTTTACGGATCAGCAGAAGTAATTGTTAGTGCTCGTAGTTACGATGAGGCTAAATTATTCGAGAAATTAGCAGTTTCTGATTTCAGTAGACTTAAGACATCTTTACGTGAGAATGCAGTCGATAGTAGCACTATCGATAAGATTCTTATTTTCTATAATGAATCTGAACGATATCCTGAGTTCAATATCTTATACAAAGATGGACATAATCAGATTGTATCCGTTGATGAGAGTAAGAAATCCTTAGAGAAGTATTTCACAACAGATGTTGATCTTTCTAAAGTTACAGAAAAAGATCTTAAAGACAGTACCAAAGTTAATAAGATTATTCGTTCACTTCGTAAAGAACAAGATGATAAGCAGAAACAGCGCTATGGTATTAAATTATTAAGATTGCTTGCAGAATATGTTGTTATGCTTGCAACTTCTCTGTCTGTAGTTACATTACCAATTACTATAATAACAGCTATTATTATGGTAATCGATGTTATTGGTAATACAATTGAAGAGATGAAAATCCCAAGAGAAGAATCTCTTCTTATTGTAAAGAGATTGGAAAAAGCAATCGAGAAAATCGAAAAGAATGATAAGATGACAGAAGCTCAAAAGAAGAAAGAGATTGCTAAGATCGAAAAGATTATTGATCACGTTGATGAGAAGTTATCTGCAAAAGAAGTTAAAGGTCTTTCTTTCTAAAGAGGTTAATAATTATGATTTACGGAAAAGTTTTTTTAGAATCAAATAATGTACAAAATGTTGAGCCATTTGATATTGTATTCGAAGAATACTTGAATAGAAAATCAATGCTGACAGAATGTACAAATTTAGAAGATAGAAGATTACTCGAGGCTCAGGTACAAGTTCTAAGAGAAGTATCATTCTCCTCTATTATCGATAAAATTGTAGAAATCTTTAAAAAGATTGTTAGGTTTATTGAGAAGGCATATCTTAAAGTTATAGAATTGATTACTGGAGATAAGTATGATTCTATAAAAGGTATGATAAGTGCCTATAAAAATTATAGTGAAGATAAGCTTAATTGGATTAATCGATTGATTAAGTCAGGAAGATTTGATGCTGTATTTGACTTGGAAAAATATGTAGATATGAGTAAAATATCTGATATTACTCAAGCTGTTCAGCAATCTTCTGATTGTATTAAAGATATACTTGCTGCAGATACTCGTTCAGAATTAATGAGTGCTAGAAGTAAGCTACCAAAGCATCAGGAGATTACAATCCTAACACAAGATGGTCTGAGTAGAGTTAATAGTCGTTTACAAGGCGATGTTAAGAATATCAATGATATGAAAGATAGAGTTTCAATATATCATAAAGTTTTAGATAATATTATCGAAAATGATAATGCTATAGAGATGAAGAAAGTTGTTGATAAGATCAATAGCACACATGATTTAGGATTTTTTGAAACTTCTATTAGTAGTATTCCAAAACAGCGTGATCTATTAATGCGTTCTAGAGAGACAATGAAAAACCCTCAGAACACATTAGAGGCAATTAGTAGAGATCTTGAGAAAATATCTAAGAAAAAATCTCAGGAAAAACCAAAAACTTCAGATGCTACTGGTTTGTCTACTAATACAACACCAGATGACAATGATGATAGTGGTGCAACTGATCAAGATATAAAGGATATTATTCAACTTACAACAATGATTAGACTTATCATTTCTTGTAATATGAATATCATCGGTGTTGTTGCCACACATTTGAAGCGTAAGGTAGATATATTAATTACGGCGCCTAGATAAATTATAAATCATATTGGAGGATAAATAAATGGTTTATTGTAACGAAATTCAAAACGCAGCTTTAGACATGTCTGATTGTCTCAGCTTTGCTGGTATTAGCGAATCTGCTGAATATATTATAGAATCTTCTAATAGAGACTTCAGAACAATGATTACTGAAATGAATCTTAATGAAGATGTATCTGGAGAGTATAATGAGAAGAATTTATTTCACAGAATAGCAGCTTGGGCTGTAGAAATCTGGGGTAAGATCAAGGGATTATTTGAAGCTGCTTTTAGAAAGATTAGTGAAATCATCACTGGTATTGTAACAAAGTTTGCTAGTTGGAGAATTAAGAATAAAGATCTTAAAGCAACTCTTCAGAATACCGATAAGTTTGAGTTCAAAGGATATAAATATGAAGAAATAGGAAATGGTATCGGTAATAAACCTTTTGATATGGAAGATGTAGAAAAGATAGTTAGAGCTATGTTTAATGGTAAAGTAATTGGTCAAGATCAATTAGCTGCAGCATCAGCAACATCATCAGGAGATATACTGAAACCTCTGGATTCAAAGCATATTGCAGAGCTTCGTGAAGATATTAGAGGATCTAAAGAAAAAGAAACTATCGGTAAAGATTACATTCTGAAGAATTTTGATAATATCTATAAATCTGTAACTGATTTCAAATCAGTAAAAGATTCAGAAAAGAAGAACTACGATGAACTTAAGAAAAATTGCGATGAAATCGTAAAAGCAGTAAAGAAAGAAAATAGTGAATTGGATGAAAAGGATGAGTGGAACAAAGTAAAGAAGTTACACATGAACAATATCCGAATTGCAATGAATAACAAGATTCGTATACAAGGTATTGAACTGTCCGAGCGCTATGCATGTATTCGTCGTAATGCTGCTATTTGTATGAAGCTTGGATCTTTGTCCAAGAACAATGAATCTTCAAAAGAAGATAAGCAGAAAGATACTAACTTAGGTGAGTCTAGTTCTTTCGTAAACAATCTTTTTGATTGGTCACTGTAATACTTATATAATACTATTACGGAAAATAATCCCAGTAGGAAATTAATCCTACTGGGCTTTTGTTGTTGTAGATATTACTTATTAGTTTTTCCGAAGTAATCATCTATTACGAATTTAGTATAGTCACTTGCACCAGATTTTAATGCGTTTATACCCATCACATTTGCCGCTGTATTTAATGTAGATGTAGCTACTCCGTTTGCTTTAGCAGAGTATAATGTAATTTGAGCTAAACAAGCAACATTATCTTTAAGCATAGCAATAACAGTTCTAAGTCCACTAATTGTAAGATTATCATAGGTTTTTTGAAAGTCAGTTTTAGCTTCATCATTGCTTCTCTTGGACAGAATCTCATTGATCGCTTTTTCAGCATTTGCTATTCCTCTATCAAAATCAACAGTGCATTCCATCAAGTCTTCGTAGTTGTTATCAATTACAAATGCAATATTTTTTATAGCATCAGCAAATGTACTTGATTCAGCCTGTTTTACTCTCTTTTGAAGATCGTTTGCTATATATTCTTTCAAAGCAGGTGCATAAGTTTTACCATAGAGACTACCTCGAATATTAAATCCTTTAGCATAATTATCTTCTTCTCCATTTAATAGTGCTTTTTTCACATCATCGGTTATAACTTGTACATATTTTTTATTATCCTCAAGCCATTCTCCAATCTCACGCTCGTATTGTTCAATATCACTATCAGAAAGCTTACCTTTTGAAGCAGGTCTTGTATTATTTGGATCAATATCGATAAAGACATTACATCGCGACATTTTAACAGGATTTACATCTTTTCTGAAATAATTGTAAGCGTTGAAATATAATAATGGATTTTCGATTGCTTTTGAAAAGACACTATTAAGTTTCTTTGTTAATGCTTCTTTTTCAGCTGTTACATCTTTTATTTTAGTATTTGCTGCGTTGAGTTCTTTGTCCTTTTTATCAAGAGCATCGTTAGTATCTTTCAATTTTTTATTTGCTGCGTCAAGCTCTCTGTCTCTTTTTTGAAGATCGCGTTTAGCTTGAACTAATTCACTATTAAGTTCATGCTCATTATCCATATTTCTCATATTTTGCTCAAAGTTTTCCTTTTTGAGTTTCTCATTCATGAGATTGGCTTCTTCAAGCTTTTTCTTAACAGCTTTAAGCTCTTCTTCTTGTTTCTTTTTATCATCCTTATTAAAGAAACTCTTAATCTTATCAATGATCTTTTTGATAAAATCACCAATCTTCTTTAAGAATGCTAAAAATTTATCTTTAATATCTTTAAGAGATACTTCTCTCAATACCTCTATCTGAGCTTCAATTAAAGAGCGTGTATGTTCATCTTTACAAGACTCTAGCATTGTAACTCTATTTTGATACTCGTCGAATGCTACAGACTCTAAAAGAGATAAACTACTATCTCTTCGATTCTGATTTACAGATTCATTTAAAAATGTTTGACCATATATCATATTAATTATTCCTCCTATTATAAACAGATTTAGTATTTATATAAGAGTTCAAAAAAAAACGATTTTAAGACTTTACAGCATAATACCACACCTTCGTAATATAGCACTATTTAAATCATATATTATAAGTATGATAAGGAAAGTTCTTTGTACTAGAAAGGAGACTTAATTATGGACTATCCTGAAAACGTTCTTCAAGATCTGCAAATAGATCTTGGAGAGTCCTTTATGCTCCATAGAATCTGGGAACAATACATTGGAATAGTATTATCATACGATGAAGTAAAGTTCTTGCATGATTACTATCGAGATAATAAAGGATTTGTATTTGCTGACAGTGAGGATGATGTAAGGGAAATTGAAAAGAAGAAAAACAAAGTTATTCAAAAAATTATGACATCATTAACAGAAGATCATCATCCACTGACAGAAATTCCTGGATTAAAAGCTCGAGCTATATCTAATCTTAATCGAGCAGGAATTAATTCTATTGAACGGTTAAAGAAATTATCGTTAAAGCAGATGTCAAAGATTCCAGGAATTGGTGAAAGTTCTATTTTAGTAATAGAGCAATATTTTAAAAATAGTTATAGTAGGGAGGATTAATTATGAATTTAGTAGTACGTAGAGGTGAAGCTGTTTTAGAACTTAATAATATCAGAAAAGATGAAATATATCTTTATGGAGATTGCATTCGCTTTGCTCACACAAGCAATAATGAATATGCAACAAAGAATGACTTTTCTTGCTCTTATACTCAAAAGGTAACAGAGTATCATACTTATAAGAATCTCAAAGAACTTTATAAGTTGATCCAAACTTTTGATGATACCGGTATTTATACGATTACTATTACAACAAAGCACATCAAAATTAGCCGTAAGAAGGAGGAATCAAATGCATAACAACACAACAGCATTATGCTCTTACTGTTTTCAAAAAGCAAGAAGAGGTACGAATCATTGTTCAAACTGTGGTGCTGATCGAAAGAAACATCCTATCATAGAAGTAGATAATAAAATAGCTGACATTGTATCTACTTTGAATAGAAAAGGATATACTACAACCAACTCTTTTGGTGGTAATATTGATGGTAATTATAAAGCACCATCTGTTACTATAAAGACCAATGAATCACAGATATGGGAATTATATTCAAATGAAATTCTAGATATCATGATTGCAACATTACCTAGAATTCTTTCTATGAATATAGAAAATAATTATAAGACCTATGGCAGCGGTACATTATATATTACATATGCACTACCATGTAGCTGTAAGGAAATAACAATATCTGGTACGAATCTACCTAGATATTATCCTAATAAGAAAATCAGAATTAGGAAAATGACATTGGAGATATTTAAAGATTGGGTTGATGGATTACCTGATCTTAAAAAACTGGAAAAAGAAGAGTTTAAAAAAGATATATTGGATATGTGGTTAATGCCACATTATCTTGCAAAGAAAGATTATATGTAAAAAGAGGCCAGTGGAATTTTATCCACTGGCTTTTCTTTTTTTATTTAGATTTCGTTCTTCAGTACTTTAGAGATATAATTTTCATCAACTTTCTCTAACTGAATAGTATTAACGAACTCTAAGAATCCATACATAACGCGTGTAGACTCAATGACTTTACTTACATCCAATCTACCATCACTCATATAAGATTCTTTTAAAGCTCCATCATCTTTCATGATGTACTGGAAGTTATCTTGAGCCATCATATCGAATACACTACGGAAACGATCATTCTTTGCATTAGCTATTAATCTAGCTGCTTCCTGCTTTGCTTCCGTTGAGTCTTCTTCCTTCTCTTCTTCAGAAGCATTATCAGCCTGATTAACCGCTTTAAGACGATCATCTACCTGATTAACGATATTCTTGATCTTCTCTTTATCTTCAGCATTCTTCTTAATGAATTCTGTTTCAGCATCAGAGATTCTCTTAGCAATAACTTCAACAGCAGAATTAACGTCATTATCTTTCTCAAGTTTATTAAACATCTCTTCTTTACTGTCTTTGATATTACCATCTTTATCTAATGACTCTTTTGTATCAGGTTCATCCGTTACAGGGTCTTCTGAAGTGTCCTCCGTAGAATTATCCTCTTTTTCATCAGAATCGTCTGATTCGTCATTAGATGTATCGTCAGATGATGAGTTTTCAGCTTCTGAGGAATCATCCTTGTCCATATTATCAACTAAATTTTCTGAATCTCCCATTCCAGCATCAGAATCTTCAGAGTCATCAACGCCATCTTTATCTGCATCGCCTAACTTGATATCATCACCAGATACGTTATCATCTCCATCGGCTGCATTCTTCTTACCATCTTTATCATCATCTTCATCTGGATCTATTGCATCTTCTGATTCGTCATCTTCATCGTCTTTATCATCATCAGAATCATCATCCATATCATCAACGAGGTTTTTATCATCGTCATCAGATTCTTCCTCATCGTCTCCATCATCGGAATCATCCTCGTTATCGTCATCATCTTCAGACTTATCTTCTTCAGGAGATTCCTTCTCAGCCTTCTTCTTTTCTTTTTCCTCTTCTTCATCTTTCTTTTCATCATCTTTTGCTTCTAAGAAAGCATCAAGATCTTTCTGATGAGCAATAGAAACAGCTTCAAAGATATAATCAAGAAGATACGTCTTACCAGAACGATCGAAGATAATCTTCTTAGCTCCACCATTCTCCTGAATATAGTTTTCTACCAAAGAAGCAGCTAACTGAATACCATCGTCAGATAATGGACCTACCTTCTGTAATGCAGATACATATACAGCTTCCAATGCTGTCTGAAGATACATATTATAATTAGCTTCTGAGAAATTAGAGATATCATGTCTAGATAATTCTCTCTGCTTACGATACTTATTTAAAGCATCATAGAAGTCTTCCTTCTCACGCTTCTTCATTTCTGTCATCTGCTTCTCCTGAGAAATCTTTTCAGCAGTAGCTTCCTTCAATGCTTCATAAGCATCACGCATATAGTGTTCTCTACGTCTCATTATGTCCTCCTTTATTAATCCATAACAAGTTCAATTTCAATATCAGGTTTTAAAGTCTCACCATCATCAGCAAGGCGATTACGAATATTTATAAATTCTGGTACAACATGTGGATCTGTAACATCACGTAACAACATATGCTGAATACCAAGACGATTATTATTGTAATTCATAAACTCAATAAATTCGATGGTATCTTTATATGTCTCAGTTATATCATGAATTAAATTTGGAATATGAATATCGGATAACTTATCCAAATCTTCCATATAATTCTTAATATATTCAATGATAGAATCTTTTGTTGTTGTATCAGAAGAGTTTAATAATCTTAATCTAAACTTCATAGAAATATCAAGATGACCAAGGGATGTTTCTTCTTTATCACCGATTGTATATGTAGCAGATTGACCATATGTATTAAAGAATTTGAAATCAATCTTCATTGTATTTTCAACGATCTGTAAACAATGATCAATGTATGCTTTACGGTCACTCAGTTTATTAATCAGATATGTAACTTTATCCTCATTCTGGAAATAATGATATCCAACCATTGGTATTCCATAGATATCGTATTTCACAACTGATTCATCTTCTGATTTATTTACAACAACTCTTGTGTTCATTACATCTGTGAAATTCTCGAAGAAAGTTAATCCACCTTCAATCTCATAGATATTTAATAAACTATAATCATCATATCCAGGGCATATCTTGGATAACAAATGATCTTCATCTGGATATACTTGATCGAATTTAGCTGCTATATATAAATATGCTTCACAGTTATTCTCAAAGAATCCATAATTCTTACTATTATAACCAGCTTCATACAGATTGGTTAATTTAATACGATTTGCTGTATCAAATGCATTATCTGTTTCCAAAGAAGCTTTCCATTGTGTTGTAAATAGATCTTCAGAATATCCTTCTATAGTACATTCTTGATATCGATATGGTGCATGATTCTGATAGATTACTAAGAAGCACTTAATGTCACAATGCTTCAATTGCTTTGTATCTTGATCAACTTCTAATAATCCATAATCCTGATTGATACTCTGTGTAATATTGAATGTAAAGTTATATTCCATATTATTTGTAAGCATCTTACGTTCAAAATGATTACGAATAGTTGTAAAACCAAGATAACAATTCTGATTAGCAAATTTGTAATTGAAATAACTATCATGATTTACTGTAGTCAGATAGTATGCACAATACAGAGGATCTTCATTTAATACAATATTCTGAATAGATTTGTAGTAATAGAGATTCTTTTTATCATCAAAATATGCATCAGAAAATGGTTCTGGTACATCACTCTCAGCAATATAAACTCCATATCCAACCTTTGGATCGTATAAAAAGTTTGTACCGCATGGAATAATATAACGACCATCTGATACTTTGACAACATATGGATCAGATATCTGGAACTTAATACGGAATGTATTTGCTGGTATCATATTTTCATTCTCATCTTTTAATAAGTAATATGCATACCAAATTCGACTGATCTGATTATCAACCTTTTCTTGGAGCTTAATAATATTCTCTTCATCTGAAATAAGATTGAAGTAATTATTAAGGTCTGTTTCTGTTGTAATATATCCACGACTCATTGCCATCTTTGGAATTAAAGATTTTAATTCATCAATAGACTTACGATCAGCACCATTAACAGAATCTGTTGCTGTACGAATATAGCAGGTAATCTTTTTATTGTTGGAATACGTTGATACAAAGTCACAATATAAATCGTTCTCTTCTGTATCATTGTATGTAAAGTTACCTGCTGCTCCACTTGTTGTTCTAGTAATAATATGAATCTTAGAATTTAATCCCGGAGTATAAGAATTTGAATCAAATGATACTCGTACTGTATTGTCGTTGACGTAAAGATACCAGCAATATTTTGTTACACCTTGTTCTACAGGTGATCCATAGAATAATGGTGTTAATCTGGTTTCCACATCATTATCCGTTACATATACTTCAAAGTCTGCTAACTGACCATCAAAAGAGAATGTATAAGATTTATTATCAATAACAGATCTAGTGATAATTGTATCTTCTACTTCTCCAATCGATACTTGATGTACAGTTGTAGTGAAGAATACATAACTAAAATTATTAAAATTCTGTACTAACGGCTGTGCTAAGTAAGCATTATTAATCTTTGAGATATTATTAGGGTTACCCATATCATACATTGCTGTATAGATATAAGTATCAGAACCAGCTGGTTTATATCTCTTTAAGATAATATCATAATCCAAATGGAAAATATAATTTCCAATGAAGATCGCATTCTTATGATCGAATATAAACTCATTATGATTCATATAAATATCAAGATCAGATGTCTTGATACCAATATTGATTGTTAGTTCCGCTGGTACAGCGTTAATTCCTTCAATATTACAATAAATAGCATGTGTTAAGATATTCTTATCTAACTTAGCTCTAGAAGGAAACATTTCGTTTCCTAACTCTCCAGCCATAACTGTAGAGATTTGGATCTTCTTAGCTTCTACATCACCTAAGAATCCAAAGATACCTAATGCAAGAGTAGTTTCATCTTCATCATTGATGAATCTTGCTTTTATTTTATCAACAGAATCTCGGATATCATAGATATCTGTCGAAATATTAAAATCACTCATACTTGTGCATCACCTCTCCACTTTAATTTATATACATATTTTCCAGGGGCTGTTTGATGTGTAAACTTAGTATCTGTAATTTGTATACCAGCTTTAGACTTATATATTACAGGAGTTCCTCCATCTTCTTCTTTTACAACGCAAGCACAACGAGCTGGTCTCATATCAGCTGTGTCTAGACTGTCATTGTATGCATCCATATTATACTTACAGTCATCAGTAGTATTGAAATATGGTAATGCTAGTTTGTTAAAATCACTTAAGATCTGTGGGTCCATGTCTTCAACAAACGCTGCATTAAAATCGATTGTATAAGATAAACCGTTATCAAAGGATGTATTGCTGAATACATCTCTTGGTAAACTCTTCGATTTTACACCATAATACTTTGCATAATAAATAATTGTCTCATTATCTTCCGCTACTAAAAATTTATAGATAGCATATTGATCATGCAAAATACAATTATCTGTATATACTCTAGCCGGTGCAACTACTCCATGATGTTTCAACTTCTCGTAATCTTCATACGCTCTAAAGAAATGATATACAGGTAAGTACTTTGTATCTTTAAATTCCAGCGAAAAATCAAAACCATCATCGGATGCCTCTGATGATCCCTTATAATTATAATTTACTCCGTATGTATTTGACGGAGTATCAATCATTTCAGAAGATAAACTAGGTACATCTAAATTACTCTGTACCATATTTGATAATAAATGATTAAATGGATCTAAAGGATTTGTTATGTTATGATAAGCTCCCTCGAGACATTCGATTACTCCTGGATAACGAGCAGATAACTCCTGCCAATAAGGATAATCTTTTAAACCAGGATGTAATTTTTCTTGACCAGAGGTAACACTACCATCAGCATTGTTTTGTTTATATATGTTTAGCTGAGGTTTTGTAAAGAAGATATATTCTCTACAAGTATCAACCATCTGCTTATCATTCAATACACCAAAACGATAATGAGAATTATATATTCCGTTGACTAACTCAGTACTAGTAACAAAGTTATTGGATCGATAGATTAACTTCTCATATCTTTTTTCATATCTAGATTGATCATTAATGGCATTTTTTCGTCCATATTTATCGTTTGATATTGCACGTCTTTTTCCATGCATTCTGGGCCTTTTATTAAGCGCACCTGCACTGTATTCACCATCTTCCATAAACTTGTTTTCCTCCTTCCGTGTTCAATTATTATGATGTTGAGCTGTAACGGGTTTAACATTTGTGTAATATTATCCAAAGAAGGAGGTAAATTAACATATGCCAACGACATATTTAAATGAAGGTGTATTTAGCGCACTGGTTGGATTAGCTAAATCGGCTAGAGTTGTAGGTGATCTGAAGAATTCTGCAGATGCTATTATGGGTCTTGGTAATTTTATTAAGACTGGTAAATTTGACTCTAAGACCGCGGCATTATATAAGTCTAATAAAGCAAAAAGAGCTGCTGAGAAGTATAGAAAATCTACTTCTATTGCTCGAGCTTCAAAAGACTTAATTATGTCATTTCCTACAATCTGTAGTGATGTAATTAGCCCTGAAACCGCTGCTATGATTAATAAAGCAGTGGAGCGTAAAAACGTTCAGATGATCCAAATGATTGCAGCTGCAGCTCATCTTCAGGGATATAATGGCCAGGATGTAATTAAACAGATTCATACAAATATGGGTATTAACTTCAACGTAGATGATTACGTTGATGCTATGCTTGCTTTAGGTGATACTTTTAATGAATCAGTGTCTTTAGAGGGAGTTCCATATAATACACTTGCAGAAGATTATAGAGATGCATTTTTAGCAACTCTAAATATTTGTTATCCTCTGGATAGCTTATCTGAATCTTCTATCAATGATTATGCAGTGAAGGGTGCTTATAGTATCAATCCTACTGTTGTAAAGCTTACAGAGGCTAAACATAGAAAGAATAATCAGCATAGTAGTCGGGTTAGACATCCAGAACCTTATACTGATCAAAATAATGTATTTGGTCGTAGTCCAGAATTACAAAGAACTCGAGATCAAAAATATGATGATGCATTTAGAAGATTTGAATCTATGGTTGACACAAAAGAACTTAATGTTCGTAATAAGAGAATGGATCAAACGATAAAATCTAATAACCCGTCATATGATTATTACAAAGATAAATCAGCAGATCTTGCCAATAGGAAATTTAAGTATCAGAAAGATCAAGATAAACAAAACCGTGCGGATAATTATCAAAAGATGGCTTCGGATAGACTTAGAGATAGACGAGATTATGATTATCGTGTAGGCAGAGATGAGATTGAAGATCAGCGTTATGATGCTCGTCAGAATGCAGAGATGCTTAAAGCTAAATCTGATCACTTCAGTAAGCAGTTATTAGATTCTGATGTAAAGAAGGCAAATGAATTAATGCCTACTATGATTGTTCTTCGTTATCAGGTAGCAGATCCAGATAAAGATCCATCTGCTGTTACTTCTGATATTCAGGATGAGTTTATTGCCGGTGTTAAGTCTCGTTTAATTTCTGTTCCTTCTCAGGAGATTATGGATCGTGTCATTGATATGAATCGTAATGGCGTTAATATGAACAACTTGATTCGTGCTACATCAAAGGAAACTTCTTTCACAAGAGATTTCTTAGCAGGAATTCAGCAGGCTAAGATTGATGCTAAGAAGGATTCTAAGTTAAGTAAGTCTAATCCTATTTGGAGATCTCTTCAGGCTCGTTCTAATCGTTCTAGAATTAATCGTCTTGCTAGAGTATCAAATAGTGCAGCTGCTATTACGACATTGATTATTTCTGTTCAGGAAGTAGAGTCTATTAAGGCTGAATATAATATTGATTTATTAAATCCAGTAGTAGCTTCTGAATTTATGGCTACTTATAACTTAATGGCACTGGTTATTGTAGATGAACAGAATGCTGTTGCTCACTTTATTTATGATGGTGATGTATACTTTGAAGATTTAGCATTTGCTTCTTTAGAGAAGGATAATGATAGATCTTATAAGCAGGTCGTAAGTCTATTAAATCGTATTCGCTAGGAGGTGAAATAAATGATTCTTTCTGATACTGATATTATTATCAGAGAATATATGGATCTTTCAGATAAAGATACATTGCACAAAGTAGTCGCAATGCAGGAGGCTAATCAGAATCAATTTTTAGTTGCACTGACTAGTAAGTTATATGATAAGATCCAGGAAAAAGCAACTAAGATCGATTATACAACAATCGAAATTTCTAAAGGTGATATTACTAAGATTCAGAACTATAAATCTATGGTAGAATGTCTTGGTATTATTCGTCAATTAGTATTAGAGTATAAAGAGCAGACACTTCCTGTTGATATTGTAGCTGATGCTATCAATAATATCAAAACAAGAAAGCAGCTCTTTACAAAAGCATTTGCAATTGGATCATCTTTTCCAATTTTAACATATGACAATATTGTATTGGCAATCGTAGAGTCTATCAGTTTCTTGATTACAACTTGTATTGAGTATGTAAAAGATCCAGGCTCTGACACATTCCAGATGGCATTGGACAAAGTTGCTTATAATCGTACAGAGCAGAATCTTCTGTTTAATACACTACGTAAGTTCAACGAGTCTTGTCGTACAAAGGAATTAGACAAAGCTCTAAATATGATTATGTCTCAGGCTGTTGCTAACCGTGAAGCAGCTGAGTTGAAAGAAGAAGAGGATATTCGTATTGCAAATGATCATCCATTCCTTACCGATGAAGAGGAGGGTGATGATATTGTTGTACATGATGAGAAGTTAGCAGAGGGTAAGATTGGTACTGTATTGTCTTATGCTGGTACAAAGATTCTTCTTTGGATTGCTAAGTTATTCATTCCAATTATTCGTAATATTACATATTACTTCTTCTATCATAAGCAAAAGATCTCTAACTTCTATGAAGATCAAGCAAATCTATTACAGATGAATGCTTATAACGTTCAAGCAAATCAGAATATATCTGCTGATAAGAGAGCAAAGATTTTTGCTAAGCAGATGAAGATTGCTGAGAAATATCGTAAACGTTCAAATGAGATGAATATTGATTACGTTGCTGCTAAGAATAATTCTGAGAAACTTTCTTCAACAGAGGTAAGAAATTTCAAAGCAGAAGATCTAGAAGACAATATCAACTCTGATACTGGTGAGGATCATTCTAATTATGGTTCTATTTTTGAAGCTGAAATAACAAGGGATTATGAGCCTATTACGAAGTTCGAAAGTCCTTTTGAATTCAGCTGTTTTTAGAATAATAAAGAAACATAATTATAAATAGTATTTTGCATACTAATAAACAAAAAAAATATTTTATAATAGGAGGATAATAAAATGGGTGTATACTCTAGTTTAGCACTCGAGAAGTACAACGAAGCTTCTACGCCTACTACTAATGTAGCAGGACTTCTTGAGTTTGCTGTAAATGCAGAAGCAGCTGAGCATAAGATGTTTGATGCAATGCTTGAGCTTGACTTCAGAGAAGCATATATGGAATCTGGACTTCTTACAGAGGAAGAGGATGCTACTGCATCTGATGATAAGAAGGATGAAGATAAGTCTGAAGATAAGAAGAATATTTTAGTTAAGATCAAGGATAAGATCGTTGAGCTTTTCAAGAAATTTATCGCTACAGTTACAACTTTTATTCAGAAGCTTAAGCTGAAGTTCGAGGATTTCTTCAAGTTAAATGAGAAGCTCGTTGAGAAGTTTGGTGATCTTGATCCTGCTAAGATTAAAGAGGCAGCTAAGGATAAGGACATTAAGCTTACACTTGTATCTGATCCAGAAGGAAAGTTCACTGGTGAGTATCTTGATCGTGCATCAGTTGCATTGGCTGATTATGTTGATCAAATCGATAATCTTAAAAAATCCGGTAGCAATGATGGTTATTCAAAAGCTGCAGAGGATGCAAGAGAAGCATCTAAGAAGCTTATTATTACCGATGATGAATTCAAGAGTCATATCGAAGAGGTATCTGTAGATGATTTCCTTGCTAAGGCTGATCTTAAGAAGCTTGCTGAAGAGATCAAAGGTGGATTTAAGAAGCAGCTTCTTTCAATTACAAAGCCTGTTGATAATATTATTGCAAGTTGTAAGTCTATGATGATTGAGATCAATAACGGAAAGAAGCACGCTACTGAAGATAGCGAAAGAGCTTACTGGAGCGCTTATTACTCAATCAATTCCACACATCTTGCTACTTTTAACAAGATCCTTGGAACAACTTCTACATTCGTAATTAAGAAGGCTTCTGCTGATCGTAAGGCTTATGCTAAGCTGGGTGCTCTTCAGAAGAATGCTAAGTCCGAGGATAAGAAGGAAGAGAAGACAAATGAGTCAGTAATGGCTACAATGGCAGCTATTGATATCGTTAACGAAGAGTTCATGGCTGGACTGTTTGAAGATTAATTAGGGAGGAGAATACAGATGAGTTATAGTTATGAAATTCAGAACGCTCCTGTAGATATGTCAGACATTCCTAGCTTTGCTAATATGAATGAAGCTGGTATGTATGTACTTGAAGCTGAGCAGATCATGTTCAACGAGATGATGCAGAATATTGGTCTCTCTGAGCTTGGAGCTATTGAGAAGAATGGTTTCTTCAATGAAGCTGATGATGCTAAGGAAGAGAAGAAGAAAGCTAATCTTAAGGAAACAATCGTTTCCTTCCTTACTAGAGTATGGGCTAAGATCAAGGCTATGTTCGAAACTCTTCTGAGAAAGATTAAGGAGATTATTGCTAAGGTTGCTACTGTAATCGCTAGCAAGAAGGCTAAGGATAAGGATCTTGCAGCTGCTCTTGATTCTAAGGATAAGTTCGAAGTAAAGGCTTATAAGTATACTGGTCTTGAGGACAGAGTTGAAAGTCTTGTTACTGGTAGCATCGTTTCCTTAAATGGTCCTACTGAAAAGAAGGTATTCAGTAAGGAGGAAAGAAAGAAGATCGTTAACGAGATTCGTGGATCTGAGAAGCCTGAGACTCTTGACAAGGCTTTCATTAAGTCTAACCTTACAGACATCATCAGTACTGTTAAGGACTTCAAGAGTACAAACAATGTAATCAAGAAGGCTTACGACAAGACTAAGAAGGCTATCGATGAGAACGTCAAGAACGTTAAGAAGTCTGACGATATCACAAAGGTAGGAATCAATAATGTTCATACAGAAGCATCTAACCTGATCTCTGTTTCAAATATCATTGTTGCTGAGTGGTATGGTTATGTTCGTCGTAATGCTGCTATCGTTTCTAAGCTTGCTTCTATTGCAAAGAAGAATGACGATAAGAAGGATGATAAGAAGTCTACAAATGAGTCTGCTGCTTATCAGTCTGAGATCGGTTCTCTGTTTGATTGGAATCTGTAATTTTGATCAATAGAATCAATTAGATTATCACAGGGGAGAGGGAAGTAATTCCCTCTCTCTTTTCTTTAAGGAGAAATTATATGATTATAGATAAATCATTATTATTAACAAAACCAAAGCATTATACAGAATCAACTGAGAATTTTAATATCTTTGAATATTCGTTAGCAACCCTTGTTGAATCAAACCACACTGTTATTCAAGCTCTACAGAATGATTCTGTTATTACAATAAAAGAAGCAGAGACTTGGGGTGATAAAATAACTAAGAAGTTTAATTTTAAAGGTATTATTGCTGCAATTATTAAAGCATTCTTAGATACAATTCAAAAGATTGTAGATAAGATTATTGATATCTTTATTGAATTATCTTCTAAGGGAGCAGCATTTTATATCTTATTAAAAACAAATAAGAAGAGAATCGAACAAGGATTAAAAGACAATGCTCAATTCAACTTTGATCATGTCTTTAAGTTTACACACTTATTCGATGATATGTTCCCTTCAGCATCAATTAAAGATGTATTCTCTTCTTCTGTAAATCGTCATATCTCAATGGCAGAAGCTGCTTTAAAAGAAGGAGATCGTATAGCAATCGAAAAGTTAACTTCTTTAAATGAAGACTTTGATATCAATAAACTGAAGAATACATTTCGTTATCGTCTATTAGATACTCCAGAAGGCGATGTAATGTCTGATTCTAGTTATTCTGATCGTTGCTTCAGATTATATAGAGATGGACTGAGTTCAGAGCCAGCATCTGTTACATTAACTGGTCTATATATTCGTGAGAATATTTATAATCCTTATTTTAAATACAAGGATATGAAGAATACAATCAAGAAAGAACAGGCTTTAGTAGAGAAAGAAGCTAAGAATGCAAAAGCAGAAGCTGACAAATTCTCTCCTAATATTTCAAAATTCTCAAATGAGAGTCAAAAAGAAATACTAAAGCAGTTAAGTATATTCCAGAGAAATATATGTACAATGGTAAATGAATATTGTCATGATGTCGTTATTATGTATGGAGCTAAGCTTCAAGCATATAAAGACAATCATCAACAGTCAAAGAAGATTCTTACAGATGTGATTAAACAATTAAAATGGGAGTAATGTCGTATGAGTTATGATCAAATTGATAGATATATCATCACAGAGTTATATTCTGCTGAAAGTGAAATGGTTCAACATTTGGCTTTAATTGATAATATGGCACTTACGGAAGCAGAATCTCCACAAGTATTAAACGAAGCTCTAAAAGAAGTTATTACACAGTATATAGAAAAGATCACATTATCCATTACAAAGGCTTGGGCTGCTTTTAAAGGTAAGCAAGTAGATAATAAATTAATGGAATTGATCAATAAGAATACTGATAAACTTAATTCTGGATATCAGATGCTTGGACCTGAAGGATTTGTTCCTCCACAGATTAAAGTATGGGATAACTTATCAGAGAAAGTTACTATACCAGAGTTTACACAAGCAAACTACAATGGTTGGAAAGATGGTAAATATTTAGAGTCATCTGAAGCATTTATCAAGCAATTCTTTCCTGATTTTGTAGATGGAGATTTAGCACCAAAGGATGTGTTAAATAAGAAAGTATTCCCTGAAGAAGGTAAAGGTGAGAATGCACGTTATCCAATCAATGGTGATAAGATTGGTGAGATGGTAGAGTTTTTAAAGGGTTATAGTAAGAACGTTGATACATTGGGTAAATCCATTGATAAGTTCAATGCTTCTAATAAGAATATTCAGACATTACTTAATTCATTACAAGAGTCTACTACGTACATGGGTTATTCTTTATTATCAGAAGCACCAGAGGATGATAATCAGCAGAACAATACAAATATGCAGCAATCTACAACTGTAGATAAGAATGCTAGTAATAAATCAGTTCCTGCGGATCCTAATGATCCTAAGAATGGTGATAAAAAGAATAACAATACAGAAGATCGTAAGAATATTGTCACTTACTATAAAGCATGTACTGCTATCTTCTCAGCTGAATTAAGAACTTGTATTAAGATTGAAACACGAGCTGCAAAATTGGTAAATGATTATATCAATCTTCAAGGAGGTAATGAAGGTGATAATAATCAGCAGCAGAATAATAACAACCAGAATCAAGAGAATAATAATGGTGGTGGAAGTACCGTTATTCAGAAATAAAAGAAACCCAGTAGGATATCAATTCCTACTGGGATCTTTATATTATTCATCTTCTTCAGCATCAATATCTTCTTCGTCAGACTCTTCTTCATCGGATTCTTCTGTTATATCAGAAGTATCAGAATCTTCTTCTAGTTTACTACCGTATTTCATCTGTAAGTAATCACTAATAACAGAGAAACCAATCTTCATTGTATTCTCTGTAGCAGATTTGATGATATATCCACCAATTACAGTAATAAACATATTGTAGACTTCATTCATATAAGTCTCTAATGGTCCTAATTCCCCAGATTTAATGAAATTAACCGTAATCATAGCAGTAATAAAGATATTTGCTAATACAAATATACCAAAGGATATCTGAACACATTTCTTTGTAAAAGTTACTGTCCAATCAAAGAATCCAAAACTACGACGAATAGTTTTATTCTTTTCTCCATTTGATATTACTTTATTGCTTATTTTACTACTTTTATTCTTCCATCGAGATATATTAGGCTTATAATATCTGCTCATATAAAAATACCTCCTTTCTTTGTATTATAAAAATGTAATTTGTAAAAGTTGCATTTTTAAGTTATATACTATAACAGTGATTAGAGATACGAGTGTATCTTAATCAGGGGTTAAGGAGGCCCTTATATTATGGCAAACTTTTTTGAAGATGCAATTAAGGCAACAACAGAATTTGTAACAGAAAATGCAACAACACTTATCGTTGGTGCAGTATGTGGCGTCGGTGGATTTGTAGTAGGTAATTCAGTAGCTTCATCTGATACAGATGAGAAGAAAGAGGAAAAGAAGGAAGATAAGAAGGAGACTCCTATTACTACCAAGGAGGAGTTTCTTAAGTCATTAACTCCAGAAGATCTTAAGAATCTTATGGATATGATGATGAAGGCAGCTGAAGAAGAGGAAGCTAAGGAAGAAGAAGTACTTAAGGAAGCTGAAGCCGAGAAGGTTGAAACGCCTAAGGAAGAAAAGGCTAAGGCTGAGAAGGCAGAAGCACCTAAGGAAGAAGCTAAACCTGAAAAGGTGGAAGGAGAAGTTGTTAACAACTAATCCTTCATCTATCTCTTCCGGAAAAGATAGAGAGGCGTCGTAATGATGCCTCCCTTTTCTTTTTTTTATAAATCTTTGAACTGGTCGAATAAGTTACCATGTAGAACTTTTTGTTGCTGATTATAGTATTCATAATCATCATCTGGATCTACATTTCCAAATAAACTTGTTGGTAGTTCTACAAAATCAATGCCTCCAGCCATACCTGTAGGATCAATGTGATACTTCTCCATATAGGCTTCTTTTGCTGGTTGATTCATATCGAGCATTAATTTTAAACTAGCTTGATCTGCTTCATATGAAGCTCTATTAAACTCATTTGCTAGTTTATACTTCGATGCATCTGCGATATAATTCAATTGGTATTTAATTTCATCATTCTCCATATCTGATGTATCTTGAATCTCAATGGTTGTTTTTCCACCATCTTCTTGTTCAATGATATCATCAGTTATCTCTACATCCTCATCTGTTTTAATTGTATTCTTTTGAATACCAAAATTCTCTGCAAGATTTTCTCCATCATACCATACACGAATTGCATGTAGATAGCTGAAAATTTGATCATCATGATGAGGAGCAATTGCTTGTACTTTACCATGTTTATCTACAACAATGGTTTGCATCTCATGTAATAAGATAGGAGATATGAATTTATCCTTATGGAATGATACACGTTCGTATAGCAACTCAATCATACGAGCACGTATTTGTTTCGTAGAATCTGTACCATATACTTTAACACGTTGTTTCTTTCTGGTAAGATGGACTCCGTTAAAGGATTCTTCAATCGTCTTATCTTTCCATTCAAAGTATAGATTCTTTTTGATTGATGTCTTTGCTAATATCTGAATAACTGTTATACCAAAGCCACCATTCTTTTCAATATTAACAATAGCATTTGGCATAAACTTTGTTACGAGTGTATAAATTAAGTCAGCTAATTCATCAGCAGGAATAAAGTTACAGTTGAAATCTGCTACAACTCTTGTACTTACACTATCAATGATTGTAATGGCTGATGAATCATTCATTAATGCACCTGAGACATCGACACCTATAATTGGTGGGAATCGTAAATCAATATCCTCATATACATTAAAGATATATCGATTACCTCTTCCAAAGAATAACTTACGAATTGGCTCTCTAGTAAAGTCTTTTATTCGCTCGAGATCCTCTTTACTAAATGGACAATTATCTGAAATTTCAGCCCACTCTAATAATACTTCTCGTCGAATCTTTAACCAGTTATTCTGTAACTCGATAACCATTCGTTTAAAGTATTCTTCACCACGACCTAATTGTTTGTAAGAGAATGATACTAAGAAGAATGATGATTTTGTATTAGCTTTATGAAGTTCATCTAATTCATTGAAACTCAAAGCATAGTATTCATCAACCCACCGTGTAGCATTATTTCTTACAGTATATGCTTCATTACCTTCATCGGTTGTTAAATCGCCAGGTGTAGTTGTAATCATAATACCATAATGAGCACCTACACTAGCAGCAATTTCTGATGCTGTGGAGAACGCTGGTACCGCTGCAGAATATACAATTTCATTGTAAGCCATGAACGCATACTCATCGAAATATATAAATGGTGCTGTTTTACCACGGGCAATCTTATCAGCTTGCTCTTTACTTCTAGCACTAGGAAGTGTTACGATAGTATTATTATTTACAATATTCGTAGCAGTCTCTACAGTATTCGGTACTTTTATTTTTTTACCATTTGAACCTATGGCTTCCTGTTTCATCTGTAAGTATTCTGGTAAAGCATCTCGTAATTCTTTTAGCGTCTTTAAGTTATCTTTAGCTCCACCATGATCTTTATGATAGTATAAGATCTTAGAGTTACGAGCTGCAAATAAGAAAATCCACAGATAACAACACTGTGCACCGATGGTCTTACCGAACTGTCGAGGTTGCTCATTAAATTGAGATATATTTCTCTCAAATAAATAAGTCATTGCCATATTACCTCGGTGTAATTCGTATGGTACATTACCATCTGCTCGAGGAATACGTACACATTCTCGTAAGAAATACCAAACGTTTCTTCCACATTCGATTGCTATACGCATCTTAATATCAGAACGTAATAATGGATCGAATGGATCTACTCCAATTAATCCTAGATCATAAGTTCTAAGCATAAAATCTGCTCGGAAATTAGGAATACCAATATTTAATAGATAATAATACATATCAATAAATGTATGGTTGGTTGTTTCTAACGATACATGATATGGTAATGGTTGTTGTGGTTGTACAGTTCCTGCATTATTAGGCTGGTTATTAGCCATTTTAAACCCTCCTTCCATTATAAGGCTTTTATACAGAAGTTAAAACTATAATCATTCCACTAATATATAAATACAAAAAGGAGGTATTTATTATGAATTATTCAGATATTGTTGTTATTGTAGTATTGGCGTTAATGGTAGGATTTGTCGTAATTAAAAAGCTATTGGACGATAAGAGTAAAAATGAATTGAAGCAATTTTTATCTTACATCAGCGATAAATTCGAGAAGATCATTCTTGATTATGTAAAGAAGGTTGATTTTAGCAGCATCACTTCTATTGCTCAGGTTGAGCAATCTATTATTAATGATCTAATGGATACACTGTGGGATATTACTCAGTCAGAGCTTGCTTCTTACACATCAAATCAACTTGTAAAGTACATTATAGAGAAATCTCTGACCATTGATAATGTAAGAGGATTGGCAGAGCATATCTTTACATCTAGTTCACAAGTACAAAAAGTTTACACAGCACGTTATGGTGCAGTATTAGCAGCTCATATTGAACATGCTGAAGAGGAAGAACGATTAGCAGTTGATGAACTTACAGCTATTACCACTGGTATAGAGAAGGGAAACAAGATTGACTATGAAGTAAATCCTATGAATCCTGGTCCATTGCTGGACAATACAGAAGTTGTACAAAAGATCAATAATCCAGTGGATAAAGAGGAAGAAGATTTGGATTCTGCTATCGAAGATGGTACAGCTGAAGTTGTCTCTACGGAAGAAGAGGTTGTAGATGACGTCATTGCAAGTATCAACGAGAAAGTTGAATAAGCTGGATACATTGTGATCTGTATAAACCGATATTTTTATGGTGAGTAGAGGAAAATTCTACTCACCTTTTATATGTAAAATATTACATTTTACTTGACAAATATGTAATTATTGATTCAGATCAGGAGGAGTTACAAAAATGGACTGTGAAAATTGTAGATTAAAGAATCTCTGTAAGTATACAGAGGCATTTTCATCATTGGTTGAAAATGTACACAAAGTTGCATGTGATGATAATTTAGAGAATGTTGTTGATGTTATAGTTAAATGTAAATTCTTTGAACAGAATACGCCTGTAACAAAACTCACGGTGACAGATTCAAAACTAGCAAAAGAAGGTATAGATGAATACTTAAAAATGAAGGATGAAAGATCATACGTGTATGAAAAGAAACCTGTTAATAGAACACCTTTATCAGAAGATAGTATTCTATACAATGCTTCTCAAGATATGGCTAAATTTGTTCAAGAGAATATGTCAGAAAATAAAAAATCAACGTTAATGGATACAGTGAAGAATGCTGCTACAAATATAAAGGAATCATTCAAAGATACGATGAATGATATGCATCAATACAGTGAAGAAAACTGAATATAGTTGAGGTACTGCTAATAACATTAAGAAGGATGAAAATATATGAATAAATTTAGGAGAAAGACTTAATGGAATTTGAATTTGAGATACCCGGACCTAGTATGGGAAAACAACGTCCTCGATTTGTACGTAGAGGACGATTTGTTAGTACATATACACCTAAGAAAACATTAGACTATCAGAAGACTGTTGTAGATAGTTTTAATGAAGTTGCATATGGTAGAAAGTTAGAAGGAGCTGTTAAAGCAGAAGTATGTGCTATATATGAGCCGCCTAAATCTATTTCTAAAAAGAAGAGACAAGAAATGCTTGATGGTAAGATTCCTTTTACAAAAAAGCCAGATGTAGATAATATATTAAAGAGTGTATTCGATGGATTAAATGATATTGCATATCAAGATGATTGTGCAATTGATGATGCACATATAACAAAATGCTACGGTGAAGTAGCAAAATGTCAGGTAAGATTATCTGACAAAAAACACATTGTAAAACCACTGTTCAAAATGGAAAAGGAGAAAGATATATGATGAATGAACAAAAACCACCAGTTAATATTAGCACATGCTATCATATCAAAGAGTTATTTCATAATGCTCTTTGTAATGTAGAATTCCAATCCGATTTTATAGAATTCTTAGGAAATGAATCAAATATTAGATTTAGAAATAACTTTAAATCGTTTAGCTGGGATCATGCATCTAGAACTGCTATTATCACACTAAATGGTGCTGGAGATATTGCAGCAATAGAGAATTGTATTGCTGAGTTGCGTGATATTATTAGTCGTTATATGCTACACGTTTATCTAACCCCACAGTTAAAGCATTACTTCTATATTTATAATCCTGAATATCTAAAAGAATTTAACAATTTAATAGAGAAAAATGTAGGTGAAATATCACTCTACGCTTTTGATGTGCTTGATTTTTCTACATCAGAATATATTGCATTGAAGATCGTGTAATATAGTAAAATCCTACAAAATCAGTAACAATACTATACAAATATACATATAGTAACCATTTATATTTATCAAGGAGGAAACATTATTATGGCATTAGGAGATTCAAGAAACAACAACCAGAGACGTTTTGAGACTACTTATTATTCAGGAACAAGAATCCGTAATTATTCAGATCATACAGCTCTGAATTTTTCATTCTCTAGCGGTTTATTAAGAATTAGCATTGCTGTAGAGAATGAGCAGCATCGTTATGATGATAAGATTACTGCTAATATTACACCAAATAAAGCACAGATCTTACTAGCAGCAATTAAGCAGATGCTTGAAGAGAATGATGAAATGAAGGCTTATGGAACTACTTTAGGTATTTCTGAGATCCAGACTGCTATTGCTGTACAGTCTAAAGATGGTAATCGTTATCTTAGAATTGCAAAAGTTGCATCTGATGGTACTGTTACTGATCAGGCTACATTTACATTCCCTGTTAACACTAACAGTTATCTTACATGGTCAGATTTTGATGGTATGCAGTTTGGTAAGACGAATGTAGAAGATCTTGAGTTCAATTCATTCTGTAAGATTCTTGCTGATTTTGCAGATGGAATGTCTGGTGCTCTTGGTTATGGTACATTGTACATGAATCGTTATCAGGAAAGTAGCTTAACAAATAAGGTTAATGCTGCTCTTGAGAAGTTAGGAGTTCCAGTAGGAACAACAAACAATATTCAGCGTAGATCAAACAATAGTGGTTTTTTCAATGGTAATGCTGATGAGCCTAGAGGAACATCAAACCATGTAAACTATTCTGATATTGATAATATGCTCGGAGATGATGATGACGAGTAAGGAGTTATATTATGGCTCGTGAAATTCACATGGGTGAAGGAGATGTAAGGGGAATCATTAAACCATTGATTCCCTTCTCCTGTATCTTTGACACAGACATTGGATTAGTGCAACTTATATTAGAAGAATATGCTTCTGAAGAATATTTTGATCTTCAGAAGATGTATGATTTATCTGAGGATAGAAAGCAATTAATAAAATTCTTATATCAGAGAGAACATGAAAATCCTTTGGTAGAGTTTGCACAGCCTGGTATATCAACTGATGTAATGGATGATTTATATCGACAGTTTATGGAAAGTGAATACGAAAGAATAATAGAAGGTTCTGTACATTCAGGATTATATGAACTTCTATGTGCTTTTAATTCTGCTGAAGAAGTGAGAACATTCATTTACTGTAATAATGATATAGAAAAATACTATATCAAATCTGATGAAAATCTGAATAGTATGACCATTGTTGATATTGGTAATATTGATACGTATAAGAATGAATTTACAGCATTCTTTTTCAAATCCGTCAATAGCGGATTGTTTAGAGACATTATCATATCATCACCATTGAAATCGATCTATATTTTAGATTATGGATTTAATTTTGATCATGGTAATCTAAAGAATTCGATTCAGATAGTAGCATCAGAAATACAACACTGTACTTTGAATATTATTAATGCTTATGATATCAATAGATTAGAAGGGAATTAAAAAAAATGGAATTTACTAGAGAAGATTTTAATGCAATTTTAAATGAGGGTTCAACAGAGTCTGTAGAAGAAACTTCTACAGAAGTTGGTGTTAAAGAGCTCTGCATGGATAATGTTGTATCAAAGGACAAGTTACGTTCAGTTCAGGGTAAGACTCTGAATAAGCTTGCTGAGTATATTCAGGCTACATATGGACCTCTTGGTTCTAATACTATGATCGTTAGTGGTAATAATAAGCAGACAATTCTGTCTAATTATTCCAAAGATGGTTTGAAGGTACTGAAGCACATTATCTTCAGTGAACCTCTTGAGATGGCAATTCAGTCAGAGATCGAGAATATTGCTCGTTTCGTAGAACGTAAAGTAGGTGATGGTACAACATCTTCTATTATTCTTTCTTCTGAGATCTTTGATGGATTATCTGAGATCGAAAAGGAGTTCAAGATTCCACCTCGTAAGTTGATCAAGTTATTTGATCGTTGTGTAAAGGATCTTCAAGAAGAAATTCGTTCTAGAGGTAGAGAGATTACATTAGATGATATCTATAAGATCTGTATGATTTCTACTAATGGTAATGAATCAATCTCTAAGGTTATTGAGAATCTCTATATGCAGTTTGGATTTGATGTACAGATTGATGTAGGTATTTCTAATGATTCTGATTCTAAGGTAAAGATCTATGATGGAGCTACAATCGATGAGGGATATTTAGACGATTGTTATATCAATCGTATGAGCAATGCTACTTGTGAGATCCGTAATGCTAGAATTTATTACTTTGCAGATCCTATCGATACAGCAGAGATGCTTACATTCTTAGATAAGATTCTTCTGGATAATATCTTTAGTCCATTAGAAGAAGGTAGAGAACCAGTTCCTACAGTAATTCTTTCTACACATATTACCAGAGATGGTTCTGCATTAATGCGTAAGTTATCTGAGGCTCTTCATAGTTATGATGGTGCTAACCAGATTGAGATGAAACCACCTGTATTGATCGTATCCGATATTTCTGGTGTTGGTGTTGGCGTTGCTGATGATATTGCTTATCTTTGTGATTGTAAGCCTATTGTTAAGTATATTGATCCTAAGACTCAGAAAGCAGATCAGGAAAAGGGAGAAGCTCCTACTATTGAGAATATTGCTGAGTGGTGTGGATATGCTGAGCAGGTTATTGCTGATGCTGATAAGACAAAGTTTATTAACCCTAAGTCTATGCAGAATGCTGATGATAAGAAGTATGAATCTCGTATTAACTTCTTAAAAGCTCAGATCAAGAAAGCTGAAGCTAATAACGATGACCACCTTACAATTGGTCGTCTTAAGAAAAGACTTCGTTTAATTGAGGGTAATATGATTGAGTATCTTATTGGTGGTATTGCTGAATCTGATCGAGATGCAGTTAAGGATCTTGTAGAGGATGCTGTTAAGAACTGTGCATCTGCATCTAGTACTGGTGTAGGATATGCTGCTAACTTCGAAGGTCTTCGTGCTTCTATGATGGCTTGGAAGCAGCATCATGATAGAGATAAAGAAAACTCAGATGATATTATTATCTATCGCATCAAGTCTATTATCGCAAAGGCTTATTACAATGCAGCTCAGATCTTATACTCAACAGCTGTTGATAATTTCGATGATGCAGAAGTCCTGATCTACAATAGTATTACAAATGATCAGCCTTATAATATTGCAACTGTATTTGATTATGGTACAGAGAATATTGATGATATTCCATTCGATGGTAATGTACTTTGTAGTATCAGTACAGATATTGAAATCTTAGAGGCTATTGATAAGATCGTTACAATTATGGTAACAGCTAATCAGGCTCTGGTTCAGGTACCAACACTCAATAGATATTAATCTATCACTAAGGGGGAATAGAAATATTCCCCCTTCTTTATGGAGGCATTTAATATGGAAGATAACAAAACTAATAACCGACCAATTTACGAATATCGTGGAAAAGAATATCGTGTACCAGAAGAGTGTTATACTAAATACACTGAAGATCTTGATAAATGTTTTCGTTCCGATATGCAAGGGTGTATCGGATGTCGACGTATGGAGGAGGTAAAACGTGACGTTTGAAGATTACATTCTAAACCCAATGGGTAAACAGAATGCAGTGTTATCTGCCATTACAAGAGAATCAATCAGAACGAACTATACTTATCGTTTTGATAATATTCTCTTAAGAGAAGGCGGAAAGATTCAATACTATAAATATAAGACTTCTAATAATGAATACATTATTCATATTAAGATTCCTTCAGAACCTGTGAAGAAATTCTATTATGATGTCGTATTGAAGTTTTCTGCTAATGCTGATGTTAAGGGAGCTGGTAAGAACTTATTACTTTATAACTTCCAAGCATTCAGTAATGATCCAGCCTTTGTTTATAACCATGCATATGTATTCAAAAAGAATAACTTATTCTTTACTGATATGACTTCTAAGATGGGAAAGCGTCCATTAAAAGAAGAACCTAAAGTAAAGAATCCAGATAAAGTTGTAGCATATGTAAAGAGTATTTACTTTGCATATTTATATATGAAAAATAGGGGGCTTTTCAAAACAATTGCTTGGGCAGATGCAGCTGCTTATGATAAGAAGACATTATTGAACAATGTCATGTCTTGTGATGAAAAGATTGCACTCAGAGAAGAAAAAGAAAAAGAGATAAATCATAAGAAGAAAATTGTAGTAGATGATAGCTTGGCTAATAGATTATCTCGTAGTAAACAGTTGTCTGATAGTGATAAAGATCGCTTAGTTGTTAGGACTACAAGGAAAGTACCAACTGTTAAAAAGATAAAAGCAGTTAACTCTACTAGACGGATCAAGAAAAGATAAAATGATTTTAAGTCATATATTATTAATATGGAGCTAATAGAGTGTCATATTTAAAAGGGAGATAGACAATGATAAATGCTATTAAAGCAGATATGAAGTACACAAAAATTCTATGCTCTGGTAAAATTCTCGTTGCACCTTTGAAGATAATTGAAGGTATTATAACGAAGAACGATGAGCTTAGAGAGCTTACAGATCAATCAAATCGTAAATTCTTTGATAGTTTATCAAATATTGCTCGCTGGGGAGCTACTCAGCCATCAAATGATGAGCAAGTAATTGCTAAGCTGTATTATGATAATAATTTCTATAAGAGAAGAATTTTATATTGGTCACCATGTAATGCCGATTATCTATTACGGATTATTGGTATTGAGTTTGAGAATGGTAAGATTGATCATTGTAATTTCGTGCCTAGAGAAAATCAGATTAGTTTTCTAGGTAAGGATATTAAGAAAGCATTCTCTAAAGGTACTTCATGTAACGATGATATTATTAATCGTTTTATGAAACGATATATCGACAATACACATACAATTGCTGATAATTGTTTCTATACACTGTATATCCGTCAAGATAAGAATTGTACCGATATACGTTGCTCTAGAGATATTCAACTTTCTCCAAGAAATCCAAAATATGCAACTTCAGATGGACGGAGATTAGAGCTAGAACCAGATCCAGTATAATTATACCGGAAGAATCCATAGACAATCATAACAATTTAATATTCTAGAGTGAGGTAGATGAATATGAATAATGCAACTATTGCTGAAATACCAAGAGTTGACGATTGGAGTCCAGAAAACCCACAAGATATTATTTTCAGTAACTCAAAAGGTGTTATTGGTGCACCTGTAACGAAGAGTTTCAATCTTGGACCAGAATACCAAGCATTGGACTATTTTATTATGACTCCTAAGAAGTGTTATAATAGTCAAGTTATGAGAGATCATACTTGTAAGTATTTGAACTTCTTTGAGAAATACTATGATCCAGATCATGAATTAGCAACGATTATTTATCGTATTAAATTCATGATTGATACAACCACAGAATATAATCAATTAAATTTCGTTCATGATATTCGTACATATCTATTGAATGAATCAATTAAGAACAAAGTTGTTCAATTAGTGGAAGCAAATTATCAGTTAGATTTACAGTATAAGAATCTAAGTGATAATCTGAAGTATACTGATACACATGCAAAGATTATGCTGTGTATGAGTATATTTATGAATTTCGTTATTCCATTGATTACACACTTTGCGTACGTAAACAAAGTACCAGTGATTGATGATTTCATTATGCAGATCTTTGATTTGATTTTGTATATGTTTCCTGGAATTGATATCTATAGTAAACTATATGAAACCACAATCTCAAATGTATCAAAGAGTGAAGCAAAGAATCCTTTGTGGCTGAAACAGGATATTCGAGGAAAGGATACTGTAACTCATAGCTATGCTTCTGTCAATAATATTATCTTAAATATTATGCCTAAGTATACATTTGATAAGAGTATCATCAGTCTTAATTTTACAAGTATTCTTAAGAATACAAGTTGTCAGATCTTAGATATTGAATATGAATTCAACTATATTAGTTTAAGTTCATCAAAGAGAGATGAAGACAACGTTTCAGACTTTGATAAATATGAAGCAAATCTTGTAAAACAGAATGAAGCTTTGTATTTACAGTCTAAGATCAATTGTGAAGAAACAGTTTCTAGAATTGATTCATTATACGGACCTTTTGACGAATGGGAGATTTCTTTCTATCAAGAGAGACTTAAGAATGATAAGGGGGTTATTATTAACTCTTTCCAGAAACAATTAATCTTCAATATGTTTTATAAGGAATTCCATGATGTGGAGAGTATCTATGGAATAAATGCTAGGGATTATATTAAGTTAATGCTGTCTGCTAAAAAGATTCTATTACAGAATCAGATGATTATTCTGCCATATATTATTAGCTCTAAGATGGAAAAGATAGTTGGTAGAAAATCAGTCAATAAAAAGGAATTAATGAAGCTTGAGAGTAGCAGTTATTATCCAATGATTGTTAACAAATATCATAATGAGAAGATTATGAAAAATATTTTATCAATGGTAGCAACAATCATTAGTAGCGATTTCTCTATTATCGATTATAATAACCATAATATAGATGGTAAACGAATCGATGCAGTTCCAGATATTGTTATTGAAGAAGTGTTAGCTTATACCTTGTTAATCTAAATTTTTCAGAGAGGGATTGATTTAATTATCAATCCCTTTTTATTTTATTAATAAGGAGGAGAAATAATTATGTTTTTAGGCTATAAGAAAAAAGATATTAAATTCTTTTTCAATGAGGTATTTTTATCATTACATGAACGTATTGATGCAAAGGCTTATGAGAAGAGCATTAATACAAAGGTATCAGGTAAATATCTCTTTAATATCCCTATATTAATAGGAGATAATTATGACGTTAGTTGCTATGACTTAAAGTTTAGAATGCGCTATGTATCTAGTACAGAAGTTGAAAGTGAAGATGCATTTATCGAAGCATTATCAGAAATTGGAATCTTTAGTGATCATTCATCAAAAGAGTCTCCAAATGAAATCGCTATCAATATGGATATTATGACAGAATATGCAGACTATATTACAATGGATCGTAATACAGGTAGATTTGTTGTTCATTTTACTGGTAAGGATAATGCTAATAAACCATTTGAAGCATATCTTAAAATTGATCGTCCTTGTAGCGATAATACTAGAAGAGAAAGAAAGTTCTATAATAAATTAATCGACATGCTGTTCGATATTAGATAAAAATGTAAGATAATACTAGGATTTTCACATCCTAGTATTATTGTTGTTGCTATTATAAAAGGAGGAGTGATATCGTGAAAAGTAAAGTGTATATTATTAATGGACCTGCCAGAGCTGGAAAAGATACTTTTATAGAACTTGCAGAGGATTTGTGTTTTGCTTATAAATCAAAATATGACATTATGTCGAAATCAACTATAGAGAATTTAGCATATATTGCTAAAGATCAGTTTGGTTATAATCCAGAGGTTAAATCTGATAAAGATCGTAAGTTTTTATCAGATTTTAAAAGACTTGTCGATGATTATTGTGATTATACATTCAAGACGGTTACATCGACCATTGATATTGATATAAAGAATCGAGATCGTTTTGTCTTGGCATCTCCTGTAGTATATTTTGTCCATGTAAGAGAGCCTTATAATATCTATCGATTTACAAAGCATTTCTATAAATCCAAGACGATCTTTGTTGATACTACTAGAAATATTCATAGTGTTACTAATAATGAATCTGATTTGAACGTTCGAGATTATGATTATGATATTACAATTCATAATGACGGATCGATCGAGGATTATAGAGAAGTCGTTAAGAGATTCTTAATCAGTGAGAATATTATTGAGGTAAATAAGAAATGAATGTTACAGGATATGCTAATTGGTTAATGACCCATATGTCTAATGCTAAGTGGGCAAGTGGTAAAAAGTTCATTAATTGTCGATGTCCAGAATGTGGTGATTCAGCAAACCCTAGTTCTGCTCATATGTATATTTACATTCCTTGGAATAATACAGACGTTAGTTGGTATTATTGTCATAAATGTAATTCTAGTAGTATTATTAATTATAAGAAACTATTAGAATGGGATATCTATGATGAAGAGCTAGCTCTAGAGTTAGATGAATTAAACCGAGCAGCTTTAAACGGTCCTAAAAAATCTAAGTATTATAATCGTAAAGTATATAATTTAAAGTATACTCCAGATAATATTACAATTGATGATCAGACTGTTATGAAGCGTAATTATGTAGGAAATCGCATTGGTCGTATACTAACCTATGAAGATTTGGTTCGATTAAAGATTGTACTAAATCTGAAGGATTTATTATACGAGAATAATATAACCGATAGAACAAGAGATGAAAATATTATCAATGATTTAGATCGAGAATTTATTGGATTCTTGTCTATTGATAATGCGTTTCTTAATATGAGAAGAACTTGTAATGAAGGTAAGGTCTATAAGAGTATTGATAAACGTTATGTCAATTATAAGATATTTGATAAACAAGATACATCTCAAAGATTCTATACTATTCCTACGGAAATTAATATTGAGACGAGAGAACGAATTCCTCTACATATTGCAGAGGGACCGTTTGATATTCTAAGTGTTTTTCTAAATCTAAGAAACGCTGATAGGAATGCTATCTATACTTGTGTAGCTGGTTCGAACTATATTTCTGTTATTATGTTTTTCTTAGCAGAATTAATGATACCTAATCTAGAATTACATTTCTATCCAGATAATGATAAATTAGGTACAAATGAACGAATCCTTAGTATTATAGACAGAATACCAGATAAAACTATTCCAGTATATATTCATAGAAATACAATGCCTGGAGAAAAAGATTTTGGTGTTCCATTGAAACAAATAAAAGAATCAATTGAAAGGATACGATAGAGTGAAGATAGAGTGCAATGTATATAAAGATAATTTAGATGCTGTTACTTTTGAACCTGATTATACGTCAGATAATATGGAACGTGCTACAGTTACATATCCAGAAAACTTTATTGACAAACAAGAAAAGTTTGATAGTAATTTAGATAATTTAGTTAATTATATTAGAGACGATTATACTCCGCCTACCTTTGATTATGAAAATCAAAAGAATATGAATTTTAATGTAGAAGAAGGTACATTAACTTGTACGTTAGATTCAACGGATCCTATGGATGCTGGTAGAAGATTATATCGTAAAAAGAGTGTTGATTTTCTTAGTGGTACAACGATTATGGTTGGTCCTAATGGTGTTGGTAAAACAACACTAATTAATTGTATTGAAGATATATTTAGAGATAATAATATTAAAGTATTTGATTATGACAATCTACGTAGTGGTGGTAGTGTATCTTTAGAATCTGCTTTATTCTATAACGATTTTTCATCAGTTGCTACTATGATGTGTTCTTCTGAAGGTGAAAATATTTTGTTTAATATTCGTTCGTCTTTAGGTAAAATTAAGCGATACGTTGATTCTCAGATGGAAAAAGAGAACGAACCTGCTGTATTATTATTTGATGCAATAGATTCCGGTTTATCTCTAGATTTTATGTTTGAGATCAAAAGATTATTCAATGCTATTGTTGATTCTGAGCCTGAAGAATATCAGAAAAGAATCTTTATTATCTGCACATCTAATTCTTACGAATTAGCCAGAGGATTCCGTTGCTGGGATGTAAAGGGCTCTAAAGAGATATACTTTAACAAATATCAAGAATATGCAGACTTCATTATCAATACAAGAAGAGCAATTGATGAGTCTATTAAAAAACAGGCTGAACAATCTAATAATGACACTATTGATGATTAATTAGGAGGTTCAATTTATGGGATTATACTCTGTAGGTGATTCATTATATGTAAGAGCAGAAATTACAGAAGTGGATCCAGATGATAGTACTAGGTATACTGTTACCACGAACTTAGCAAAATTCCGTGTAAAAGAAGAAAAGGATACACTTGTACCTGATACAAGTGCTGATAGTTATACGGAATCTCAAATCAATTCATTAATTCATACAATCTTAGCTATGCCAGATGAGCAGTTATTGGTCATGTTTGGTAATGGTTTTGAATCATTGGATGGGTTCTTTAAAAGTGGTAAAACAATTGAAGATATGATCAATTGTTATGATGCTTGGAGAAAGACAAATGAAACAATTATTGGAGATATTGTTTGGTATACTCCTGGTGAAGGTGAAGTAGATCCAAATACAACAAAGGGTAAAATCAAATGTTGTGTTGTTGCTATTAAAGAAACTCCAGCAGCATCCGAAGAGGAACAACCTACTACTTCATATATTCTTCAGGATAAGGATAGCAACTATTATATTTCTACAAGAGCTATGATTGAAAATGTAGGTGTTCATATTGATGTAGCAGAATCATTGAATGCTATTGATAAGATGATTGAAGATGCTGTTTAATAGATATCTTTAGAGGAAGGAAGATCTCAACTAATGGGAGAAACAATATTAATAGATACAGACTATGCTCCAAACTTAGCAACTGATATTGAGTTAGATGATACAGATGGTGGAAAATATTTAATTGTATATAGCACCGGAGAACAATCAGATGACTTAGGATTATCCATTGTACCTGATACAGAAAAATTCAGAGCTCTCATAGAAGAATCTGGAATGAAGATTGTTGGTCATGGAGAATCAGATATATCGCTTGCTAGTTTAATATATGGTCTGAATCACCCTGTACGTATACTTTATAAGTCAACTATGCAGGATATACAGAAGTTTCTAATGGAGAAGTTTAATGGTCGTTTTGAAGAAGATGATCGTGTTTTTCGCAAAGAGTTAAATAAGATTCATGAGAATCAATGAAGTTGATAAACTCCGAACAATGAAAAATATAATATATAAGAGTAATAGAAACATTATTCATTGTGCTACAAGGAGGTATGAATATGCTAACAAAGACAAAACCAATACCAGATTACACACTCAAGAACATTGTACGTTGTGCTAAATGTGGAAAGATTAAGACAGAGAATCTTTATGAAAAATTCTTTCCTCATTATGATGAGCAGAATCATAGATCTTGGGTATGCAGTGTCTGTGAAACTGGAAAATTAATCCAGCTTCGTAATTGGTAAATATTCTATTAAGAAAGGTAGATATTATATTTTATATCCACCTTTCCTTTTTTGGAGGTTTTAATGAGAGAAGATGTTATTTCATGGTATAATTACTTTATGCTAATTGCAGAAGCAGTTTCCAAACGGTCGAAAGACCCATCTAAGCAAGTAGGATCTTGTATTGTTGATGATGACAATCACATTTTGTCTACAGGATATAATGGATTTCCTAGAGGATGTTCTGATGAAGTTTTTCCTTGGATTAAGACAAGTGATGATCCTACAAAAAATAAATATATGTACGTGGTACACTCCGAGATGAATGCAATATTAAACGCGCATAAGGATCTTAGAGGATCGACGATATATGTGACGTTATTCCCTTGCAATGAGTGTGCGAAAGCTATTATTCAAGCTGGTATAAAGAAGGTAATATATAAGGATTTTAATCCAAAATCAAAAGATATGAATTACGCTTCATCTCATATGTTTCAAGCTGCAGGTGTTGAAGTTGAGAAATATGTACCAGCGAATTTATCTTTTACATTCGAGGTATGATATTATGAGAAAGATTATTATTAAGAACGAATTGATCATGTTTATATTCTGTATCATTTCAGTAACAGTAACCGCGTATTTCAATGGCACATTTGATGTTTCATTATTATTTAGATCTGCAGGTGCATTTGGTTCGCTATTCTTTGTACTCTGTAATCTATGGTTATTTTTAGTATATCACAGAGAGAAGTTTATTACAAGTGGAAAGGAAGAACGTGTTAAATGAACAAAGGTATTTTTGGAGCTGATGTTGATATTTGTAGACATCCGAACAAAGAAGGTAAACTAGTAACTCCGTGTATTGTTACAGACAATGGAGATCTCGTTGATTTAAGAGCAGCAGAATCTTATGATATTAAAGCAGGAGATTTTGTAATAATCAGCTTGGGAATCACTGTAAAGTTTCCTGAAGGATTTTGGGGATTCTTGGCACCAAGATCTAGTCTATTCAAAAAGACTGGATTAATAGTAGCAAATAGTGTTGGTGTTATTGAGCAGTGTTATTGTGGCCCAGACGACATTTGGGGATTAGCCGTTTATGCTACAAGAGATACTCATATTGACTTTGATCAGCGTATTGCTCAGTTTACTTTAATTCCAAAAGTAAGTATGAAATTAAACGATGTAGAAGAAGTATCACAATCAGAGAGCCGTGGTGGTTTTGGGAGTACAGGAGATAAGTAGATGAAGAATGTCATTTGTAAATGTAAGGATCAAGAAGATGCAGTTAGGTGTTGTATTAACTTCACGAGATTATTAACAAAGCATAATATTAATATTGATGCTATTGATCATAATCGAATAACTACAAATGATTTCGATATTCTATTCACTGATAGTGATACTGTAAAGTCTTTTGAAGATACTAATAAGAAATTTTACATGACGATTCCGTATAATGAAAATCTTATTTCACCAGAAGGTGTAGGAGTAGAAGAAAGCACACTAATTGTTCTGGTGAAGAAGATTGTTGCCGAATACATTCGGAATACAGAGCTTCGGAATAATGTGAATTCTTGATCATATATTATAACTACGATACTGAGTAGAAGGAGGTTAAAAATTCATGCTAGAAATTACAAAAAATGACCATCAAGGTCCAGAAGGAACTGGTGATGATCATGGCACATACGGAACTCCTGTATAGGGGCAAACTCAGTATGTAAAAAGAATAAGGACTAGTAGGAGTAATCCTACTAGCCTTTCTTTTTTTAGTGCTTACGCTTTTTATTGCGATTATGATTGTTGTTATTCTGTGGCTGTGGAGCAGATACTGGCTCTGCAGTAATCTCTTCTTCAACAGTCTCATCTTCTACAACTTCTTCCTGATCATCAACATCTTCTTCTGCTGCTACTTCCTCTTCTACAGGAGCAACTTCAACCTCTTCAACAGGCTCTACAGAAACCTCTGTTTCATCAACTACCTCTTCAGAAGCAGGTTCTACTTCTGTAGAAGCATCAGTTTTCATAGGCTCAGTAACCTCTTCAGTTGCTCTCGCAACATTTTCGTCAATTACAGTGTAATTATACTTAGTTGCTGTAATTTCGTCTCCTGGGGTCGCTCTATGAAGATGTGGGAAATTTTCACCTGTAACCTTGATTGGAGCTTTACCAACAAAGAGTCTATATACAGGACCATGTTTCATACAAATGAAAACCTCTTCTTTGTTCAGATCAGCACTGAAAGGTCTCATAATTAATTTACCAGGGATTAAATCCTTGATTGGTGTGTACGGTGTTACTGAATACTTAAATCTATCCATGTCACTCATTCCTCTAATATCTCCTTTGCTAAATATAGTGTAGATTAGAATATCTAACCTACACTATACAATTTATTATATTCTTTTAATGTACCAATTACAGTACAGAGTCCATAAGATCATCATCTTCATCTGCATTGAGACGGTTAACGTCAGCATCAGATGCAGGGCCATCTTCAGAACCAGCTACAACATCGAGAATAGAATCATCAGCATCATCATCCTTCTCAAGAGCTGCTACAGATGCTTCGAAATATCCAAGATAACCCTCTTCGAGCTCCTTATCGAGTTTATCCTGAGCTTTTCCTTCGTTTTCCTCACCAACTTCATTCTGATGAGCATTATTATTATTGCTCTGATCAGTCTCTGTTTCTTCAATGAAGAAAGAATCAAGATCATCGAATAGCATAGACTCTTCAAAAGAATCATCTGTTGCATCTTTGGAATCTCCAGCTACATCAAAATCCTTAACCATTCCACCATCCTGTGGCTTAGCATCAGCATCGCTACCAGAATTAAGCTGACCATCCTTAAGATCTTCTCCACCAACAGCTGAGATAATATCTTCATCAGAAGAATCATAAGCAGGCTTATTAGTAGTATCATGATTAGGACCAAGATCAGAACCGATACCCTTACCGCCACCAATCTTTCCGTTGCAGTCTTCGATACCTTTATTACACCTCTCATCATCAGACTCAAAAATACCAAGGTATCCTTCTCTACAAGAACCAGATGCACCGCATCCAGCTCCACCACACTCTGTACCTGCACCATCCTGATCTACAAGACGAGCATCAACTACGTCACGATTATCTGGAATTTCATCATCATCTTCATCAGATGTATCAAAAGCATCAACCATATCACCACCACCAGTAGCTGGTACATCTTCTGCTTCTCCAGCACCAGGAACGTCTGCTTCTGGATCTTCTGGAATATCCTCTGCAGCAGCAATATCTTCATCAGCTTCTGCTAATAAGTAATCCAATGCTTCCTTGAAGCTTGTATGATCAGCAGCATAACGATCTTCACCATTTACTAAGAAATCGTTAATCATTCCACCATCCTTAACAGTACCACCAGCGTTGCTACCAGAGTTAAGCTGACCACCGTTCTTTAATGTTTCTCCACCAACAGCTGAGATAATATCTTCATCAGAAGAATCATCAGTAGGCTTATTAGCATCGTGATTAGGACCAAGATCAGAGCCGATACCCTTACCGCCACCAATCTTTCCATTACCATCTTCAATGCTATTAAAGTCTCTTACATCTTCAGATTCTTTAAGAATAGAATCCATCATGCGATTATCATCTTCGGCACCGAATATGGCGTCGAATACATCACCATCTGCAAGATGTTTTGCAAATGTCATATCGTAATCACTCATTCGAATAGTCCTCCTTAATTATTATATTTCTAAATATCAATAATAAACCACAATATTTATCTCTATGTTAATTTTATATTAATTTAGTAGATGTTCAGTGTATTTGTCGAGAACAAATATAACCATTATCAGGTTATAAAATAGAGATTCTTGTGGAGTTATATCAATATAATCCAAATAACTGATATCCTTTTCATTAATTTCTTCATTATGGAAGTATTTAATGATAACGTTGAGATACATGAGATCTTTATCTTCATCCCCATATTTACGATTCTCTATAATACGATCAATAAATTCTTCAGTCATGATAGGAATGATACCTCTAGGATTGAAAGGTCCATTTGGTTCATGAATGATATCGTAGCATAATTCGAAATAGTTTTCATATCGAGTAGCAAAAATTGATGTAGGGTCATTAATTACATTCGCTTGAGCTTGATATGAATAATTGCGAAACTTTTGAATATTGTGTAATTCAAATGCTCTAAAAATAGATCGATTATAAGATACAGCAAATGTCATTGGAGTATGTGTTTGATGCTGAATATATGTATAGTCTTTTCCACTTGCTTGAAGAAGTTTATTACGTAATATAAACTCAATTGCATATGGATCGTACATATGATACTCATTATACCATTTATAGATAAATGTCTGCACATACTCACTGTAGAAAAGATCCTTAAAATAGTTTCTAAGGCTATCTGTTACATTATCTATTTTTTCTGCTAGCTTTACTTTACGAGATAATACAACTCTCTTAGTATTGGTTCCTGCGGTTTGTTCTACATAATCATATTCTTCTACAACGTTTAATTCAATCTCAGCATTTGTTGTACGATCCAGGATCCAGCTAATCTTCCACGCATCAGTATCAGTTTGAAGAGTTTCATTTGATACTTCTCTTACTTTAAATAACCAATTCTGACCAGCATGATCAATCATAAAGAAATCACCTTCATAAGGTGTAATTTCATTTGGTAAGATATAACTCTCACCTGTAATATCAGAAGATTCCATTCCAAATTCACCCTGTTCCAGAGCTACTTCTAGACGTTGCATCTGATAAATATAAAGATTATGTATTTTATTGAAACGAATCGGAGAGTCTTTACCTATATCTGTATAAGCAAATTGTCCACCTGCATCTAAGGTTGTCTTATCAATATTGACGTTATAATAAGTAACTTTTGTACCCTTAGACTGACTATTGAATAAATAGAAGTCATTATTCAATAATGTATCGGTTAGACTTGTAATTCCTTCTACGACATCTCTTCGTTCCGTAGAAATAAACTTTCCCATCTAGGATATCCTCCTTTCTTTAATTATAGTAATGTAAAAATCCCTGCAGTGTGAATGCAGGGATTCTATTATTAAAATTGCTGAATCATTGTAATAACGATTGATCTATGTGAAACAGCTTCTGTTTTTACACGAAACATTTTCTCATATTTCCGTAAAACTGAAACTGATTGTAGGTTATTAGATAATGCATTTATTACATTAGGATCGTTATTTTCTATTTTAAATGAAACTTCTGTGTTGGTTCCATTCACTATCTCTATTTTAGATTCCGAATCAATCAAATCATATAGAATCATAAATTGATCAAAGTAAACCGATAATACATTTACAATTGGTGTCTGATTTGGATTGATACTTCGGAAAAACTCTAATCTATCCATATCAATCCTCCTGCATTATTCTTGTCCAGAGAAAGCAGCCATTAGTGACTCGTCTTTTAATTCTTTTGCTTCTGGTCCATTGGGATCTTTTTGTGCTTTCAAATTTCGTATATAGGCAGCGTGTCTCAGCCAGTACATATACCGATTAGGCATATTTAATAATTCTGGCAAAGACACGATACCTCGTTTATACGTCATCGCTTCAAGCGCAACGTTTATATAGTCGCCAAAATTGAAAGCCTGCTTCGTAAAAAAAGTAGTCCACTAGCAGTCTGATTTTCTGTATTTGCAGGAGTAACATTACCACAGTTAGGGCAAGTTGTCTCTGGGATCTGGAATTCAAACCAGTTATTTCTCTCATTGATCTTATTAATATAAGCACCAATGATAGCGTGCTGATCAGATGTAAGTGTATTGAGTACCTTGTCATATCTCTGAACCTTAGAACGAGCAGTTCTAGAGATATTATTAGCATAATCCTTATACTCAACAGGAACAAGCTGATGTCCAGCCTGGTCGATCCAGTAAAGAGCATCGATATACGGAAGATATCCAATTGTCTCTTCGTAACGAGAAACAAAGGAATCGTTGAAGTAGTTTCTCTCGATCATTACAGAGTAGATAGAAGGCTCACGGAATGATACAGCAAAGCTGTCAGAGATCGGGATAATATCTGTTGTATAATATCCATTGGATTCTACTGCATCTGAATTATAGAGATCCCAGAACTTCTTCTCAGACTCTTCATCCTTAAACTTAACCATATCCAGCATATTGATATTATCAGATAAGTATACCTTATTACACTTAGGATTGATACAATCAATAGGTAAGAAATTGGCTTCAGAGAATGATGCAATGTAAGCTGCCATGAAGAGATTATCAAAGTCAGTAAAAGCAATTTCCTTCAACCACTTCTCAAAGCTCTCTGGCTTAGGAGATACAATATGATCATAAATAACCTTTAATGCACCTCTTGTATCTGGATTTGATCCACGATCCTCTAACAAAGTTCTTACTAACTCAAGATTAGCACCAGAGATTTCTCTCATCTGAATAACAACACCAGTATTTGGTAATACCCACTTTGCTAAAGCTGCAGGACCTGTAGCTAAGATATTATTAGAAGTTGTACCCTTCTTAGCAATTGTAAATGAATTAAGATCAAACTTCTTTGATACTGGCTGAATCTTTTCTGTAATAAGATTCTTGAGGAGTACAAGACGATCTTCCTCATCATTCTCCGGTACTTCAACAGATGACTCATCATCTTCGTCATCATCTGGAGTATCAATTGCCATATAAGATCTGGTAATACGCCTTACAGTATCAGCTGCAGACTTTCTCTTTGGCTGCTGAGGCTTAGCCTCTTCCTTCTTTACTTCGTGGATCGGCATTGGCTTAATCTCTTCTACGATCTCTACCTCTTCTACAGCATCTGGAATAGAGTCTTCTGTAATCTTCTCAGCATGTTCAATTTCTACGTGCTGCTCTTTTACTGGCTCCGGTACAAGTTCTACTTCATCTTCAATGATATCATCCTCTTCTTCAGGAACTTCATCCACAAGATCATCAAGAACTTCTTCTGTTACTTCTGTAAAGTTTCTATTATCTTCCATTTTTTCTTCCTCTTTGGTTTCTTTTACTAAATTCACTGAACGATATGCCGTTGGCTGAATAATTGTTGTTTCCTTGTCAGTATACTCTTCAGTAGTTTCTTCTTCATCTTCAGTAGATACAGGAGCTCCACTACCATCCGGATTAGCTGATTCTACAGCAGCATCATATGTCTCCATATCACGTTCATATTCTTTAAGCATTCTCTGCTTATATTCATCAAACATTCCGCCTGGTTTGAAAATCTCAGACTCAATAGATTCTTTGATATTTTCATTATAAGCATTACGATCCATATCTCCTCTCAAACCGGATGGTATAGAAGAGAAATCTGCTGCAACAGGTTTCTGTGGATGTCTAGAAATTTCATTAATCTTAGATGGTCCCTGCTGTATTGTAGCAGATGGACGATGCTGTGGCTGATCGGAAACTTTTGCTTTTGTAATATTCATTCCGCCAACGCTAATAGTAGGTTCTGTTGTTTCCTCTTCTACATCAGTTGATATACTAGGGACAAAACCTTTCTTAGTTTTAATATCATTAATATTCGGCATTAATTATAGATTCTCCTTTCTTTTTTAATAGAATTGAGATGCTTTTACTGATTCTAATGTAATCGGAATCGGAGCTTGTGATGAGTCGTACATATAGACAGTATCATTAATCTCAATCTTTATATTGCATAAATGATCATCAGTTACTTCAATTGATACTTCACTAGCAGGAAAACAAGGTAAGAATGTAGATATTTGCTCCTGTACTCTTTCCTTTAATTCATCCAATCTTCCCATCGCATAACGATAGTTCTGAATTCCTACTCCCATGTCTGGGTGTAGTGGATCTGATCCTGGTTCAAGAAGTATCAAACGCATCAGCAACATAGCTATTGCGTTTTCGTTTTCTAATACAACCGGTTCTTTAAAGGCGTTGATCGTAAAAATACGTTCTTTTTCTTTAATAGCCATTCCTAAAACCTCCTAGAAATTATATATTAGTTTTTCTTGTAATATTTTACATAAATGTGATAATTTGTAATAATCTGCATTTTGTGTCATATACTATATCATTGTGTAACCTAGATGTAGTTTAATAGGTAAAACGTTGGCCTTCGGGCCAAAGATGCGGGTTCGAATCCTGTCATCTTTTTCATTTTTTATGTCCTCGAACACTTAAATAATATTAAGGAGGTACCCAATATGTCAAAGAAATCTTATCTTTGTCCATATTGTAATAAGCGATTTCATCGTGATGCAATGATTGGACATATTGATCGAATGCATGAGGAGCAATTACCAAAAGGATTTACTCCATTACAAATGACATTCCACATTGCAAATAATCGTCCTGTTGATTATAGAAGAAAGTGTCGTGTTTGTGGAAAACCTACAGAGTGGGACGAAAATAAAGGACGTTATAATTTTTTGTGTTCAAATCCAAGATGTAAAGATCTTTGGGTTAAAAATATGAAGAATAATATGGGTGATAAGTTTGGAGCTTATCGTCCAACTGCTACTCCAGAAGGATTAAAGAAAATGTTGGCTAGTCGGAAAATATCTGGCAAGTATAAATGGTCAGATGGCGTTATTTTTGACTATACTGGTTCTTATGAATTGGCTACATTAAAATTCTTTGATAAGGTATTAAACGTTAAGTCAGAAGATATCGAATGTCCTGGACCTGTTATTAATTATAACTTCAAAGGACAGAATCATCTTTATATTACAGATTTATATTATAGACCATATAATTTAGTCATTGAAGTAAAAGATGGTGGAGATAATCCTAGAGGTGGTGCAAATATTGCTTTGACTAGAGAAAAGCAGATGGCAAAGGAGCAGCATATTATTAAGAATACTGACTTTAATTATCTGAGATTAACAGATAAAGATTTTTCTCAAGTATTATCAGTATTTGCTGATCTAAAGCTCCATCTTGTAGAGAATGATAAATCCAGAACAATTCACGTTAATGAAAACAGTGCAATTGCTGGTATTACACCTATGGTAGGATTTCGATCAGGAGATGCAGTTATTGTAAACTATTTAAAGCATAATACCTTTGTAGATGAAAAAGATTATGCTATTTGTGATTCTCCTAAGTTTGATACTGTATTTGCTCGTAATGAGAATGGTATATTGGAGCAGTTTGATGCTACATTCTTTGAGAATTGTGACTATACTCCATATATTATCCGTAATGGTAAGTATATTTGTGAAGATGCTTTATCAGAGAATCTGAATAAAAAGATTCCAGAGAAGTTTTTATATGAGGTGATGTTTGGACATCCTTGTCTTACAGATGATCAGATTATGTTTGAATCATCTGCTGAAGAGTATAAGGATTTCTACCAAGAGATTTCTGATATAGAGCATCAGATTGATTCGTATATTGGCTATTACCCTGAACCGATAAAAGAAGGTTTTCTTTTTTCTGAAAAAGATTTAGCATATAACTATGATGAATTTAGAAAAGGAAAAGTTAATATCTTATTTATTACAGGTCATTCTGGAGCAGGTAAATCTACAATAGCAAGGAGATTATCCGATGTTGCTAAGGCTGATTATGTAGATCTTGATGATATTATTAGTCCTGAACTGTTTTCTGATGAAGGGTTAAAGGATTATGGTCAAGTTGTATACGACTTCTTTACTAAAGATAAGACTGGTATTAAATATCGTTATGGTAATTTAGATAGTATCAAATCTGGTTCAGAGCAATATGATTACTTATTAGATTTAGCTAGTGCTTTTATACGATTTGCTATTAAATCTGGTAAGAGATTAATCATTGAAGGTATTGAATTATTTGTCTTATTAGATGCTAGTAAATTAACCTATGATGAGTTATTGAACTACGGTGTTATTGTTATGGGTACTAGTGGTATAAAGTCTTCAAAACGAGCAGTTGATCGAGACAATCAATCCATCAAAGTATCCATTAAAACCAGATTAGCTCAGATAATAAAGCGTATACATTTTGCAATACAAGCAGAATTTAGCCTTAAGAAATTAAGAAAGGTATTATCAGAAGAAACTTTTATGGATTTCGATAAAGAATTTTTAACAGAGAAAGCCGTTGCTGGGTATGACTATACAGAGGCAATTAAACGTCGTTGGGGCATTTATGCAGACGACGAATCTTATAATTGCTGTGTACTGGTAAAAGGGTATCAGAAACCAATGCGTGGTAGAAGCTCTTTAATTGTATTGAAAGAAAAGAACGGTAAGTATTATGTATACTTACGTCATAATACAATTGATCATGAATATAATGCACCGGGTGGTGGATGGAATCTTAATGAAGATCCAAAGGATGCTGCTATTAGAGAAACTCAAGAAGAGGCTCATATTAATACAAAAGAAGTAATGCATTGTGGATGTCGCATTGAGTATTATGATAAAGTTCACGATTGGGTAAAGACTCATGTAAAGAAGAAAGATTGGTGGTATGGTTACTATACAGAAATCTATGTAGGTATGTATGATGGTAAGTATACTGGTGAAGTAGATGCTCGAGATAGAGATCCGATTGAGCTTACTGCTAAATTCTACCAAGTTGATCAATTGGATTTAAATGATTTATATCCTGAGTATAAAGCAGCAATTGATCAGTATATTAAATACCATACAGCACATCTGATCTAAAGAGAGGAGACGTTTAATGACAGCAGATTATGTATTAGATCTCTCAGATAATCTCGAAGATCTAGAACAAGATATGAGTAACTGGATGCAGTTGCCATATGATATGAGAAAACGTTCAAACGATGCTTGTATTATGAAATATGGTTGCACGAATGAGCAGTTATATAATATGATTAAAGCACGTTTGATGAATATTGATATGAATGAGTATGATCCAGAGAATAAGATTTCTATGGAACAAGCTCTTATTCATGAGAAAGCTTTATTATCTGAATCTAGCAAGGAAGAGAAACCAATTGTAGAATTCGATGAATTGGGATATCGGCTAATGGAGAATGAATGGCTCCATGATCATGATATGAAGATCTATGATCTAACAGAAGATACCCTTACAGATGATTTTGAATTGGATTCATTAAATGAAGCTGATTTATTCCCTGGTTCTGCAAAGCCTATTTATATTGTATTGTCTTATACAAGTACCATCGTTGGTAGATTGATTACATCTGTAAAGAAGTGTACATATTCTCATGCTTGTATCTCTATGGATCATAAGCTGCATAATATGTATAGCTTCAATCTTCGTACTAATAAAGGAGTTAATGGTATATCAGTAGAAGATATTAAGGATTATCCACAAGGTCCTAACTCCAAATTATTAGTTATGGCAATCTTTGTTACAGATGACGTAAAGAAGAAGATTGAGAGTAACTTAAAATGGTTTACAGATAATAAGAACAAAACAAAGTATGATATATCTGATTTCGTATATATTCTTTTTAATAAAAAGAAAGAAACAGGTACAAACAATAACTTTGGTATGGTATGTAGTCAGTTTGTAGACTATACTCTGAAGATGGCAAATATCAATATTACGGATAAACCATCTAATTTAGTAACACCAGAAGACTTCAATACTATTCGTTCTAAGAATCAAGATATGTATGCTGTATATGAAGGTCCTCTTAATCAATATAATGAAAAGAAGACATACTTCAAAGTATATCGTCTAAGTCAGAAGATCAATACAACTAATAAATTTACCGTTGGTATGAATAATATCATATCTAAGATTACAGAATCTATGGTATTGGACGAAGTTGGTGTTAAAGTTATTGATAAAGATGGTGATTATCATTATGCAACGAATAAGAAGCACCTTAAAGGATACACATCAGATGGACAAATCAATGTCAATTTGAAGAAGATTCAGATGGGTGATAAAGTACATGAAATGGATGATGACTTAGTTGTTATTAATGACTTTATATCCGATGATCGTCCAGATTATAGTATGGGAGAATTAGAAGATCTTTATAATATTTATGTAACCGCTACAATGGATCATAAGAAAAGATCTGATGCATACTCTATTCAAATCTGGGGAGCTCCTGTTCCTACGATGTACCAGCGAATGAAAGAGAAGTTAAAAGCATTTGCTGATAATGAAGAAATAGAGAAGAGTGTTGATGATGGTAATTTCAAATTTACGCCATCTAAGACAGATCAAGAATTGATTGCTTATAAAGAATCTATAACAGAAACAGCACAAGATAATCTTGAGTCTATGATTCGTAAATTGGATTGTATTATCCCTTCAAAAGAGCGTTCTTTATATGAGCAATATGTATTGGAATCCTTTGGTCAAACTATTAAAGTAAACGGTCATTCTTATCGTCAGGATATGCCTGGTGTTACTCCATTTCTTACTTATACAGAGTACCTTCATAATCCTAGAGTACATGATGAACGTAAGTTGATGAATATCGATCCGTTTACTTATGTATTTAATTACAAAGATTCTAAGACATCTCTTCAGCATTATTATGATAATAATGAAGTGGATAAGATTGAAGATGCTCGTTGGAATAAGTATATTCGGCCAGATGAGAAATCAATTGAATATGCGAAAGAGAAACAAGCAAAGTGGATGGATGAGCATTATAGTTTTGATATCTATAATATCGAGAATTTTACTTCTAGATTAGAACCTACATCAACAATTAATGAATCCATGGATATTGTTGAGAATGGTAAACGATTAGTTCCTGTCTACATTATCATGGGATTCAATAAGAAGTATTCTGTTGTAGATTTCTTCGGTAAGACTCATAAATATAAGATACCAAACTATAATCATGTAGGAATCTCTTCTACTCCTAATTTTACAACGGTTTACACATTCTCTCACAAGATGAATAGTAATATAGCGGATCGTTTGGAGAAGGAGAATTTCAATCATGATTACGATAAGTATCAGACGATTCAAGTTATTACATTCTTTGTATCTTCAGATGTAAAGAAGAGAATAATGGATAGCTTAGAAAATTATCTTAAAGCACAAGATAACACTGCAGGGGATTTTGATACTATCATGAATATTGTCACAAATCCACCTAAGGTTGTTCATAAAGATCCTCACGTATTATTTGGATACTTTATTGATTCTATTTTTAGAATTGCTGATATTTATGATCAGACTGGTAGTTATTTCGATAAGCATAAAACTTCAGAGAATGCAAAGCTCTATATTATGTATACTGGTGAGGTTCGTCGTTATAAACCTGGAAAGGTTATGAAAGCAATTGAAGAATTAAAGAAGAATGAAAACTTCAAAGATTACAACTTCTTACCTGGAAGTATTACTGACCATCAGTTTGATTATTATGATTTTGAGACATATCGTATTAAGTTCGAAAATACGAATGTCCAGAATATAATAAATGAGATTAGAGAATACTTAACTCCAGTAGCGTTCTTTGAAGAGACATTACCATATCAATCTTATGATGAATATCTGAATCGATATAATGAGATTATCACAATACTAAATCAGTATAATGATAATGATGAAGAAGGAATTAAACGTGCATTATCTGATTTAAGAGATCTTATTTCACTCTTAGAGAAAGAAATAAAGAAAATGCAGAAGGATCATCCTGAGTATGAACGATTTACTATTCTTTTATCTGATGCAAAAATGAATTGTGAAGAGTATACAAAAGTAGTAAAGAAATTAGATTCCGATTATAGTGATCACAATTCACTAAAGGAATCTGTTGATCATACAATATACAAATACTCTTTCAGAAGAACCGAGTAAATTTATTTTTGGTCATATATTATAAATAGGTAGTAGATAAAAGTTCTAGGGAGGAGATTACACTATGAGATCAGGAAATTCGTTTAATTGTCCATGTTATGGGTGTGTTGCACCGACACGACATCCATACTGTAAACAGGATGGGACTTGTCCACATCAAGAAGAATACAAAGCGTATGAAGAAAGGCGAGAAGAGTATCGACAGACTGTTCGAAAGTTGAGACAAGAACAAGATGGCTTGCTATTTCGCAATATAAAGCATGTAAAAGCACCTATAAAGGCTCTTACAACTCATAAGTATAGAAACAGATAATATTATTAATTACTCTAGGGATTATTTATTTTTCCCTAGAGTTTTTATAAGGGAACCATTTGAAATAGAAAAGGATAGGAGTAAAGAAAAATGAGCTGGCAAACGGCAAGTGTACTTAGTTGGTCATTAGCATCTATAGCTGAATTAGTGGTTATTTTTGCACTAATTTATCTCTGTAAGAAGGATAAATTGAAGGATAAAATACATGGAATGGTGGCAGTATTATTATCTTTGGCTACTTTTATAGCATATATACTGATTATCCCATTTTCGCTCATACTATTACCAATATACTATTAAATTATAATAGAAGAAACTTATTAATAATCTTATAAAGAAAGGATGATTATTATTTATGGAATTAGGTAATAAGAAATTACCAGAGCATTACATGGATCGTTATATAGGATACAAATTCTTCAAAGAAAATGAAGATCATTCATTTGATATCGTAAGAGTGATTCGTGCAACTTCAGATAACAAAGTAATACTGGTACATGATAACAATACACATCCAACAACAGAAGATTATACATATCTTAAAGAATATACACCATTAGATCCATATGGTGTAATGTCATTTAATATTGTAGGTATTTATTCATCTTATGATAAGCCAGATGGAACTACTGGTAGAGAATTATGTAAAGATGTCGTTATTATGGTATATTCAAAACTTGATATTACATTGGGATTGAATCTGCCTAGAATTATCTGCAGACAGTCTGTTAATGATTTCTTTGCTGATATATTGTATCAAGATCCTAGCAAGAACCATATGGCTGGTATTTGTTGTAGTTCTAAGACATGTCCTGAGAATTTTAATATGATGCAATTAGCTGCTTGTGATACATTACTCAAAGCTAATACAGTAAACTTCTACAAGGACGATAACATTGATACAATATTATCATGTGTATCGGATTTGGATGCTATGGATAATGTACTATTAAAGTTATTCAATGCTCATGCTAGAGCATCCGCTAATCCAAATGTAAAAGGTATGAAGAATCATCTTGGTTGGTGTCGTACAGTTAAGGATCTATTAGAGAATAATAACTTTATGGCAGATTTCAATGAGATGATGGATATCACTGGTGTTGACTTTGATCTTACCAACTATTTAGATAAATCCGATACAGGTGTTGACAAATTAGCATACCCTGCATTGTTATTCTTAAATTCTGTACACAGAGTTAATGCAGTAGATTCCCGTGTAATTAAATTTGATTATTCAATTGACATGGGTAAGTTTGCTAATGATAACTATGTTTTCTGGAGAGATAATACAGATACAATCTATCTGATTGTATATTTAACTCAGGGTAAATTCCTTGAGGATGAGTTGAACGAAAAGATTAATCAACTTAGTATTACAGATAAACTTCAGTTATCATATTATAATAAATATGGTAAAAACGCAAAGTAAAAATATTTTTAGTCATATATTATAATTAGGATATAAGAATAAGACACTGTTTGAAATATTGCAACAATAACCCAGATAATATAAATAATTAAACAATATGTACTCATTCAACTAAAAGTAATCTAGGAAGTGTTATTGTTGATTTATATGGATACTAGTCTATTATTCTTTTATCATAGATACTATTTAATTTATTTTATTTAAGGAGGCCTAATTATGGCAGAGAAGTTTAATGGAGCAGGAGCTGCAGCTGAAGAGGTTACAAAAGAGGAAGAGTTCAAGATTGAAATCTTGGATCATGAAGATTTCACTCCAATCAGCGATGTAAAGTATCTTAGCAGTACAGATTTCTGCAAGTCTGCATCAGCTCTCTTTAAGTCTGTATTTGCAGATTTCGAAGGTTGTGAGCTCAAGCCAGTTCAGGGTACAAACAATATTATGCTTGCCCTGTACTTCAATCACAAGGACTATTCTGGTTCCGATATGCCAGTAGCTCTTAGTAAGGATGCAAACACAAGTAACTCTACAAATGAGACTCTTAGAAGTTTCAGAAATTTCCAGTCTCGTATCAACAATGGAGATCGTTACTATCTTACACCGGAAGCAAAGTCCTCTCTTGGAGATCTGTTAATGAATATCAACGTTGTTAGAAATAAGAACAACAATGGTATTAACTGGGCTAAGGTTTCAACAGAGACAGCTGAACAGGCTAATACTTGGTCATTCAGCCCAATGATGATTCAGTACACAGTAGTGAATTACATTGACCCAGCTAAGGTTGCAGGCCTTATCTATGGTAAGGAAGAAGATGAGAACAATAAGCCTAAGTGGGAGTACATGTTCAACATCATGCATTCTCTTCCAACCATCGATATTCAGCAGAGTAATAATCCAGCAAACTGGATGCTTCAGATTACTCGTGTAAGTGTTGAGGAGACATTCAAGCTTGCAGCTATGTATGGACTTTCTGTAAGAAATGGATTACATATCGTACGATAAGTAATTCTATCTTATAGATCTAGTTTACAATACTTAAGGGGACATGGTGTAATATCCATGTCCTTTCTTAAGTATTATTTTTTTATTCAGGAGGCTAACATGGGAAATACTTCTAATTTTGGAGATCGTTCTCCAGTAACACCAAAGCAGTACGGCGATATCAATGCAATCTTTGATGAGAGAGGATCTCAGTTTCTTGCACTAAGAAAAATTCATTGGTGTAAGGAGGGATCAGAATCTTCTGAAGATCAGGCTCGTTTAGAGTTACGCAAATGGATGGTAACTCCTGATGGAGAAGAGAGAGCTAATAAAGGATTCTCATTCTTAACAGACGAAGGTCCTCATGAATTAGCAAAAGTATTAGTTCATGAAGGATTTGGTCATACAAAAGATCTATTAAGAGAACTTCGTACTCGTAATGATTTTGCTGAATCCGTTCAGACAATCAACGAAGATGAAGATCTTTCTGATGGAGAATACTTTGATATGAGAGAATTAATGGATAGTACTATTGATGATGTTGAGGATGAGGCTGATGCTTCATAGTGTTACTGTTGAGGAAATACTAACTCGATACTATGTAAGGTATGAACGATTAGATCAATTAATTCCATATGCGTTTGAAGGATCAAAATCAAATGAATTGGATTTATATATTGATTTATATGGATTGTATCATACTTTATATTCTAGATCATATGCTACGGTGATTAATGACTATACAGCATTTACATCGTTCTTGATCAACATGTGTGCTCATTATCGATCTTATTTTAAATATCAAGGAGTATATACTCATATATACTTGATATCTTCTTTTAATATACCAGATGAGACTAGAGTCAATCTCCCTGAGTATAATAAAGATATGATTGATAAATTGAGTAATAAACAGGTATCTGATATGATGAATCTCAATCTAGAGATTTTAGATTTATTGGTACCATATCTGCCAAATATTTATTTTGTAAAGACAAAGTATGAATCATCTGTTGCAATGTATCATTTAATGCAAACGAGAAAAGATGCTGTCAGTGCGAGAAGAAAATCTATACCATCTCTCATTATATCCACAGATGAGTATCCGATTCAACTTTGTTCTTTGGTAGATGATGTTGCATTCCTGTGGCCAAGAAAATATCGTGGTGAAGACATTAGTGTCATATGTCCTCCTAGAGGGCATTCTCAGCACCGAAATGACTTTTGGAGTGTAATTACACGTAAAAACTCAAATTCCGTCTCATTTGAAAAGGTAGGTACGCTCAGCACCTCAAATCTCGCACTCGTAGAAGCTCTTAATAAGTTTTCTGCACGCGATTTAAAAGTTATATACAATATAACGACTACTTCAAAGATGATTCGTGAATTAAATGGAGTTGATATTGAGTTAGTTCCAGATATTGTATTTAAAGCGTATAGTAAAATACCAGAAGATCGATATTCTATTATACAAAAACGTTACAATGCACTGTCCATTCCATATCAGTATATTTTCTATTCAGAAAGTACAGAACCAAAAATATTGAAATTGGATAATCTAGAAGATCCAGATGCAATTCATATGATCAATGATCAATACTTTAGAGATAATCCAATTGATGTATTTAGACTTTAATTAGTGTAGTGGGGCGAATAATGCTCCGCTACATTTATTTTTTTGTTAGCTTACAGGAAATTATTAATCCAATTCATAATCATATAATCAAATAAAATCCGTTTGAATCATATATTATAAATATATACAGAAACAGAAACATAATCATACAAATAAAGTTGAGGAGGCAAACATGAAACAATCACCTAGAAGTCCATTTGTATTTACAGATTATGATAAGATTAGTGATACATTACTGTGGATGAATACAGCAAAATTAGAATTCTTTGTCAAGTTATCTCGCAAAGATAAATTAGGTAATGTAAGATCTTATCATAGTGAGTATGGATATTATAGTGAATCTTTAGGTAAGAAAGCTTATAATATCTATAGAGATTATAGTATGGGATATGTAATCAATTGTGGAAGTTATGAGCATAATGTAACATTGAGAACTAATGATATTATGATGCTACAATTGGTTTTAAAGAATGCAATACTTCCGTGGTTTAATGGTCCTAGTTCTATTTTTGGAGTAAATAAGAGTAATAAGTTATGTATAAAAGGAAAATATCAACCAGTACATTTCCCAATATCACAAAATGAATATATTGAATTTACTCCAATTGTAATGGAATTTGAAAATGGAGATGCAGTTCCTGGTATACGATTTGAAGTCAATACACCAGATAATTTCTTTGATATCACAGTAGATAATTTCTTAAGTTTTGCATATATTATCACACATAGCGATATGGTAAATATGGCTATGAGTATGCTAAATTATGTAAAGACAAAACCATATAACGTTGGATTATATGATAAAACAGATGATGGTAAAAACAAGGGTTTCTTTAATAACTAAACATTTCTATAATTACTCGAGAATATTATAAGGAGGATTATATTTATGCGTAGTCAATTACCACAGTATTTACAGGACTTAAAGAATAAACCATTACCAGAATCTGAGAAGGATCTTAAGAGAGAAATTAAGGAATGTAATAAAAAGATCTCTGAAGAAGGTTTAGAGTTGAATGAAGTTGAAGTCCAGCTTTACTATGATCGTATTTCTCATTGTGAGACTAAGCTTGCTGAGTTAGCTAAGAATAAGATCAAGGTTACACCAGTTCTTGGAACTACTACAATTGCTGAGTCAAGGAAGAATCGTAAGTCTAGTACTTCATATATGAGTGATAGTTCATTCAGAATATTCTAGATAATAATAAGAGTGGAGAGCCATAACGGTTCCCCACTTTTTTAATGTCTTAATATTCCTTCGTGGTCTTATCATTGATTACGATCAATTTATAAGTTTCATTCAGGTTTACATTTTTTGCAATACCATGCTTCATATCCAGTGTTGTATCTTCCATGAACATCTGATCATGAGCCTGAGCACCCGGAATAGGCTGCATTGTTTTGATATTCATAATCTGGAACCATTTAGCACCAGTTGATGCATCGAATACAACACACTCCTGAATATCTGGATTGCGCTCATACATCATATTCATCATGTTTGTTGGCATATTAGCCATGTAGTTAGCGTAATTCTGATCCATAGATGGAGCATTAGGATCATCAGCACGAACAATATTTGGTGTAGATGTAGGCTGTGTAACCTGCATTGGATTTGTTTGTCCAATAGCTGTAGGATTCTGCATAATATTACGATAAAGATCCATAACAATCTTTTCATCGTGTGCACTATTACCTTCAGCTTCCTTACGATCTTTTGCTCTCTTGTAATCCATATCATTTGATTTGGTAATACAGTTATTGAGTTCTTTGATCGCACCTATCTTAGCTTGTAAAAGATCAGATAAGTTACCTGTTAATCCAACCATAACATTATACTTGGACTTCATTGTTCTGGAAGAACGTACATTATCCAATTCTGTCTTAATTTCATTAGCTACCATGTCAATCTGACCCATAGCTCCTTTGAGCATATTGGCAGTTTCGGAATAAGTATTAATTGTAGAAGTTTCTTCTACTGTACCTTCTGCACGGATAATATTAGAAGATTCCTCCTTCTTTCTAGGAGTTCTCTTCTTACGTTCTGTTTTTACCACTGGTTTAGTTTCATCGATGTTGATCGTCATTTTCTTCTTATCAGAAATACTATCATCTTCAGATGTAAAATGGAAACCACCTACTTCAATTGAAATCTCTGGTTCTTGATATTGTGGTTGAACTTGAGGCTGTGGTGCTGGCTGTGGTTGAGGTGCTACTTGTTGTTGTGGATATGCTTGTCGATTTGCACTGTATCCATTTGGTACCATAGGACTATTTGCATAGTCAAAACCCATAGGCATAATTGTTTCCTCCTTTCAATATAGGGAAATTATTAATATGTAACGCTTTTACAATTCTATTATGAAATTCACATTCAGTTAAACGATAATTTATATAGAGGAGTAATCTACTATGTTAGAGAAGTTATTTAAGAAGGTTCCAATCGGATCTGATATTACTCTTATGAACGTCCAGTATCAGCGACGTAGAAAAGATGAAGAAACAGAACGTTGGTTACCGGATTTCATTGCTATTACGTATAAAGATAATACGAATGGTAAAAAAGATCATGTTATTATTAAGAATCCAAAATACACATTTGCTGTAGTTAAACCAGCTGTTTGGGAAAAATGGGTAGCTCTGGCAAAGAAACGTGGTACTAGAATTCATTCTAGATTATTTGTAACGAAAGATAAAATAGATTTTATAGAAGTACCATATCATGATCTGGAAAAAACAATGGCTCAATTAGCTGGTTGGGAAGATGAATATAAAGAAGTAAAAATGTCTTATGATAGGACATTAATGAATCAGTTCAAAAAGAAATTATATTCATGCCCAATGTTTTTAAATTCTGATCAATCAATTGAAGATCATTATCGATTTGAATTTAATAAATTCTATGGAGCTGAGGTTAAAGGAAAGTTATCTAAGTCCTTTTATGATATAGAGGTAGATAATAAGTATCTTTTATCATCAGAATTTCCTGAGCCAGAATTAGCAGAATGTCCTGTTAATGCAATATCATTTTTGGATGAGCTACATAATAAGGTATATACGTTCTTATTACGAGATACAAATAATCCTAAGATTGACCCATTGATTACAAAGTATCAACAGGGTATATTTAATCGAGATTATATTTACAATTTCGTTACACAAGCCGTTGGTGGTTGGAAACAGATGGAACGAAATGGATTAAAAGATATTGATTTCGAATTATATTGGTTCGATGAAGAGATTAATCTATTAAAATCGTTCTTCGCTACAGTAATAAAATTAGATCCTGATTTTATTGTTGGTTGGAACGGAAGCGCATTCGATTTTAATTACTTAACACATCGAATTCGTAACTTAGGATATGATCCTAGAGATATCATCTGTGATCCTAATTGGGAAACGCAATTTGTTGATCATTATGTAGATACAAGAAATATCAATGATTATGCAGAGCGTGGTGATTATACAAAGATATCATCTAATACAGTATGGTTAGATCAAATGATTCAGTTCTGTTCTAGAAGAAAATCTCAGATGGGTCACTTTACATCATTTAAATTAGACGATATTGCTTGGGGTACTGCAAAGGTGCATAAGTTAGACTATTCTGATATTACAACAGATATTGCAGAATTACCATATCTTGATTATGAAACTTTTGTTTTATATAATATCATGGATGTCATTAACCAGAAATGTATTGAATATCATACTGGTGATATTGATTATATATTTACAAAGTGTTTGACGAATTGTGTTAATTATGCAAAAGGTCATAGACAAACAGTGTATTTGATTGATCGATTCACAAAAGAATGGGATGCAATGGGTTTAGTTATTGGTAATAATATCAATCGTTGGAATAAGAAGCCAGAGAAATATCAGGGTGCTCTTGTAGAGAATCCATTAACTGTATCTGATTATTCCAAGAAAAAGATTAATAAAGAGATTGCTATCATGGTAATTGATAATTCGATTGATAATGATTTCAAATCTCTATATCCTTCTATTGATATTGAGAATAATATTGCACCTCATACACAGTATGGTAGAATTGATATCTGTAATTATTGGAAAGCTCAGTATACAGATCCTATGTTGAATGATACATATACAGTCTATGTAAAGGATCCAGGTGTTGCTTATGAGTATCCAATGACAGAGGTTGATAAGAAACGAGTTCCTAAGAAGGTAGAACTATATCTTGATAAGAACTTTACTCAACCATTGTATACTGATCCTGAAACCGGTGATGTTGTTCCGGTACCATATGATGAAAAACAGTTCAAGACATTAGAGTATGAGAAGTTTTATCCTGAAGAAAATCCATACGGTAATGATAAATATTCTAGAGGAGGAGATTTCGCAGAAGATCTCGTAACGGATAATTATATTACATTTACACATCGTTGGTTCAAGTTAGCAACGTTTATGGAATTCTTAGAAGATTTCTTCGAATATCAAACAAAGTATCTTAGAAGTTTCTCTCGTGATGGCAAACATTATGATAGATTCTATTATGATGAAGAACAAGATCGTGTATTTGAGATTCCATTCAGAGATATCAGTACAACTCATGTTATTAGCCCATTTAAGAAAGTAGATGGAGCTAGCAAACCATTATTCAAATATAAAGATAGAAAACATAGTGAGGTAAACTTAGATGAATACAATCCAGCAAGATTTAATGGAGTATTTAGTGACGATAATTAAATCTATGCTCAGAAGTACCTATTACTTTGAGGCTGCTATTTTTAATGGTAGCCTTATTGTAATTTCTGATCATACCATTATGTATACGATTGATTTACATGAATCAATTGATCCAAACATTAAGTATGCATTCTATGGTACTATCAATAATATCGAAACGGTTAACAATCAAGCAATATATCAAAACGTAATGCAAAAGTTTCAAGAGATTATGATCTTGAATCAATATAACGTTATATATGAGAATGAAAATCTCAGAGATGACGAAAAGTTTGAAGCATTACTTGGTAGAAAAGCAGATGCAGGTGCAGGATTCTATTTTATGCACGCTGAGAATTGTACTCCTTTTATACCAGTATTTGCTGGCTTTCCTGTATTATCTGCTCAAGATACAGCAGGTATCGAATTACATGATATAGGTAACCATGTTATATTAGTTCATATGAAGATATATAAAAAGAAATTAAAAGCATACTATGATATGTTTTATAAAATCATCGATGTTAATCGTCCATTATATGAAAAACCATAGGGGGTAGTTATGATTCGATTAGTAAACGAAAAAAAGGCTTTTGCTAATAATAAACAACATCTTTTATCTTCTACGCATTATCCTAAACAGGATACTCGTTATGTAGGAAAGTATACAACCATTCGATTCAAGGATCAAAGAATTCATAATTCCGTCTACGATCGTTTTATCGTACCATGTGATTATAAACCATATGGTTTTGATGAAGATAAAGAGTTATTTGTAAAACACAGCATTTTCTTCGAAGTAATGCGTTTTGATATGGAAGAACCATTTCGAGCTATATTAATGGATGATGATGGTAGAATCATTGTAACAACAACAGAATTACTGAAGTCGTTGTTATATATTGATCTACCATTCTGTGATAGTAATAAAAGCCGTGCGAATATCTTAGACTTAGAATATGTAGAGTTTAGTGATAGACTATCTCCAACTGAAGATAATAAACAAGCTTTCTTTGATTCTTATATGAAAGAGACAATTCATCAATATCCAATACAGAATATGGAAGAATTCGGTAAGGAAGCATATATCGAATATCCTACAGAAATGACATTGGATAAAAAAGATACATACTCTTATAAGAATGATTATACGTTTACAGAGGAAATGAAGGAGAATCTTCATAAAGGAGATATTGTTACGAAGACATATCCAGATGAAATTCTCCAGAGTTATCCAACTTATTATAATCCTTATAGTAAGTCACAGACAAATGATATTCACCGATCTACCGAAAGAGGTACTATTATCCGTTCTGATATTAACGAAGCTGAGGGCTATGTAGTCGTTGCTGTAACTGACGGAGATACATATAAATTTATATGTCAGGATGAAGCTAGGATCTTCTATAATACGGAGAAATAATTAACCAGAAAACAATAAAGAAAGGAAACATTAAAAATGCCTAGAAAATTTGAGAAAGTATCAGGACAGGTAATAGGAGAATGAGTGATAAAAATGTTAATCAGAAACAAGAAACAAGGCTGAGTAATGACCAATTGTGGGATAAAGCAGCCACAAGTGAACCAATTACAAGAGCAGATTTAGGTCTGATGACGACAGATACTTACGGAGGCTTACAAAATTTGAACGAAGGTTTCAATGTGTTCTTCGTGAGAAATATAATAAAAACAATAAAGAAAGGAAACAAAAACACATGAATATTATTGTAGAAAACACAGATTTTAACAACGAAGATATTACTGATGTACTTAATGTAAGTCACGTTGCATTTAACGGTGTAACTATTGATGAAGATAATTGCAGGGTATTTGTTAACTTCGATGCAGTTGTATATACTAATGATAGAATGATAAATGGTGATGATAGTGAAAAATTCTTAGCATTATCTTTCCCATTAGAGTATAATGATGAAGATCTTGGTAATACTGATCCAGAAGACTTCTTTTTTAAGTTTAAGAGTATTGAGTCTAGAGGATTAATCTATACCAATATTGATAATCGTTTAGCAATCTCTTGTTTTAGAAGATCTGAGCTAGATTTTGACAATGATATTTGTAATGACTTCTATATTTATGCTGCAGATATTGTTGAAGCAATTGTTAAGAAACCAGAAGATGAATATAAAGATGTATCAATCATCAATTTCCAGCTGGATGATTTTGCTAAGGTAATGGATGTATTGCACCGTCTTACATCTACTAATGTAAATGAGATCGAAGCATTTGATTTTGATGAGATTAATCATCTTGTATATATGGATAATGCAACTATTAAGAGATCTTCTGGAAGCATTCTTACAAAGATTAAAAATATATTCTGTACTGATATCGATGAGAATATAAAGAAGATTACAGCAATCATTGATAATTATCATCTTACATTCTCCGATGATGCAGAGAAACCAGATGAAGTACATGACTATTATACTGTATTACCTCTTATCATGGAGATCGATTCTGTAAATCCAGATAATTTTGATGATGGAGTACTGCTTAAGGATGAGAAGGAATTAGGAGCTGCTATATCTAAATTAGAAGATGATGTATATCTCTGCAAGGATATTGTTCCTGTAAATTATTCTATCAATGAAGCAATTCCATCAACAGATTTCTGCTTCACTTATGGAAACAGAAATGACTTAGATGATATTACATGTATTCTCGTAAGTTCAGGGCAGTATAGTACACTTTATAACTGTATCGCAGACTATGTTCGTTATGGTAAAACGAAGTCTGTAGTAGAAGATTAATATACTAACAATAAGATAAAGCCCACAAAGCTTTCATTCTTGTTAGCCTTTCTAAAACGAAATATACCCTACTAGGTGTTAAAGCCTAGTAGGAATATTTCAACAGAGTAACGTATTTATATAGAGGCAGTGCAAAGTAAAAGTAACCAAGGTAGACAAAATCACTTATACTTTACTATATTGTTAGTATTATAATATGAAAAGTCGATAAATAAGAGGTATTTTCATTGTATAAATTGATCGAGAATTCATATTATTTTTATTTTTTATCAATATAACTTTTTTATAATGATTAAATTAGCTTTCTCTATGAAGGGGGATAGTTTATAGTATGAGAAACGATATCATATACACACGAACAGAAAACCTTGAACGAATGATTAGATCAAAAAAGATTATACCATATCAAATACGACCAAATGATAAATATATTAAAGGAAAATGGTATTATAATTTTGAATTTGGAGAGATATTTAAAGTACTAGAAGTAGAATATATACATGGTGTGGTATTAGATCATGTATGTACTAAATCATTAGATAATCATTATAGTTATTTATGTACTGATTTATCTACAGAGGATTACCAAATAGCATTTGATTCCAATGAAATTTATAAACAAAATATATTCGAAGAAAAACGTACGTATACTGGAGCAGAAATTAGATACTGGTTCTTTATGAATAATATTCATGGATTCGATAAAAAGTATAGTGTATTTTGGGATTACGTTGATACATTTTCTAAACGAAGATTAAAAGATACATCTCGATATATTATTAAGTCTAAGATGGAGAATGGTATTTATACAGAAGCTAAAATTATAAAGATTCCAGAGAAGAATAAAGAATGTACAAAGAAGGATAAAAATTATATCAAATTTATGAAAGATTTGAAAGATCAGAACATGAAGAGTATGATGGAGATCAAGAAACCATAGGAGATTTAAATCTCCTATGGCTATCTTTATTATTCCTCATTTGAGGCATCAAATTTTCCTTGATCTTTTAGATCCTTAATATAGCAAATCATCTGATAGTTAGAGCGGAAATAAATTGAATAATTAAATTTATCTTCGTTAAATCTACGGATGATCATAGCACGATATACAGGATATCCAGATGCAATGGTTTCAATAAGCTTCTCATCTAACTCTTCATTTACTTTGCTATATCCATGATCAGTCATAGCTTCAACTGCTAAAGATCCCTCTTTTGTACAGTATAACATAAAGAAGCAAACCTGAGTTTTACCATCGTAAATCATATCAACTTCTTCTTTATTTTTTACATACTCTGTGATTAATTGGAGATCTTTAACGTCGGGAGTTTTAGACTCAAGGCAATTGGAAAAAGCCATTACATGAAGGTCCGTATGTTGTGCTAAGATGGATTCTAACTTTTTGCAATCAATAGTAAAGTGAATCATATCATTGATATTATCGCTACTATTATTAGAATTGCAGCTCTTTAGAATTAGATGCTTTAGTGACTTAAAGCCAATCATCTCTAGCTCCTTCCTTGATATTACAGGTATATCTAGATGGTACATTATATCCATCTAGATATATCGTTGTGAAAAGACATAGTGTTTCTTCTTTACTTAATATATCAATTAATGGTTACGATCTACAGTTATACAATATATCCTATCTCAGTATTTTAGTATTATATAATTGTTAATATTCGTCATCGTCACCCATAGGCTCATCAGACACATCCATATTCTTAGTAGCATTAAGATTAAGGTTATGCTTAGCCTGTTCGATCTGACGTTGAATCTTATCAAAATCAAGATACGTGCCTAATTGATCATGAATAAAGATTTTAATGAATTCTGGCTTCAATTCTTCATTATCAATAATCTCAAAGTCAGCAATAGATTGTGCTAGTGTCTTTGTATTATCAAATAACTGATTGAAGTTTGTCATTGTTAAGAATGCTGGTGCAGGTAAATTAACCTTAATACCAGTTTCATTCTCATTGAATTCATAATTGTAAAGCTTCTGGAATATTTCAGAGAAATGCTTCTGACAAATATATTGTCTCTTGAATACTTTACGTAAGAATTTAGAGTTACTCATTGTAAAACGAGTAGCAAAGTCTACCTGATTAATACTTTGTACAAACTCATATGGTACATCGGTATTATTAACAGCAGACTCTTCCATACGATCCATCAATTCTGATGGAGTTTCTGACTGTTGTCCAGGCATTACTTCAAATTCAATTGGAGCATCTCCAGAAGGTGATTTAGGAATAATATGATCATTATACTTACCAATGACATTGAAAATTGTATTCATATTTTCCAACTGTCTCATTCCCATATTACCCTTCTTAAGCTGAGATACAACATTCAGCATTGTACGAGCAACATTTGTTTCTACATTCTGCTTTACATAATAGATTCTCTTATCTTGAGAACGTGATACTTTATTAATAATATCTGTAAGATATAATAAAGCATACAGCATAGCAGGAACAATAGAATTCTGCAAATCAGATATACCTCTATGAGAATGCTTATCTAATGAAAAATAGAAATGATGTACATCTTCTGCAGGGATAAACGTTACATTGATAGTATTTGTTCCCATAGATGCATTGAAGTTATCATTGAATCTCAGAATAGCAAAGATCTCTTGACGTAAGTCTACATTCTGATTAATAAATCTAGAATCGATTTGATCTGATAATTCTGCTGCTATATGAGCTACAAGCATATCAGTCTGTCTATCTAGATCTTCATCTTTGATTCTAGAAGATGATGTAATACTATTAAAAGTATTACCCATAACAACCTGTCTGGATACATAGTTATTAACTACATTGAAGTAGTAATAACCAATGCAGAAATCACCAATATAGAGAGGAATGATATTCTCTCTAGGAATTTCATACATAACACAACCAGCCATATCTTTAATATGATTTGAATCATCCTTTGGTCCTTTATCACCTAAACGATTATACATACCATCATGAGATATAGCCATTGTAGAATCATAGGTTAATGTACCTCTACTCCAGTTATTATCAGTACCTTGTTCAGAATCTTCATGTAAATAAGCTTCAGATAATGACTCGTATTTACTTTTTGCATCAAAAGCACTCTTTACTTCAGAAATAGCCTCTGGAATAATATTATAAGGATCAATTCTAAGAATTACTTTACCTTCATTTTCATTTAAGGTACTCATAAATTCTTTTGACAACTTATTCTCATTATTATCATCCATAATACCTTTGAATGATTTACTCTCAAATATAGTTGTCTGGTTTCCAGAATATAACTTACTATTTTCTTGCATTGTAACTGGTGCTTGTTTACGATCCATCAGTCTCTTAAATGCTACTTTATAAGGTACTTGATATAAGAAATACTCACCATATTTCTGAGCTGTCTTATGCATATCTTCAAATAAATCCTGAATGTTATATTTGTCGATGATGCGCTTTGCTCTATGTGAGAATAGTGTAATATCTTCTTCTGATGATTTATTAGCCGTTACATTAACGAAATCCTTTGTAAAGTTATCGGAAGATAATACATTATCTTTCATGATTTCTAATGCTTGTGCTAACTTAGGAACGTATTTAAGAATTAAATCATATTGATAGTTCTCAGCCTGAATAAACTTCTCTACGTTTTCCAGATTAATACTATCAATAACAGTATTATCAGATACTAATGATTCTAATTCTTTATTTAATGAATCTGTCGATACACCATTCTTTTTATTTATTCGAGTAATAAGTGTTGATATACTTGACATATCTTGATTATTAATCGAAGATAACAAATCATCAAGATTTGTGTCGATATCTCTTGTAATACGATCCATATCATTTCGATTATCTACTCGAGTAGAATATACAGAATTGTAAATACTATCGACCGAAGAACTTAATCCATCTAGTTTCTTATTAATTCGTCGATAGGATAAATTATTATTATCGGCCATTCCAGATAACCTCCTTTTTTAGAATATAATTATTGGGATGTTGAACCAATACAAAATTAAGGACTAGGCTCATAAAGAACCTAGCCCCATAGATAAATATAATGTATCCTAAAGGATTAATTTACCATTTACCATTATTACCCTGCTTGAAGCCTTCTGGTAATTTACCATAGTTAAGCAGATTATCACCGCTTTTGCCTATATTTTCACTATTTTTATCAATAATAGAATAGTTATACTCAGCTGTATCGAATGTAACTCCACTAGCAGCGCCCTTCTTTGTACTGATTCCACTTTCACCAGCAGGCGTACGTTCATCAACTTTATAAGTACTTCCAGTGATATTCTCAAGAAGAGACTTAGCTGCCTTGTTTACAAGAACACCTGTAATTGGGAAGCAGTTAAAGGAAATATTTACTTCTCTATTTCCAATATCACCATGAGTAGAATCATACATAGACTGCTCAGCACTTACTAACTGTGCATTACACAGAAGTACAGCCTTCTCGAGACGAGTATATGTATTATCGGTAACCATATACATGAGAGTGAATACTTCATTCTCTAATGATGGTTCCAAAAGACCACTCTTAATAAGACCATGGTATGTCTTAGCTTGAGAGTTCTTGTCCTTGATACCAGTAAGATAATACTCAGTAAATTTCTCAATAAGAGAACCCTGCTTCTCATAGTAAGGCATAGATACAGAAATAGATGTATCCATTGTTACTTTATTGATATACTGAACTTCATTGATACCATCGGTAATAGTACCAGTAGCACCCTGAATATCTGGAAGTCCTGATAATCCTCTAAATTCAAACTCAAGCATATGAACGAAAGAGTCTACCATATTCTTAACAGGATCACTTTTTTCACCAATCTTCTGTAAGTATCTAGGAATACCTAATACAGACAAAAAGCTATATCCAGTTTCGAACTGATCAAACTGACCAATCTGAGTAAAATCTGTAATACCACGGAATGCCTTATACTGAGTAAGGTTTCTAGGTCTAACAACACTAGGATCGGTCAAAATTCCTGTATTTATACTTCCTGTATTTTTATTTGACATTATATATCCTCCTTTCCTTAGTTACCAGCGCTCACATCGAGATCTTGCTGTGTTGTTGATGTTACGTCCTCAGTTGGGAGTGCATACAAGTCAAATATTTCTGACTGAGCCCAGTTATTAAATCTGAATCTCAGGATACCATAGAAGATCTTCTGTGAAGCCTTAACAGCATCTGATACATATTCAAATGAAAGCTCTGCGAAATTAGACATGAAGTTAACAATTGAACCATTAACAACATTTGCGTACTCTGTGAAATCGTTTCCAGATGCAAATGTATATCTCTGACGAGGACAAACTCTACGAATCTCACGAGCTACTTCTTCGATAGCAAGAACGTTATTAACGTAACTAAGCTGAGTAAGAGCTTCCTGTGATGTGTAGAGAGTCTGAACAACACACTGATCCTCATGATAAACAGCATAGTTTACACGAAGATTCTCTAAGAGACTCTTCTGGTTTACTACTGGAGTGATACGCGGAACAAAGTTCAGAGTACCCTTAATAGCACTTGGAAGAATCATACCATTTGCAATACCAGCTGCAGGATATGCTGCTCTATTTGCAAAGTGATCAACCATAACAGCAGCAAAGTCATACATCATTGTAACTCTGATTCTCTTACCATTATCAGGATCATACATCTGATATGTAGTAAAGTAATCAGCAATAAACTTGTTATTTGTATCGAATTTATTGATAATATCAACAACTCCATCATAAGAGTTTACTTCGATTCCAAGATCACGGAAGAACATGCAGTCCTCACGGAATGTAACAAGCTTTGCAATAGCTTCCTTAACGCGCATACTATAGTTAGCGTCGAATATCGCACAAACACGATGCTCATCAAGATCAAAAATCTCATCAGTAAATGTACCATCAAAGAAATTGATCAACTGAGTATCATACTCCGCAGACTCAATCGGTTTAGAACCAAATGCACCATCTGTACCGTTGGTAAGAGGTACACCATATGCTGAATCAAGATCAATAGAATCCTCTGTTAATTCAATACCAGCCATCTTAGTTCTACGATCAGTCTTAAGGAAAATAACATCAGATCCATAAAGCTTCTTTACTGATAAGCCTGAAGCTGCTGATAATGCCTTAATGTAGTTTGTATATACATTAGGTACTTGTAAGAACTTAACCTGCTCTGTTGTGAACTCATTGAATCCATAATTAGTACCATCAAGGATAGCATTAGGATCAATAGCAGCTGTCTGAGAATCTACAACTGTAGTTCCTTCTAAGATGGATAAATTGTAGAAGAAGTTAGACAGAGTCTTTGATGAGTTATAGTCAGGTGTGAACTTAACAGTCTTGTTAGAAGTACCACGACCATTATCTACGATTACAAACATAGGGAAATCACTAGAATTTGTAATTGTAATTACACCGTTAGCATCAGGTTCTCCAGCCTCTGCTGTTCCGATAACCATCATCTGCTCAGCCTGCTCTAATACAGCACTATCTTTCTGAATACCAGCTACAGATACAGCAGTCCACTTTACAGTAGATTTAGTTGTAGTTGTATAACGAGTAGTTGCATCTGTATCTCCACTTGTATCTCTACCAAGAATCTCATTCAGAGTCTTGGCACCTTCTACAGTAGTTCCAGCAGGTACTGGTGTAGCGGTTACATTACTTGTTACAGTTGCAACAAGAATTACATTAGCTAAAGTAGCATCATCTGCTACTACACGCTTCAGCAATACCGCACCACCATTGTTGATAATATTAGTAATCTGAATAGCTGCCTGACCATGCTTTTCGAATGAAGGTGTACCATATAATCTACGATACTCATCTCCAGCAACGACGCGCATGTCTTCAGGACCTTTATCAAAGCTAGCAGCCGCTAAAAACAGCGGGGCGTTATCTGCTACGCTAGCTTCTTCAACTTGGATTGTTGAATTGTCAATCCAATTAAAACTAGTTCCAGGATACATAGACTTTCCTCCTTTAAAGATTATTATATTTACAAGACCAATTACTAAAAATTAATCTAATATTTATAGTTATGTTGAAATCTAATATCAACCAGTAACGATTCTTTCTACAGGAGAAGTAGCATCAGTGCCGTTAGAAGTCATGTTCATAGCAGCTAATAGAGAGTCATCCCAGTTCTCAGAAGTTAATGATGTATATGGTGATACAAACTTAGGAATTGTCTTAGCAGATATCTGACGATATCCATACATTGATTCTTCGATCTTCTTAGAACAACGGAATGGTATTGATGGATCATCTGGATCTCTACAGATACCTCCAATAGCTATACCAAATAACTGCATATTTAATCCATATCCTTTACCATTTAATGCCATATTATCTGGTAAATACTCTTGGAGTTTATTATATGGAATATTTGGTGGTAACTTATTTTCTACTAAAAACATGATACGGAACAACATATCAACGTTATCAATATCCTTAGGAATATTAACATCTGATATTGCTTCATCTCCATCTTTGAAGTGTAGTACTCGATAATCCATTGGTTTTAAATTATTAAGAGATAAATCCTTTACCTTCTCAATATATCCAGGTTTACACTCAATCATTGTAGGAAATTCAAATGGCCTAGCATTTGAATGTTTTCCATTCTTATCAACTGTAGCCCAATCAAATACACCTAATGCATATACAGTAGATCCAACAACCTTAGCAGTTGGATTCTTTGTATCTCCAAAATATGCTTCTGGGATATAGTATACTAATTCACCTGTACCAGAATATAATAGTTTCTCTTCCTTTTGTTTTAGAAACGGTGGAAATTTCATTATATATCTCCTTTCTATATAATATTACTTAGATGTACGATTTATAAAAGTTACAATATTTTAGATCAGTATAGATTAAAAATCTACTTTTCTTTTTTATCTAAATTCAAACATTCCTATACAGAGTAAATTATTTATATAGAGAAAGGAAGTTTTATTTATGGCTGAGTTACGTACAATTAATGAAATTATTGATAAGATTAAGAACGAGGATAATCTGTTTGTTAATATTCCTACTGATGATCCTCATCATACTCAATCAGCTTTTTATGATTTCATTAAGGAGTAACATCAAAAAGAGTCTTCTGGTAGAATATTCTACCAGAAGATTTTTATTTATTTATCAATTCGGTTTCTACAATATCTGATACTTCACAACCAAGACAATCAGATAATATAATAATCTTTTCTACAGATACTTTATTTATCTTTTCAGGGTTTTGCTCATAAGAAGCAATACTCTTTTTATTAATACCTGATAGATTTGCTAGTTCTGATTGTGTCATCCCTTTACTAGTTCGTATCTTTTTCAGTTTTGATTTATAACTATTTAAAATTGGATTATCTATCATATTAATCAATCCTTTCATACTTATTTATATTTTCAATATAACAAATGATTTTTTAATCATATATTATAATAGAGTAGTATAATGTAAAGAATTATATAGAAGAAAGGAATTATATTATGAATGAATTTAACAAGGAAAATCCGTATGGTGAACGTGAAGATGGTAAACGAGTGTTTAAACCATTACTACTGGGATATGAAGATCAATTCAAGTTCCAAATGACTCCTGCTATGATGGAAGAACATTATAGAAAAATTGATCGATATGGTAAGATAGAACATGCATATGCAACTTTTAATAGTTTATTTGAAATAGAGAGTTATCTCAAATCAATGCTTAATATATCTAATAATGAAGTTGCAATGAATATGATTGCTGATGGATGTAATTATGCTGTTGGTTTAAAAGGATTCATTAATGCTAATTTTAAAAATAATTATTTTTGGCATCCTAAAGTACATGCTAAGAATAAAGAATTTGAAAATTTAATTAGTGGGTATTATATAACTAATCAATTACCTAGAAAATGTATTTATACAATATTAGGTAAATTTGAATACTGTTATGATCACATTCCAGCAGATCATGATACAATATATGCATATCTAACTAGATATACATTTACTCCAAATTATATTCCTAATTGGGCAGATGTATTTATTATAACTCAAGATGTAGAAGGATGCTTTAAGCAATTTCCAATTATATATGCTTTAAATAGTTATAATCGATATAATACATGTACACAACAACAAGAGGTATGTTTTTATATTGATTTTATAATTGGAAACTGTAGTTATAAATGGAGTAATATTGATTTTAATAAAAGTAGAAACTATGGAACATTCTTTGCTTCTAGATTAATAACTGATCGATTACCAACTGTTAATTATAATATAAGAGAATCTTTGGAGACTCGTTGTATTATAAGAAATGATTATGCATAAAGAATATAAATGGTATAGATAAATACTTCTATACCATTTTATTTTTTCTATTGTATATTGTAATTAGTATTTTGTAATAAATTATTACAGTATATACATATTAGTAAAGTTAGGTTGTTTCGGCGGCCTAGTGATAAGCCCTCGCACCGGAGCAAAGAACGCGGAACGAAAAAAGAACGAATAAAAAATACTTAAAGAATGGAATAAATAAAAGAAACAAAAAATAAATAAAGAATAAAAAGAATAAATGAAACAGAAACAAAGAAACAATTAAAAAGAAATATAAATAATTAAATTAAATAAATATAATTAATAAAACAAAAAAATCTATAGAGACATAGAAATCTCTATAGATATATAAATAATTATATAATTAGTATTAATAATTAAATAAATATAATTAATAATATTGGATTATCCAGTAAAGAGAAAATTATTCAGAACGAGAAGTATAAAATACAGGACTAGTTGAGCGGATTTGCCGATCCGCCCTACGCTTTTTCGCCGGTTCGTCGCTATCTGAAGACCTTACAGTACTGGTAGATATAGTACTCTCATTAGTAGATACAATATTACTATCAGTATTATTAGAAGATATATCAGTACTAGATACAGTAGGTAATATATATCCATTATTCTTAATTGTAGATATACGATTAGACATTGCAGTAGATATATTATTCATATCAGGCAATTGATATTGAGTAGATTTATTCTCTATAGTAATTTCATTTTGTTCTAATACAGTAGAAGAAGATAACAATTCAGTTGTTTCTTCCATAGAGTATTTCTCAATACGATTCAATGAATCTAATTGTTCTTCATCACAAAATGGTTTATAGAATTCTACAAATAATTTATATCTACCAATTACATTATCTACAGGTATAAAGAGTTTTCCAGCATGTACTAATTGATGTGCTGTTTTAGATAGAGGAATAAGACCTACTAATAACTTATAGTGTAGCATAGTACATTCTTTAGCAAGTAATTGAAGATTTAATGGTTGGTGATAATAGCATCGTTTCTTATATACTATAGTAACGATATCATATAGAGTAAATGGATAATGATGTATTTCTATACGTATATTATAATTATCTTTAGAAGATACTTGTATGAAAGCACATTGATCCATATTCATATTATCTTTCATATATTTGATCATACCTCTATATTCAAAAGAACCTCTTATTTCTCTTTCTATATCAGAGAAATATTTCTTTAATTCTTTTTCATCTTCTAAATCATAAATAGTATAATCAAACGGTGGTATTTCACCAAAGTTTAATACAGTATTTGAGTTATGTTGTTGAACACGAATTCCATCAGGATCTATCATAAGTATGTATACCTCCTATATGTATAGTATTAATCAAATGTCTAGTTAAAATAATTTATAATCATATATTATAAATTAGAGAAAAAGAAAGTGTAAAAATTTAAGAAAGGAGGCACTAATAGATAATATGGAATTAATGAATATACCTTTATTAAAAGAACGATATGAACAAATTGAAAGATATTATAATATGATAGGAGTAGCATATGATGATGAAATGATTCGAAAGGAGATAGAAAGAGAATTGGATTTGTATGGTATGAATGGAGAAGGGAACTTTAACGTGTGGATTGATCAAACGAATACTTATAAATTTGAAATGGCTCGTTATGATAATGAAGTACCGTTCTTATCGAATGCGAATTATATAAATACGATTACGATTTATAATAATATCGGTATTAAGATAACGGAAATACGATTTAATGAATTTGATTGTATAAGAATTCTATCTAGTATTGTAGAGTTTACGACGTATTATTATAATACTGGTGATTCGTATGCTATTTCTATTAATCCGAATAATACAGGTTTAACGACATACGTAATCTATATTCAAAATATATTTGAAGAAGAGTATGATAATGATACTGAGAAATATAATGTAAATGGAAATCTAAATCATGAGAACTGGAAAGATGTCCTTTTTCAAATTGTAGAATATAATCCTCAATCAGGAGTAAAGCCTACTAATCTTGTAACTCTAAAATTACAATATGAAGAATTACAAGATTTAGCATTTCAAATCTTTTTCCATTTCTTAATTGATTTGGACTTATCACAATATCAAAACGTACAACAAGACTTAAGAAATATAGAGCATTTTATGGTCTATGGTCAAGAGTACGATTTTGAATATACTGGCATAGAAAATGAGAGTAATGGTCTCGTAGAGACACGAGAAAAGGGACCTGTACAACTTTACGATTCTCGTAGAGAAGAAATTTCACAAAATCAGTGTAATTACACAGGAAACTTTTCAAATCGTCCCATAGAGCCAGTTAGAACAAAAAAGATGTTTTTTAAACAAGGAAGGAGAAACTAAAATGAGAGTAATTACAGCAGTAGAAAATTATGAATTGGATGACAATGAAGTAGTTGTATTTTTAGCTGGAGGAATAACTAATTGCCCAAATTGGCAAGAGAATGTAATTAACGAATTACGTTTGAGTAAAGATGAATTGGAGAATCTTGTTGTAATAAATCCTAGAAGAGATAATTTCCCTATAGATGATCCAAATGCTAGTAATGATCAGATTACTTGGGAATTTAATGCTCTAGAAGCTTGCGATATCTTTTCTATGTATTTTTGCGATGCTCCTAGTGATCAGCCGATTTGTATGTATGAATTAGGTAGAAATATCTATAAGAAATCGGAAGAAGATGAGTCTTATGAGAAGCGTATTGTTATAACTTGTGAGAAGGGTTATAAGAGAAGAGGAGATGTAGAGATTCAAACTGAATTAGCTACGAAAGGTAAAGTATCAGTTAATGTAGTAGACGGTACTGGTTATTATTCTCATGCTAAGGGTATTATAGAATCTTATAAATACCTTAATAGCTTAATTAACGGATAATAAAGACGGAGTAGGATGATTTGTCCTACTCCGTTTCTTTTTAATCTCTATGTACTCTACGAGTTCTATTTTCTGCTGTATATGGAGTCATGTAATCATTATCTACGAGATTACTATGGATACCTGCTCCTAATAGATATACGTTAAGCATATTACGAGCAAGACCATCAGATCGAGTAACAACATAATCTTTCTGAGATACAGATCCTTTATCAGCAATTGTAGCAATCATTTCACTAGAAGCTTGCATAGCATCAGCTTTAACAGAACGGAATTCGTCTAATGTATCAGCAAGACCAAAAGAAGCCAGTGATTCAAAATCACGATCTGTTTCTTGAGCAGCTTTATCTTCTTGCATTAAGCGACCAGTTCTCATATCACGTTTCTCTACATGCATAGAAGCATTATTCTTCTTAGAGAGCATCTGTTTCATACGTTTAATATGGATATAGCCAACAAAGCATTCTTTACTTTGCACAGCTTTTCCATCAGCATTTGTGTAAACATGTGGAAAATTTACTTTCTCTAATAATGGCTTCTTTAAGATTTTAAATCCATCAATGATATCATACATTTTAGGATTAATCTTAAATGCATCTTCATGGAAACGTAATGGTAATCGTCTCTGGAAGAATTTATAGAATTGATCATCTGACATTTTAGAGAATAATTTTCTATAATAATCAGAGTTCGTGTGAGTCTGATCTACTTTATCAAGTACATCATAGATTAGTTTCTCTGCTTCTAATCGTTGTTGCTTTGTTATTTTAGCGTTTGTTTGTGGCATAGTTAGCCTCCTCTTTCGCTCGTCTAGCTTCTTCAGCATCAATTTTCTTTAAGTTGTTGCCAACCAATCGAAGGATTTCATCGTATTTCATTCCATAGGTTTGATATAATCTATCATCAAATTCATCTGGTTCAGGGTCAGCAACAGATGCAACGGATAATATACGAATTGCATCAATATTTGAAGATCCACCAACGAATCCAATATTGAATTGTGTACCAGCAGGAATGACATTATGAAAATCCATAACAATATGTCTAGGGATGATAAGATTAACATAGGATCTTGTTACATATTCACTAGTTACAAAATCCTTGTTATATGTATCAACGTTTGGTTTTCTATGAACCATTTCTACACTTGTATTATTTTCTACCATAGGAAATAAGATAGGAATATAGAAATTACCAACAACTGATGTATATACATCTTCCTTGGTCCAATAGTATCGTTCATAGAAATGATATGCAGATAGAATTTTGTCGGTTAATCTCTCTAATGGTAGTAAAGGTAGATATATTTTACGTTGTAATTCTGCAACTTCAACAGATAAAGCATTATTATAATAAGATGCTGCTTGATCGTAGAATTTATTTTCTGTCAAATTAAATTCCATTAGAAATTTACACCTCCTTTAACTCGTATTTAATAATTAATAAAATGTTTTTGAGGTACAAAGTTGAAGGGAAATGCTTTAAAATTAGAATAGGAGATCGAAAAACAATGACACTTATCTTTAAAGACGGACAGCCAACCTTCCAGTACGATAACGAAGAAGAGTTATCATATAACTTTTTATCAGCAATGGGTTTATCTGTTAGAAACGGTATTGTAATTGATAAGGAATATGATCCAAATGGAACAGTCCTTAAATTGGGTAGAAAAATTATTAAAGCTAATATTGGCAATAGTGATTCTGAAATTCATTATGCTGGTGAAAATGAATCTCTTCTTGAAATGACAAGTAATATTCATTTATTAAATATCTTATTTGGATGGTATCTTGAAAAGAAGAACAGATTAGAAGGAAAAGAATGCTTAGTATTCAATCCAGAAGACACTGCACCAGATGAAAACGGAATACGTAAGACACATATGTGTATCCAGTTCAGAGACGGTGACCGTTTTGAATCGGATTATTATTACAATAAATGCTTATTATTTCCAGATTTAATATTCCGTATGGAAGAGATGAATGTAGACTTGCATAATTTCGATTCTACAGACTTCTTACAAGAAAAGGGGTATATAAGAAACTAATATGATAGTAAAACCAACATCAGAACAGGAATCAATTATAGAGGAAGCTGTTCGATGGTTCCGTAGTGGATCAGAACAAGTATTTGAATTTAGTGGCAAAGCTGGTACTGGTAAATCAGTTGTATTAAACGAGATTATTAATCGTATTGGTTTATCACCTTCTCAGTATATTGCTGGAGCATACACAGGAGCTGCTGCTATTGTTATGAGAATCAAGGGTTTTCGATCTGCTAGATCGTTACACTCTATTTTCTATCATCTAGAAGAAGAAACATTAGGTTTTAATGATGATGATATGTCTTTCTTAGATGTCGTTAATACTCAATTTAATACGAAAAAGAAAATATTTAGGTTTGTACCAGCTCCTAAAGGAATCTTACCTTCTTCTGTACGTTTGATTGTAATTGATGAAGGTTATATGGTTCCGAAATACATGAGAAGAGTAATACTAAAGCATGGTATTAAAGTTTTAGTATGTGGCGATAGAAGACAGTTACCACCTATCGGAGATGATGCTGCTTTTTTAACAGGAACCAACGTAAGAGAACTAACTCAGATTATGAGACAAAATGCAAACGATCCAATTATCTATTTAGCAAATAGAGCAATTGAAGGATTACCAATTCATTGTGGTTCATATGGACCTAATTGTATGGTAATTGAAGATCGAGATCTTACAGATGAAATGCTGCTTAAAGTTGGCAATGTTATCTGTGGTACAAATAAGAGTCGTGATTTTTTTAATCATCGTATCAGAGAATTAAGAGGAATTTCTTCACCATTCCCAGTATATGGTGATCGTGTTATTTGTCGCAATAATAACTGGGGAATCACGAATGATAACATTGCATTAGCAAATGGTCTAACGGGATTTATTACATCACCAATTGATCCTTCCAGGATATATAATGGTAAAGATAGTCGATTATATGGAACCTTCCGTATGGATTTCTTACCAGATTTACTACAATATCCATTCCGTGATTTGAATGTAAATTACGAATACTTAGTATCTGATTATGCTGAGAGAAATAAGATCAAGAATAATCGATATACAAACGGTGAGTTGTTTGAATATGCTAATGCTATTACAACACACTTATCTCAAGGATCAGAATATCCTGCTGGTATATTCTATGAAGAATTCTTACGACCACAGATACAGAATCAGTTGAATTATACAGGTATCACTCGATTCAAAAAGTATCTGATTTATGTAAAGAAAACTAAGAGGTATTATTAATGAGAAATATGGATCAATATTCACTTATAGTAAATATCATTTTAGGATTAATCATTGCATGTATTCTTCTTATAGCTGGGGTTCCTCTCAGCCGTAAGAAGAAAACTGTGCATGATCTTCTCTTACATATGCTACCGTTTTCTATCGTAGCATTTATTGTGTTAATTTTTGTACTAAAACAATTACTTGGTGTTTAAGGAGAATATAATATGAGCGATACACATACAATTGTAATAGATCATGAAATTGTACAGAGATCTAATATTGAAATTGGTAAGAGTAAACAAGTCATTGTTTGTCTAGAAGAAATATCAGAATTTCTTCAGGCATATATTGCTGTTAGAAATATACCAATTTCTATCATGGAAGAATTAGAAAGTGTTAGAAAAGTATTGATTGATAATCTTGCTGAAGAGATTGCTGATGTACTTGTATGCTTTGATATTCTAAATGATATTTATCCTTGTACACATTTTATCTTCGATGTACCTAAGAATTTTGGTAGTATGTCTAATTTGAAGATTATACTTTCTGCTTTAGCTATGCAGAAAGCTATATCAAAAGTATATAGACAAAGAGTAGATACTACACATGATATGGAATTATATGGAAATAATTTACTTCAGAATCTATTTAAAGTCGCAGAATATTATGGAATTACAGATGAATGTATCAATAGTATTATTCATGAAAAACAATTGCGTACAGTAAGAAGATTAAACGGAGAAGAATTTTAAAATATTTTTCAATCATATATTATTATTATGATATAGGAAACTTGTTTTAGAATAGGAGAAACAAATGGGTCGATTTGAAGATTTGGGAAAGGGTATACTACCGCACAGTCCATTTATAAAAGTGGATAAAGATGAAAAGATTAAACCGCTTTATAAAATAGACGAGCAAATTAATACGGAAAGACGATATGTCATTACTAAAGCAACTGATCATGGTCGATTTGTTCGTAATGGTTTATTGTATTTCAATATGAAAGGCATTGAAATTTATACGGATTTGAACAATGCTATTTTTGTAGATGAAATCAATGACAGTGTAACAGTTAAAGACTATGAGAATGCATTGGATGCTATTACACCAGATGAAGATCCAGAACTACGTCAGTATGTCATCATGATGTATTGTGATGATGATGTAGAAGCAATGGGATATTCTAAGTATAATTGGGCATCAATGACAGGTCGTTCTATGATGTATGATTATATCAAGGATAATATTGATATTATGTATATGAACCCAGATAAGAGTTTTATACTAACAGCAAATGTACCTCTAAAAGATGCACTTTCTGTAACTCAATTTGTTGATTATCTTAAGAATGGTAACCTAGTACCAGAAGATAATTTTGATATCCATGATTACATTGTAGACGATGTAGAGGAGGATGAATCGTAATGGCAGTTAAAAACTACTTTACTTTTATGGAAGAACGATATAATTCTCAGGATTTTGTTCATTATCTAAAACCTGATCAGATTCAGAAATATGCAAAGAATCGTATTTTCTATGAGATGTTTCGAGGAGATATTGATTATTCCAAATATGGTCATTATTATATTGATCCTAAGTTTTTGGAGAATATAATCGTTGCTGCCCAAGATGAACTTATTAATAATACAACAATATACAATGCTTTAGTTGTATACGATAATGCATATCCTGGAGATCAGAATGTTATAAAACTTCGTATTCGCTACAGCAGCTTAGCATATGTATATAACGTATTAGTTCAGAAATTAGTGAATGTTAAGGTTACTGGTAATATCGGTTTTATTACCGATATTCAATATGTCTTAGCAAGCTATAAACCACTGTTTACGAGTTAGGAGGTTCGTAATGGAAAAGGCAGTTCTCGAAAAATTTATCGGAGATCTAAAGACAGCAAACATTGATCATTGGAATTTACGTTTTGAAGGTGGTAACCGTACCATTGGTCATGATTCTCAGACATGTTGTTTGGCACTATTGGATGATTATGTATTAGGAATTGAGACTAATAATAACTATGGTTCTACAACAGGTAGTTTTAACTTTAAAGCAATTCCATATGATAATATTGATACTGCATCTAGTTATAGTCTTAGTACAGCAGAGGCTGTAGCTTTTGCTAAAGCTGCTGGTATTTATAATGATGAAGTAGAGGAACTTATTAAAGCTTATGGTGGCAAAGTATCAATTCATCCAGGTACCGGTGGATATGGCGAGATCAAAGATAGCAAAGGTAATGTTATTATTGAACCAGGACTTCCTGGTCGAGTAACAACCGGTACAACTGTGTAATTAAATATTATTTTACGTACATACTAGTACAGTAAAAAATACTGGACAGTATTTTTGCATTTTTGTCTAAAAATGGCAAAGTAAAAATATTTTCAGTCATATATTATAACTAGGATATAGGAAACATATTATACATCAAAACAGAGTATATAGTATTAAGGAGGAAATTAAAAATGATGTACGAAAACAATCAGCAGATGCCAGGAGCTCAGTGGGGTAACTATAACATTGGAAATGCAGGAATGCAGTTCGGTGGTGTAAATTATAATCAGGCTCCGCAGCAGAAGAACGTATTAACAGCAGAAGAGATCTCTATGCTTATGAAGAAGGAGAATCAGTTTACACTGGTACTCTCTGAGACAGACAAGCTTAAGGCTTTCTGCACACATAAGCTTCCGCAGCCAAAGCCAGATGGAACTAATGATTCATTAGTAGATAATCCAGATGGAACTTGCACATGCTCTATTTGCGGATATACATTCAGACCGATCAATGCTGGTGTATCTACAGAGGAGCTTAATGAAGCTGTTAGCGCAGTTCTTGATGTTCTTCAGACAATCAAGATGATCTGGATCGATATTGATCCTAAGGTAGTAAGAGAATATTTCCAGATCATTCCATTACTGGAGAAGATCCCACATCTGTTCGATATTGCTGTTAAGAATTATTCTAAGCATGAGAACTTCAATCCATATTATCAGGGTAATGATTCTATGGGAACAATGCAGGTATTCTCTATGCTTAGTGGAATGCTTAATGGACAGAATCCAGGCGGATTCCAGCAGCCTCAGATGAATCCACAGATGAATATGGGTGGATATTATCAGCAGCCAGTACAGCCACAGCCAATGGCTCAGCCATATGCAGCTAACGGATTCCAGAGTAATGGATTTGGATATGCTGGTCCACAGGCAGGATATCAGCCACAGACAGCAGGATATCAGACAACATATGGTCAGCCACAGCCACAGGCAGTTGCACCACAGCAGCCAGTAACTCCACAGCCACAGGTTCCACCAACAAAGGTCGTTGATTCTACAGCAACAGAAGTAAAGACATCTGATGGTAATACCGTAACTGCTGAGTTCAAAGCATAATATCATTCTTTAAGAGTAGCGCTACTTAAAGATTAAAGAAATTATATTAGGAAATAACTTTTTGGAAATGAACGAGTGATCCTAGGAATCACTAAAGTAAGAGTTGGGCGTCTTACAAGATCAAAGTATTTAGTCCATCCAAACTTCCTATATCAAGTTATATCCTAGTATACTCCTTATGCCAAATGAAATATACCATGTAGCCAGTAAGAGCTACATGGTTTTTATTTGGTTATTATTTTATTTTTTGTTAGCTAGTATAATAACACTATTAGTATTGTCTCTCTTATCATAAACTAACATTACTTTGGTTGAATTCGTCAATTCTCCGATTGAAAATATATTATCAAAAAGAAACTTTAATCTTGATACTAAATGCATTAAAATGCAAAATGAAATTCAATCATATATTATATAATAAAGGAGGTAAAGTGAAAATGCAAAACAAAGTATATTTTTAAAAATAATCATAACCTAACTTTTAGTATAATGACGCTAATCATCAAGGTTAAGAGTATATTGTAGAAAGGAACGGAAAATGCCGAAGAAACTCACACAAGAAGAAATTCAGGCAATTGATAATTATTCAAATGAAATCAAGAAGTTTAAAGATTTCCAGACTGGTGTTAGAAATAGACCGGGTATGTATATTGGATCTCTTCAGAATAAAGGATTAAGATCTAGTATCAAAGAAATCTTTCAGAATGCAATTGACCAGATGCTAGATGATACCAGTCCATGTAATCATGTATCTTTAACCTATAATCAGATTACAAAAGAAGTTACCGTTACTGATAATGGTAAAGGTATTCCTGTAGATAAAGTTATTGAGATTATGACATCCTTACATACATCAAAGAACTTTAAGAAAGAGCCTTATCAGTATTCAGCAGGTACATATGGTATGGGTGCTAGTATTGTAAATGCTTTAAGTACTTTATTTATAGTAGAATCATATAAGTATGATGGTACTGCTTATAGGATAGAATTCTCCAAAGGATATCCTAAAACAAATGCACCAAAGCCAATTAAGAATAAGGAGCACTTACAAGGTACAAAGATTTATTTTATTCCAGATGAAACAATCTTTGGTGAGATGACACTTGATTGGAAATATATCTATAAATTTGCTAAAGTCTTAATGTCATTGACTCCAATAAAGGAAGTACCAGGAGAATTAGATTTCTATGCTATTGATGATAAAGGTGTAAAGCATCATGAGCATATTGTGAATAAAGATGGTTTATCTACCATATTAATTATGAAGGATATTAAACCTATCAATATTCCAATTACTTGCTTTGCTGATAGTGGTATCTGTAGAATAGAAACAGTCTTCTGTTATGATTCTGGAGATGCAAATGGTCCAGGTGATTTGAATGTAGAATCATATGCTAACTGGTCTCCTACTATGGGTGGTACTCATGTAGATGGAGTATTAGAAGGAATATCAAAATGGTTCTGTTCTTATATGAATAATATTTATTTAGCAGGTGCTGCTAAGAATAATAAGAAAAAGAAACCATTACGTGTAACACCAGCTGATACAAAAACTGGACTTAATATAGTAATTCATGGTGCCCATCTATATCCAGAATATTCAGCTCAGGCAAAAGAAGTATTATCAAATCCAGATATGCAAGAATTTGCTAGAGATGCTGTAATGAAAGGATTAGATACTTGGGCAAAACAAAATCCAAAAGATTTATCAATTCTTTCTAAATATCTAAAAGATATTGCTGAATTAAGAATGAAAGAATCTGGTGAAAAAGCAAAGATCGCCAATAAATATACATCAAACGTTTTAACAGGATATCCGAGAAAATTTGCTAAACCTCTAAAAGAGAAAAAAGAATTTATAATCGTGGAAGGTGATTCCGCGGCTGGAACGGTTAAAAAAGGAAGAGATGTAAACTGCCAAGGTAAACTGATGCCCCATATTATAGCAATATAGTATGTGTAGATTTTTGAATTGCTGGGAAAGGCTAAGGCTCTCTTGCCTATATGGAGACGAAAGTCAGAAACAAGTAGAGAGATGATATATGGTGAAATAAAAGCCATTGAGTCTAATCAACCCAATGGTCCTAAGTATTGTGATAATGTTTGATCAGCAGCTAAGATTTTGTATTTATTTAAGGCTGTAATAAATATAAAATAAAGTTCAACGACTATCCCGTATAACGGATGTGAAAATCATCAATTGGAGTAGGGCCTAAGCAGGTAGGTGAGAATCCTTTAAATCGAAGTGGAAATCGTCTATAAATATTTATAGATATTGATATAGTCTCAACGTCTAGGTAACACCTAGAGAAGTTCATAAGAGAACTGCATAGTGTAGCGAACTATGTGAAGATACTGGTCTTTCCTATACGAGGAAAAATGCCAAATGCTTTCCGTACTTCTAGATCTAACTTCTTTGCTAACGAAGAAGTACAGGGAATCTATAAGATAATTACTGGTAATGATATTAGTAATTATAATAAACACTTAGATCCAATAAAAGATGTAGAGTGGGAAAAGATTATTATAATGGCTGATGCCGATGTGGATAAATTCGTATTATTAGATGCTAGATAATACGAGACCGTCCGAAAATACTTTTCGCAAAGACCATGCGGGTCATTAATATGGCTAACGGTAGAAGTTGGATAAGACTGTCATATGAAGCCGAGAGGAGATATATGACCAAAGAAAAAAGACGAAGCAGCTTCAGAAGAAACGCTAAGGTCCAGAAATGGATAGCTGCCAAAACCGTGTGAATCTATTAATATTTTAGCATGTATATTACATATCATTATTATACGATAGGGAGGTATAACAATGATAGGTATATACAAAATCACAAATTTAGTAACTGGAAGATGTTACATAGGACAATCTAAAGATATAGATGAAAGATTTAAACAGCATTTTTATCATTCAGACTCTATTGTAGATAAAAACTTAAAGTTATATGGAAAAGATCACTTTAAGTTCGAAGTTTTAGAAGTTTGTAATGAAAATGAATTAGATGAAAAAGAAGCATACTATATAAGAAAATATAATAGTATTATGTATGGGTATAATCTAATTCAAGGAGGTCAGCACAATATTGGTGAAAGCAATCCCAATTCCAAATTAACAGAAATTGATATTTATAATATAAGAGAAATGTATAAAAACCATAATAATAAGAGAGATGTATATTCTAAATATTCTGACAAAATATCTGAATATTATTTTTCAAATTTATGGGAAGGTAAGAGTTGGACCAATATACATATGGATGTATATACAAAAGAAAATATTGATTATTATAAATATAAAACTTCTGTTGGTGAAAATAGCTTTAATTCTAAATTTACAGATCAAGAAGTAATGGAATTGCGAACCGAATATATTAATAAAAATGCTAGAGAAATTTATGAATCTGTAAAAGATAAATGTAGCTACAACACATTGCAATCTATATTGTGGGGTAGATATTACAAACATCTTCCGGTATATGATAAAAAGAATAAAATGTGGAAAAATTAATAGAAGCATGTATCGACTATCCTCTTGAGGAGGAGTACTCTTGCTATTGGTACGCGAGGGGAAATAGTATTCTAGTAATCATACTAGTAAAATATAGTCAGGCTTAATATGAAAATATTAAGATGTGCACGGGAGCACATATAGCATCATTGTTTATTCGATTCATATTCATGTATATGCCTCAGCTTATCGAAGCAGGTAAAGTATATAAAGCAGTACCTCCATTATATTCTATTCCTGTAGGTAAGAATGAAGAATATTTTATACAGAATATTGATTTCGTAAAGTATGTACAGAAGTTATTTGCTAAGAATAACAATCTGTCTCATATGAATAAGAAGAACATGACACCGAAAGAATGTACTGTATTCTTTATGCAAAACCAGGATTACGTATATTGGTTAGAGAAACTTAGTAAGACCTATGCAGTAAATCCTAAGTTAATGGAGATGGCTTTATTTGATTATTACAATAAGACATCGTTCAAAGCATTAAAGAAACATGTAGAAGATGCTTATCGATTCATGACAGTTAAGAAAGAGAAAGATACATTAATTTATGAGGGTATTATTGGAGATGCAAATATTCTCTTTATGAATGATCGTCTCGTAAACGACTGTAAGCCTATTCTTGATATTATTGAAAAGAATAAAGAGCTGCAGTATCGCATGAATGGTGCAGTATGTACAATCTACGATGTCATGAAGGGCTTTGAAAAGGCTCAACCAAATCATCTACAGAGATATAAGGGTCTGGGTGAGATGGATGAAGATCAACTTGCTGTATCTACATTAATCCCTGCAGGAAGTAGTGTAAAGATATCAAAAGATGGTAGTAATAAGAAAGTCGAAGTATATGGAAACAGAACACTGATTCGATATACATTAGAAGACATCAAGGAGGAAGTAGGAATTGTTAGACAGTTTGAGTCAGACTTCTCACAGCTGTTTAAATATGTCGGCAATGTAACCAGACAGGATTTGTTAGATTAAGGAGAATAAATTGGTTCAAAGACTAGTAGATGGAATCGGAAACTTAGGATTTATTCCGAAAGCGTTCATTGTAGTTTTTGTATTATTAGGAATGATATTAATGAATCCAAAAGAAGATTCATTGGATGACTTCGACAAATGGGAGGAACAAGATGGTAGTTCCGGTAGACGCCGTCATTAATCCAAATGACGCAAGTGTACTATGGTATGATATCCCGAACTTTCCAGGATATCAAATATCAAATAATGGGTATATACGGTCATTCAAACAATACCGTAAGTACCCATTAGGTACTTTAGTAAAATTCTGTAATAAAGAATGTACTAAGATTCAATTAACTAATAGCAACAATCAAAGGGTAATAGTAACAATACAAATGATACATGAGCTTGTTTCAAAATATCAGATACAACCGGATGGAACTTGTTCGGTGAAGATTCAGGGGAGAAATAGTCGTATGTGTATCAATCCTGATCAAGATATTGACTATGGAGTTGTAGTATCTAAACCAGTTCCAGTAAACAATGAGCCGGTTTCAATGCCAACGTTTAATATACCAGACGTTCCATTGGAATAAGAGTGGAGGAAGTATGAAAAAGAGATTATCAATGTTATTAGCAACTGGAGTTATTTTGTCTAGTGCTATTCTATTCAGTGGATGTGAAGATGAGTCTATTAGGGTGAATGAAAACATTACACAGCAGGCTCAGAACTTTAACGTTTATCGCCGTGTCACTGTGATTAATTGTATTAAAGGAGATACATTATTCACAATGGAAGGATTGATGAATATTGAAGCTGATACTAAAGACAAACAATTAGAGATTATTGTTGAGACTGATAAAGGTAAATATAAGAAACACTTTATTGGTCTATCTGATAATGTAACTTATACTGTAGAAGATATTTCAGGATCTCAGGTATCTAAATATCATTATGAGATTAATTATAATCCTAAGATGTGGATTCCATTTGAGTTTAAGAATATTGATTAAGGAGGATAAGGAGGGGAGTCCTTACGAATAATATTCAATTAGAAACAATTAAAGTTGGTCCAGTAAATCCTATTAATCCAGCAACAGATTATGATTATCATCAGAGAGAATACGGTAATCACAAATCTAAGAAAGCTGAAGATATATTTCAGGATAAATTAGACCAAGAAATAAAGAAACTTAGAACAGGTAAAAATTAAGATTTACATTAATACGTACATCTTAGTAATGGCTAAATAATATGTAATACATGGTTTTCACTTCAACTTTTATCATGTAATCAATCTTGGACTGCCTCCAATTCATAAATATTATTTAGTCAAGATCTTCTTTGGGCTTAGAGGTTTGCTGTTCTCTAAGCCCATTTAATGTAAATTCAATAGAAGGGAAATAAAATATGTCAATCGATAAAGAAAATATTATCGAGAAAGATGCCGCTACGTTGTATCGAGACGATATGGTCAAGTATCTTATTATTATTAATAGACGTAGAGCATTCCCCGATGTTATAGATGGATTTAAACCAATTCAGAGAAGATTAATCTATGATATGTTTAAGCAGGGTGCTACCTCTTTTAAGAATAGAATTAAATCTTCTGCTATTGTCGGAGATACTATGAAGAATTTCTCCGGTCATGGTGATAGTGGTACATATGGTGCTCTAGAACCAATGGCAAGTTGGTATAAGGTTAAAATGCCATTAATCGCAACAAAAGGTAACTGGGGATCAATTATGGGTGACGGTCCAGCTGCCGCACGATATACAGAGGCTGGTTTAACCGATTTCTGTTTTGAAAATGTCATTGGAGAATTAAGAGATTCTAAGGGTGTAGTAGATTGGATTGATAACTATTCAAGAACAACCTATGAACCAGAATTCTTACCAGTAAGATTACCATTATTATTAATCAATGGATCGTTTGGTATTGGTGTAGGAATTGCTACAAATATACCTACTCATAATCTTGTTGAAGTTTGTGAAGAGACACGTAAACTGATTAAGGATCCTAACTATTCTCCATATCTAGTACCAGACTGCTGCCAGCCTTGTAAGATTATTGGTGATGAGAAAACCTTTAAGCAGATTTGTAGAACTGGTACTGGTAAATACCGTGTAAGAGGTAATGTAACAACTGGTGAACAAAAAGGTCATCCTATGATTTATATTCATAGTTTACCAGATGGTGTATCTACTAGTAAGGTCGTTGATAAACTCAACGATATAGTAGCAGCAAAACAATTACCAATGATTCAGGATATTTTTGATGCATCTACATCAAATGTAGATATTCGTATCAAACTTCGTAAAGGTTCTGATCCTAATTACGTTGTTCAGGTATTATATACAAAGACTGATGTAGAAACTCCTGTATCTGTAAACTTCCAAGTTGTACAGGGAGTTAATCCAAAGAGAATGGGTTATAAGGAATACTTGAACAGCTTTATTCAGCAGAGAGCTACAACAAAGTTCCGTCTGTATTGTAATAAGCTGAAAGATTCAACCACTCGTTGGAATCAGTTGACTGCTTATATTAAGATTATGGAATCTGGTAAGTTAGATCAGCTGGTTAAGATGATTCGTAAGAATAAGTCTATCAGTACAGATGAATTAACCGAGTTCTTAATCAAGAAGATTAAAGTAAACGATCTCCAAGCAAAGTTTATTCTTGATACAAATATTGCTCGTTTATCCGAGGGATATTATAAGAAGTATAAGAATGAATTAAAAGAATTAGTACCAATGATGGAGTATTATCGTTCTGTCGTAGAGGGTAATGGATCTGCTATTCTGAAAGAGATTGATCATGAACTTCTTGAGATTGAAAAGAAGTATGGTACACCTAGATTATGTACAATGATGCGTTCTTCTGACGATACAAATATTCCTAAGGGAACATTTAAAGTTGTTATCACAAAGAAGAATATGATTCGTAAAATACCAGATGCAGATAAGCTGAATGTTATCCGTGGTGATGATCCTAAGTTTGTAATTCGTGGAGATAATAGAGAATCTGTTCTCTTATTTGATAATAAGGGTAAAGTATTCAAATTACCAATCCATAAGATTCCTGTAACAGATAAGAGTGCTATGGGAACCGATGTAAGAATTCTTTGTAAGAATCTCACTGCAAATATTCTTGCAGTATATTATGAACCTACGATCAAAAAGATTGTAGAAGGTAAGAGAAAGCATTTCTTAACTATTGTAACAAGATATAATACGATTAAGAATGTTGATCTCAATGACTTTGTCAATGTATCACCTTCTGGTTTAATGTACAGCAAGATCAAGGATATGGATGAAGTTACTGGTTTAGGTATTGTTCCTGGAGACTTAGATATCATTATTTATTCTAAGCAGAAAGCATTACGTACTTCTATGAAGCAGCTACCAATCTTCAAGAGAAGTGCTACTGGTAATAAAGCAATGAATACAAATAGTGAAGTAGAAGGTGTTGCTGTTGTATATCCTGATACGGAGTATATTGTAGTCATTACAGAAAAAGGTAGAATCAATAAGTTTGCTGTATCAGGTTTATCAGCACATCGTAGAGGTGGAGCTGGAATGAACGTCATTAAGTTGAAACCAGGTGATAGTATTCGATCTATCTGTTGTGCAACAGATCGTGATGAAATTCGTATTGTTACTACGGATGGAGTTATAGAAATTCCTGTAGCAGATATTAAGTTACGTACTAGTGTTGCTCCTGGAGATCAGATTCAGAAGTTCAAAGGAACAATTATTCGTTGTAACGTAATGATAAAGAAATAATAATAAGACGGTGGTAGGAGTTATATCCTACCACTTTCTTTTTTTTTGTAAAAGTTCCGTATTTGAGTTATATAATATAGCGTTGTAAAGACAAAAGCAAAAATCCTAAATTAATAATTTAGGTCGGTGGAGATAGTATCAAGAGCCGAGGAGAAACTATGGGAACAAATAATAAGAAAGCAAACAACACTCTGAACCCTGTATTTTCAATCGATGAGCTTGAAGAGAGATGTGATCGTGCTAAAGACAAGATTGAGATCGCTAATCTCAAAAAAGAACTTAAGGAAAAGATCGATCAGATTACTGAGGAACTCGGTGAAATGCCTGAGCTGGAACCTCAACCTCTTGACTTCTCAGTAGATAATGAAATAGATTATGAGAAGTTTTCTGCAAAGCGTGCACGTAAGCAGGCTTCTAAAGTAATGAGTAGAAAGATCTTGATGGAGGAAAGAGATGTTCTGGCTCTTGTAGATCAGGCTTCCTATGATGGAGAGTCAAAACTCGTTCTCAAAGATGGGGATGAGCATATCATCAATGGTAGGAACTTCATGTTTGATACTGAGTACTTCCTCATTAATGGTTTTGATGTAGTCAAGTTATTAAAGCTTGGTTATACAGTTGCATTTAGAGGAAAGAAAATGTGCATTAAGTGGAGTTAATCCGCTGGCATGCATTAACTAAAAAAAGATTAGTAGGTCTTCACAACCTACTTTTCTTTTTTTGTAAGTAATATGAATTTGAGTCATATATTATATAACTGTAATTATTATAACTATATTAGTGTAAATCAAGGAGGACGTAAAATGGAAAGCTACATGAAATTGCAGTATGATGAGAATAATAATCTTATCGTAGAAGATGAAGGAGGTATAAAGACATATCGTGAATACGATAAGCAGAATCATTTAATCAGTAAGAAACGTTGTCAGATGTTTGGTACTACAGAATTGCCGGTTAGTGTTGATATGTTTGTATATGATGGCGATTCAGATAAAGATTTGAGATTGATTAAGATCGTAGATTCTGCAGCTCATACTGTAACTCAAATCTATTATGCAGATCTCTATCCAGAAGGATTAGAACGTATTTTGAAAACGGTAACTAGAGATCGTAAGTTTGATGTAGACCCGGATACATCAGAACCTACTCAGACGATTAAAGATTATCATTTTGTTGTGGAGCCGGATACAACAGAAGTTCATATAACCAGAAATCTTGATGATAAGATTATATCTATCAAGACAGTTTCTTGTTATGAAAAATATAGAGCTAATCTGTATTGCAACGTTCCACCGTATGATAAGTATATATTCCCATACAACGAGAAACGTGTTGTATGGGAATATGGTAATCTAGAAAGTGGATATGCTACAACAGTTAATATAGTATATCTGTACAATAATAAATTGATTCGTAGCTCTGTTTCATCTATCACTAACGGTAATCAAGATAATATCCGGTATGTATACGATCAAGATATCTGGTATGTATATGATAAAGATGATTATTTATTATCATCACAAATCTGTATTACAAGATCACCAGAAGCATCAGTAGATGAAGATGATACGATTGATATTTATTACTATTACTACGATGAATTCTATGGTGGTGAGCAAGCTTATAGTATTGATCATTATCATAAAGCAAATAATAAGAGTCATAAGTACATCAGTTTCGCAGCTACACCAAGTGATGACAAATACGATATTACATTCTATCTAGATTCAGATATTGTTGATAAAACAAAGAGTTATCAGGTTGAATTGTTGAAAGATAAAGATGGTAATGTTGTATGGGATAAATTCACGTATAAGAATAGTCACGATAGTAGAATATATCGCGACTATGATGAGAATCAAAATATTATTCGTGAAAAAGTAATTGCAAAATCAATGCCTGGTCAGCAAATTCTTGTTACAAATGGTAATAAGAATATGAGTTACTATAAGTATAATGAAGCTAATAAACCTATCTTAGCTGTTCATCACATTGGTACTGCATATTACGTTGAGGAATATATTTATGATGAAAACAATAATTTAATAGAAGAGCTTAGAGCATCTGATGTCGAAGAAGCTAAAGAGATATACGAAAAGCTTAAAGAGGAGGTAGATGCTCGTATTGACAAATAGGGGGTGACCTTGTGAATTACGAACGGGTATTTCTACCAGAAGATATGGATGCAGAACTAAGAAAGCTTTGGGAAAATACCTCATTTCTTTCAAAAGAAATAGAATCTTCTATGGATAATTTGAAAGATTTAGCGGAGAATAATAAGCCAAAAGCTGTACGTGTTTTAGATGATGCTATAGAGAATTTTAATTTATTATTAAAATATCTGAAAGATATAATTACAATGGAAATGGAGCGATCAACAGATGATAATCGTTCTAATAGAGTAAGTTCTGCATCTAAAGCAATTGAATTAGTTACCAATCAAGTCGGTAAATGTAAGTCATTAAAAGATACAATAGTTACAGAGTTACGTGATATTGTACATGGTAGAGTATATAATGCAAATAGAAAACCGATTGATTACATTAGAGAAAATATAATTATGGATTTTTATCATGATTATGGTAACTATATAAGGTCGTCAGATGACGAATACTGCTATTAAGAATAAAGGGGCATTTAGTCCCCTTTATTTTTTTGTAAATTTTTACTATCTCTAACACATAATCATAACAAATTATATCTTAAATATGAGGAAAAGAGGTAATAATTTTATGGCTACAGGTTCTATTTTGATGGATAAGTTTAATGAACGTATGAAAAAATCTAAAGCTAAGAATAATGATGAGGAGTTTGAAGTTCTTTATCCAACTGGATTCTTAAGCTTAGATTATTTAAATGGATCAATGATTCATGTTGACGGTAATGATATTCATGCAAAGTATCGTTCTACTGGAATTGTTGATGGATCTTCTAATATGTTTATTGGACGTTCCGGTTGTGGTAAATCTACTCTAGTATTCCAGATTATTGGTAATATTGCTAGAAGATTTCCTAATTCTGATATCTATATTGATGATATTGAAGGTTCTCTTCCAATGTCTCGTAAGGAATTCTTGCTAGGATTAGATGAACAGGAATTAAAGAAGAGAGTTAAATTCCGTAATACTGGAATTACAACAGAGAGTGTATATGATCGTATCAAAACGATTCATGATATTAAAGTAGAGAATCGCACAGAGTTCGAATATGATACCGGATTATTTGATACATACGGTAACAAGATTTTCAAGCTGGTACCAACAATCTATCTTATTGATTCATTTGCAATGCTTATGCCAGATGATGTATTAGAGAAAGGTGAGATTGATGGTGGTATGGGAGCTACAAAAGTAGCAAAGCAGAATACCCAGTTAGTAAAGAAGATTTCTCAGTTATTAAGAGAAGCTAATATTATTCTGATTTCTGTCAATCATATCAACGATGATCCTCAGACTGGATTCTTACCAAAGCCAGCACAGATTTCTGGTCTTAAAGTTGGTGAGAGACTTCCTGGTGGTAAAACTGCTCTATACATTGCAAATAACTTATTCCGCTTAGATGATAAGGGTACTCTAAAAGAGGGAGAAGGTTATGGAATTGCAGGTCAGGTTGTTGATGTAAGTATCATTAAGTCTAGAACAAATCGTAATAAGACATCTGTACCATTAATCTTTGATAAGACAAACGGTCATTTTGATGAAGAATTATCAATGTTCCACTATCTCAAGATTAATGGATGTATTGGTGGAGCTGGACGTTCTATGTTTTTAGATGGTGCTCCAGATATCAAGTTCTCTCAGAAAGAATTCTTGGATAAACTTCACGAATCTGTTGAACTCCAGTTAGCTTTTGCAAAAGCTTGTCGTAACGAATTAGACAAGTTACTCTTTGATGTAGAGAATAAGAAAGCCACTATCAGTTCCTTTAATCTTATGGATGCTATTAACAATTTGGAAGATGTGGGATAATTTATGATTATGAATAAAATTGAGCAGGAATCATTTGAAGAGTATACAAGTATTGTAATAGATACTATGTATGAATCAGTTAATGATGATGAAGAGATTAGTTGTGAAGTGTTAGAAGATGATGAAATGAATGACGGTATAGGTAATATACCGTCATTTGTCGGTAATGATGTTATTTTCGTAAAAGAACCTGTCAAAGTTCCATTAATGACAGTATTTAACGAGATAGAACTTACAAAAACATTTGTTAGTTTTGCTGTATCTTATCGACAGATATATGAAGCATATTTCAAAACAGGTACTGATCCAGATCAAGCTGCGTATTCAATCCTTGATGTGATGCGTAATAATGGTGATATAAGAAATATCAATAATTTATATCTTGAGGGAATGAGTTTAGCATATTATCTTAAAAATCAAGCGTATAAAGAGTAAAATTAAATATAATCATATATTATAAATACGTAACCATAAAAGATTATATTTAATCAAGGAGGTAACTTAATGGCTTTATTATTACGCTACAGAAGCACATATGAAATTCATAAGATATGGGGGATATGAAGATGGTGACTGAGGAATATGAATTACTTGATGGTAGAACCATTAGAGTCAAGTATGATCGACTCGGAATGTGTAAGATTTCTGGAAAGAATATGGAAGCATTCGTTAAAGAATTCAATGCATCTTATCGACAGGCAAAAATTCTAGAAAAGATTAAAGAGAATTATGCCTTGATGAAGGCAGATGAACACAAGAAGGGATATTGGATAGTTGAAGATATAGAACCCGGAAGAATTTGGAAGTGTCATTGCTCTAATTGTGGAAAAGATCCACAAGAGTATATATCTGGCACCGAAAATTGGTGGTTATCTAGTTTGCCAAAATATTGTCCTACTTGTGGAACGGAAATGAAGATGAAGACCGAAATAATAATGAGTTCAGAAGATGTATAATAGTTAATGTATTATAAGAAAGGAAGGCTAATATGAAAGAAGGTACAATCACAGTAGAAATCTTTGAAGAGGATGGTGTTAATTATGCATTTATAGCAGAAGATAATTCTTCTGGAGCTAAGTATGCAGTAGACTCAAATGAAGATATTGCAGAGTCGTTAAAGAATTATTTGGATAATCAGAGGTAATGAATATGATGAATCATAAAGAAGAATTATTACAGGTTCTTGAGATCTTAAATCGATCAGCAGAATGTCATCAGGATTTAGATGAGATTCGTTTCACTGTTATTGGATCAAAGAAGCAGGAAGAAACTGAAATCTCTAAATTCAAATTCGGTGCTAAGACTGTACTTGAAGATTTTAAATATCTTGAAGATCTTGTAAGGAATGACATCAAATAAATCAAAGGAGATTTATTACAATGGCAGGTTACGATTTTATCGACAAAGTTGAAGACGCTAATAAACGTATTGGTGGGAAAATGGAGCATATGCTGGGTTCCGGTCTTATGCAGCCATTGAATAACTGTGAAGCTGGTGCCAGAAAGATTATGGCTTATTCTCATAAAACAGCTGTACTTCCATTATTACAAGGAGAGAAAGCTGTATGGGAAACTGGATATGAACAGGCATTCTCTATTCATAGTAGTTCTATTCGTACACCAGAACAGGGCTTTACGAATAATGATATTGATCCGAATAGATTTCAGATGATATCTAATTTTACGAAGAATTATCATGAGCTGGTTATGCCAGAAGATCCAAATGTAGTTCCAGTATCTGATAATTATAGAGTAGCAGGAAAGGTATCAAAGTTCAGTTTTAGTCCTAATCATCATTACTATCTATTATTAGCAGATGAGCAGAATAAGATTTTAGATGTGGTGGAGAGAATCTCTTATCACGCTATTACTGAGTCTTATGGATATCTGTATAATAATACAACCATGGATAATCTTCAAGTTGGAGAGATGATTCCTAGAGGAACAATTCTTAGAAAATCATTAGCATTTGATGAGCATATGAATCGTACAGATGGAGTTAACTTCAATGTAGCGTACATGAGTTTGGATAAGAATATGGAAGATTCTATTATTTTCTCCGATGTTGCTGCGAAAAAGTTGACATCTCCACTGATTAAACCAGTAGAGATTATGATCAATGAGAATGATATTCCGTTGAATCTTTATGGTAATGATAAGATATATAAAGCAATTCCTGATATTGGAGAAGATATTAAGGATAGTGTCTTAATCGGATTACGTAAAGAAAAGAGAGAAGAAAGCGTTTATACACAATCAGCAGAACGTTTACGCCATACGATGATGTCTGATGTAAAATATACCTTGACGGGTAAAGTTATTGACATTGATATCATGTGTAATAACGTTGACTTCTTAAATACTAATTATTACAATTCTCAGTTCAAGATGTATTATGATGAATTGCAGAGAATGAGTTCTGAGTTAGTATCTCTCGTAACAAACTATGAAGTTAATGGTTATAAGTTAACTTATGCTCTTCAAAAAGTATTTGCAAATGCTAAGAGAGTACTAAACAAAGATCAGTACATTGGTAAGAAGTTATTCTCAAATATTGTTCTTCAAGTTGTTGTATTAGAGGAGAGAGATATTCAGGTGGGAGATAAAACATCAAACCGTTATGGTGGTAAAGGTGTAATCTCTTCAATATTACCACAAGCATTGATGCCAAGATTTAATGGTAATGAGCATGTTGATGTTATTTTGAATTCAAATGGTGTATATGGACGAGAAAATCCAGGACAGTTATTTGAGTTATCCGTAACACATATTGGTTGTGAGATTCTGAATCGAATCAAACGTGGTGAATATGCTAGTATGGATGAAGCATTCAAAGATATTATTACTTATATCAGTTTCATCAGTAAGGAACAAGCAAATAGTCTATCCACAATGCTATCGCATTTTAGCAATGAGGAGAAATCATTCTATTTGAATTCTATTCTTATGGATGGAGCAATTCATCTATCAGCAGAACCAATATCAGAAGCAATTGACATTGATACATTAGCTGAAATGTATAAAACATTCCCTTGGGTACATCAGGTTAATATTGAAGTTCCTATGAGAGATTCAAACGGAGATATTCGTTATGTACCTGCACGTAGACCAATTGTAGTAGGTAAACAGTTTACCTTCCGATTGAAACAGTATGCTGAAGAAAAATTCTCAGCTACATCTCTATCTGCTACAAATATTCGTAACGAAAATACAAAGTCAAAAGCAGCAAGAGATTATAGAGAATTATATTCCAATACACCAATTCGTTTTGGTAATATGGAAACCAATGATATGAACCATCTTGGTGCAGGTTATGTTATTACAAACCTTATGATTCATTCTATATCACCACATGCTCGTTTATTAACAGAGCAGATGTTTACAGAAGATCCATATCATATTGATATTCGATTAGACGATGAATCGACCAACCGCTCTGCAGAAATTGCGAATACATATCTTAAGACCATTGGTCGTAGACTTATCTTTACAAAACGTAAGAAAGTTCGTTATAAGATTCTTCAGAATCCAATGTATAGTGTAAAACCTCTTCATACGGTTCCACTATATAAAGTTTCTGATCCTAACTTTGATTTTGATAAAGATTGGGAAGAGAGACAAGAGTTGGAAAAGAAGAAAGCAAAAGATAAGAATATTAAGCCTGTATTCTCTAAGTATGCAGCTATTGATACTGAAAGACGTATTCAACAGTTCAATGATGAAGTTGATCAAAGATATCGCGATCATCTGAAAGCAATGAAGAAAGAAGAACGTAAGAAGTATTACAATAAATAATTATATGAGGAGATGTCTTTGGATGTCTCCTTAAAATTATTTATAGTCATATATTATAAATAGGTATAGACAATACCATTAAGTATTGATTTATATAAAAATAATATAGATAAGGAGGTTATAATAACACGTAGTCCATTAATCAACCAAAGTAGTAGAGGAGTTTTTTAGAATGTCGGCAACAAATTATAATGCTAAGGGTATTGAAGTTAAAGAAGCATTTGTACAGATGAATAACCACGTTAGTACATCTGCTCCTACACAGTTCTTTGAAGTAACAAACGAGAATCGTAGAGCTGAAATTACCTTTGCACCTAGTAAAGATTTTTGGTTTGATATTTCTAAGGATGAAGATTGTAATATCGACATCTATCTTCATGTAAACCCTAAGCATCTCATAGCTGCAGTACCACAAGTTCTCAGTGCAGCTAAGAGAGTTGTAACTATGTAAGAGAGGAGTTGTAAAGAAAGATCAAGCTATATGAGTGATAGTAAAGCATTTGATCAACATTCACGTGATGTTGATGATTTGAATTATTTTCAGATGATCTTTAACGAATTACTTAAGTCTAATATATCTGTAATTACATTAGAAGCTGCCCAGCGTCTTTCTGACAGAGCAGTATATTATGAGTCATTACAAACACATGATGAAACTCAAGTGGCTGCTATGAAAACATTATTGATGATTTGTAATGTGTTATATGGTAGAACTGATATGTTAGTATTACCAGTGGATGATGGAGTATATGATCTATTGTTAGAATCATATAAAAAGTATGATCCTCATTTCCAAGTAGGATCAGCAGTTGTTCAATTTCGTTCTCAAGCAGAACAACTGAATCCAAAGATTAAAGAGATAACTTGTCCTTTAGTAAAGCTTCCTGAAGTAGAACGTGATGAGATGAGACAGGCTGTATTTCATCGATTATCTAGTTTTGATCAGCATAAGTTTACAAGTTTGGACTTTCATGAGGTTCCGCCTACAGAGCCTGTGTATATCTCTAAGCGTGAGCATAATACAAAGCATCATCATCCAGAACTAGTAGGAACATTAGACAAGTGTAAATTTGTTACAGATCAAGAAGCCATTGGATTTGGTTCTTATAATGATTCTAATGTAAAGATATTGGAACGAGATTTTTTCCAAAAACATATAGCTGCTGGAATTATAACACCAGATCAAGATCTAGAAATGATTCTAGAGCTTAAATATGATGGTGTTAGTGTAGAAGCAGATTGTGGATTTGAAGTAGAATCAGCAAGGTCTAGGGGTGACACTGGTATCGGTGAAGCTTCTGATATGACACCAATATTAAAAGGATATAGATTTCCTTATAATACAGTAATCAAAGATCCAATCGGTATTAAGTTTGAAGCAATCATGACAAAGAGTGCTCTTGAAGAATTCAATAGACGTAGACAAACTACATATGCAAATTGTAGAACTGCTATTGTTGGATTATTTGGAGCTAGTGATGCTTACTTATACAGAGATCTCATTACATTGGTTCCATTGGCTGTTGATAGGAATCAAGTACCAGAGATTAAGAATCGTATGGAAGAAATAGAATTCTGTAATAAATTATTCCGTACGCACGGTGAACCATTAAGATCTATGTATATTCATGGCACCGTAAATCAATTATTATACCAGATTAAGAAGTTTGCAGATGAAGCGTATGCCTTCAGAGATTATGCAGATTTTATGTTTGATGGCATTGTTGTATCCTATTTAGATGAAGGAATCCGTCATAGATTGGGTAGAGAGAATTATATCAATAAATTCTCTATGGCTGTAAAATTCAATCCATTGGCAAAGATGACCAGATTCGTAGGATATAGCTATGAAGTAGGACAAGATGGTAGAGTTTGTCCTATGATTCATTATCTACCAGTCGAATTCTTTGGAACCAATCACAATAAATCAACAGGTAGTAGTTTATCTAGATTTAAAGCATTGAATCTTAAAGTTGGTGATATTATCAAAGTCACTTATGTGAATGATGTAATGCCATATGTCAATGCAGTTGATTGTAAAGAGAATCGAGACAATCCAAATCCAGTAGAACAATTCCCAACACATTGTCCTGTATGTGGTTCAGAATTGGTAGTATCTCCTACTGGAAAAACAGCATATTGTCCTAATTTAAACTGTGATGCGAAAGTATTAAGCAGAATGGTTAATATGCTACAAAAGATGAATATCAAAGGATTTGCAGAATCCACGATCAATAGTTTAGAAGTAAAGACTTTCTATGACTTAATGCAATTGACATATGATAACGTTGCTCCTATCATTGGTCCAGGCAATGCATCCAATCTTATGGAAGGATTGAATCAAATTCGTAACGGAGGATTATTTGATTATATCTTATTAGGATCTTTAGGATTCACAGGTGTTGCATCTAATACTTGGAAACTGATCTTTAGTAATATAAGATTAAATGACTTCGTTGCAATGATTCATAATTATCCAAAAGAATTACGTACAAAGTTAATCGGTATTCATGGAATTGGCTCTAAGGCTGTGGAAACAATTATGAATGAATACCCATATTATGCTAGAGATATTGATTATATCATAGCATATTGTAAATATCGCGATACTCTCGACGGCAGATCATTACAGATTAGATTCAGTGGTTGTAGGAATTTACAATTATCAGAACAATTGATTAATCTTGGATATGATGCTCAGAGTAACGCAGGTGTAAGTAAGAAAACCGATATACTCATAGTTCCGTATAAAGGTTACAATAGCAAAAAAGTATCCAAGGTTTCGGATCACTGTAAAATAGTTGCAATTGATGACTTTATGTCTGACATGCAAAAATATTTGCAGTAATATATTATAAATATAGATCCTAGAAACTTTATTAACTATCAAGGAGGAAATAACAATGTTAAAGTTAATGGAAACCCAGATCCCAACCAGTTTCAGCAAGGCACTCTACAATGACAAGGGATATGATCTTCACAGAGATCAGACTAATGTTGTTGCTGACATCTTATTTACAGGTGTAGCAGAATGTCTGGGTGATATTAAGACAAGAGAGACTCCAGTTGCATTTGTATTCCAGGAGAATAATCTTGACTTTATTGCTGGTGCACTGATCCAGTATATGCCTAATGAGGACGATCCTACACTTCCTGGTTCTTGGAGCTATACTTGGACTTGGAATAAGGATGATATTCCAGAGGATGCTGTTATTCGTACAACAAATGACGTAGGTCTCAGCAGCTATTTCCGTGGTGTATCTCAGTCTAAGTATGGTATGGCTTTTGAGAATTCTGCTGCTGTAACCGAAGTACTGAGATCATTCATGCTTACTGTACGTCAGTGGTTAGATGAGAATGCATCTGAGACTGAAGAAGTTGGTGTTGAGGCTGAAGGTGTATTCCAGGCTTCTGTTGTTGTTGAGAATGGCGAGAAGATCTTTGCCCTGATTCCAGAGGGAGAGATCAAGAAGCTGATCAAGGATGATGCTGCTATTGAGAAGTAATTCTCAATACAGCTGTTAACTTAATAATCGATAGGGAGGTTCTTCGGAACCTCTCTATTTTTTCCAAAAGGAAGATGATTATGGATTTTAAGAGAGCAACCCTTGAGGGAAAAATGGTTGACGTTGTTAGTGTAGATGAACTACAGAAGAATCGAGATATTTATGAAACTGGTAATGTTGGAATCGAGATACAGAAACATACAGGAGAAGAATATGTTCTGCCTTATAGACCAGATAATGTTACCTGTAATCGACCAGGAGTTTATAATATCAAGGATACTAACAATGACGTCGTAGGTAATATTATTGTCTATCCAGATGATGATGTAGCTGAAGATTACAAACCAGAAGTAGTAGATCTTACAAGTGCATCATCTATGGAAGAATATATTGAAAAACAAGGACGTCTAAAGTCTTTGGAAAATGAAATTCTGACAACTCCAGATAATATCATTCATCCACATATTGGTCCTGAAGATACAGCTTTAATGAGAGCTCTAAAAACAGCGATCATTGAGAAGCATATTGATATTGATAAATATCAAGATGGATACGGAGATAACTTTCCAAACGATAAGAGAAAGTTAAAAGATAGTGATATATCTATCAGGTTGGCAGAACGTCACTTTAAAGTATTAGGGATTAAAGCAGAGATTGTGTTATCTGATGCATCTCCTGATACACCAAATCCTATTGGAAAAGAGATTAAGATACCTATTACGTATGGTGATAATGAGGAGACTGACATAAATGAATAGAATAACTCAAAGTCAATTCATGCACACGTTTAACGTAGAACACAGAGAAGCGTTTAATCCAATCTATTTCGAGCGTTCAAATAAAGATATTATGGATGCTATGAAAAAGATTATTATGTCTTGTGAACGAGATAAATATTTTACTCTGAAGGTTATCTCCCTCAGAGAAATATATGATTATGAAGAAATTTATAACAGTCTCAGAGATTATCAAGAAGAACGTAAAAAGAGGAACAGTAAAGTTCCTAATTCATATGACTATATTGATATTCGTGATTCTGATATCATGCTCCTAGAAGTTATCTATTTTGTTCGTCATAATGGTACAGAGAAGCAAGATGTGTATGAGACGCTTCCTGATGGAACGAAGAAAAAGAAAGCTAGCTCTGTAGATGTAAGAGACCCTTATCAGAAATTAAAGGTTTACATTGCATTACCAAGATTTGTTAATAAGTACTACTTTAGAATGAATGGAAATTACTACTCAACAATTTTCCAGATCGTTGATGGTAGTACTTATAATAATTCAACCACAAACAATGGTCCTAACAAGAAAGCAGATTGTATTACTTTCAAATCATTGTTCATGGCTACCAGAGTATATAGAAAGTACAAAGATATAGTAGACATTTGTAGTGGTACAACTATTCGTGCTACTATTTATGGGTCTAAAATCTTTAGTACATTTATTGACTGTATGCTATATATTCTAGCAAATTATGGCATGATTGGAGCATTTGATTTTTTAGATATTAATTGTGTATCAGTAGGAAGCGAACCTATTGTAAGCGATGAATATTTTAATTTCTCAAGCCATAATGTCATAATTAGTGTACCAAAGCATTGTTTCCAAGATCCTATGGTACAAAGCTTAGTGGTAACCATTTATAATGCTATCTCTAAAGATACAAAAGTCAATGACTTATACAATATCCGATTCTGGATTCGTGCTTTAGGATATGCTTATAAAGGTGGTAATACATTAGACAAAGGTCTCTTTGTTCTAGACTCTGTTGATGGTATTTATGATATCAATACAAGAGATGAACTACATTTACCAGATGATAAGAAACGTAATATTTATGATATCTTACGCTGGATTATGAGAGAGTTTAAATATCTTAAAGATAAAGATAATGTTGATGTGACATTAAAACGTATTCGAATTGCTGAATACATTGCTCATATCTACGCGACAAAGATATCAAAAGGTATTCGTAGAATATCTGATGCTGGTAAACGAGTAACACTGAATAGTGTTGTTCGAGCTATTCGTACCGATCCAATGTATATCATTAAGAATATCATTAATATGTCTAACTTAGTATCATATGTAGACCTGGTTAATGATAATGATGCTTTATTGGCACTTAAATATACCTATAAAGGTATTTCTGGTTTAGGAGAGGATGGAACTTCTATTCAAAGAAGCTATCGGTATGTAGATGCTTCACATGCTGGTATATTGGATTTAGATGCATCTGGTGCATCAGATCCTGGAATGACAGGATTAATTTGTCCAATGACTCCTATGTATAATGGAAGTTTTACCAATTTCAAAGAACCAGATTTTTGGGAAAAAGATTACAAACATTTTCAAACAGAATGGGAAGAGAAACAGCCAAAGGGAAAACCTGTATTTAAGATTGTTAATCAGGAACTCTATGACAAACAAATGGCTAATGTAGTTCAAGATTATCATGATCTTAGACAAGAAGTGATCGATACTTCGTTAGTTATTGATCGAGCTATCTGCCCATTCTATAATATTCATGATCCGTCCATAGATTATTCTACCGTCGGTTCACTATTAGATAATAGTAACAATGAAATAGAAGCTCCAAAAGCATCATTGTTCACTTATAATGTAACCGAAGAAGATGATGGAGGATTAGACGATTATGATGAATGATGTAGTATTTGTATACTCGGAATTACAAATTAAAGAACGTAACGAAATATTGAATAAACAAGGCAAAAGATTTGTATGTGGAAAGCTCTATACTGGAGCTGGTAATAAACCATTCTCTAGAATTATCAAAGAGAAAGATTTAGATGCTATGAAATCACAATATCCAGATATGAAGATTATTGGTCAAGGTAACAAATCCAATTTTCGTTATGTAAACGTGTCATCAGAATTAAATATTTAAGATATAATAGAGGTAGATATAATCTACCTCTATTTTTCTTTATAAGGAGTTATTTATGTTTAATATAACAGCAGAAGAGCTTGTTGATTTATACAATGATATTGTTATTGTCAACGAAGCAGCAAAAGGTGAATATACTTCATTGGAAATTCAGAATGCGGAACGTAGAAGAAGGATTCATGTAGATGAATTAACATCTTCTGAGATTGAAGCTATTGATAAGCAAATTAATGCTAAATCTTTACGATCTCCATATTATATATCTGATTACCATAATTATACAGAGCTTCATATTTATTGTGATCCTGAAAATCATATTGATGCAACCGATGATAAAATGTGGTATGTTAGAATGGAGCCATCGTTTAAAGGCCTAAATCGCATTTTATCAATCGTTGCGGATTATGATACATTTACATTTAATTTGCCAAATAGTGACGAATCAATAGAAATAATTAAAGATGAATTTAGTTATTTCTTTTCACGGATTCAAAGTCTATATGTAACTACAGGTATAATGTCATTAGTAGGAACAGATGGAAAGAGAAATCCAACACCATTTGATTTACTTAGAGATTTATTTTTATACTCTAATCTAGGTCCTGCTTATAAGATTGAAAATGCCTTAATAGATAAGGCTGTAAAAGATCTATATGAGCTAATAATCAAAGCTCCAAATGCAGTACCTGTAATTAAAGATCCAGAGGCAGCTGCATCTATTATTACAAATGCAATGGGATATTTTCAAATATTGTAGGTGATGAATATGCGATATGCTATGTATCATGAAGACTACAGGATATGTAATCATTGTGGTCAAAAAGCAGTTACTGCGATTGATAAGTTTTTAAGACCTACTGATGTCTTGATTTATCCAATCGTAAAGTTTCATTGTAATGCTTGTAATACAGATTTCTTTCCTAAATGGGTAAAGAATCAAGCTGGAGAAATGATTCCAGTATGTACAGGTGATTATGTGAAGGAAGAAACCGCTGAAAGTATTATTAAATTCTCTGAAGAAAATGTAAGAGAGTTCTAACAAAATTCAGTCTATTAGCCTTTTATTGGGCTAATAGGCTTTTACAATAGAAATTTATATACATTCCAACTTATTAATGAGAAATCGAAAGGAGCCTATTATGAAGAAACAGACTAAACCAGTAAAAGTAAAAGATGTATTAATTGTCAAAGAGATCGTACCAGAGAAAGCTGTTGCTGTAACTGCAAAGTTACGCAAGAAGTCAGCATTATTTGTAGCATAATATAAAGAGGGAGTTATACACCATGAGAATATTATATGTAAAATTGGTCGGATATATTGGTCTCTATAATGGAATAGGAAAATCTGAATTAGCAATTAATTTTGCTAATAGTAAGAACAATATAACGGTCATTAGTGGAGCAAATGGTTGCGGCAAATCAACCTTGCTCAATGCATTAAATATTCTTCCGGATACAAACGATAACTTTATTCCTAATATAGGAGCATCTAAGGAATTAAAGATAGCTCATGAAGATACACTTTATGAGATATTTATTAATCATCCTGTAGATGGTAAAGGAAATCGTAGTACGACTAAAGTGTCAATTAAGAAGAATGGGATGGAATTGAATCCAAATGGTAACGTTAGCAGTTACAAAGAAATCATTTTTGATGAATTCGAATTGGACGGAAATTTCATTACCCTTTCTCATTTATCTGGAGATGATAGGGGGCTCGCTGATAAGAAACCAGCAGAACGTAAAAAGTTCATTGCTAATATCAGTACATCTCTAGATACATATAATGCAATTCATAAAAATTTAAACAAGAAAGCGAATGTATATAAATCTTACATCAATAACCTTAGTGGAAAAATTCAAAGTATTGGAGATGAAACAAATCTTCAAAATACAAAAATATCTTTAGCTAATCGACGTTCTAGATTAGATAAAGAAATTGATGATTTGAAAGCTGAGGTTATTGAGAGTAAGACGTTAATTTCTGTTAGTGATCCTAATGGCTTACTTCAGCAGAAATATGAAGAAGCAGATAAAGATTGTAAAGAATTGAAATTACAATCAAATAAAGCATTCTCTTTTTTACGTTCTTATTATGAATCTCATTATAAACCGGAAGATCTAGAGTTAACCTTAGATGCTATTGGAAAAAGAAAAGAAGATATTGATACATCTACAGCAGAATATTCTAATAAGATTGAATCAAATAATAATGCGATTAAGATTCATATGACAACAATGGAAAACAATAAGGCAACCATTGCTCGTAATAAGATCCGCATTGATAAATTGAAACAGGAAATCAATCCAGAATTAGAATCTCAGTTAGTAGAAACAAAAAATAAGATAGGAATCATAGAAGATGCTTTCCATGAAGTTGGTATAACAGATATAGATAATATCTCTAGTTCCGAAATTAATCAGGTTATTGTATTATTACAGAATTTTATAGAGAGTATTGATCGAATCTATGAGTTGATACCAGCAGATAGTTTAGCAGAGTTCTGTGATATCATATTGAACAGTACCATTGGTAATGAATTAGATAAGTGTAATAAGATAATATCCAATACAAAGGATAGTTTGAATAACGCTTATATCAAATTGACAGAATTGCAAAATGATTATGATATTTTATCAGACCTAGACCATAGACCAGATAAATGTAAAATTGATCATTGCTATTTCTTATCAAAGCCAATGGAGGTACTGAAGAAATATGATTTGAAAGAAGACTTAGAAGTTCTTATTAAGAATATTAAGTCTACTATCGAAGATATGCGTCTAACAATACATATTAACGAGGAGATGGTGCAAAAACTAAAGAGTTACTCTTCTAGCGAGTCCATTTTAGGGACGATTACGACACAGGTGAATGCAAATGAGACGATTTTAAAGAAAATCAGTACGTTTATACGACTACTTGATAAAAACGCCTTATATGAGCTGATTTCGAATGGTAACAGATTTAATGAATATCGAGACCTTACGATGCTAAGAAATATAGCAAATTATATTACTGAGTATAAATCATTAACTCGTATATATGATAAGCTATTAAATGAGAAACAAACAAACAATCATAATATTCAAGCGTTAGCAGAATATGAATCTGAAATGGAATTGAGCCAATCAGCATATGACACTCAATTAAAAGAGATTAATAAACTGACAGAAGAGAATAAATTCTTAAATGGTTTATTAACTACTCTAGGAAATCAAAAGAAGATGATCGATGAATTATCCAATCGATATAATCAATGGGTGGAAGTCGATAATAAGTATCAAAAACGTTCAGATGATTTTGAAAAGATTTCTCAACAATCAAAAGGTCTTAGTGTTGTATTAAATAAGATGGGTGATCTAGTACAACAAATACAGACAAAAGAGAATGAGAGAAAACCAATTGAAGATCAGGAGAAGAACATTGATTCTCAATTAATGATCTTACAGTCATATCACCAAGAATATGCAATGTATCAAGAACGATATGATATTGTCAATAAATTGAAGAAGTACAGTTCACCAACAGCTGGTGGTATTCAAACATTGTTTATGCAGTTATATATGAGCAAGACATTGGAATTAGCCAATCAGTTATTAGGAATGATCTTCCAAGGACAGTATCAATTATTAGATTATGTCATTAATGCAGATGAATTCAGAATGCCATTTATTGGTAACGGATTAGCAGTTGATGATATATCTTCTGGATCTACATCTCAGGTTTGTATTATGGGTATGATTATTAATCTCGTTTTATTAAATCAAGCTAGTACGAAATATAATATTACTAGACTAGATGAGATTGATGGTGGACTAGATCATGCAAATCGATATATGTTTGTCGATATTCTGCAGAGAATTATTCAGATCTTACATATAGAACAGCTATTTATTATTAGCCATTCAGCTGAATCAGCATTGAGTAACGTAGACGTTATTCAATTAGCACCTATACCGGACTACGAAGATGTATTCAGTGGAGCAAATATAATCTATTCGTATAGTTGGGAACAATAACGTAATATAGAGAAAGGAGATAGCTATATGAAAGATAAATCACTCCATAAAAAAGCAGTGTTTTCAAAGAAATGGTATCGTTGCTTTGTAGATGCTGTTGCTAAGAAACGTAACTGTAAACTGTGTACAATGAGATCAATTTGTAAGAATTGTTTAAAATAATATAGTATCCAATAGGGTATAAATCCCTATTGGATTTCTTGTTATTAAACTATTTTTGAATCATATATTATAAGTGTGTAGTAGAACATAGAAATCAAACAATCATAGAAAGAGAGGTAGTTGAAATGTTTGATCTATTTACAATGGCGGATCCGCTGATTTTCTTTGAGGTAAGAAAAGCTGAGAGGGAAGCTAATCGAGCTTTAAAAGAATGCAAGAAGTGTGAGGAACGTGCAAAAGAGAAAAAAGAAATCCAGAAGTCAGTAAAGAATTTTAAGGACCACATCAATAATGTGAAACATACAAATAAAGATGTGGCTGAAGCAACCGGAACACCTTATACACCTGAGAATACTCCAGAAGATATTACAGAGCAAGCTGATAATATCAAGAAAGCAGCAGATACGATTCATGATATGCTGTATCCTGTTGTATATAATGATAATGAAGTTTCTGTAGTGCCAAATGAAGTATTTGAAGAGGATCGATTAGAAGATGTAAACAATGTACCTGAGCCAAAGTTAAAGAAGGAGATCAATGATGATCTTGTTGAAACTTTTGCAAAGGTATTACCAGGAGTTCCAGTTGTATTTGAAGCAACAGTAGATACTTATAATCCTAAGTCTGGTGGTGATTGTGGATTAGTAAAGATGCATGTATTGCCGACCAAGACGACTTACTTTGTAGACCTGAACAATATCATGGGTGATGGTTATAATGTATTAATGACCAATCCGTATGATGGTAAATTGCTCTTTGTTAATACGGAGCGATGCCCTGAGTATATTCTGAAAGTAATAACAGAGGGATATACATTGACACCGGAAGATATCGTTCATATTAATGCTGGACGATTTGATCCTGATATCTATCACTTCATAGATTTCTCTGGATTTGGTGATCATCTAAAGAATATGACTATGAAGGACAAAGAGCATCTTGAGTACACACTCCATAAAATCATGAATCATGATTGGGAGAATGTATTAGGATATCCTCTGTATAGATGTCGTTTTGAATCTTATGCAGATACAGCAAACTTTACATTGATATCTGATAAGCATACAAGACATCAGAATGTCTTTACAGATCGAAAGTTGTATTCTCGATTCCGTAAGATGTATGTAACAAATAGCGAGTATGATCGCTATAATGAATATTTCCGTATCAATGTAAAAGCAGGTAAAATTGTCGATGTTGCTAGAAATGGAGAAACAATTTCAGCCAAGGATCTTTATTTGTAGAAAAATATTACAGCACACACATTAAAGTAATGAAATCATAAAAATAAACTTGCTAGTAGGATGTAATGAATTACGTAAAGAAATGTCTTGAATGGTTGTGATTCGAGAAATAGAGATATGAAGTTGAACTGTAATTCAGTGGAAATATCCGATATACGAGCTTGTACTGTTATCGTCATTCATTACGGGTTAAACTAGATAATATAATACCAATCAATTTCATCTTTACTATATTTTTGGTACATTGTTATATCCGCACACATATAAAAATAAAGCCATGTTTTTATTTAAGGGAGTAATTGATAGATAATAATTGATTGGTATTATTACTGGACTATAGCCAAGCGGTAAGGCCCAGGACTTTGACTCCTGTATTCCCGGGTTCGAATCCCGGTAGTCTAGCGTAAAACGTTAACTTAGTTTCGTTGTACAATCAAATCACACGCAAGGTGGAATTAGGTTTAAAAGGCAAGTGATCATTTGCTAATTCAGGTTGTAGGTATGCTCATTCCGACGTTCTCCTGAAATTAAAAATCTAAGACTTAGAGGTTGGACCTACAGGATTGTAGGCTCGAGTCTTAGGTTTTATTTTTATGATTAAGGGTTTAGGAACAGTAAAATCGGGTTAAAATGTTCTGGCTGTTAATAATATAATAATAATCGTTGAAATTAATCATTTGCGGTAAACATTAACGGCTTCTCCGATCTCCTTTATTTAGGGTAGGTAGCGAATCGGCAAACGCGGCGGACTGTAAATCCGTTTCCTATGGAGTAGTGGGCTCGACACCCACCCTGCCCATTGGTAAATTGTTACATTTTTACTTATTTTCTGTAACAATTTACCAAAAGGTTCTTTTTAATGACTCGGACTTACGATGGCTCTTAGGTTCGAGTCACAAAGTACTAGCTCATTCGTGGTTTTTTCCTTTTTCTCTTAACCACGAAGAGTACCCATCCTTTTACGTTACCGCGATGTATATACATCAAAAACTTATTTATGTTACGTTACCATACATAAATAGCTGCTCTAGAGTTTAGCGTTTAAATAGAGCAATTTGGACCTTTAGCTCAGTTGGTTAGAGCAACCGGCTCATAACCGGTCGGTCCTGGGTTCGAGTCCCAGAGGGTCCATTTAATATGGCTCGTTGGTCAAGCGGTTAAGACATCGCCCTTTCACGGCGGTAACACGAGTTCGATTCTCGTACGAGTCATCTCTAGGTACTTGGACACTATCTAGAGAAAATGCATTTTCTTTTAGGGCGTGAGTAGCTCTCCTCACACAAAATTTGCCATAGCGTAGTAATTCAATGATAGAATACAAATCAATTTGATTTGAAATTATAGGTTTAATTCCTATACTACGCTATTAGAACCACACTCCTATGGTTCTAACTCCATCCAATTCTATGCTTGAGTAATAGATGTTTATATTCTGAGAGTATTTTTACTTAAATTTATGCTGTTTTCAGGTAAATTTTGAATTGACATCTATTACTCTATGGGCCTATAACTCAGTTGGCAGAGTACATGATTTTTAATCATGATGTCTTGGGTTCGAATCCCAATGGGCTCAGTTGGTTCTATTATATTCAGTTCTACTACACGTTTGATATTGCTTTTGTCGAAGTTATCCATAGTATTAAACGCTCCTTGATTTGCTTTGAATATAATAGAGCCTAAGAAAAGAAAACAGTGCCTATCCATACAAAATCCATCAAACTGTTTTCTTTTTTTCTGGACTAGGGGAATTTTGGTTGGTCCCCTTTGTTATTACCTCATACATTTTTTATCTATAGGGATTGGTTACCCCTATAGATAAAAATATGTCTTTTCTCTATATAGAAAACATACTATTAATATATTCTATATAGAGAAGGAGGGTATATTCTAATGGCTAATTTATTTGGAAATAATAAGCGTAAAACCCCAGATCGCTTTACCAAAATCAATGCATTAACTTATGCTCGTAATGTTGGTAAATCATTTGGTTATGCTTTTATTGACAATTTTAACAACATGGCTCCTACAACAGCAGCACTGTTGAAAGAGTCAAATGATTTAAAGAATGAGATGTTTGCAAATATCTCTAGCTTTAAATCTAAGGCAACTGATTTTGATAAATCCGGTACAGCTAGTATTGTACTAGAAGGAGCCAAGGACTTCCGCAATAATTTAGTTGCAGATATTCGTAATGGTACTTGGTATAATAAACAAAGAATCGAAAAGGCTAATGATGAAATAGCAAGTGATGCTTTCGGTATTAGCTTAGATGACTTTGGTGATTTTGATAGTGATTTTGATTTCGATACAGGTGATGATATGGACTTCGATACAGATGTAACTGTATCGGCAGAAGAAGCTAATGCTAAAGCAATATCTAGTGCTGTATCAGAAGCATCCCAAAGAGCAGCAGGTGCTGTTTCAATGGCAACTGCACAATCTGCAGAATATGTAGTAACTTCAAATAGAGCTAATACAAAGGCTTTATATAATGGCATGACTTCAGGATTTGGTAAGATCAATGTAGGTCTTGCTGCCATTAATACGAATATATCTGCTTTGATGGAGCTGGGCAAACCATTAACTGATCATATGCAGAATAGTTCCAAATTCTATATTGCTACTTCTCAATATCAAGAAAAGTCATTAGCATTATTGGAACAAATTGCAAAGAATACTACTCCTCCAGAAATTAAGCGTAAATCTGCTAAGAAAGGTACTACTATAAATGATCTTGTAACAGCTGATGGATTATTAGACATTAGTGCATACAAGGATTTTGTACAGACTCAGTTTAAGGACATGACTTCCATGTTTACTTCTAGTCTTGATATGATTGGCGGAGCTAAGAATGGTATGAAGATGCTTACAGCATCTCCAGGACAATTATTATTACCATTCTTAACTGGTCAGTTATTTAATATACGTGGTAGCAAAACTAATCGTACATTAAAACAGGCTATATCTGGATTTGATAAAGCTTTATCTGGAATGGCTACTGGATTGATGGCAAAGGCTAAAGCAACAGACTTTAGTGGTATGGGAATGATTGGTGAACTCTTAAATGTATTAAGAGATAACTTTATTCCTAATTCTGGATTAAAGACTAAGATTAATACTGGTAACTATGTAAAGGGTAGAGTTGATTGGACTGGTAAAGCAGATAAAGCATTACGAGAAGTAATTCCTACACAATTAGGAAAGATCTTATCTGCTATTACTGGAGAACAAGCTAGAACCTTTGATTATGAAACTGGTAAATGGGTTCCTATCAAGGATATAGAGACAGATGCTCATAATCGTAAGATGAGAGCTGCTCGATCTGCAGGTGGAGATTTCTTTAGTGATATTAAATCATCAGTTAATAAGTCTAATATGACTAAAAAAGGTAAAGAAGCCTATAATGAGCAGGTAGATGCTTTCTTAATGAAGATGATGATGAATGACAGTCAAGACTTCATTAAACTTACTGATGATAGATTCTGGAGAGAAAGAGGCTCTGAATATAAGGACGTTATTTCCGAGAAAGTATTTAAAGATTTCCAGAAGAGGGCAAAGGCTGTTGCTAGACGTAATCCTGGTTCTAGAAGTGAGTTAGCTTCTAATTTCTATAGTGCTAGAGCATCTTATGGTAGAGGAACAGAGAATTCTGATAACTTAGAATATATGCTTCATAATGGATCTATGGATTTTGGTAATAAGCAATCTATGGGTCTTAGAAGATTAGATGAGTTTGATAAAGATAATTTGTTCTATCTCAGAGGTATCTATACTTATACTGGTTATCTTGCTAATAACTTTAAATACCTTATACCTGGAGTAGATACAGGTGGATTTAATAGTAATATGGTTGTATTGGAAGGATTCCCAGATCCTACAAAATCCAACAATAATATTGGTAAAGTTAATAATAGGGCTAAGAAGAAATCTGCTCCTAGAGGAAACATGAAGATGTCCTCTGATGTAGATGCAGATTTAGATGCTGTTTATAGATATAATGAAGATACCGATGAAGATGCTTTCTTAGATTCTTTAGGTGATGAACTTAGAGAATATTATGAGAAATCTAAAAGAGGTGAAGTTGATAAAGATCCTACAAAGGATAATAAAATCGGTTTAGCTCGTAGTGCTTATAAGAGGAAGAATGATGTTCGAGGTAAGATAGGAAACGCTTATCGTAAGATAGCAGATTCTGATTCTAGAGCTGGAAAAATCTTATCAGCATTCGAGAATACATTGGATGTAACAACAGATAGTGTTAGTGATATGCTTGATAGTGTATCCAGAGGCATCAATGACTTTGTTTATGGTAAGCCAGGTCAAGAAAAGGGTACTTCTATTGCTGATACAGTAAAGACTGGATTACGGTCTATTACAGATGCATTGGTGGATAACGTTAAAGTATTCTTACCAGATTTCGTTGTTGATTTTGCTACAAGTATTTGGAAATCTATCAATGAAAATGAGCATGTAAAGAACTTTAAAGAGAAAACTAAAGGTTCATTGAAGAATGTAGCTAAGTGGTTTGTTCCTCAAAAAGTAAGAGAGTTCTTTAGTGGTAAAGAAGAGGAACCTCAAGCAGAAGCAGAAGGTGCTAGTGGTTCTGGTTTATTCGGATCATCTTTATTCAATACAGTATACGCTGCTCAGAATAGTATCTTTACTGGTTATGCTGGTGGCGCTAGTAGAAGAAATAGAAGCAATACAAAAACTAATACGAAGACTAAGAGTGAATATAATAACTCTAAGAAGAAAAATCGTAGAGGTAAACGTCAAAGCCGATCTGGTGCCAATAGATCAAAAGTAAATGCAGGTGCAGATGACGATGCAGCTGCCGCGGATGAGGTGATTGAAAGAGCCTCTGATAAGATTGCTAGATTTATGACAGATAAATTATCAGGATTTATCGCTGATCATAATCCTAAGACTGAAAAAGAAACCATCCAGAATAATATCAATAAGATGCTGAAAGAAGCTGATATTGGTGCTATGGGTGCTGGTGCTGTTATTGGTGGTGGATTATCATTAGTAACAGGTGCTTTCTTAGGACCTATTGCTGCTGCTGGTGTTGGAGCTGCAATTGGATTTGTAACAAAGTCCAATACTGCTCAAGAATTACTCTTTGGTAAATTAACCACTGATGAAGATGGTAACGTTAGTCGTGAAGGTGGAATTGTAAAGAAAGATCTTGCCAATTTCATAACGAAAAATGTACCTTCTATGGCTAAAGGAGGCGGAATTGGTGCAGTAGCAGGAACATTCTTAGGATCACCATTACTCGGATCTATCGTTGGTGCTGGTATTGGATTCGTTAGTTCTTCAGAGAATGCTAAGAAGACATTATTCGGTGACTTAGTAGAAGAAGTAGATGAGAATGGTAATACACATAAAGTAAGAGCCGGTGGTCTTGTATCTAAGAAGATTCAAGATATGGTTAAGAAAGGTGCCTTTGGAGCTTCAGCTGGAGCTGCTGCTGGATTATTAATAGGACCATTTGGACCTGTTGGTAACTTAATGGTTGGTTCTGCTCTTGGATTTGCATCTACAACAGATAAATTCCAGAAATGGTTCTTTGGTGATAAAGATGAAAATGGTAAGTTCAAATTCGGTAAAGGTGGTTTCTCTGAAAAGATCCGAAAAGAAATGTTTGAGCCTATCGTTGGTATCTTTGATAAGCTTAGTAAGAGAATTACAGAACAGATCAAAGAATTAGGCCATACATTTAAGAAGTGGTTAAAGCAATTTATTCTTAAGAAAGTACTTGGTGGATTAGCTACTTGGATCTTTGGTAAAGCAAAGATTGGTAGAGCAATTGCTAGTGCTGGTAAAAAAGTTGCTACTGGTGCATGGAATATTATTACTAAGCCAGGACAGATGATTAATAATGCTCTTGAAAGAGGTAACCTTGCAAAGGGTTATGGTATTGAAAATACAACATCTGTAGAACGTAACTTAATGCGTGCTGGTTTTAGAGTTCAAGAAGATGGTACCGTTGTAGATCGTAATGGTAACTTAGCATTCAACAGTATTCAAGAAGCAGCTCAATCTGGTATAGCAGCGCATGGAAAAGCTGCCAATACAATGGGTGCTAGAATTGATACAGCATTACAGTTATTCACTGATCCGGAAGAAGCAACGAAACTTAGAACTCTTCTTGGTCAAGCTAATAGTGATGAACAAGCTCAGTTATCAGCTCGTATCAAAGGATCTACTGATCTTTATGGTCAATTATTCAAGATTCAGCGAGAAGATGACAATAAAGCAAAAGCTGCTAGTAATTTACAGAAGTTATTTGCTAATGGTAGAATCAAAGGTACAACTGAAGAAGAGGTAGCTGAAGAACTTCGTATGCTGATGAATTCCAGAAATGGATTCATGAAGAATCGTTATAAAGATAATGAGAAGTTTAGCGAAGAAGATATCTCTGGTTTATCTAAACTTATTAGCAATGCTAATAAGAACATTGCAAATGCTAATACAAATGCTAGAAGCAGTGTTGTTGAGATGATTTCTGGTAAGATGCGTGAAGCTGGTTATACCGATGCAGAAATCGAAAGATTTACCAAGGGTAGCAAGAGTGATAAATACTTAATGAGAATGGCTTCTCAGTTAGGTGTCAATATTAAACGAATGGAAAAAGATGGTGCTAAGACTGTTGATTCCGTTGTTATTGATACAATCCCTGGACTGCTCCAGAATATTAAGAACGCTATTACAGAAGGTGTAAGTACTATTACTCAAGATACAAAGACTGGTGTAACGAAACTTGCAACAGGAATAGAAAGAATTTACAACCATTTCCGTTACGGTAAAATGGGAGATGCAATGAATGATCTCTATTCTGATGTAGGTGATGTTGCTGGAACAGTATCTAGACTTCCTGGAGATCTATTCAACTTAGGTAGAACCGGTGTTAAAGGTGTATCTGATGCTACCAGAGAAATGTATGGAGAGTACTTAAAGGAACAAACCAAGAAGTATCAAAGCAAAAAAGCTGCTAGAGCTAACAGATACAAAGAGCATACAGATACAGCAGGTTCTGGATCTGGATTATTTGGATTTGGCGCTGGTGGCGGAAAGGTACGTAACCAGTTTGGTACGTTAGTAGATAGTAATGAAGATATCGCTTCACAACAACGTAAGAAAGATACTGCAATGCGAAACAATGCGTTGTTTAGTATTAGTTCTATGGGCGGTGGAGTTTCTTCTCTTGTATCTGGAATGAATAAGATTGTAAGTGGTTTATTCGGAGACAAGAAAGAAAAGAAGAAATCATTATTCTCTAAACTTACTGAATTAATCACTGGTGGTACTGGATTACTCGGCGGATTATTATCAGGTATCTTTGGCTTCTTTGGTGGAGGCGGATTATCAAGTGCCTCTGGTATCGTTGGTAAAGTGCTCAATGCATTTGGAGGTAAAGGTGCTTTCAGTAATATCTTACGTGGTGCTTTAATTGCAACTGTAGGAACTGGTATCGTTAAAGGTACTTATGATACATTAGCAAACAGAGTAACTAATGGTGCTATTGGTCGTGGATATGGACAAATGGGCACTTCATCTAATGCTAGTTACACTGGATTAACTGCTATGGATGCTAGTGGTAATATGGTAGCTGTTGCTATGGATGGTAATGGTAATCCTGTTACGGATGAGAATGGTAACTATATATCTACAAATGGTCAAGCATTAGATCCTTCTAGAACACAAGTTACAGAATCTTATGCTACTAGATCTCTTGGTGAGCGTGAACGAGATAAGATTGGACGTACTTTGCTCACATATGGTCCAAAGAAAGCATTCAAGAGTAGTATTGCTGGATTTGGTGTTAATAAGATAGCTAAGAGTCTTAAGTTAGATAAGTTAGCTGGAACTAAAGTTGGTCAAAAAGTAGTTGGTGCTGCTAAGGATAAATTTAATACCTTATTAGGAAAGGGTATTATCAATAGTAAACTTGGTACCAAACTTGCTGGTAGATATGAAGCAAAAGTTGCAAAAGAAGCTGCTGTAAAGCGAGCTAAGGATATTTCGAAACATTCTGTTCAGAAAGCCATTGCTCGTCATAATAGAAAGCTTATGAAACGTGGAAGCGAGAAGCTTGTAGCAGAATCAACACAATCTGCTATGAAGAAGATCGCTAAAGATGCCGCTACAGAAACTACAAAGAATAGTGTATATAACGGCATTAAAGAAGGTCTCACCAAAGCGTTTAATAAGATTTGTACAGTAATTCCTAAATTCAAAGGTCAGCAAAAAGTATTAGCTGGAGCAGCTGATGACATTGCAGAGGCTGCTGCTAAAAAGGCTGCTAAGCAAACAGGTGAAGCTGCTGCTAAGATTGCTGCTAAAGTTGCAGCTGGCTTTGTATGGTTTACAAAAATTGCATTTGTAATTTCAGATTTCTGGTCTGGTTATGAAGATGCTACAACAACATGGAAGGTTAAAAAAGCTAGTACTTCTCAGAAGTTAATTAGTGGATTACTTCGTGTTGTATTAAACCTCAATCCATTAATTGGTATGCTTCTTCCTGATTCTTTAGTTATGGATATTCTTATTGATACAGTTGCACCTATCTTAGGAATTGATGTACGAAAGATCAAGAGTGAGAGAGCTGCTGCTGAAGAAGAGTTAAAAGAATACAATGAAGCTAACGGTACTAATTATTCTTGGAGTGAGTATAATAAACAAGTACTTGGAAATTATACAACTGGAGAGAAAATTGGTAACTGGTTCAAAAATACATTCACTAGTGTCAAGAATGTATTCACTGGTGGCAAGAAGTCTTCAAAAACACAGAAAGCATCTAATACTGCTACAAAAGCAACTGGTGCTAGTGGATCTGGCTTATTAGGATATGCTGGTGGTAGTAGTGGACGCCGTACAGCTGCACCTAGCATTGGATTAGATCGTATTACAACTGGAGTTGGTAATTACTTAGGTAATGATATTGACTCTAAGAGTATGAGAGATCTGAGCAAGATGTATGATGATATGGAAAAAGCTGCAAAGCATGGAAATATCACTGGTGTAACAAAAGCTAGCGAACGTACTATGAAGAAGCTGAATGCTAAGAATTCTGGTATGAGTCGTACCTTTGGTATTATCAGTAAGCTTGGTATGTTTGCTTATACATCTACTGCTATGATGAATAAGTTTACTGCTAAGGATAGTGTTGTTTCATCAACAACTTCTGAAGTAACTGGTACTGATGATACTTCTAATGGTAAAGGTAAATCTTCATCTAAGAATGGTAAGGGTATCCTTGGTACAATTGGCGGAGCTATTGTTAGTCTTGGAAAGACAATTTCTGGTTGGTTTGCTGGTAAAGGTTCAGGATTAACTGGTTATGCTGGTGGATCTTCTGAAGTTGTTTCTCAGTTAGATAGTAAATATTCCAATATTTCTGTTGGTGGTAAGTCTATGGCTGAGAATGGATGTGGACCTGCATCTGCTGTTATGGCATTGGATTCTCTTGGTAAATCATCTTCTGTAAGCAGTGCTGCTAGTATTGCTAATAATTATCAGGTTACTGGAGGAACTGATGCATCTTACTTCCGTGATATGTTTAGTCGTAATGGTGTAGACTCTAGCTATGTACAAGGCGATGGAGTTAAATCTGCAGTTGCTAGTGGAAATCCTGTTGTATTAATGGGACAAGATTCTAGCAATACAAGTAAAGCAAATTCACCATTTGGACCTAATAATCACTACGTTGTTGCTAATGGATACGATAGTAATGGTAACATTAATATCAGTGATCCAGAAACAGGTAACCATTCTTATAGTCCAAGTATTCTTGATAACGTTAAGATTGGTATTGCTGCATCAGGTAGTAGACGAAGAAGAAAGCGTAACAATACGTCTTCTAGAGCTAACCATGCTGTTCATTTTGCTGCATCTGGTAGCAAAAAGAATAACAAGACAAAGGGTGGAGCTCTTAAAATGACCATGGAGAACTGTAGAAAAGAGAATCTTGGTGTATGGTCAGAACCTACAGTAGAAGAACTCAATGCATTTATTAAGAAGAAAAACCCAACATCTCCATTCAATGGACATGGTGACGTATTTATTCGTGCTGGTAAAGCTTCTGGACTTGATCCTAGATATATCTTAGCTCATGCAGCTTTTGAATCAGCTTGGGGTACTTCTAAAATCTGTAGAGAGAAGAATAACTACTTTGGTATCGCTGCCTTCGATAGTAATCCATATAATTCTGCCAAGAGATTTGGATCTGGATTAGAAGCTGGAATTATTGGAGGTGCATGTTGGATCGCTGAGCATTACTATCACGGTTCTTATGATCAAACATGTATCTATAAGATGAGATGGAATAACAACGTACACCAATATGCAACTGATCCAAAATGGGATACAAAGATTGCTGGTCTTATGGCTAAAATGCCTGCTAATACCAAATTGACTTTAGCAAAGGGTGTAAAGAGCACTGTATTAAGTAGTCTGGGTGAGAGTGGATCATCTGTTTCTGGAGATGCATCTGGTGGTGTATCTGGTGATGCTACTGGTTCTTCAAGCAATTCTTCATCTACTGGATTACTTGGTTCTATCATCAATACATTCAGCAATGCTTTTGGTAAAGTCTTTGGAGGTAATGAAGAATCTTCTGATGATTCATCATCTTCTTCATCTGATAGTGGTACTGCAAATGGTGCTGATTACACGAATTCTATCAAAACTGCAACTACTGCTGAAGGTAAAGCATTAGCAAATAGCTTTATTAATAAAGCTGCTAGTAAGATGGATTACGTTGAAGGAGCTGGAAATGATACAATGTTTGGTAAGTTTATGGGTGTAAATAAACAACCTTGGTGTGCATCATTTGTAAGCTGGGCAATGTCTGAAGCTGCTGGTGGAAAAGATAAAGCTGCTGTACCTTTACGTGGTCCTGTATCTGCATCTGTAGATGGATTATGGAGTAACTTCAAATCACATAATGCAATGACTTCAAATCCTGCTCCTGGTGATATCGTTATCTATAAGAACGGAACTTCCCACACTGGTCTTGTAGAGAAGGTAGAAGGAAATAAGATTACTACAATCGAAGGTAATACTTCTGGTGGTAATGGATTTAGTCGTAACGGTGGTATGGTTGCTCGTAAGACATTTACACTAGGAGATGGAAGCTACAAAGCAAAGCATCTTACTGGATTTGGTAGACCTGATTGGGATAATGGATCTACTGCTGCTAAAGCTGAAAAGAAGAAGCAGAATAAACGTAAGAAGCAAATGGAAAAGCATGGTACGAATGTATCTACTACAAAGCAAACTTCATTTGGTACAGTTCCTAATTACACAAGTTCCAGCTTAGGCAGTAACATGATGAATTATACCATTCCGAAAGTAGCTAAAAAGGGTGGTAAAGGATCTGGTCTTATTGGATATGGTGGCGGAGCTAGTGGATCAACTGGAAGAGTTATGCTTGATTCATCTGTATTTTCAGGTGCTATTTCTAAAGCAGAAAATACCAAAAAGGTTGGTAGTAGATCAACTACTAAGACTGGTATCATGACATCTATGTCAAAAGACTCAGCTGCTTTACTCAAGATTATTATTGAGCTAATAACAAGTATTGTACAGAATACAGATCGTATTGAAGGAATCTATTCATTACTTGAAACTTATTGTAATAGATCGGGTAATGCTGAACTTCAAAATGCTGTTAAGGAACAAAAGTCATCTTATGTTCCTAGAGAAACATCTAATAATTTAGATAGTTTAGCAGATCTTCGTAGAATGTGTGATGCTATATTAGCAGGTTAAAGTTTAATGAGAGGGTGTCATTTTCACCCTCTCTTAACTTTTATATAAAAGCTTTAATTATATAAATGAGGTGGTGAATTTATGTCATATTCAAAAGGAACTGATGGTGGTAGTGGTGGAGCACAAACTAATGCTAAACATGTAGAAGAAAAATTATCTGATAAAGAAAAAGAAGAAAGAAAAAGGATAGTAAAAGCTCAAAAAGCAGCATACAATGCGGTACGAAAATCTGGAAAAAAAGTATCTGATTTTGATCCATATGGAAATGATGCTGAGTTTAAGAAGCATACTAATGGAGTTGGTGGTGGCTCTTCATATATACCAGGTGTACTTACATCCGGATCTATAAATGGTATATTTGGAATGCCGTACCAATTTCTACCATCTGTAGATAGACGAGTTTATGTAGAGGGAAATACGAATGATAATACTATAATGGGTAGAAAGTATGCAGAGAAAGTTGCATCTCATCTACCATTATTATTTTTAACCCCATGTCGCCAAGTATTCATGGAGGGATTTGATGCATCAGATCAAGAGAGTGTTCTTGGTAGTATTGTAAATGGTGCCGGTATAGCTGGTGCTATTGGTGGTAATGGTGTTGTTGAAAGTAGTTTATTAAAGAAAACAGGTAGATACTACAGTGCAAAATATGCTTGGGCTGAGTACTATCGTTGTGTAAATAAACTAGCAACACAGGTTGCTGTTTTATGCGGTTTACAGGACGAGTTATCTTCAGATGGTGTTAATCTAGCCAGTGAAGATTGGGTAAATAAAAAATTTCATAACGAAAGTTTTGATAGATATTTTGCTGCTAAAAAATCAGTTGTATTATACGTTGATGGATTAACAACAGTAGATGATTCTTTTTCAAATTCAACAACTGATTCATCATTAGCATCAACAATCAATGGTTTTGGAGAGCAAGCAAGAGAATTACGATTTATTACTGGTGGATCTAGTGGCTTAAGTGCAATCTATGACAAAGGTTCTGAAATGGCACAAGATATAACAAAAGATCTCACATCAATTACTGAAAGATTCGGAGGAGCATCGCTTACAGAAGGTATGCTAGGAGATTTAGCAAAAACTGGTGTAAGTACTGTTTTAACTGGTGGTAAGATTATATTCCCTAAGATTTGGGGAGATTCTTCTTATAGTAGGTCTTATAGCTTCTCTATTAAATTAAGATCACCAGATCATGATTCTTATAGTATTTATCGTAATATACTGATACCATACTTACATTTATTAGCACTTGTAATGCCACAGTCTTTAACATCTGGTCCGGGTGCACAAAATCCAAATGCATATGATACACCGTTCTTAGTACGTGCATATGCAAAAGGAATGTTTAATATTAATATGGGTATGATAACAAGTATGGATGTTACCAGAGGAGCAGAAGCTCAATGGAATGATCAGGGATTGCCAACACAGATGGATATTAATATTACCATAGAAGATCTGTATACAAGTTTATATTTGTCAAACCCTAAAGGTATTAATTATTTCCGCAATACATTTGATATTATTACGAATACTGAAATGGTAGATTACTTGGCAAATTTATCAGGTCTAAACGTTGCAGCTGAAACTGTTACACGACAAGTACAGTTGTTCAAATATATGGTGGCAGCCGACTTCGCTAGAACACCTTCAAATATTTATAATTATTTTGAAAACGGTGTTACAAATCTAATAAGAAGAGCATTTGAACGTTTATTCTAAGTATAATAAATAGACAGGAATCTTTGTGTTCCTGTCTATATTTGATATTTACACGGATATTAACTTATTAATATATAAAGGAGGTAATATACATGAGTTCTATCATACCATCACTAAACCTATCAAAAGCAATTACTGATCAGTATAACAGAGTTAACGATTTAAAAAATTCTAATGCATCTACAGAAGCATTAGGAATTGATTATAGTCGACTGGATACCAAAACAAAAGGAATGCTAAAGGATAGCATTGCATCTGCTATAGTGAATTATAAAAAGTATGACATGTATCCAGAGACAAAAGAATACCTGGATCAGTTATTCAAACAGAATATGGGTACTTCATTTACAATTGAATATAAGAAATTAAAAGACGACTTATGTGATATTAATGTAGAGGGTAATCTAAGAGAAACCATTCAGTTGGTATTGATCAACAGAGCAAGAGAATTATATCTTGATATGACATTAAACCCTACAGTGTAAACCCGCTAAAAATAAGGGTTTTATACTCTTGGTATACCAAGACCATATAATCCACTGTTTATGGGCTTTATGGAAGGTGTGATTTTATACTGTTTGTGCACTCTTTCAATCATTAACTTCCTGTTCGATATGGCGTCAAACCCGCTTAAAATAAGGGTTTTATACTCTTCCAATTTGGAAGACCACATAACCCAGTATTTATGGGCTTTGTAGGAGGTTTGGTTTTATAATGATTATACACCTTTTAAATAACATATAATGGTGTATTTTTTGAGATGTCCTCCCAAACCCGCTAAAAATAAGGCTTATGAACTCTTCATATAGGGAGAGTACATAACCCAGTATTTACGGGCTTTGTGGAGGGTGTGGTTTTATAATGATTATACACCTTTCAAATAGATTCCCTGTATTTTGATATGTCGTCAAACCCGCTAAAAATAAGGGTTTTATCCTCTTCCAATAGGGAGACCATAAAATCCCGTATTTACGGGCTTTGTGAGGTATTGTTGCATAATGCTGGCTATGTTTTTCAAATTAGAAAACCTGTATCTTGACATTGCTTCAAACCCGCTAAAAATAAGGGTTATGTACTCTCCCTAAACCAAGAGTACATAATCCACTGTTTATGGGCTTTGTGGGGTGTGGTTATATAACGATTATATACCTTCAAAATACATATCACTGTTTATTTTAGTAAGGTCTCAAACCCGCTTAAAATAAGGGTTATGTACTCTTGGTATACCAAGAGCACATAATCCAGTATTTATGGGCTTTGTAGAAGGTTTGATTTTATAATGATTATATACCTTCAAAATACATATCACTGTTTATTTTAGTAAGGTCTCAAACCCGCTTAAAATAAGGGTTTTATACTCTCCCAATACCAAGAGCACATAACCCAGTATTTATGGGCTTTGCTTAAAAATATTTTGAATCATATATTATAAATGTGGTAATATATAAGCTCGTCTATAATTATAACGTAAAAAGGAGGATATTATGAATAACGAGTTTAATTTTCAAGAAACAATCGATCAGATTCAAGAATTCACTGCATTGGATTTAGGTACAGTAAAAGTATTTAAAGCTGATAACCAACATCCATATTTTGATCTTATTGATGTATGCAAGATTATTGGATTTTCTTCTTCTGACGCTACATCAAGAATGAAGCAAGAACTAATTTGTATGAGTAGTGCTCTACATTCATTAAGCGGTAAGTATAAGTTTATTAATGAATATCCTGTTATGATTGATATTAGAACAACAGAAATAGCATCTGGTCGTGGTTTTGGCGGAAAATCTTATGAACGAAATGTTACTAAAACATATATATCAGAGTCTGCTATGTATCATATCATAGGAAGAGCATCAACTCCGAGTGCAATGATATTTAATGCTTGGGTAAGTGCTGTATTACTTCCTAAAGTAAGACAAGTTGGAGCTGATCGTTCTATTGAGTTATTAGAGGAGGAGATTCAGAAGTTAAAGTTGGAAGTACTTAATAAGCAAAATGCAATTGATCGTTGGGAGAACTATATTACAAAGAACGGAGGAATTCAAATCAATATGTCTGATTTTATCAGATCTAATTTAGAGGCATAAACTGTAGTAAAGGAGTGTAACACTTTGAATTTAGAAGAATCACGTATTACGGTTAACTATTCTTATCCTGATAATATGGATTGGGAATACACAGCACACATGGAGCGTATTGACTTTGATAAAGAATGTGCTTTAGATATAGAAACTGGAAATGGTTTCATTATAGCGCCACCAAAGACAACTATTAAGAAGGATATTAAAGATCCAGATGGAATCTTTAGTCCTAAATTTGGTCAGAAATTGGGAGATCTAAATCCATTCATTGATCGTTATAGTTGTGAATGTGGTAATTTAAAATCACGTATCAACAATGGTATTGAATGTCCTATATGCCATACGAAATGTAAATCTGTTGGTGATAATTTTAAGATGTTTGGATGGATTAAATTGAAACCAGAATACCCAATCATCCATCCAGATATATATGTAAACCTAGATTCATTCTTTGGACGTTCAAAATATGATAAGAAATCTCGTAATAGAGAAAAGGGGTCGAAGTTAAGAAACATTATCGAATATGATATTCCAATTGATCTGAATGGTAATGAATCTGAATTGATTTCAATCGAAAAACCAGATGAACCTTTCTTTGGAAAAGGAATGATTTATTTCTATAATCATTTCGATGAAATTATGCATTATTATTATCAAAAGAATCCTAAGAAGAAAGAACTCTATGATGATATTATGAAAGATAGAGAGAAAGTATTTACACATTCTCTACCAGTCTTCACAACACATCTTAGACCAATGGATATATCTTCTGGATCAATGTATTTTGAACGTTGTACAGCGATATATAATATGATGGTAAAGGAAGCTCATCATGTAAATAGAACTGATACAAAAGCAAATAGAACTCCAAAGGTAAAAGCACAAGAGTTGTTCAAATTACAGATGAAGTTCAACGAATTATACACAGAGGTTGTACAAATTCTGAATGGTAAGCGTGGACAACTTAGAATGCTAGTTGGAGGAAGATATAACTTCTCTGCACGATGTGTTATTCGTCAGGAACCTTCTTTACGAATTGATTATATCAAATTACCTTATAAAGCTTTAGTTATTATACTAAAAGCTCAGATAGAGAATTTACTCCATAGAATGTATAATATATCATTCCAAGAAGCATATGATCGATGGGAACGATCTTTGGACAAGATAGATCCTATTATATTAAAGATTCTAAATTCTCTTATTGAACATGGTCACGTTAATCCTGAAACTGGAGAAACAGAACCAGGAATTCCATTTATTATTAATCGAAATCCTACTATCAATTATGGTTCTATTATTCAAGTATTCTGTGTTGGTATTAATCTAAATGATTTTACCATGGCAATATCTCTCCAGGTATTAAAAGGATTATGTGCTGACTTCGACGGTAAACGTAAAAAGTACATTGCCGTCGTTAAAGCTATCTAACTGCTGGAAACTGCTTAGAGCTTATTCTACCAAAGTGTGACAATGAATAAGATTGGACAATCAGCAACGAAGTCTCTGTATAGAGAAACGCTCAACGACTATCGAAAAGCAAAGTAATTCGAGAAATACGGTTACAATTGTTAGTAGAGTAGGGCCTAAAATTTAGGTAGGTGAAATTCCTTTAAATCCAAACGGTAGCCAATATATGTACGGTAATAGTGCATATATTGAAGATATAGTCTGTGTTATATAGAAATATATAATGTCGTTATAATAAATAACGGATGTACTCAACATCATGCTCCTTATTAACCAAGCATTCTATATTAGAGCATATCAGATATTTAATCCTAGAAATTGTATGTATATTTCTAGATCAAATGGTATGTGTAATAAGGATGTATTGCCTCAAAGAGATACACTTATTAATAGTAATACAATTGTCGGATTAGTAAAAGATAAATATTCTCAAGATGACTTGAAGATGATCACCAAGCTCTTAGATATTAATCAGGCTAGTCCAGTTCATTAATGCTTAATAGATAGTGGGAGAGATAGTTTGTCTCCCACTATTTTATTTTTATGAGGAGGGATATTATGGTAGAAGAAAAAGAACCAATATTCACACTTATACATGAATATGATGATCAACGACATACAACATCACAAGTATTAGTTCAAGATACTATTGATGATATAGGAGATATATCGTTATGTAGAGATTATCTTGGACAAGAAGTACTTACAAATGTATCTGGTATTGGAGATCAAGATATTAAAGTAAAAACTCCTGCTGATGAAGAAGGATATAAAATAGAAGATAATATTGTATTCGAATTATCTTTATTAAAGTCAGAAGTAGAACATGGTGGTATTTGTATATGGGAGCGTGTTAATGCTAATACGACATGTACGTATCAATTAGGTATTCGTAGTATGGACATCAAGTTCCGAGACAATGTATATTATACAGTAGCTGATCATAGTTTTTATGCTATGAAAGAAGATGATTATCTAAGCGAACAACGATATGGGCAACCATTATACTATGAAGCTCATATGATTGATGATGATCGAGTGTATATCATAGACCATTCAATTAATGAATCTTATGTCATTAATTGTGCAGAAACAGAACCTGAAAAACAAATGGAAATGGAACTAATACCAGTAACAGATCTTAGTGGTCCGGATATTAAGAATAATTATAATTTGATGCTGCATGGTGATCATTATAATATCTTTTATCGTGGATATGAAAACATGGTAAACTATTATAATTTACGTGGTGGTGAATTATTCTACTGTAAATATATTGATTATGGGGAAAATGGATATTACAGTAGTATTTATAAAGTCCCTGTTGTGTCAATGGTAGGAAAAACTATCATGGATTCTGATAACTATCACCCATATTGTATCGAATCATGGGAGATAACAGATAATATATCTGGTTTTAGGTGCCATAAAAAGGAGTATGTGATTCTTACAAACGAAGAAGAAATTGAATTTGTAAAAACAAATATCGAGAATCATATATTATAAAAGAGTAGCATATATGTAGTTATTTTTTAATCACTAGAAAGGAAACAAAAAATGAGTAAAGCAGGTAAGTTAGCAATTGTAGCATTGGGATTAGGAGTTGCAAATGTAGTAGTAAATGCAATTGTGGTGAAGAAACTCCATGATCATCACGGTATCAATGAGTATTTACTAGGCAAATCGGAAGCACAGGATGATGTGATTGATAGTATCTATCACAGAATGGTAGATGACACTACCTCTATACCATATCCTAAGTTTGATATGAAGAATCTTATGAAAGATTTTCCATTAGATGTTGAAGATGATACCGATGACGATGAAGATGATCTTTATGAAGAAGATGATGATTAATATCTTTGAGGATCTCTAGAATCACAGAATGGATAGGAGGTAATAACTAGATGCTAGAACATGAACCAGAATATATAGACAGATTAAAATTAATACCAGATAGATGTGATTATGATGATCTAGTAGCTGTCTCAGTAGATCAAATTTTCCATGAAGAAGTTGCGGATGTAGTGGAGCGAGAAAAATATGATCTATTAAAATTAGCGTATGATACATTAAGACGTGCACTATCATGTAATAGATCTATTGTTATTCCGGAAGGAGCAACTTTCGGAGATATGTTTATGGCTATGTTTCCAAACTGCAAAGTTTCTGAACATGATGTACATGGTTATATGGAAATGAAATGTGGTGTAGATGTAATAATTGCTTCTGAATATCGATATTACTCAACGTGGATTCCTTCTAGTTTGTGGAACGCACCATACAAAATAGAAAGTGAGGAATAAGATATGAAGAAATTGTTTATTTCACAGCCTATGAAAGGTAAAACAGATGAAGAAATCGAGGCTGAAAGAGAAAAGGTTATTGCTTCTGTAAAGGGAGCATTGGGTGAAGATGTAGAGGTTATTGATAATTTCTTTGATATAATCCGTTCATATGATGTGAGACCATTGTGGTTTTTAGGCAAGTCTTTGCAGCTGCTATCAACCGCAGATATAGCATATTTTGCAGAAGGATGGGAAGATGCTAGAGGCTGTAAGATCGAGCATCAGTGTGCAGATGAATATGGCATTCCATTAATCATTGAAGACTATGCAGAGCAGAAAGAAAGTGAGGAATAATATATGAAAGTAAATATATGCGGAATACTACACACTGTAATCGAGTGTGATGATAAATTTAATGCACATTTCGGTCAGATAGATTATAAGGCTTGTGAGATCAGGATTAATAAAGACATGACACAGGAGGCTAAAGAAGAGACATTGTGTCATGAGATGGTACATGGCATATTTGCTCATCTTGGTTATGATGATTATGATGCAAATGAACAGTTAGTACAAGCATTGGGAAATGCTATATACCAGGGTTTCAAAGTCAAGACGATAGAAGAATGATAATCAGACTTGCTAGTGTGCATCATTGGTCATATTGATCAGTAGAAAGAGAGGATAAAAATGAAAGAAATGAAAGTTTATCGTGTATTTAAGTTTAATCCATTTGGAAAAGAAGAACTTGTAGGAATTGCTAAAACAGAGAAAGGTGCATTAGCAATTTTAAAGAGAGAGTTTCCGTATATGAGAGGTAAGATCGAAAATAAAGATCTTAGATCAGATGCTCAAGCTACATACTGTCGCGATGTGCGAGAGGTAAAGGTAGAAGATTAAAACTTGTTGGAAACGACATGTTCAAAAGCGAGGATAAATAATGGAAAAATCAGAAGCAACCTATCAGTATTGTGAAGAAGCACATGGTAATGGAATGTTTTTCATTACGGATTGTTGTGGAAACAGAATGTATAGTGTTGATAATAACCCTATGAAATATCATGGGTGCTTATGCCCGAAATGTTTCAATGTTGATAATAAAACAGTGACGTTGTATTTACGTGGAACACCAGAAGGCATAAGAGTGTTTAATGAACGTGCTATGAAAGCAGAAAGCGAGGTAAGGAAATGACAAGATTTAGTTCATTTACTGACAAAGAGTTAGATGTTATAGAAGAAGCATTTTATATCCAAGGGGTACTGCTTCTCGTTGAGGAAGTCGAAAGAGAGAAAAATTTCAGAATCAGAGAAAGCAGAAAGCGAGGTAAGGAAATTACAAGGGATGAAAGCGATTGTTAATTTGCCAAAAGATGTGCTAGAACATCCGCATAATTATTGTTGCTATGCAGTTGCAGATCAAATAAAGGGAAATTACACACCTATTTCACAGACTGAAATAACAGAGGGTGAATTAGCAGAGTTCCTTAATAAGCTGAATAATCTTGCCAGCGACTATGGATTAGTCGTTGGTGGGTATCAGCAGGAGGAAGAAATGCTGCAACTGTTGATGATTAAGACTATTGAAGAGAAAGGAAAGGAATAAAATAATGAAGAGATTCTATATAACACCAAGTATATTTTGGGAAACAAATGACAATGGAGTAGGAAAGTTTACGATTGCGTGGTTATAGATTTATTTGGATATTAACTATCGTAAAAAGAAATGATGATTAATTCATAGATTGGATAAGGAGGAATTCTGATGGTTGTTGTACCTGGATGGATGGCTATTTTAATTGGTTGTCTTTTAATAGCATTGATCATTGCTTTTTGTGCAACTATTTATTATTACTATGATATCGACAAATCTAATGCTGAAGTTCTAAAATCTGTCAAGGATGTATGTAAGATAAATGATAAGATTATTGATAATTATAACGATTATATTGATATAACAGATAAGGAGATAAAGCTATTAAAATCATTAATCGATACATCTAATAATGTTGCTGATAGTCATAGTAAAGAAATTGACTTACTATCCGAAAGGATAAATACATTAAAATCCTTAATTGATATGGATCATGAGTCGATTAAAAATCTATCAGAACGTAGCATCTCGCTTGGTGAAAATCTAGAGAGGGATGAATGTGTTTGATTTTAACAAGAATAGTGAGGATAAGATATGACAGATAAAGAAAAACAAATCAATGCGCAGGTGATTGCTATAAGAGCAAACTTGCATGATATCATGAAAGATATTGAGCCGAAAGGACTATATAACAAGTTGGTTGGTCTTGATAGGCAAGTATACAAGATAAGAGAGATTGTAAAAGCTGAGGATTAATATAGAAGAAAGGGGTATGTATGATTCATTGCAAGGAAACAAGATCAATGCTTAAACCAATTGAAAAACTCATCTATGATAATATTAAAAATCATTTTTTAAGATTATGGTTTGTTACTGATAAACGTGCAAGAGATTTAGCAGACACAGTTGTAATTCATGGATGTAATTCCGATACATATCGTGACATTGGTATCTATAATGCATATATTTCTAAAAAATATGGTGTTGATGTGTTTGATTGTTGTCCTGATATTGAGACAATAGAAGCAATGTATAATATGTTCGCAATGGTTGAAGACACATCTGATGTAGTTGCCGATCAAGAGGAACCGGAAATTATTAATTATAAAGCTTGCTGGGAAGCTCTACAAGATCATGTTGATCATGTCATTGATCGGTTAAGTGAGAATAAGGAGAGTTCACGCAACGCTTCAGAATTATTATCATCGTATCTTGATATCAGTAACCAGATGAAATTCATCGAAGAGTCAGATCTCAACTCTCATTGGTCTAAACTATCAACTGCTGATAAGATCAAAGCACTGCAGAATATAGATATACGGTAGAAAGGAGAATATGATAATATGGCAAGAGAAGAACAAATGATGTTATATTGTCCGATATGTGGTGCAGAAAACAAAGTATCAACATACAAACGTTATCATCGCAAAGAAATAATTCCAACACATCTTCGTGTTTCGGATACAAGAGAATACGAAACACTAGTTGCTGATATATTTTGTTTATCTTGTAAACACAATATTTCAATAAAGGGAGATAATAAGTTATATGGTTGATAAAGTATACTGCCCAATCTGTGGGAAAGAAGCAAAGACACGTCATGTTGAAACATCTTTTCCATTACTTATTGATCCAAATGATATGTATTACGATCTTACCATGACAGGATCTGTCAAATTTACTGAAAGGACAGATATATCTGGAACAGTTGTTTGTATGGATCCTGATTGTAGTTGGGAAACAAATTTCAAATATACAGAAGAACGAACTGGTACGCTTTCTAGGAAGAGTATAGGTTCAAAAGTTGAGGTAGTTTATGACAAATAAAGAGATGAAAGAACAATCATTAAACTCCTATAATTCGAGGAGTTTACTACCGGAGGGTAAGATGAAGGAAGATTCAACTCTCGATAAAGTAAGAGTTGAATTGGAGAAGCAAGAGAAATGGCTAGCAGAAGCAGGATATAACGCCTACAATGTTAGCATAGCATTCAATTCAATAAGATTAGCAGCAACTGAAAAATAATAAACATGGGTGCTTGAGAAACAACGGCTGTAAATAAAAGATAGTACCGTTTATTGGTACTATCTTTTATTTTTTTATTTTCTTATAGCAAACTAATGAATAGATAATGTAAAATTTTGATAAATCACATCTCTATAATATCAATAAAGGAGGATATTAGAATATGAATAAATTTGAAGAAATGTATAAAGATAATAATACATTATTACCATCACCATATGATGGAAGAGATTATCATTTGGATTCTTTAATTCCTAGAGGATCAATGGAGATCCCAGATACATATGAGACGGAGCGTACTCCATTTATTTATGACCAGGGTAACTCAAATGAATGTGCTGCTTGTTCTTATAATACTATTCGCTTCTTACAGGAAGCAGATATAGAGAATGGCGGTTCAGGTATTCCTGATAAGTTTGCTCCTAGCTTTAATTATGCTAACCGCCCAGTAGGAGAAGATTTTGAGGGTATGTATTTAAGAACAGTTTGTTCAAAAGGTCGTGAAGGATCTATTCCTTGGAATGTCTTCCCTGGGTTCTATAATTATGCAAAGTGTAAGATGGAATTCTATAATAATAAAGATAAGTGGTTAGAAATGGCATCTGATTTTGCTATCACATCATTCTACCAGTGTACACATAGAGAACAGATGCAACAAGCTATTATGGAATGCAAAGGTATTATTGCTGGTATTCCTGTGTATGATTCTCTATACAATGTCGGTCCAGATGGCATTATTCATTATGATCCATCAACTGATACAAAGAATCACGGTGGACATGCAATCACTTTGGTTGGATGGAAGAAAGATGAAGATGGTAAGATGTGGTGGAGAATGCAGAATTCTTGGGGAGAAGACTGGGCAGATCATGGTAGAGCTTGGTTACCAGAATCATATCCATTTATTGAGAATCCTTGGGCTGTTGTAGATTATAATATATCTACAAAGTGGGAAGAATACCGAGCAAAGTATAATCTTTAATACAAAAAGCCCAGTAGGATATAATTCCTACTGGGTATTTTCTTATGCTAAAATATATAAACAAAATGCGATTGTATAGTGTAGAATTTGATCTACTAATATATCAATCTTTTTATACCGAGCTTTCATTGCATCAATATAAAAATGCGTTGCTAGTAATACAAGTAACCTATAATCGTATCCATATAAGAATGCAAATGGTAAGCAGTACAACATACAGTGTGCAAATAATAAGTACCAGTCTTTTCCTTTATTACTAGCTAAGTAATCATCTTGCAAGAAATAGTCTCCAATAAAATGACATAATACGAGACGAAATATATTCATAATCATATCATATTCTCCTTAATAATATTTATACATCCATTGGATTATCTTTATCTAATTCTGAAACTAGCATCTCTTTTTCACCAGCTTCTGGTACTACCTTATTATCAATAGCATCTTTTGCAGCTTCCTTCTCGTTCTTAATTGTTTCTTCCATTAAGAAACACTTATCAACAATTCGTTGCTGCTGTCTAAGATCTAATTTACAGAACTCCTCAAGTGATACTGGAGCTACAGAGCAATGATCTAATTTCTCTATAAAATCTTCCGTCTCTTTAAGCAAAATATCATCAGCAATAGCTTTCTTAAATACATCTGTTTCACCAGCAGAATGCTGAGTCTTCATACTGCAAAGAGAAATATCATGAGCATTGAATAACTTCTCTCCCTTTACAATGCATGGTAAATCATCAGACTCATGTAACTTCTCCTGTTGTTCTGCTTTATTCTTAGCATTCTGGCGAGTATCAGCAGATTCATAAGTAAATCCACGATTAAACATATCTCCACCGATCTTTAAGATATTGGTAGCAAGATCAACCATATCTTTACCAGTTGCTGCTTCAATACGCTTCCAGTTATTAATATATGTACCAGAATAAGCATAAAGCATCATCTCTAAGAATACTGGGTATAGTTCTAATGCAAAGTGAGATCCTTTTCCATATAAGTATAACCAACGCTCCACAAATACATCTGTGGTTAACTGAGGCATCTTAAATGTCTTAGCTAAAGATGTTATGAATGTATGAATATTCTCAAAATCATCTTCTGCTACATAATAATAGTCAGCAGATTTAGCATCATTCATACTCATATGCATCATAGCCATAGATACAGATCTTGCCATTGATAAATCTAATCGCATAACGTTGTATCCGAAGTATACACCAAAGATATACAGAATACGATCACGATTCTGCATATAAGGAGTTAAACGTAAGAAATCCATTAATCCACCAGCTAACTTCATAAAAGAAGATACAGAGTACTTCTGAATATTACCATTTCTGATTAATGCTTTTGTATCATTATAATAGATTTGCTGAGCTAATACTCCTAATAAATAAGTGGAGAACTTATCAATCTCTTTGCAATAGAATTGACCATTATCAAAACGAATCAATCCTGTTACATCTACAAAGACACGATGCTTTTTATTAGCTTTTGGATCTTTTGCATAGAATACTTTAAAAGTAGCAGGTAATTCCTTATTATGTAATAAGAGAACAATATTACCCTGCTCCAGCATACGATATACAACAGCAGAAGTAACACGAGACTTTAATGCTTCTCTTATGGGAGCAAATGCTGGATCTGCGTAATTAATACGTTGAGCATTTAATAAAAAATCTAATAACTGTTTTTCAACCGTACCACCTTCTGCATTTACAATGCCATATAAGTAGCAATCGGCAAAATTCTTTGGTTTATTTATCATGATAAATTAACCTTCCTTTCAATAGAATAATAAACGTTTATTTATATAAAAGTTAAAAGGCTAAAACCTAGCAGGGGTCAATATAAAATAAAAAGTGGAACAGGAATAAATCCTGTCCACTTTTAAAGTTTTAAGTAAATAAGTAGCAATTAATTTTGTTACTTTATGATTGAACAGTAGGAGTCTCATCTGTTGGTGCTGGCTCTGTTGGCTCATCATTATTGGTAGGAACAGGCCATACAACCGTACCATGAGCAGTAATAGAAAGATCAGTATCAACAGTCTTAGCTGCTAATGTCTTGCCTTCAGCTGTAGCAAGTGCTGCCAACTCATCATGATTCATAACCTTAAAGGTAGAATTCTTGATCTCAAGACGAGCCTTCTGTGCATACTGTGTATCAATAGTAGCAACTGCAACGTCTTCTCCAACCGTTGATTTAACGGTAGCATTATCCTTAATCTCGAATGTAAGATCATTTGTACCATCCTGACCATTGTATGTATATACACCAGTCATAGCAAGGAAACCGTAATTTACTGGTTCTACACCAGATTCTGTTACAAACTTACCAAGAGGGTATGTAACAGTAGATCCATTATTAACAACCTTAGCATTCTCTCTTACAGTGATATGACCCATACGAGCCACAATACCACCTTCAACAGTAGCTGATCCGTGAATATCAACAGTATCCATAGATGCCTGATATACAGCAGCACAACCATCTGTAATAAGATGAGCGGATCCAGTAATATCAAAATTACCTGTAGATCCAATAGAAGCCTGGTTTGATACAGAGATACAAGAAGCTTCATCTGTATGGATTGTACCACCATTCATCTTGAATGTACCACCAGTCTCGCAAACAACACCATAGCAATAGTTAGGAGTTGTCTTATCATCTGGTGTACGTGTATCAATAAGACCACCATGCATAATACATGTACCTGTAGCTCCAGTAACCTGAATAGCGGAGTATGTATTATGAGTTGTTGTCTTAATAGAACCAGTACCCTTAGAATCCTTAATGATTAATGTACCACCAGTTACATAGAAAGCATAAGCTATACATGTAATATGATGACCATTCAGATCTACAATCAATGTCTTACCATTTGGTACGAATGTTGTTATGATCTTTCCATCATCACTCCTTGGTATTTCATAATCAGCAACTATCTTAACTTCGATGACATTATCAATAGAGCTATTGATAGCATGAGCAATATCTGCTGGAGAACCTACACCTGGCTCAACAAGATCTGGATATACAACCTGAATAACACCCTGCTTTACAAGCTCATGATATACCTGAGGTCTTGGAGCAACAACTGGAGCATACCACTCACCAGCCTTAGGGTTATAACCATACTTTATATCCATTCCATTTGGAGCGAATTCTCCGATCATTCCACTATTTACCATTATCAGCTTCCTCCTTTACAACTTCTTCTCTAATAAGATTACCATCCTTGTCAATCTTAACATCGGATGTAACCAGCTTGATAGAATCTTTTGTTACGTCTGGCATGATATTTATACCTCCTTAATTTATATTGTTTAATAGCGCTATATATGCTATTTTATATAGATGTTTTAATAGCACATTATACTAATAAGGAGGTAGATAGTATGTATTTGAAGATAAATATTATTAATAGTTATAGAAAAGACTCACGAATCGTTTATTTAGACTCTGTTAAATACAGGCCTCATTTTCATAATCATTATGACATTATGTTTTTCGACTCCAGTAGGTTATTAATATTTCAATTATTACTAGATAAATACCAATATCAATTGGATTGGAGAAAAGCAAAGAAACGAGCAAAAGAAATCTATAAGATTATAAAATCAAATATAGATCGCGATAATGTCATTTTGTGCTTAAATATTAATACTGATGATAACAGTATTGTATTATCATTATACTATAAATATTGTAAGGTAAATAATATTCTTTATAGCAATATTATGGAAGAAAATGTTTAAATATAAAATTATTAGTATAACATATAATTGAAGAGATAATTTAATTTTAATTGGTCACACATTATGTAGAAATACAAAAAATTCCGCGCCCCATGGTAAAGCAAATGTGGAATAACAAGTAAAAACCCTTGCACATTGAAGAGTTAACAAACTTTCATTGTAAAATTCTTTTCGTTTTTTTTTCGAATTATCTCTTCAAGCCTTTCATAATCCCCAGTAGTGTCACTGTTCACTACTGGGGTTTTTATATATTACAATGAGGGAAACATTCATATAATGAAGGAGGTTAATATATGATGACAGAATCCAATAATGATATATACCTACAAGAATCTTTTACTGGTGATATCGATTATTTCGATCACCGTTTTGTTGATGATAAAATTCGTTCCTCTATGATGGAGAAAGATAAAGCAAAAAGATCTAGAAAGTTAGAAGAGACATTATACGATGTCATAATGAATATTACCAATGTATCAAAGCGTGCTATAAATTTTGAGAAATTATATAAGGATCATTATAAGTATGATCATATTTTATATAAATCCGTACATCCAAATTTAAAGTATTTAAATGATGATGATAAAGAACGTTTAAGAGAATCTATTGATAGTGCATTTAATAATGGTACTGCTGATTCTGTAGCAAGTGGTGTCGTAGGAGCTATCTTAGATGTATTAATACCTAAAGAGATTGGTATCTTAAAAGGATTAGCCGGTAAGTTTGCTCATAGTGTATTAACTGGCATTGGACGTGGTGCGTTCTTTGATATTTGTCCTGTTAAATTTAAGTCGATTGGAGAAGCTTTGGTTGTATATAAGAAAGCTGCTAAAGAATCTCGATTTAAGAGTGATGAAACTCGTAAGCAAGCTCAGTATTGCTACGAAGTAACAACACAGGTTATGGAAGACTTATTAAAATTATATAAGGAGTTGTAATATGGAATACTATATAGAAGCACTGGAGTATTTCAACGAATGTGATGCTCTATTAGAATTAAAACGTTCTGAAACACCAGAGAGTGAATTTGGAGTGCCAGAACAAAAGAAGTTTCCATTAATTGATGCAAAGCATGTGCAATCTGCTATTAAATTCTTTAATTATGTAGATCCTAAATATGAGAAAGAATTAGCTAGTAATATTAAACGTAAGATGAAAGAATATAATATTACAGATATACATGTTGGTGAGAAGAATCGGTTTTCTAAATATTATAATTAAGGATGGTGAATAATAATTTATGTATCAGCATTTTAGTGACTCTATTGTATTGTTTTTAAATACGTATATCAAGCAGAATAAATTAGATGGTGAAGTTCATGTTATCGATAAACACACTATCTATTTTACATTAAGTAATAATATTGAAGGAGAGTTTACCGATCAATCATATCATACTAATGAGTATGAATGTAAGATTGATACAGCATTATCTCCTTGCAGTAAGTACATTGACAAGACACAAGACATTGTATCTGTTAAATTAGAACTAAAAGATTTTTTAGATACCATTCGTAGTATTCCACAATAAACATATTAGTAATGGTTACTGCTGTGATTGTTTCTTGTTTTTTGTTTTCCTTTTACGTTAGAGAGAGGTGTTCTACCTCTCTCTATAAATGTTTTTCTCTCACCACATTTATATAATATAATTGCATACAATACACTGAGGAGGTGCATGTATTTGAGAAAGTATTACGTATTAGACACGAATATCTTAATTCAAACAGGTGGTTCTGGTATTAAGGGATTTGATGATAACTTTGTTGTTATCACTCATATTACATTAGAAGAACTTGATGGTTTGAAACGTGGAATGACAACAGGCTATGACGCAAGACAAGCATTAAAAATGATTGATGAAATCATTAAGGATGGTGATCCTAATAAGGGTATCAAAATGGATAATGGTGGTACCTTTATTTTAGAACCAGATGGGGTATTACAAGAAAATTTACCAATTGGATGGAAGCTGGATAAACCAGACAATTGTATTATATCTGCTACGATATCAATCAAGAAGAAACATAGTAGAAGTAAAGTTATTCTCGTAACTAATGATCGTGGTATGAGAATCAAAGCTCGTGCTGCTGGATTAGACGTAGAAGAATATAAGAATGGACAGATTCGTACAGAAAAGTTATATACTGGAAGAGTCGTTGTACCAGCATCTGCTGAATATGTAAATCGTCTATATAAGAACGGTGCTGTAGAGATTACAGATGAAGATTATTCACGATTTGGACTTGAATACCCATTTGTAGAAAATCAATATGTCCGAGTAGAAGACTTCGAAACAAATATGAGTCGTCATGCTGCTGAATGTGTTTTTCGCAATGGTAAACTCTATACATTAGATGAAGTTGCTAAGGTCGGTATTAAAGGACGTAATGAAGGTCAGAAGTATGCAATCAATGCATTGTTAGATTCCGAAATACCACTAGTAGCATTGATTGGTCCTGCTGGATGTGGCAAGACATATATCTCATTAGCAATTGCGTTGTATCTTATGAGAGAAAAGGGAGAATATGATAATATCTATATCTCTCGTTCTAATACAATTCCAGAACAAGAAGATTTAGGATTCTTACCAGGAGATCTTACACAAAAGATGGATCCATTACTGTACCCGTTCCATGATAATTTAGAGAAATTAATGGGTATGGATGGTCAAGATGAATTACGAGAGTTAGAAGACTCAGGACAGATTAGCATATGTCCTATGGCATATATTCGAGGACGTAGTATTGATCATGCATTTATTATCGTTGATGAAGCTCAAAATATCTCACAGAATCAGATGAAGACATTGGTTAGTCGTCTAGGAGAAGGTAGTAAGTTGGTTATCTGTGGAGATCCGGCTCAGATTGATAATAATAGATTAGATGCTAGAAGTAACGGATTGGTATACTGTGCTGATCGTATGAAAGGTCAAACTCGATTCTCACAAGTTACATTTACAGAAGATGAATGTGTACGTAGCGAGATTGCAAAGCTTGCTGCTAAATTATTATAACAAGAACCCAGTAGGACTAAGTTCCTACTGGGCTTTTGGTTTTATTGAATAAGAATTATTTACTTTTTCTTCTTAGTCTTTTTAGCTTTAGGAACAATAACTTCCTTACGTAAAGCAACTGGTGCTTTCTTTGCTGTGTTATCAATGATAGCCCATGCTTCTTGGATCGGATAATCGTATGGTAATACAGCTACACCATTCTTACCCCATTCTGATCCCCAAGAGTTAAGGATTAATAATCCTTTTGCTGTCCAACCGATAGCCAGTACTGCATGATAACCTCTAAACTGATTATAATCATAGTTTCCATTATCTGGTGTACTAACCTCAGGCCACTTGAGATTATCTTCTAACATCCAGTCTGGACCATAGTCCTCGAAACATGGAATAGAGATCAAAGCACTCTTGAAAGAATATACAGCCTGCTTAATCTGATTAATATCATTACATCTGTAATAGCTATCGATCTTATAACACTTACCTACTTTATCAAGCTTTGCTTTATACTTATTTCTCTTGGCACGACACTGCTTAAATGTGCCCCAGTAATTAAAGTTAGTATAAGTACATGGTCCCATATCAGTAAGCTGATTTAAAGCCTCACTAATTATAGTTCCTTCTTCTGATACCTTTAAAATACTATTATCTGGTCTCATACCATAAATATCTGCTGGTGAGAAACGATAAGGATTCTTTGTCTGTGCCTTCTCTGTAATATATCGACTTGCTGCCAAAGCACAAGCTCCACACATACCAGTTTCTCCCTGATCAAATACTTTTTCAGCCGGTAACTTTACAGAGATATAATGTGCTGGTAATTTCTGAGCAATAACTCTCTGTGCTGCTTTTGCACTCATAGCAACTGGTCTCTTACTACCATTCATCAAGTCCTGCATCTGATAATCGCGATCATCTGCTGGTGAAGGTTTAATGTAATCAAATGAATGACCTTCATAATGCTTTCTATTATCTTTAGCCATATAGGTATCCTCCTTTAGATAACATATGAAACTTAGTGTATTTATATTAGAGTTAATACAGATATAGAGATACTCTTATTTCGCTGCATATGTAATATATAGTGTAACATAATGAGTTTTGATATCTGGATCTGGATCTACATTTTTGCATGACACCGATACAGTATTCGTTGTTGGATTATATGCAACAATTGCTGGATAATTCTTATAATCAGTAGCTGTAATAGAATAGATATTATAATCAGAATAACTAGACAATTCCATTGTACCAAAGTACGGAGTTAATCCACCCCATTCATCTACATCAACTACCATCTGAATTGTATCATGCATTACTAATCCATGTGCACCTTTATATGTCCATCCATTATTATATGTAGCATATCCATCTGATCCATCTTCAAAGAAGAATCGATAAATATATGGATATCCTTCTGTAACAGAAGCAAAAACATATCCTACTTTACCCCACCAATCTTTTGGAAATTCTGATTCAGAAGAAATAGAACAATTCATAACAAAGAATTTCTTATAATACTTATTACTACGCTCTAATAAAGAGCCAGGATTCGTTATTATATGGTCATAATCTGCTACAATAATTGTAGATGCTACACCATGATCAATAGATGCCCATCCAGTCCATATTTGTCTTACATGATCATACATACGCTCATATGAACCAGAACCATCTCTAGTAGAATATACTTGTCTAGTATATTTTGTTGACGGGTAACCATAAGATTCTGAATAATAAACACCATCTACTACTAAAATACCACCAATACCATTTACTGGAAATCCTCTAGAAGATGAAGCTTGTGAATCTTCTACAGCATAAATCTCTGTTCCTTTACAACCATTAAGATGAGAACCATCATAAATATTATCTCTACCATATGTCATAATGATAATAACCTCCTTTATTATACTAATGTAAACCCAATTTTGAAATATCATGCTTTTAATGTACTTGCAAAAAGTGTGTAGCAAACATAACATATATTTGTCACAATTTTTCTTCACTAACCCCATAGTAATAAGGAGTTAGAAGGTATAGGAGTGGATTTAACTTTAATATAAATAGAATATAGAAAGGAGTAAATATTGTGGACCTGTTAAAAGTGTCAGAAATTATAGATAAATATGCTAATAAAGCAGGAAATACTTATTTAAGTCCTGTTATATTCTTGGTACTTGTTGTTATTATTCTAATCTTTTATTTTGCTCGTTATCGTGCAATCTGTAAAATTGATAGTGATGATGTTAATGATGATCCTGAATTAGAAAAACGTTATCATATGTATACTCTATTTCACTGTGGATTAGAAGCATTAATGTGCTTGATTGTATCATATTTTATTATTGAAATTACAGATGCAAACATCAAAAGCTATATTATTAACTGGGTAATTGCACCAGCAATTGGTATCTTTGTATCTATTTATTGTGATAATAAGATTCTTATGCCATTTGAAGATTTACATGGTGGTAATCCATTAAATGATAAAGATCATCATAAAGATGATGATAAGAAATCACCGAAAAAATCTGATGATAAAATATCAATTATCATCAACCCATCTTCTCAGCAGCAAACAGTTAGCACATCTACAGAATCAGAAAAAGGTACATTACCTTCTACTGCTGTAGGTTCACCACTTCCAAATCAAATGGAACAATCTATCAGTGATACTAAAGCTGCTTGCAAAAAAATATTTACAGAGCATGAAGACGTAATAATAAAACGTATTGAAGATTTGGAAACATCAGTAGCAAATCAAACAAAGGATATAGATGATATTAAAGAATATATTATAACGGACCGTAAATCTCGATTAACAAGAGTTATTTATGCGGCTTTAGAACAAGGATATGTAAAACCTAAAGAAAATGCTGCTATACTAGAACTCTATCATAAATATACTCGTTTAGTAGGAGAAGATCAAGAAATAGAAACATTATTTAAGGATCAATATTTAAAACTAAATGTTCATGAAGATCGACGAAAGAATAAAGTAGATGTTAATAATGATCGTCGTAGTAAAAGTAAAGATAGAGATGATAATCGAGACCGAGATGGAGATTTAACTAAGTATATATAATTACCCAGTAGGATTGTCCTACTGGGTTTTTAATTTTATGATATAGAAATGAACCAGTATCAATAAAAAGATTAAAATATATAGTCCAGTATTATAATAATTTTCAATATTAGAACCTTTGTAAAAGTTACTAGTTTAAGTTATATATTATAGCGTTGTAAAGAAGAAATATTATCATATTAATAAGGAGGAAACAATTATGATAAAGAACTTTAGATTGATATGGTGACATATATGTCAGATCAGCAATGGAGAGGTTATATGATACTGAACGCCAGTTACTGTTTAAAGGTTATTATTGATGGAGATAATAAGGAGGACGTATGAGTATGAAAAACTTTTTAAGTAAGCATCCAAAATTACACGCAGCCAAAGAAGCAATTCTTTGGCATGATTATAATGATGAAAAGGCTAAAGAATTCTTCTTATCGTGGCTAGAAGTAATACTAATGTTTGCACTTTTCGGCGGTGGTTATATTCTCATCATCGGAAATTTGCCGGTTCATTAAAAGAAAGATATAGTGGGATTTAATTATCCCACTTTTCTTTTTTCTTTTTCACATCAATATAATGTATCTATATTATATAAAATATTAATAAGGAGGACCTTATAATGGCTACACTAGAACCTAAAGCAAGTACAGCTTCGATTCTGAAAGCTTCTAATCCAGTTTTAGCAAATAATGAGATCATCTTTGAAGTTCCTGATGAAGGTAATAAGGACGGTGGTATCAAAATGGGTGATGGTACATCATCTTATAACGATCTTCCATACTTAGCTTCTAATAATAAGATCAATGTTGTTGAGTCAACACTTACTGTTGCTAACTGGTCTAATGGAACTTATAGTTTTGAGTCTCAGTATCCAACATCTCGTTACATCGTTCAGATATCTATCAATAAGACAGCATCTGAAGCAGCATTTAAAGCTTGGGCTGATGGTAACTTCTGCTCTAATGCTGATGCTAATGTTCTTAGAGTTGGTAACGGTGGAGTTCAACCGACAGTTAATATTCCGGTTGTATTAGTCGTTACAGAAATCTAATTTTCAATAAGAGATCCAGTGAGTGCAAAAACTCACTGGATTTTTATTTTTTACATATACTAGAACTCTTTTATAATATAGGAGGTAGTATATGAAGAAAAACCATTATAAATTCCCTTTTGATTGTGGTAAATTTTGTCCATATTATCGTTCTTGGGATCTAAGTATTGATGATTGGACAAATGCATGTGAAAAATTACATATGCAAATAGATGATTGCGATGCTTATGGTCCAGCAAAACTACAATCTATTTGTCCATTATCTGAATATAAACGAAGATATTATAAATCACTATATAAAATAAAATCATTGTTTAAGAAAGGAAGATAATATATGAAGAATGAAAATGTACAATTAATATATAATCCAGAACATGCATCACAAGGGGTTACTAATGTCCATTCAGAAGTACCTATAGCTAATAATGCATTACTAGATTATTCTGAATTAGCTGCAATGGAATATGAAAGGATATCAAATATCAATACATTAGAAGAATATCTAGATTATAAATTAGATCTTCTAAAGACAAAAGATATTGATATGATTTTGTTTGAACTAACTCGTATAGAAACGCTTATGACTAACTATAAAGCTCATGTATATTTTATGAAGGATCAAGGCGTATGTTGTAATGAAGATCTATATGATACACTAGAGCAGTATAAAGGCAAATTAATAAATTTATTACAACAGAAACACAGTGAGTTCAGTTGTATTAATCAAATGGAGGATTAGAACTATGAATATTGTAGTTGGAAGTAGACATAGTGGAAAACTAACAAAGTTTCTGAACGATTTTATTGCTACAGATAATGCTATTATCATCTGTAATACTGTGAAACGAAAATATGATATTATTTATCGTTTAAGCGTACTGGATCCACAAACCGATTATAATAATCGTGTTTATGTGTTCAAAGATGAAATTAGAGGTATTCCAATGGACACAAAAGTATTTATTGATAAGGCTGACGAATTGCTAGGTAGACTAATTAGTTATGATATTCGAGAAGTATCAATAAATGAAGAATCTATTAATGATATTACAAAAACAATACCACCTCATAGTAACTGAAACATTATAGTAAATAAAAATCATTTATTAGAAGGAGAATAATTATGACAAAAGAACAGAAATTTGTATTGTTAGAGAACCGTTTATTCAGACTGATGGATTCACCAAAGAATATCAAGAGTAACGGTGTTGTTCGTAAATTAACACGTCAGTATAATCATATGAAGAAGGAACTTGGATTAGCTTAATATGATTTTGCTGGATCATATTTGGGGGAATATGATTGGATAAATAAGCCTAGTAGGATTAATCCTACTAGGCCATTTGTTTACCATTTATAATTCTTATACTTCTTGTAGTAATCCTTAGCATTCTTAATACGATCTTTTACAACTGTATCATAGTTTGCAGGATTCTCAAATTCTTTACAGAAGATTTTTGTAGCCGATGTAACTGTAATTAATTTATTGGTTAATTTTGTATAAGTCTTACTAAAGGTAGTGACAAGCTCTTTATAAAGATACTGTAATTGAGGATGAGCATCACCAATGGATAATCCTCTTGCATCTATATACTTCTTAAGAGCTTCTTTACGAGACCAGTATGTCCACTGGCATAAGCCATAACCAGCTTTGTCTTTAACGAAATTCGTATATGTACCGTTATCAACGTTCTTGGTATAGGCACTATCACTCATTTTAAGCTTCTTCTCATAAGAGTTCTCCAAGTTTGTAGGATTAAAACCAGACTCGGCTTTAATATTACCCATAATTCCAGCAATTGCTTTCTTAGGTAATCCTTTCTCTGAAAAGAATCTCCAACATAATTTCTCTACTTCTATAGTTGTCATAAAAGCACTCCTTTCTCGGCTATTAGTATAATGTACATTGTTTCATGTAATGTCAGTAATCGATCGAGATTTCATATCTCTACGTAATAAAAATCTACAAATCTATTGACATATGTATAAATACTATATACTGAAAGGAGTTCAAATGGAGTTAGAAAAAGATAACTTTTTATCTGTTTTGATGGAGAATGATGAAGAGAAACTAAAAGATTATATATTAGAACATGGTAAGAAGCCAAAGCCACATGCTCCTCTTTATGTAATCCGAAAGGAGGAAGTTAATGATGACAAATGATCATCGTGAACCAGAAACAATGGAGGAATTGATTAGTGAGATTCGAAAGATTACAAAGAATCAGAAAGCTCAATCAATTTCTGACCAGGTTAGAGTTCAGCAAATGCTACTAAACGATCCAAACTATGAGGTGTCAATTTATGACAAATCAAAGGGTCGTATTGGTAGCAGAAATGTACATGACGAAGCAATTAGGTTTATAGCAGATACAACAGCTGCTATAACTGGACTGGACAAACAGTCTGCTAGAGAATGTGCAAAGAGTTACAAGTTTACTAAGAAAGATGCTAATTTCTTTTTAAACATGACTCATGACTTTATGCAAACTTATTTAGATACTGGTAGAAAACTGAATATTATTCAGACAGAAGATTCTGAGGCTTCTATTTTCTATCGTCAAATAGGTGTAAGAGAGAAAGTTATTCCTAGTAAGAATGGTAGTGTCAAAATACCAGGATATAAGAAAGTCATCGTACGATCAAAAGCACCGAAATATATGAATAAGGAGATCTGATGTTATGTACAAGGTATCAATTGAGCACCTTACACCTCAGAATCCTATTACGAGGGCGGGTATAGAATTAGGGGCTTGTAGAAAAGAAGATTTATCTGATCCACAAGCAAATTATGAACGAGGACTAAATGCATTTATATCATATCAAGATCCAATTAAGAATTTTATATTAATTCATATATTGATTACTGATATTGATGATGAGGTATCTAACATTATAAAAGACTTTGTTCACAAATCAAAGAGAATCGAAATAGATGATCGATGTATTCTCATTCTATCATTGCATGATTTTCGCAAATTATACAATATGCAATGTATAGAGAATGAACGAGTGAATCACGACTTCTATAATAGATTCATTGCTGAACTATGTAGACAATTAGCATTGTACTCAGATGAATGGAAGAAAGTAATCAAAGAATATCTTATCTTTGATTGTGATTACTTTGAATTCTGCCCTAGAAACCATAGCTGTGGAAGACATCCAATCAAACAAGATGTTCCTAGTCGCATTGCAAAGTTAGCAGATAAGATAATAGATGATTAACAATCTAAATCCCGATAGGAAACCACTCCTATCGGGTTATCTCATCTCAGTATTTAAAATTATTAATTAAGCAAATAATCTTTCGATCTGCTCGTTGATATAACTCATATCAGCCTCGAACTCCTCAACTGTAGCGTAGCTCTGCTTGCTGACTATTATACTAGCGTCCTCTGGATCAAGGAACTCGTAAGTTACTTTAACGTCTTTACCAGCCTTCTTAAGAATGCCAAGATGTACAGTATAAATTGCACCTGGGATACCAGATCCAACTCTCTTTATCAGATCTCTGTTACATGTCCTAGTAGTACCAATGTATTTCTTACACTGAACCAATACAACATTGTTGTTGAACTTTTCCACAACTGTTACAGTATTGGCTTTATTCTCACCTTCTGCTGGTGCATAGTCTGCGATCTCGATTAAAGATGTAGCCATTGTTGATTTCCTCCTTTGATTAGATAATTTATATGATAGCCAACTACAATATAGCCATTATAATTATGTTTTTATTGTAAGGCTTTAACTTCTATATAATGTCCGAAAGGAGGATAAAATGAGAAAACCAGTATCAATTGATGAAATTAATGATTACTTTATACAAAGAACACCAATAGAAAAGCGTGCAGAGTTATTTCCACAATATGTAAATTATATGCCTAAGTTATATAAAACAATGGAATTACCATCCTATGTTCATGGATATTGCTTAGCCATTGAATATATGAGATCATGGTTTTTAAAGAAGTTTCCAAAGGATCCTTCTAGTCCTACAAAGACTTACTTTAAGACAGTTTATGTCAATGGTTCTCATATATTAGATAATTGGAAGAACTGGAATAATTATAATATTAAACGAGAGAAACCAATGTTGGCAATTGTTCCTACCGTTAATACAGATTATGATCGAGATAATGTAGATCTCTATATGGGTGATGCTGGAATCATGTTGCGTAAATCTACGATGCAAGATTCTTTCTTCAAAGATTATAATTCTATGTCATTTCTCTATGTACAGCTAAGAGAAATGGAAATGAATTTTACATTCAAAGTACGAGTTAATTCACGATCAGAACAATTAGATCTGTTAAATAAGATGGAACTATGGTTCAGAATAGGTACAACACAACAAGATCGTATTAGTGCTGATTTCCATATTCCTACAGATATCTTAGTACAGATAGCAAAGGACAATGCATTTGAAGTAGATGAAAATGACAATATTGTAGATGTACCAGCATTTCTGAATTATATGAATAAGCATTCATCTGCTCCTGTTATATTTAAGATGAGAGCCATTAATCAGCATCCAGAATTCTTTGTACGTGCAAGAGAATTATATACACATATTTCTACAAAGGATAAGATTCAGATTGATGATGGAGAACAAGATGGCCATCTCAATACAAATTATCATCTAGAGATGAATGTTGTATTACATATGCCTATACCGCATTTCTATGCATATATGGCACAAATACCATTAGCAGATTCCATTACAATATCTGAGCGTAAACCATCTATGGGAATCTATACAATCAATAACTTTGATATCAAACCACAGAATGAACAAGGATGGCCTTCTATTATGGTTACTTCTTATTTTGCAGAGAAGGATGAAAAGGTAATTGATATATCACCTGTATTTGATTCTAATACTTGGCCTGTAGCAAAAGTATTACATTATGATCAGAAATTAGGAATTACACCAGAAGGATATCTTGATATTCGTATCATGAGAAATGATATGATTGGTGGTAGAATGGCAGATGCTAGAATTGATTATCGTAATCTAAAGATATATTTAGATGAGAGTATTGATAAAGAGTGTATGTTTGATATTGTAATATATGCTGATATGGAATATGTAAATTCACAGCTTATTTCATTGGAATCTTATGATAAGTCTCGAGTTAGCTCTGCTCAATTATCAAAACCAGATATTGGTGAAGAATCATAAACAATATTTAGTCTAGGTTTTTATTGAACCTAGGCTAAATTTATTTTTAATCATATATTATAAAATGTGTGTGGAAAGAATTAAAAATTATTTAAACCCTTACATCATTATAAAGATATAAATGGAGGGCTCAATAATATGACAGATGAAGAAATAATGATGCTTGAGGGTATTGAGGAAAAACGTGAACGTTGGTCTCAATACACTTGTAATGGTATAAAGGTTCCTAGAGTTAGTGCTATCTTATCAGCAACCATTGGTAAACCATATTTAGAAAGATGGGCTGCAAATCTAGGTTCTAATTATGATATTGAAAAGAAAAAGATTCTTGCTACAGGAACATTAGCACATGAGATGATTGAAGATTTCTTGATGATTGGACATATAAGAGATCAATATAATATACCAAATTCTAATTTATTAAAAGCTATGAATTGCTATCATAACTTTGTAATCTGGTGGAATCATATGAAAGATAATGGGTTTATTATTAAACCATTATTCATAGAGAAACAACTTGTTTGTCCTTTATATGGTGGTACTTGTGATTTAATTGCAGCTATTACAAATCCATATAATCATATTACAAAGAATTATATTCTAGATTTCAAATCATCAAAAGCTATATCTCCGGATTATTTTATACAAACAGTTCTTTATATGAAAGCAGTTGACTATCAGAGATCAATTGGTAATATAGAACTTCCTGAGATTAGTGGTGTAGGAATTATTCGTGTTGATAAAGAAAAACAGAATAATTATGAGTTCCTATTAGCAGATAAAGGTACAGATTTTACATTCTTAAATAATATTTCCGCATATGCTGATAATATGGTATACTGGTTCTACCAGTATCAAAGTATCGAATATCAGTATAAACAATTCAAGAAGAATTTTAAAAATGGAAAGGATGTATAAATGCTACAATCATTTATGGATGCTGCAAACGATATTGCAGGGATGTACTATAAAAGTAGATTACCAAAGTTCATAAAGAAAAAGCGAATGGATAATGAGTATGTAAAGCTTCAAGAAATTGTAGATAATTATTTCAAATTACAGCACGAAGGTGAATTTCATGAATGGGTTAATATATTAGAAGAGAAGAATTTAAAATCTTATGGTATATGTAATCGTATAATGAATAATTATATACAGTTTCAGTTTAATATGAGACATGATGATACAGACTATAATGTTATCGTATATGCAACAAAACGATTTATTGTAGGCTATGAATTTACATTCTATATTGTATCACTGAAAACCATGGATACAAATATATCGTTTAATTGTAAATTAGATGATATATTAAATATAAATTCTGGCAAACCACATCACATTACATCTGTAAGAGAAAAATTATCCATGTTAGCTAGAAATGAATTTGGTATTCATATTTATAGCAATATGAAGCAATATATTGATACCTATATTAATGATCTTAAAAAATCAGTATAAGTGAGGTAATGATAATGGAAGATACTAATTACACAAGTTACAACCTGTGGATAGAATTATGTAAAGAGGTACAAATGAAACTCATTGATCACAGTGAGTATATTCAAGTAGAACAAGAAGTTGAACATGTAGATTACAATCTTTTTGGCAAGCTTCGTAATACAAAGAAAAAGATACTTGTTGAAGCTAATGACCCAGAGCTTCAAAAAGCAATTGATAATTATACAAAACATGTAAATCATGTTGTAAAATCTCCTATTAAATGGATAGATTTATGGACATTCTGCCAATTTGTTCGATGGGCTGAGAAATCTATTTTCTTTGTGAATGATAAAGATAATGAATTATATGTAGACTCAGATATCGATAATGTTGATGTGCGAAGACTTGTTGTTAATGCTACACCAAATGTAATGATTCAGTTAGAGTTAAAACGACAAGTAACTCCTGTGGAAACATTAGAGATCATTGTCATTCAGGTAAGTCGTAATTATGGAAAGCAGCTAAAGAATCGATATATGGTTGTCAATGGAGAAGTGGATTATCCAGATGGATCAGATCGAGATTTAATGTTAACAATAAACACTTATCTCAATAATGCAGTCAAGACTATATCAGATAATATACTAGACTGTATGCTGCATGATTTCAGAGATAAATTAATACATTCAAAGTTTCATTGCTAGAAGGGAGATCAAAATATGCTATTCAGATTCTACAACAAGGGACTCGTCGATATCAGTACATTGAAGCCAGGGTGGAAGATTGTTTCCACCTTGTATTTTGAGTATGATAAGATGAATGAATCTTCTGATCATTTAGGAGAACGTGATGTTATAGTAGATATACACTCCGATGTATATGATAATAAACAAGTTCACAAACTACAGTCTAATGGTATTCTACTTCTTACAGCAGCTAATAGAGATTCAAATTCAGAATTGAATTGTGATAATGAGCATGATAAAATTATTTTATCAAAATTTGTAGAGCCTCTACATGACACTCTAAGTTCTATGTTGTTAGATGATAGTACCATTGATACAATAGTAAATCCACTTGTAGAAAGCTATAGTAGATATGCTACTGGTAATACTGGAGTTACGGTTGTCTTAGAGTATAATTTTAATAAGCCTGTAACTAACGATGTAAAAGATATTTCTGAAATAGCAACAGTTAAGCACTTTATACGTAGAATGGAATAAGGAAAATGGAATCTAGAGGTATATTTATAGCAGTTCATATAGCAGATATTCACTTTGCAGCTTTTAATCCCAAGGAACAATATGAGATTTTGAAAGAACAATTCTTAGATAAGATTATTAATTATCCTAGAATTGATTGTATCTCTGTTAATGGAGATACATTTGATCATAAGTTGATGGGTAATTCTGATGGTATATATTACGCAAGTTTATTTATCGATCAGCTAGTACAGATTGCGAGATCGAAGCATTGTACCTTATTGCTGATCCATGGTACATATTCGCATGATGCTGATCAGCTAAAACTGTTTTATCATTATATGGACGATCCTACGGTGGATGTAAGAATCGTAACACAGATACAGTTCGAACAGATTGGCAATGCTCGAATCTTATGTATTCCTGAATTATATGGTGTTAATGAAGCTGTATATCAAAATGCATTTCATCATGATGGATGGTATGATGAATGCTATCTTCATGGAACATTTGAAGGATCTGTTTATGGTAATACAGTTGGTAATGGTCGCTTATTCACTATGCAGGATTTCGATCTATGTAAAGGCTTTATGATTGGTGGTCATGTACATAAACCGCAGGTATTACAAGGATACTTCTATTATTGTGGTAATCCATATCGATGGAAATTTGGTGAGGAAGAAGATAAGGGATTTTTCATCACCATTCATGATCTTGATATGAATACGCATGATGTACACTTTGAGAAGATCATGAGTAAATCATATATTACGATAAACTTAGAGGATATTAAGATGAGTGATCCTCAAGAGATTATTCGTTATATTGATGATTATAAGAAGAATAAAGGAATTGATTTCTTAAAGGTAAAATTTAAGTATGCTTTAGAAGGAGCGAATAAAGTTATTGTTAATAACTATTATCGTAATTCTAGAACCGTATTTATTGAATTCTTATCCATTATGGAAGAACAGAAAGCAAAAGCTGAGGCGACTGGGGAGATCGATGAAGGATATGCTTTCTTATTAGACGACAAATTATCCGATGAAGAAAAGTTTGTGCATTACTGTAATATGCAAGAAGGTTCAGAATTTATTACAGTTGATAAACTAAAGGAAATTCTCTCGGAAACATTATAATAAATATATACTAGATGGAGGCGATATTCATATGGTGATATTTATTAGAGAGTTTTTCACATTCATTGGAATATTTAGTACTTTAAACTTCTTCTATAAGATATTCATTGCATATCTTGATATTAAAGAAGGAAGAATTCAATTAGAAGATGAATATTACGAAGAAGATTTAGACAAAGATATTCGGTGCAAGAACGGATATCTAGGTGTCTATAAATGTCCATATTGTGATGAAGAGAAAGAAGTAGTATATAACGGTATATACCCTAAAACAATTAACTATGCAATTATTCATGTAAAGGAGCATGACTGCAAGTTAAATAAGTTAGAGGATTCCGATACGGTAACTTATGCTTTCCGATTAGAATACTACAAAGAACTGACAAAAACAGAATTGGAGAACTACTTAGATAAAGCAAAGCAAGAAGGGTAAAATTCCCTTCTTGTTATAATTTATCACTGCGATAACACTATGATAATTATGTATATTATCTGAGTAGAAATGAAAGAGACAACGGAATATGAAGATACAAAAGAAAAGTATATCGAAACCAAAGATAGAAAATCCTAATAGCATGAATATTAGTATTACTTATCTTGATATATTTTGCAAGTATGTCATTACTGATCCTAATAGTGTTAGTATTGCAAACATTGCAAATCTTAATCGTATGATGAATGCATTAGATCCTAAAACATATACAACTGATCCGGAAAAGAATAAACGTGTTCAGTTTATTATGCAAGCAATTAATGCACGACTAAATCATAACTTAACTGATCGTCAAATGATACTTGCAGAGATTCAATCAAATCTAAAATATGATTTAGATTTCATTGATCCAAATGTAAATCTATCGGCAGATGAAATTGCAAGAGTAAATGATACAATTGCTGAAGGTTTAAAATATGCATTTGTATTCAAATATGTCGATAAGATTATTGGGGTTTGTACAGATATTAAAACATCAGACTTTGATCATAGAGGTCAAGTAATGCCAACTTTGGAGCACATTATTGATGAGACAAAGAATGAGTTCCGTAAAGCAACAGTAAACGATGATATTACTGATATGGTATTCTCATTAGATGATGGAGCTTTTGAGGATGTCATGAAACGTATCTATGACTTAAATGCAAATCCTAATAGAAGATTAGTAACTGGTATGCAGGGCTTGAATATTATGACCGGTGGTGGATTTGAATCAAGTCGTTGTTATGTTATTCTTGGTATTACAGGTGGTGGTAAATCATTGGTATTACTGAATTTAGCATATCAGATTAAGAAGTATAATAAAACATATCAGACAAAAGATCCTACAAAGAGACCAACTGTTACATATCTCACCATGGAGAATACAGTATTAGAGACAACCAATAGATTGTTTGATCTAGTAACAGAATCTCAATATAGTATGACAAGTTATAGTTATGAGGAAGTATTACACAAGATGAGAGAAGAGGGACAGTTAAAAGTAACTGAGAATTCTCCAATCGATATTACAATTATCTATAAACCAAACTTGTCAGTTGATACCGGATATCTATATACATTATATGATAATCTTATGGATCAAGGAAAAGAAATGATTTGTTTGATTCAGGATCACTTGATGAGAATTCGTTCTGTCATGTCATCAAATGAACCTCGATTTGAGTTAGGTAATATCACGAATGAGATTAAGACATTTGGTATCAAGAAAGATATTCCTACAATCACAAACTTCCATCTGAATCGAGATGCCATGATGAAAGTAGAAAATTCATCTAAGATATCAAAGATTGATGTCACACAGAAATTGGGAAAATCAAATGTCAGTGAGTCAACAATGATTCTGAATAACTGTGATGTAAGTATTATCATTAACAAAGATGAAGATGATAAAGGTCAGAGCTATATGGGATTCAATCTGATCAAAATGAGGGATAAGACTAACTTATTCTATTTTGCTCAACCATTTGCGTATAATAGTACCATCCGATTAATTCAAGATATCAATGGTCCTGCTATGTATAAAGAGCATCTTCATGGAGCTCCTACTAGTACACCAAAAGTTGCAAATATACGAACTTCTTCTAGTAATATTATGGGATCAATCAATAATATTACATCATTCACAACACCAACAGATGCAACCTTTTCACAAAATCAACCAACCGATATTGATGAAGATGAAGAAGAAACAATCATCAAACCAGTAGCAAGAGATCCGTTTATTCGAGGTCTTCCAAAAGTTGATCCTAGAAAAGAAGCAGAAGATAAAATGAATGATTTGAAAAGTAAGTTAGCAGCTCGTAGGAACACATAATAATTTTCCCAGTAGTGTTGTTACTACTGGGATATTATAACCTTAGTTAGATCCTTGCTTAATATATGTATTTTCTGAAGACAATACATCTGATAAGAACTGTGGTAATAACTCTGGTGATGGCATATATAGATAACGGAATTCAAAATCAAATTCCTTTGGATCAATAATGCCATTACAAATCAATACAATGAAGTCTAATTGAGTAGATCCGTAGAAATCATACGCAATAATATCTGGAGAATAACGATATCGTGCTTTTTCAGATACAGTGATATTCTCAACTGGAATTCGAAAGCAGATCTTTTTCAGTTCGTCGATATATAAATTTAGAATATTATCGTCAACGAACTTACCATTAGGAGTATTACGTATAACACTAAAATTTGGATAAGACGTTTCATCAGAAGCTTTACCTTCTTTGATAAAATCTGATATAGTATACGTCATTTCTGGGTTTGATACTGTTGCCATATAGATACCTCCTTTAATTAGATGTGAAAAAGAATAAATCAGTCATATATTATAGATATAAGGAGGAAAGTCATGAAGAATAAACCACCAATATTTCCACCAATCTTTTTCTATATATTAGTTATCATATTATGTATTGTCTTAGCAGTTGCGGGATTTCATTTATGGAAACTAATTATAGAATCAGATTTACCACTATGGTTGAAGTTTTTACTTAGTTAATATTTGTAAAGGAGAGCAAAATGCATTTAGAGAATTATGGTATCTATAAGGATCTTGTAGAAAATGGTGAAATCAATATCGATACAAGTATATTGAATACAACAAATATTGATGATCATTTTAAATGGATTCACAATATTTTATCTGATGGTATTGAGAAACCAGAGATACAGAGCTTAAAGATTCACATTACATTTGTAGATGGTGTAAAGATTAATCTCTTTATAGAAGATTATATGTTTAATCTAATCTTCTGGAGCATTAGTCTATCTGCAAATCATCCAGTGTCCTCATTCTATTTCTTTAATTGTGTAACAGAACCAGTTACAAAAGGTAGTATAAAGAAATGGATTGATCAAAAATTTATTGCTATCAATTTAAAATCAATGGATAATATCCATATGAATCAGTCAATCGATAGAGGTATTTATAAGTTTACTCTGTTAGAGAACTTCCAGATGTATTTGGCAAATACAGTAAACTTGGAAGATACGATTGCCTTGATGGAGAAGTATCCGGAATTCAACGATACAGTTCACTTTGATCCTACAGGTATTCCTATTGAGGATGTAAAAGAAGAAGGTATGAAAGCAACCAACATTCAGATCAATTATATTAAGAATTCTGATCACTGTTTGAAAGATGCTTTTATTGCTGGTGAAGGAATTAATGCAAAGCAGTATAAAGAAGTATCTGTTAATATTGGTCCTAAACCAGATGGTCAAGGTGGTGTATTCCCGCATCCAATCATGGGATCATTTATCAATGGTGGATTAAAGAATGCAGAAGAAATCATTGTAGAATCATCCATTGGTAGAATTGCTCAGATATTACAGAAACAGAACGTTGGTCAATCTGGAGCATTTGCTAGAAACCTTGGTCTTAATAACCAAGATTCTAGTCTATATCCAGATCCAGATTATGTATGTAATACCAGAAACTTTGAGGTAATCGAGATTGTAAATAAGGATATGCTCGATGAATTAAATATGCGGTATTATCGAACAAACCCTAGAGGTATCGATTATTGTATCAATGCGTCAAAAGATAAGCATTTGATTGGTCAGACAATTTATCTTCGATCCCCAATGACATGTGCATCTGCTGCTAGAGGTCAGGGTATCTGCTATAAGTGTTATGGTGATTTAGCATATGTTAATCGCGATATCAATATAGGACAGATTGCATCAGAGCAGTTATCTGCTGTATATACTCAGACATTATTATCAGCAAAGCATCTGTTAGAATCAGCAATCGTTAAGATGAACTGGACAGAAGGATTCTTCAATGTCTTTGATGTAGAGTATAACCAGATTACATTCAAAGAGGATATGAATTATCGTGGTTATAAGTTAATCATTAATGATTATTATGATGACGATGATGAAGAAGGTGATAATGGAGATCTTACTACATATGTAAATTCTTTTGATATCAAGTTTCCAGATGGTGGCATTGTTACAATGAGAACTACATCAGATAATGATGCTGAATTTGATCAGATCTTTATTCATGATGAATTACTTGAATATATGCAGCGTGTAGGAACTGTAGATGATGAGAGTGATCGTTATGAGTTAGATCTAAACAAGATGCAGGATTTATCTGCTCTGTTTGTAGTAGAGGTTAAGAACAATGAGTTGTCTAAGACTATGAAATCTATTAAGAATATTATTGATAATAAGAAGATAACAAAGTCTTATGATCGTAATTCTATCTTATCCGATTTCATTACAACAAACTTAGCTGGAAATATCAAAATGGATTCTGTGCATTTTGAGGTATTGCTAATGAATCAGATTCGAGCAGCTGATGATATTTTAGAGTTACCGGATTGGTCATTAGAGAATGAGCCTTGCCAGATTCTTACATTGAATGAGTCATTGACAAATAACCGTTCTATTTCTGTACGTCTACAGTCTTCTAAGATTGCTCGTACATTAACATCACCATCTAATCGTCAATTATCACAGCCTTCTAATATGGATCTATTCTACATGGAGCAGCCTCAGAAATTCATGACAGATGAGTATGTAAAGTCAACATATGATCCTAATAAGAAGAATAAGAGAGTTATTAAGAAACCTCTCTATAAGATTGTTGACGACACTGAGATTAAATAATTAGTTTTACGAAGGAGAGCATATCATGAAAACCATTGCATGGATTGTACTAGCAGGTACAATATTAATCAATATAATTGTTCAGCTTATCTTATATCTAGTATTAGGTAGAAAGTTAAAGCAGAAAGAAGCATTAACTATCAATATCGTTAAATGGTTATCATTCATTGGTACAATCGATATGCTCTTCTTTGTAGCTAGTTTAGTTATTCTGATTATGTATCAAGCTAAGGGGATTATGTAATGCCTAAGATTATTATTCGCAATAGTTGTATTATGATTAGGGATTATGTGTTAGGAAGTTGTCCTCAATTGGAGCGCAACTTCATGGTATATGATCCCATCAGACACACTAAAGATGTTCTAGGAATGTATTATAGTGCAAAAACATCTACTTTATATATTCCTAGAGGATTAGATATTCCATACATTAAGCATTGTCTTCATATACATGATCATGAAAATGAGCAACCTAGTAAGTTCAAAGAAACGGATTATATTGGTATGAAATATAAACCAAGAGATAAAGAACAAGAGGAAGCTCTTAAGTTCATGATCGGTATTGGAGAACATGAGCAAAATCTATACGAACCTCAATTATCTGTAAATCTGAATACTGGTAAAGGAAAAACATATTGTAGTATTGCTACAATATCGTATATGAGAATTAAGAGTATTGTTATTACAGGTAGTATCACATTACTTCATCAGTGGGAACGTGATATTGAGGAGTATACACAGTTACGTAGAAAAGATATTCTATTTATCAATGGATCTGATATGATGAATATGATTTATCAAGGTAAATCAAAACGTGCAGAAGAAGCAAGTATTTTCTTATGTACTCATGGTACTATACGTTCATATTGTGATACCAATGGTTGGAGTCGATTAAATACAATCTTTGAGAATTTAGGAATTGGTATGAAATTTATCGATGAAGCTCATACAAACTTTGTCAATATGCTGATGATTGATTTCTTCTCAAATGTATTTAAGACTTACTACGTAACAGCAACACCTGGACGATCTAGTCGACAAGAAGATAAGATTTATCAATTATCAATTAAGAATGTACCTGGTATTGATTTATTTGATGAGAATAAAGATCCTCATACAGATTATATTGCAATGAAGTATAATTCTCATCCATCTGCATTGGTATTATCATCTTGTCGTAACAAGTATGGATTGGATCGTATGAAGTATGTAGATTTCATCACACAGAATGAATATTTCTATCAGATGATGCGTATTGTCATGGAAATGTTTTTGAAGTGTGGAGGAAGAGGATTATTCTACGTTGGTACAAATGCTGGTATCGTAAGAGTGTATCATTGGATTTGTACGAATTATCCTCAGTTGTTAGGACTTGTTGGTATTTATACATCCATTATGTCTAAAGAGGATAAGTTAAAAGAACGAGAAAAGAAACTCATCTTATCTACTACAAAGTCTGCTGGTTTAGGTGAAGATATAAAAGGATTAAAAATGACTGTTGTATTAGCAGAGCCATTTAAATCCGAAGTATTGACAAGGCAGACTTTAGGACGTACAAGAGATGATAATACAATGTATATTGAGTTAGTAGATTTAGGATTCCGTAATATTAGATCCTTCTACTATAGTAAGTTACCAACACTCAATAAGTATGCAAAATCTGTATCAGATACAACTTTCGATCAATATGAATTATCCAATAGATCAAAGATACTAGAGGATAAACAGAATAAGAAACATTCACCATTTGTATTATATGATGAACGATTTTTTGATTATACGCAAAAGGAGAGTGAAGAAGATGAATCATAATAATGAAGATCAGTCTGTTAGTCAACTTGAAAAGAAATATATTAAGAATAATAATATGTCTGGTCATGTTATTACAGAAGAGCAGGCAAAGATTCGAGAACAAGTGATCGAAGAAGCTAGTAAATCAAGATCAAACAATGATGATATTTTCTGGCAGAAGTATATGGATCAGCATGATTACTAAGTAAATTAACTTCCTCATAGTATAATCTATATTATGGGGAGGTAAAATAATTATGGATAAGGAGAGATACATATATTATGAACAATAAAGAGCGATTAGTTGCTAAAATTAAAGATGAACGATTTTCTAGATTTAGATTTCCCAATAGAGAAGCAGGAACAATTTCATTCTATGCTAATTGTCTAGATGATACAATTGTGGATAGTGAAGATGAAACTATTAGCTCAGCTGATGCTATTCGGGAACTTTGTAAGTTAACTGGTTCTTTTAATGAGGATAAAGCATTCTATAAAATCAAACCACAAGAAGGAACATCTTACAAATGTACGATGTATTTCAGATTAAGTACATCAGAAGAATGTAAGACTATTAGTTATATAGGAGTTGGACATACTCCAGAGGAATCACTGAGAGTAGCGAGATCTGTCTATGATTATTACTATTATAAATATCTAAAAGAATATAGTAAGTAAAAATAAGATATTTTAGAAAGATGATATAGATAACATGGAAGATATTAGAGTTATGACCGATATTAGTAAGCTTATTAAGCGCAAAAACATGGCATATGATATTTTATCAGCTATTCGCAATATGAAGGCTAGAGGTTTTAACCTTCCTATTGTAACTGGTAAAAAGGCAGAGGAAGAAGAAAAGAGATTACGCCAAGAGATCATTACATGTAATGAACGTATAAAGATATTGACGGAGTATAACTGTTAATAGTAATAAGCAATAATGGACATATCTCGCTATTTCAAATATAAAATAAAGTCCCAGTAGGTATTGAGCCTACTGGGTTTCTTTATTTTTTCTAAAATACTGGATTTGTAATCTTCTTTTTATCATCATTAAGAATCTTAGTCAAGTTATAGAGACTCTGTACAACATCACCATCTACAACTCTCATATTCTTAGCACCAAATCCTATGAAGTTCTTTTTACTATTATGGAATTTATGTAATTCATCATTCGCTTCATCTGTAAATACACCTCTAATTACAACCTGGTCTCCATCATAATCTCCACCCATTCCCTTCAAATACAAATTTGACATATTGAGTGTATCAATGAAAGTATCAGATGTATCTTTTCCAATATCGCTATCAGAGAATTTAGGATAATATGGATAATACTCATTCTCTACATACATTGGTTCTGTTTCATTGGTTGTTAATATATCAATACCTGTTGTGATTTGGTTTGTTCTAGTATCAACCGGGAAACGTGTAATCAATACCATTTTATTTTTTGTAGCTCGTAATGCGGAAATATACAATACATCCAGCCAAGTTAAACGACGATTATAAATTGCCTCTGGATTATCTCCTTCATTATAAGTACCTTTGAAGTTCATATAAGCTTTTGAACCATCTTCCAGTTCTACTTCAATTGGTACAAATCTATTATTATATCCATGAATGAAATGATTCATCTCGGAACGAATTTTATCATCAGAGAACTGTATCATTGGATCTTTAACAACACGATATTCTACTTTACCATTCTCCATAACAACTGGATATTGTTCTGTACCTACAAATTCTGTTTCAAACCAACGTCTTACGTTAAACTGAACAAATGGAGCAAAACATGCAATCGCTGCTGATAATGGTACTAGAGAAGTATCAAAGTTAGCTCTCATATCTTTAGGGCTATTTGCTTTTAACTCTGGTGATGAGATTACTAATCGAGCAGCATAATCAGTTGTTTTTGATTGGTTTGCTCTTCTCAGAATACCAAACTTACCAGTTACACCATAACCTTTTTCATCCTTCTTAATATTTGCATTATTTGTACCAGAGAACCAATCGTAAACCTGAAGTAATAGTTCCTGAGTTCTAAGATCTTGAGGACCACTCATATCGAAACCATATTCCTGTGTTGTTTTTACACCAACAGCAGATAGAATTAATTGCTGATATAACTTATTAATCTTACCAACACCAACGGAACCTTTTTTAGAATTCTGATTGTTTGTATCACGATAGAATGGTGGGATAACTAAGAATTTATTTGTAAAGATTAAGTTACGGTTCTTCTCCAAGAAATCTAACTTAATATCTCTTCTCAAAGAAGCAGCACCCGTATCTCTGAAACGAATCTTAGAAATATTCTTCTTTAAGAATTCAATACCTGTTTCTCCATTAGGATCTTTTACTAAGTATCCTTTACGATCCAAAGAATATTTATCTATCTTTGCAATAATATCTTTGATTCTTCTATCCAATTTGAACCATGCTTTATAACAAACAGGATTCATAAAGTATTTGCCTAAATTAATATAAGCAAAGATAGAGGAACGATCCTTCTGTGTAGCACCAAAAATACGATATGATAACAATCCGTCATCATTTGGTTCACCTGGACGGTTAAAGAAAATTGGATTGGTAACCTCTTGCCAATTATTTACTTTAATAAAACGATCAATATCTAATACTTCTAATTTCAGATGATTAGTAATAGCAACAATATCTTTCTTTTCTGTAATTGCTGCATCATTCACCATGTCATTAACGTTCTCTATGATATCAATAAGTTCTACTCCTTTAGATTCCATTAAATCAATAGCGTCTATAATATAAGAACGATCCATAAGTTTCATTCTCCTTTCTTATGATTATCTTAATGTGGACTCTGTAAATTGTTTTGTAATTAATAAATAAACAACGTACATCTTTATAATAGAAATTAGTTAGTAGTTATTTGATCAGAAATGATTCATTTACCGTTGTTGGGGTTGCTGTATTATAAGTTATTCTAAATCGTAAAGAATAGGCACGATTTATTTTTATAAATCGTGGAATAAATATAAAAGGAGAATTGTTATAACACAGTATTCGCTAACTTTATTTCTAAAATACTTTTATTATTTATCCAATGATATCATAGACAATCTTTAATTCTAAGACCAAGGATCTTTTCCTATTTTATAAAAAGTTGAGAAAGTGGATTGGATATGATGGAACAATGTTAATAGAAACAGATAAACTAAGCAAATATTTTCTATTTATTGTTATATATGAATGCAGATAAAACAACAAAACAGATTCTTTGTGTCAAATTCTCCCTTAAGGTCCCAACCCTTAAGGGAGTTTTTATGCCTTTCACATAAGTATAATTTATTAAGATTAGGGAGGAAAGCATATGATTTTCACGAAAGACGTTAAGAATCTTAAGATTTATAAACGCCAAATGTACTTGCCTACATTAGAGAATGATAGGACAAGTCCTAATAAGAAAACAAATTCTGCTATATTTCTTTTAACTCCTAATAGAAGATCATCTGTTGCTTTAATGCAACATCCGTTACTTGTGAATAAGTTACGTTATTCTTCTTATTATATTGAAAGAGATATTATGTACTTTATAGACTCTAAGTATATGTCAGAAGATGAGTCTTTAGATGAAGCTTACTTATATGAAGATACAACAGATCAGAGTCCAGTTCAATATACTGGATTCGCACCAGATGTAGAGAAGATTAAATCTATCTTTACAGTAGAAGATTTTAATAATATTCTACAAGATTTAGGAATCAATCATCGTGTATCACTTGTATTAGAGGTAGGAGATTTTCCAGGAATCGATGAATACTTTGAATTTAGTGTTGCTGATATTGATGATCATACCGTTGTTCGTGTCCATGTTCCTAGACATAATTTATCAGAAGGTCTAGAAATGTACAGTCGTCGTATTTTAAACTTTGTATATAAAGCTATTTATATTGCATTTCATCAGGATGAGTATGAAACAAATAATGCATCAATTGTTGCTGATACCTATACTGATGCAGATACAAGTTTCAACGGTAGAGACTTAGAAAAGATTATTCGAAATGAAGCAAAATCTGCTCCTATTACAATGGATAATCTTGCTAAGAAATTCCGGTATGCAACAACATCGAAGTTCAAACGTCAGTATTCCAAAAAGTTAAATACACTTAAGAGAAATATGGATCAAATTAGTGATTCTATGAAGATATCACTAAATATTCCTACAGTGGGCTCTACAGCGTCTTCTGGAACTTCCGAGAGTGTTTACACTAAAAACCTCGAAAATCTTCTCATACGACTTGATGAGGGTGCTGATTATATGAGATTTGGGGCTTCTACGATAGCTTTCTCTGAAGCTAGCTATGCAAAGTATGATATGCAGTTAAAACGAATGCTGTTTAAAGATCGTATCAAGAAGAGAAAAACAATTCTTGATTTAGATGATCAAATGAAAGCAGAGATTCCTGATATCAAGTTTGCTTATCCAGAATTAGGTCGTTATAATAAGAAGAATTTATTCGTAGATCTTTATTATTATAATCAGAGTTTCTTCAAGAATAATACATGGAAGATGAAGAGAGGTTTTGATTTATATCTTGATTTATTGGATCGTATTATTAATGATAATCGTATTACAGAAGCTGGTTATAAAAAGAAGACAATCTTCATTCCTATTATGGATTGGACTAATAATCCAAATACGAGGATGTGGCTATATAAAGAGACAATTAATCCAATGAGTATTATCTATGAATTAATGCTAAAAGATCCTCAGAAGATTAAGAAGGTATTTGGTGATAAAGATGTATTCTTCTTTTCTAAAGATAAATACTTTAAGTTGAACTTTATGGATATAGTAACTCCTAGAGAGATGAAAGCTGCTTCTAATAAGTTCCGTGTATTTATTCAGAAGATTGTTGCTAATAGTGATTTTGAACCAGAAGATCTAGATTCTGATGTAAGTAATTCACCAGATGCAGTAAAAACTGCTATATATGATAAGATTGAAGTAGCTAAGGGTGTTGATCTTACTGGTAAAGAAAAAGCATCAAAAGCTGATTTAGAAGCATTAGCAAAGCATAATCCTAAAGTGGCAGCTAAGAATCTTCCATTTGATACTTCGGTAATCTCTAAGAATAATTCTGCTGTTGATGCTAAAACATCAGGTGAGAAAGAATTAGAAAAAGAAGAAAAAGATGGCGAAGTAACAGCTTCTGTTGATACATTAAAGAAGTTAGAGCGAGAAGATGATTTACAACGATTAGCTTCTAAGATCGATCATCTTAGTACTGATGCAGTAGATGCTGAAGAAGTATTAAATAAGATGGATAATGATCAAGATATCAAAGAACTTATTATGGCTCTGGATAAGAGTAATAATGATAGTGTTGATATTTCTGCTACAAGAGCTGCTCGTATTAATAAATTATCTGATGATTTGATGACAAAAGAAATCAATGGTGTATCAGTAAAAGATTTATTAAACACAAAGTCAAATAAGCAGACAATAAAGACTTCTAGTCTACCAGTAAATTCTGTTAGTGATAGTTGGCAGAATATGACCTATATGAACTTTGATAAGAACTATAATATTGATCAGGATGTTGTAGCTTGCTTTAATCATTTTGCTACGGTTAGTATGCCATTTGCTATTCGAGATATTACAGTAGAAGATACATCTACATCGGAAGATCGTATTGAAACTTATAATGTCAAGATTGAGGATTTTAGAGATAAAAATAATCGTCAGACAATTAAGTTAGATATACCAATAATAGAAGATAACCGTTTCTTATTAAGAGGAAATGCAAAGGTTATCTCTACACAGTTCTTGAATATGCCTGTATTAAAGACAGACTTAGATACAGCACAGATTATTACAAACTATCAGAAAATCTTTATAAGAAGATTTAGAACATCAACAGGCCGTTCTAATCCAATCGCTTCTTCTTTAATCAAAGCTCTTCAGAAGTATAAGGGTAGAGATTTAAAGATTAGCTTTGGTGATAATAGCCGTATCTCTAACTCTTATCAATTACCAATAGATTATATTGATATCTCTGGTGTTATTAATAGTATTGAATATCCTGAAAAGAATATTAAGATCTATTTCTCACAGAAAGAGATTCATAATGATTATCCAAATATTAACGATGCGAAGGGTGTTCCTTACATGGTTAATACAAAGACAAAAGCAATTACATACTATAACGATATGCATGAATTCTTTGCTAGTAAAGTGGTTGATGCTTTGTCCAGTTCAAAAGGATTTATGGAATTATACAGTACAACAAAACCTACAATGTCTGGTACTTATACTCGTTGTTCTATTTTGAATTGTGAAATTCCATTGGTTGTAATTGCTGGTTATGTCGATGGTTTGGATAAGTTATTAAAGAGAGCTGGTATTGAATTCCATTGGCAGGAATCTATTAATAATGAGATTCGTCAAGATCCATTATTAGCAACCATTCGATTCAAAGATGGATACTTAGTATACAGAATTTCATATTCTGCATGTCTATTATTGAATGGGTTGAAAGATTGCGGTACAGAAAATTACTCTATGGCTGATATGAATTCTAAATATACTTATATTGAATTCTTAGATAATTTTGGAGGTAGAGTAAAAGCTGATGGTATTGAGAACTTTAATGACTGTTTAGTAGACCCTATATCAAAAGAAATCATGGAGTATTATAAGATGCCAACAGATTTTGTAGGATTATTACTCTATGTCAATACACTTTTAGCAGATAATAAATACATTCGTCATACAGATACTTCTTCTAGAAGAATTCGTAGAGCAGAATTAGTTGCTGCTTATGTATATGAAGCATTAACTGAATCTTATGCTATTTGGACAAGACAGATTCGTCATGGAAGAAAGAATGTAAAGTTTGTTATCAAACAGTCTGCTGTTATTGACAAGATCTTACAGTCTCCAATTTCTCAGGATGATTCTATTAATAATGCCTTAGGTGCAGTAGAAGCTACAAATGCTATTTCTTATAAGGGTAAATCTGGTCTTAATAATGATCGTTCCTATTCATTGGATAAGCGAGGATTTGATGAGACAATGTTGAATGTTATGGGTTGCTCTACAACATTCGCTCCTAGTGCTGGTATTACTCGTATTGCTACAATGAATATGAATGTTGATGGTCCGAGAGGATTTATCAAACAGATTAATTCTGATACTTCTAAGATGGATACTGCTAATACATTATCAGCTACAGAAGCTATGATTCCTTTTGAAGCAACACATGATGATAATACCCGTGTATTAATGTCATTTGTACAGACAGCAAAGCATCAGGTAAGAGTTAATAAATCTGATCCTTTACTTGTTACATCTGGAGTAGATGAAGCATTACCTTATCTTACAACAGATAAGTTTGCTTATAAAGCAAAGGGTAAAGGTAAAGTATTATCCATATCAGAAAAGGGAATGATTATTCAGTATTCTGATAATAAGAAAGATTATATTAGTTTTGAAGATACCATTGAGAAGAATTCAGATGGTGGATATTATGTACCTATGAAGCTTCAACCGAATAAGGGATTAAAAGCCGGTTCTACATTTAAAGACGGTGAAGTATTGGCATACGATCCAGCAAGCTTTTCTAATTCTTTAGGAGAAGATGATAATATAGCTTACAATGCAGGTACATTAGCTAAAGTAGCAATCATCAATTCTGATGAAGGATATGAAGATTCTGGTGTATGTACCAAGAAGTTATCTAATGAATTGATTACTCAGGTTATCTATAAATTTGAGCATGTAATCGAGAAAGATGCTATTATTTATCGTACACCAGAAATTGGTAAATATGTCAATGTAGGAGATCCTCTTCTTGTATGGCAAGATCCATTTGAAGATTCTGACGCTAATTCTATTTTACGTGTTATGGGAAAAGATACAGAGATATCTGATCTTGGACGTAGAAAGATTGAATCTGAAACAACCGGTACAATTGTAGGTGTTAAAGTATATCGTACATGTGAGTTAGCTGATATGAGTGAATCTGTACGGAAGTTCGTTAGTGCTTATGAGAAACCAATTAAAGCATTAAAGAAAGAACTTGAAGCTCAAGGAATTGATACAAAGACAATGCCGGCTACTTATGCACTACCAACAACTGGTAAGTTAAAGAAAGCAGAAGATGCTATCTATGTAGAAGTTTATGTTCAGCATCAGGATGTTCCTGGTATTGGAGATAAGATTACATACTTTGCTGCAAATAAAGCTGTATTACGTTCTATTATTCCAGAAGGTAAAGAGCCATATACAGACTTTAGACCAAATGAAGAAGTATCAGCTATGCTTTCTGTATCGTCTATTAATAAGCGAATGGTTACTTCTATTCTAATGAATGGCTCTCTAAATAAGTTAATGATCGAATTGGATCGATCTGTTAAAGATATCTTAGGCATATCTTACGATGAGTCTGAATTATAATTAACCAAGTACCCAGAGGAGTATGATTTCCTCTGGGTATTTTATTGTAAAATATTATTTTATAGTAAACTCTTAAATAAAAAAAATATAGTTCTAAATCTTTAAAGGAGGTAAACATATATGGCTATAAATTCTGATATTGTAGGAATCTCTACAGATTTAGAGGTTGCTACAATATTGAGTAACTTTTCTGATGATATGATTGAAGACGTCATCAGAGAATCAATTATGGAATATCGATTCCGACCATTTACATCAAGAGGTCCAAATTACCCAGAAATTCTTAATAATCAAATTTTGAATATTAAGTATCACAGTACGGGACATGATGATGAAATTGAGCAAAAGAGGATCGATGTTCAGAGAACCATCATTGATGCAATTTGTAAAGCGTATAATCTTTCTCTATCAGATGATATTCCAGATGAGAAAGTATATACAATTTCTTATATTATGTATCAATTGTTTGTATCAGAGTTTACGATTCGATCTGCTAATTTCTATACACAGTTTATTGTAAATCATATGCATGAAATGATTAAGCAGCTTGATTTAAAAGATAAGAATATTAAGAGTGTATATTCTAAGAAGATCTATACAGATACAAACTATATTATCATATATGATAATATTGATAAGATAACCGATATTCTTTGTACATTGGATATCGAGTTACCAGATTTAATTGAATATTTATCTGATAAGAATACCTCTGATTTATTATCAGAATACTTGGTAGATAATGGTGATTGCTATCAGGAACAATTTGCACCATTCTTAGTAGGTGAAGATACTAGAGCAGCTATGATCACTCAGATACGTTTCAACTTTGTATCATTAACACAAGATCATAGATCAGAATATGGATTAAATAATATAGTTAAAGGAGAGTAATAACATGGAAAATCAGAACGCAGAAACAATCGTAAATGGCTTGGAGAATGGAGAACTTCAGTTTGATCCAGAGATAGTAGATGGTAAGATCGTTAGTATGGGTATGATAACAAGTATGGATATTGCCAGAGGAGCAGAAGTTCAATGCGAAGAATCAGATGATGAAATCGAAGAATCTGAAGAAGACTTTGATGAGGAAGATGAAGTTGTAGAGCTTGTAAAAGCAGAGCCTCTTACAACAGAAGAGAAGCTGGCGAATCTTGGCGAAGCTGCTATGGATGATGATGTAGAAATTACAGCAGATGATATCAAGAATGAATATAAGAATTCTTCTTATATGAGTGGAGTAGATCTTAATGATGATGAGATTCTTAAGATCTTGAATATAGTTAATCGTATTAAGAATAAAGAGAATGTTAATGTCTATGCTGAGTTACCAGATAGTGTTCGTTCTGCTATTAATAAATACTTAGCAGATAATGGTATCGTCGGATTCACTCCAGCAGGAAATGCTGCTCGTAAAGAAATTGCTCATGCAATGATTAATGAGTTTATCGCAGATATCTCTGTAGAGAAGACAATTGATGGCTTTAATGATCAGATGGAGAATATGTTTGAGAAGGCTGGTAAGGAATTATCTGCTATGTATGCTGATTATGAGAAGGAGCGTACTTCTTACTTAGAATCTCTATTAGAAAAAGTTCCAGAGGACGATCCTAAGAGAGAAACTCTCATTAAGACATTAGACTCCATCTATGATGCATTTAAGTTAGAGCGATTAAAAGAAGTTGCTGCTAAGTTCCGTAAGGTAAAACCGATCGAATTAGAAAAGCCTCAGCAGAGAGTATTCTCTTATTTTGAGAATAAGTACAAGGATGTAGATTATCATATGTATTCTCTTTCTATGTGCTTAGGTATTCTTGATAAGCATAATACTGGAGTATCTCATAATGATAACTTGAAATTCTTAATTGCATTTGCTAAGTTCTGTAAGAACTATGATCCTTCTGTATCATATGAGCACGCTTTCATGTATTATGTAACTTACAATATCGTACTCTTAGATATCTATAAGGGTGAGGAGTTAGAAGATTACGCTCCAAAGCTTTTAGAGAATATTAATGCCGTTATTGCTATACTGAATAGCTGATTTCGTTTACTCTTAGGATTAGAAATTTTCCTAAGAGTAAATTTTGTTTTAATCATATATTATATACTAGAAAGGAGGTTTCATGTCATTTATATCATCAGAATTTATCAATGAATACACACTGAATATTTTTACAGATGCAAGCTTTACAAAAGTCCAAGGTAGAGATTATACTTGTGGTGGTGCTGTTGTTACAATCAATGGTTCTATTGTGGATATAGAATATCGGATTTATAATGATAGCACTAGTAATTATGGAGAACTAGAGGCATTATCTCTCGGTGTAGGATTAGCTAGTAAATGGAGAAACAGAGTAAATTGTATTAATATCTTTTCTGATTCTCAGGTATCTGTATTTGGTATTCGAGATAGAATTCATAATTGGACACTTGGTAAAGATGGTAAGTTGCATGGGTATGGTGGAACAGTTATTAAGAACCAAGATCTATTTGTAGAGATGGTTTATATTATTACACGTAACCAATTACCAATTAATTTCTATCATCAAAAAGGTCATGTCTCAGTAAACAATTACGATAGCCTTAACAATGCTATACACGTATTCTGTTCGTCTAATGGTATTAGAGAACAGGTTGATATTAATCTAATCAAGTTTATTACAGACATGAATAATTACGTTGATAAATATACACGTAAAAAGCTACATACAGAAGAGTTAAATGTATCAATCAAACCGGCATTTCATTTCACTCCAATGGATGGATTTGATATGACGAGAGAATATTTCAGTAACCTAACAAATCAAGGAGGACTTAACAATGAAGAAAAATGAAGTAAAGAAGCAGCCACATGATCCGTTTATTCGACTTGATGCTATTGGAGTAGAATTTCAAGAGCCTAAGGATCTAGTTGGAGAGAATGGATCCATGATATACTTTCAGTCATCAGATCCAAAACGTAATTCTCAAGTTGTAACGACAGAAGATGCACTTACGAGACCATTGAATGAGAATATGGAGCTCATGAAAATGATCATTACGCATAATATGGATCAGAATTTAGCTCAGTATTATACAAAACAGTATAATGCTAATTTAGCTTCATTACTGGCTTATCGTATCAAGAATTCTGTTATTAGTAATGCAAATATTATTTATGAGCAAGGTTTAGGATCTTTTATTACACCATACCTCATTAATATTTCTTCTGATAAATTTGGACCATGGAATCATGTATGTACCAAGAAACCAGATTTCAATAATATTAGAGTAAACGCTCAAGATTTCTCTACAGATTTCATATATCAGGAGCGATATACAAAGGATCCTAATTATATCTATACAGATGCTGAAGCATATATGGGAGCACAGTCATTAGTTACCAATATTTCAAAACAGGTTGCAGATGACTATATGTACTTTATTAATGATATTTTCTATATAAATGCAATGGATATACATGCATTTGTTAAATCTGTATCTGATATGAATATTCCTCAGGAGAATGAATTAGCTTATGCGATGTCAGTTATTAATGAGATTGTATCTCGAGATGTAGACCGCATTACTGACATGATCCTCAGTATTTGTATGAATGTATTCTATGAGTTTACGAATAAGCAGGTTAATATTAAGTCTGCTTTAGGGCAGGCTATTATGAATCCAAAAGATCAGATAATTGATCAAGAGGAACAGTCTATTCATAGAACGCTTCCTAAGATTGATAGAGAGCAAAATGATTTTTAATCATATATTATAAATATGGATAGGTAATAGCACTATAAGCTAAATAGTCCAGAAAAGGAGGCAAGAAAATTTGCAACAGTATAATTATTATACTGGTCAAGCGACATCAGTTTCAAACATGACAGATCCGAATGATCAGTCAGGTCAGTTTGCTCTGGATATGAGTCAGTATTATCCTCAGCAACCAGTACAACAACAAGCAACTTATCAACAACAGCAATTTCCCATGAATCAGCCGATGCAGTATCAGCAACCAAATTATCCACAACAACAGCCAATGTGGAACAATGGTTACGGATATCAGCAGCAGTCACCAATGATGAACAATGGATATGGATATCAACAACAGCCAATGATGAATTCATACCAGCAACCTCAAATGCAGCCTTGGGGTTATCAAGCACCACAGCCAGGTGCACCTATGAATACACCTACAATGCAAGTTGGTAATCCAGTATTCAGAGTTGGAACAAAACCTATGGGTCCTATGACACAGCCAGTAGGAACTTATAACCCATATACACAACAGGCTATGTTTGCAGTAAACACTCAGCCACAGGACAAAGTTGTGCATGTTCCAGGTTATGCCCCATTTGGTTCTGCTGGAGTTCTCAGTGACAATCTGATGGAACAGTGTGAACAAATGCAGGTCGACATGATGGTTGACATGGAGAAAGCAATCGCAGCTAGAGAAGCCAGATCCCAAGGTACATTCTATAACAATGGATGGGGTGGATATTTTGGCTATCAGAGTAATCCATATTTTGATCAAGGTGTCTATAATCAGTATATGGATAAAGTAAAAGAGATGGCAAATTCTATGATGGTTCGTAGAAAAGAATTATCTAAAGGTATTTCTCAGATGGTTCACAGCTATCTCAATGATGGTGTAACAGAAGAACAAATCAATGATTTGTACGATGGATATACATATATCATTCCAGGATCTACAATCCAGGAACAGTATAATCAAAATCGATTTGCTCGTATGAAACCATTCAACAATGCATATCTCTATCAGAAACATAGTGAAGAAGTATCAAAAGCTTATCATATGCTGGCACCAGCTGGAAGAAATATGAATGAGTTCTTTGAAGATTGTGGAATGCTGATCTTAGCAGATAAGTTAGAGCAGCAATGCCATGTAAATCGTGATACTTCAAGAGTTTATAATGGAGATGCATATCATCGTTATTTAAGAAAATACGCTGCTGCTAATCATTTGGGTGAGAAGCAGAAACTACAGGAGGAGCTTGAGAGAAGACAGAAGAATTTAGTAGACCAGATAAAACAAGGAGATTTCAGTAATTTACCTACAACACATTATGAAGCAGCAAAGATGCTCTTAGGAGATAAGGCTGCCGAAAGTTACATGCGAGTTGGCAAAATGTTAGGCTTTGATGTTGGCGAAGCACCACTTGAAGTCTTAGGACCACCAGATCAATATGGTACACCTGTCACAGATACAGGACCTATCCTCACAGATGAAGAAGAAGCCAAGTTTAATATGCGGCGAGATAATTTTGTAAATAGTATATGGCAACGAGAATCGTATGCTGAAAGAAATTACAAAGGAGGTATTACATGATACCTGCTGACCAAAGAGTTCTTCAGACATTACAAAGTCGTGTCGTAACGCAAGATGAATTTGATTTCGATCATCTGTACGCAAGACCATTATATAGTCTATTAACCCAATACGATATTGATCGGTTAAACAACATTGCAACGAGCAATCGTTATGCAGGAAATGCTAGGAAGAAATTCAATGCTATTTCTGAGATTATGCACGCTAGAGGATTTCGTAAGTTATCTTCTGGTACTAATCGAATTGCATATAGCTATTTTGAAGATCCTAGTATCGTAGTTAAGGTGGCTGCTGATAAAACAGCAATACATGACAATCCAAGAGAATTTTGTAACCAGAAATTCCTAAAACCATTTTGTACAAAAGTATTTGAAGTATCACCAGATGGTACTGTTGGTCTTTTCGAAAGAGTAAGACCTATTACATCAAGAGAAGAATTCTCTACATGTGCTGAAGATGTATTTCTGTTATTGGATCTTATTACAGAAAAATATATTCTAGCAGATATTGGTACAAAGTATTTCATGAATTATGGTATTCGTGAACGTAATAACTTTGGTCCAGTATTATTAGATTTTCCATATCTATATGAACCAGATGGAAATAAATTAGTATGCCATAAGCAAGACCCAGAAAGTCCTATGGGATTTTGTGGTGGTTTGATTGATTATGACCCAGGTTATAATAGTCTATATTGTACAAAATGTGGTGCAAGATATAGAGCAGTAGAATTAGGAAAGTATTTGGCCAAGAATCAGATTGTTAGGAAAGGAAGCAAGAAAATGAGTTTAAGAGTTGGTTATAGTTGGAACGGTAAGAAGTATACTAATAGTGAGCCTGGTAATGATAACGTAATGCAGAATGCATCACCTGTTATTGAGACTCAGACTAAGAAATCAGAAGAGACTCATGGAGGTCTTAAGGTTACCTATCGTAAAGGTAATAAGGTAGCTCCAGTTGTTACTCCTGAGAAGATTGAGGAGAATGAGAAGTTAGCAAATGCTAATGGAAGAAAGCTGAGAGCTAAGGGTAAGTATAACAACAAGAATAAGTCTTATAATAATGACAGAAGAAAGAATGACTATAGAGATCGTCGTTCCGACAACCGAAATAATTCTCAGGGTTCGAGAAATTCTCATATCGAACGTAAGGGAAATATCTATGATAAGAAGACTATCTCTTATGATGATATCAAAGAGAAGAAATTTGAGTTCTCTAGCTTTGATGCAGAGAATGGGTTGATCTTCTTTAAGAGTGGTGGTATTACAATCAGTATCCCAACTAAGGAAGTTCCGCAGGATGTAATTGATACATTAGTTCCTACAGTAGAAGTAGATGAAAATGTTGTGACTGAATTAGAGCAGGCAAAAGCTGATATTTCAGTAGCAAAAGATACTATTGATGATCTTAAGAAAACTGTAGCAGAGCTTACAGAATTAAAGAAAGCTCAGCAGGAGACTATTGATAACTATGCATCTAGTGCACAGGCTGAAGCTGATAGCTACGAGGAACTTCAGAGAAAATATGACGAGCTGAAAGAAGATCGTGATAGTCTTGGTAAAGATTATGATAAACTTGCAAACGAAAATGAGACTTATGCAAATGAAGTTGAAAAATTAAAGAAAGAACTTGAGAGTGTGTCGAATGTTGAGGATGAAAAAGCTTCAGACGACTCATTATTTGAAGAAGAAGATGAATACGATGAGTATATCCCACCGGTAGGATTCACAAAGTTATCTGGTACAATGCATGTATTAGGAGACCTAGCTCAGTCATTACAGCTTACTGTAGATGATGAGTCTAAGGATGACAAGGTTATTGCATTCCGCATTGATCCAGAAGATCCAGCAAGTGGATATTATATTGATGGTGACAATAAGGTAATTGTTGTAGATACCATTAATAATAATAACGTTAATGATATTAAGATCGTTAAGTCATCTAGTAATTAGGAGGGATAATTTATGCAGCCAATCCTGACAGGTAACATCATCTTTACAGATGATAAACTATTTGTTATGGATATGATTCATCAGATGGCTCCAGTTGTAATCCTAAATCTCGATGAATTTGATCGAGAGATTCAAGGTCAGAACGTAGCTCAGGGGCAGGTATTGCTACCTCCTCCTGAGGCTTGTATGGCTGAAGCGGACGGTGATGCCCAATTATATGACATGATACTTGATAATTATTATGGTACCGAAGATATTATCATGTTTGTCAAAGGTATTATCACAAACCTACATCATGGAAGAACAATCTATCTATACTATCCAGATCTAAATCCTAATGAATCTGCTACGATTCCGAAGTTAGAAGAATTATGGATGAGAAAGTTTGGTATTCGTATTGGTATGCAACCTAAAATACCAAATGGTATAGATATACACTTTGGAACTCCAAATGTTTTTCCAATGGATTGCGCTTGTGATAATAACTATCGTCATATATGGCTGAACCTGATGCTAGGAGTATCAATGGATGCATATGAATTTCTGACATTATATCCTGCAGAAATGCAAATTGGTAATCTTCAAATGAGAATTCTATTTGATGAATTATGGCCACCATTTGATGATTATAACAAGAATGTAGAATTCATTTATGATTTAAGCAAGAAGCTTAAGAAGAAACCTGAAACAAAGATCGCTTTGCATAAGCTATAGGAGAAAGCATATGTTATTATATGGAACAGCTATAGCTGCAAATCTTGTAGTTGATAGTAACAAGGTGATGGTTTATAATCTAACCTCTATGTCAGAAGCGTATTCTAGATCGAATCTGAATATTATTCCACCGAATAATTTAGGATCTCAGTCAGAGTATGAATTTGATGTAAAGTATATGAATTGGATCTTTCAAAATGATTCGATATTTGTAGAGTTTATGAAGATTATTGATAGCTTGTATAAAGGAGTAGACGTATTCCTGGTTATGAGTAATAATGATTGGTCAGAAACTTTAGTTGAATCATTATTGAAATTGATCCAGCAACGCTATGGTGTCAATGCAACCCATATCGAAACAATGGAAGATTTATTCTATGCAGAAGAATCTAACTTTGCTGAAGGATATGGAATAGCAAATCTTGATATGGATATGGATCGTTATACATATCTCACAAATCAAGATATTGCTTCAAAAGATATTAATTCAGGGGTGGTTTCATAAACCACTCCTTTATTTTTAATTCTACAATCAAATTTACATTATAATACTAAAAAGAAATGAGGAATTGGTATTATGAGTATAAAACAATTAGCTCACAAGCATAATTATTTATCACCAGATGTAAATTGTATCTTTGATTATAAGATTTGGGAATATGATATACGTCAAGCAAATATCAATGCATTGAAATCTATGGGTAGGATCGATGATACTACTTATAACTTACTTCAAACATCACCAAAGCAATTACGAGAAGTTCGTATTGGTAAGATGATACAACGAGATCGATCATTACAAACATCAATCTATGATGGAATAGAGAAAGCAAAATTAGAATTCTTAACACAGAATAATATTAATGAAAGTCAGGTATTAAGAATAGCGAATGATAGTATCTATGTTATAGCACCATTACCTCAGAAAATAACTAAAATTAATATTAATGGTCATGTATTAGAATTTGTATTGAAGAATGTATTTGGTTCTTATATTAAAATTAATAAGAATATCCAAATATTTATATCAACTGATTCTGATAATTGGACTATTGATATAAAAGGTATCAATGATTCTAAATTACCATTGCATGAATCATTCTTAGGATTCTTATGTCAATTGATTGATTACTATAATAATGCTGGTAGAGAATTAGCAATCCAAATGCTATCAGAATTCTTTCAGAATTATGTCAATCGTAGATTGCCCATTGTATATTATAGAGAATTAAATTCAGAATCTGGATTTAGAATCAATGGTCCATATGAAACTTTTATTCTCTCAGATCCAAATTGTATTCCGATAGATATCGTTGATATTTCTTGGAATTTATATATCTTGAGAAATATTTATTCATACCTGATGACAAAATAGATAGGGCTCTAGGAATTTAATCCTAGAACCTTTTCTTTTTTATATTAAACTATTATATTGTGCTGAGAAATTAATCATAAAGATATTGACATGAAGACGAATTAGATTTGAAAGATCATCAGAAGTCTCAATGATATGAACCAACTTGATAGTCTCTAACATTTCGTCTGTCATTTGTTTCATCGTCATTGCATAGAGATAATCACACATTCTCTTCTTATCATCTGGAGTTAAAAAGTTATTCTCATTTTTTACTAGCTCTAGCACTGTATAGATATTAGCAGCATCTGCAATACAATCATCGATTAATTTATTAATACGATTGATGGTTTCTGGCTCTGCTAAAAATCGCATTGTTTCAATTGATACAGTATTTTCTTTTTTATTTTTTGAATGATTAATTCGTCTAATATATGTTTCCATTTCTTTAAATCGAAATTCGACATAGGCTACAAATAATAATACAACTGCAATCAAAATAACTAAAGCAATATTATATACATTCATATTCATAATATATCTTCTCCTTTAATATGGTAATTGTGCTGGTGACATTGGCTGGAAATCGTACTCCGATACTGGAGCGCCGTATTCATTATAATAAGCAAAATTTAGAATTTGCTCTTGTGGTAAAATCTGAATTGTCGTAGGCATTTCATTCTGATACTTCTCAATATAACGATTAATTTTATTCGCTATATCATAAGTAATACCATAACGATAATTTGATAATAGCTCCCACCATTTACCAAATGTCATATTTGGTGGTATATATGCATCTGGATTATTTGTAAACATTTCATGTGCTGTAGTGGATAAGAAACAACATGGTATACGGTTAGCAAAATGCTCATTGATTAATAATTGAATCAAATCAAAGGTACTAATATAGCCAATCGTATTCAATACATGCTCACAAATCAAAATACAATCATCTTTTAGATTTAAAATATTATGATGCAATTCAACATCCACTTTTCCATTCTTTTCATAAGATGCTTCAATATTACCCATAATCATACAATGATCAAATCCTAATTCCATTAAGTAAGATTTATACAATTTATACTCTTTACTAGCACGAAATCGTCGTTCTACATTTCGTATAAAATTATTATAAACCTCTGGATCAGATAATGTATCTTTTGTTTGATAGAAAGATATATCGATTGTTGAATTTGGTACTCGTATAGTAGGATTCTTTTCTCCTAGAGTAATAATATCACCACTAATATTTGTCTCCATTTCTTCTAATTCCTCTATCGGAATTAGAGCTCGTTTTATTTCCATTATAAAACCTCCTTTTATCTTAGAGTTAAGCGTATAAAAATCAATCTTCTTCACATATTAATAAATTTACGAAGGAGGTGAGAACATAGATGGCTTATACGGTAAATGGTAAAGTGTATACCGATCATGCTTTGATGGATGAAATCGTATATAATTGTAAAATTATATTAGATGGAATCGTATTAAAGAATTCGAAATTAGCGAATTATTATGAAACAGATAAATCATTTAAGATGTCTGATCTTTTCATTGAGTGTACAAATGATTCTGTACGCCCTAGCTTTTTTCCGAAGGATATGCAATGGCAATATTACATTGATTTCGGTTATACACAAGACCAAGCAAGCTTCTATTGTGATAATCCCGAGAAAATACCAGCAGATGAATATGATAGAATATTAGCATATTTTAAACAGAGATTCTTAAGTGAATACGAAGAAGAAAATGATTACTATCGTATGCTGATTGGATTGCCTGCTTTTGATACATCTGATTATGATGTATATTTATCAAAAGAAGAATATGGTGATATAACGAGTTTCGAGAATACTGGAGTGGAATTTGATTATGAAAAACCAATTCATGAGTATTCAACAAATGAAATTACAACACTGGATACACTCGGTATTATTGATGCATTGAAAGATAAGTATATTACAAATAATAAGTATACAGCATCAAACTACCGTTATTTGAATTACTTAGGATCAAATAGAATTGATTTATATACAGCTCGTACTGCTGAGAAATATGATATCTTATATATCCCACCAGTAGAGTATATTGTATTGAGTCGATTTCAAGAACTATTTGCTATCAATAGAGAAATCTATCTTAGACGATTAGATCAACAAGCTTATAGTGTTAGCTCTGAGTATTATGATGAGATTATCATGTTTATGATTGTTTGTCAGACATTCAATGATATGATTGTTGATACTCCTGAGTGGTATATCCGTAGAGATATTATTGATTTGCGATCAGCAAAATATTTCTTAGACTCTCAAGGAATCCAATTCTTTGAGGATATTCCTCTGCGTTATCAGATTCTTATTGTTAAGAATATGAATAAATTAATTCGTTATAAATCAACGGATGTAGATATTCAAAATATCTTAGATATATTCTCTGCAGATGATGCTGTTGTTTATAACTATTATTTGTTAAAACGCTATAAGAAGACAGATAAAGAAAATACAATTATCCCTCAGCCACCTACTCCAGAAGAATGGACAATGGCTGATGAATATGACTTTGGTGACGATGATGCTTCTGATATCATTAACAATACCGGTGATGGTGAAGGTAATGATATGGAGTATGATCCTAATGGAGAAAAGAATGAGTTATTTGACTTTAACTTAGACGAAATTCCAAGTAAGATATTTAATTATGACTTTGGTAATCTTGATTCTGATGAAGTTGATGATACTGAAGAAACAGATGAAAAAGAAGAGCAGGATCAATCTGATAAAGTTATCAAAGATTCAAATGATAATATCTATGACTTAGAGTTTATCAAAGTACCAATCAGTGAAAACTATGATGACTATATCAAAGATCCTTTATATCGAGTTGATTATGATGCTGTAACAGCACAAGATAGATATTGGGATGGCCAAGATGTTCATTCTTATATAAAGAATCAGCATCTAAACAGAGAGTTTACAATTGAAGATACAAAGTTTATGGGTATTGAATATAATACCTCTATGTCTGAGTATACTTACGAACGTGAATATTATCTTGGTATGATTTTTAACAATAAGATCAAATTAGACGATATTATGATCTCTGTTCCTAGTATTAAGCAAAATGCTTACTTCAATCTACGAAATATCTTCTTATTCTTATACTGTTGTAATGGATTATACTCAGGAGAAGACATCAATGTCAATAATCCACTGGATGCTCTTGAGAAGAGAACAGATCCTAAACCAGATTTCAATCCATATGGTGATGAAGATGGTGGGCATCCATGGGATCGTGGTAATTACGATGGTCCTATCGATCCAGATGAACCTGTTCCTGTATGGGAATTACCATCTTTAGATTTCGGTGCATTAGAGAATGAAGATGATGATGTTGAATTATACTACGATTTTGGTGAAGTTGGTGATAGCAGTGGTGATATTGACGAGATATATAACTACGGTATCATGGAACGCCAGGATGAAAATGGTAATAAGATACCACCAGAAATTGATACTATTGCTACAGATATAGATTTTGGTGATCTGGATAATATCGATATATACGATGACGATGATGATAGTGTTAAGATTATCGTAGACTATGGTATCATGGAATATGAAGATGCATCTGAACCTGAAGAATATGACTACGGTCCAATGGATCTAGAATATTATGATGACGATGATGAGGATGACAAGATTGCTTATGATGATCCTGATTATCACTATAAGTATGATGCTATCATTACAGTTAATGAAATCAATTATAAGACATTCTTAGGATGTTATTATATTGATCAAGAGACTGGCGAATATACTCAAATAACAGAAAATAATGCTGCTGATTATATTGGTCAAACAATTACGATTCGTTATAAGTGGTATAATATATTACCATCTGAATTAACTGAAGATGCTGATGGACATGGTCCTTATGGTCAAATTTGGGATATGTATCACGATGTCATCAATGGTGGTGATATTAAATACAGTGCAGAATTAACCAAAGCATCTTATTATGATTATATTCGTACAGATCATCCATATATCTTTAAGACAACCTATGGTAGAATCTATGGATTCAATATGAATGTCAACTTAGACAAATTAAGAGAAGATATCGGATTCAGACATTCTCAATTTGGATTTGAACGTGGTTATACTTTGGAAGATCTTGGTTGTGATACCTTTATCGTTCAGACAGAGTTCCATGATTTAAAAGAACTCTATAATGTCTATGTCAATAATACAAAGTGCTATAACAATTTAACCAAGTTAATTGAAGGTGGAAGTACTAGAGATGAAAAACGTGTTTACGATTACGTATTTAATTCTCTATTCACTACGGTTTATGATAGTGACTTCTATACATTAGCAAATGGTGATATGGCAAAGACCTATGATCAAGTATTAAAGAAGTACGATTATACTCTTTATAGGAAATATGAAGAGTTAATGAGTGAACCAGATCCAGATACACGTACATTCAATGTAAGAAATATCTTGAATGATATTGTAGATACATTGAACTACTATATCAGTGGTGATAATCTGAAGTACGTATTAACCTTTGTTTATACAAACTCTTTAGATGCAAAACTTCACTATATCTATGAGATGATGAATTTCTTTAAGTCTTGGAAAGTAAATTTCTTAGATTCTAAGGTTGTATATCGTGTTGATGATAAGAGTAACCATAAGATTACCTATGGTGATCAACTAGAAGAAATGAAAGTATCTTATCACGATACAGAGAATGTTCGTCTTAGAGATTCTATCTTTATCAAACCAATTTATACCTTTGAAGAGTATAAAGACTTGAGCAAGGATGATTTTAACCATAAAGCATCAGTTGTAGATATGGCATCTCATTATATGGATGATGATATCTTTGCAGACAGACTCATTGATTTCAATGATGACATTGAAGATGATGAAGTATATGATGGTGGTAATATCACAGAACAATCTACTTTACCGGTATCAGAATTCAATGGTGGTAATTTAGGATATATCTATGAGAAGGAATTAAAAGATCTTGATGGTGGAAAACCAGTTATTCGAGATAGTTTTAATGATTTCGATGGTAAAGGTCCTAATGAGCGTAGTGAAGAGTCTGAAGAGAACTCTACTGAAATTGAATGTGGTAGAGCAAACATTCGTTACATTCCATCTCATACAACAATTACAGAAGTTGATGAATTTAATAATGTAAAGGTTCATGCTCGTATAAATCAATATCCAACCAATGGTTTAGAAAATCGTAAGAGTTGGGATGGAGAACCACCAGTATGGCCATTTAGAAATCTTGACTTCGGTGAGCTTCCAGAGAAGAATTCTCCTAATACGGTTGTATATGAATTCGGTGATATGGAAGCTGAAAAAGATGGTATTGAGATTGCTGATGAAGATAACGGAGAAGTTCGTTTATATGACTTTGGTGAAATAACGGAAACATCGGTTGATACAAACGATTCTGACGCATTGATAGCCGATTCTGGACTCTACTTCGATACTCGCGTTTATACACTAACGTCAGATATTGAAAACTCAATAGCTGCGAACGGTGTATATGCAAAAGAAACAAAAGATTTATTGATTGATCTATATAGAACGTTATTAATCTATACCGATATCAACTTAGCAAGACGTATTATTACAGAGACTTATGAAAGTTATCTGGGACATGCAATTGAAGTTGTTACTAAATTGAGTACCACTATTTATGATACAAATATAAAGAATACGGTTGATGAAAAATCGGATGATTTACGTAAATGGTTTAAGCAAAATGATCCTTATGCTTGGGGTACTTTTTAACAGGAGGATACTATGTCAAATAAAACAATATCAATGACCGATAAGGTTAATCATTTCGATAAGATCTTGATGGGAGATCATAGCTCTCCTAGAAAAACAAGAATTATTATCAAAGATCATGATACTGGAGAAGTTCTCGGTGAGTATCATAATAAGGTTCTAGTTCCAGGTAGTCAGTTGACTGCTTGTAAAGAATTTGGATTAGATCCAGAGGTTAATTTCCCTACCTATAATACAGAATTAGGTTTACAGAATAGTAAACCACCATATCCAGAAACACAGCCAATTAATCAACCAATCGTTTGCTTATGGTGTGCTGGAAAGTCTGGTGCAGGTAGTTCCGCTAACGAGATCAATGTTGTATCTATTACAGACCGTATCGATCCAGGCTTAGTAGAAGGTACTCTGAATAAGTATACAGATATCGTACCATTTCGATATGTAACAAAGAATGGTGATTTAGATCGTGATGAGCGTGATGTATACTTTGGACGTAAGGTATATGATGAAGGAACTGCTTCTGAACGTTATGCATATTTCTTTAAAGCATTTGATACAGATCCAGTTTTACATGTAAGATATCTTGACGGTACAGAAGTTACAGATAAGATGTATACTGTAGATTCTTCTCAAGAAGTAGAGATTTATGTAGAGATGCGTTTATCTGTCACTCGTCAGGATTTCAGAGATTACTTTGATGATGTAACTGGATGGGGAGATGCAAATATATCTACTATATCTCTTCTTACAGGATGGTATGACAATACAATCTGTGAGAATCCAGAAGCTGAAGAGAGTGATAGAATTTACTATAAGTGGTATCAGGACGTTCTTCCATTCTCTAAGTTCAATTTTGGTCAGGAACAGCTGAGTAATCTGAATCGTGCACTTGATATGATTTATCAGGTATACTATTAAGAATAATAAGGCTCCTACCATACAATGTAGGTAGGAGTCTTTATGAAAGGATTTGTTATATGGCTATAAGACAATCAAAAACTTGGGTATCTACTGGAGTAGAGATTACAGCTCAAGATATTGCTTCTGGTAATCCTACTGCTGAGAATTTGCCGGATTTCTTATTCGCAGTACATAAGGATGACATTAACTACAATGTCATTATGAATATCTTTGGTGAATTTGATGGAAAACCTTTAGCACAGGCATATGATTTATTAGAAGTTCCAGTTGGTAAATGGTCTTATTATACTGATATGGAACGTAAGAATTATAAATCAAATAAGAATAAATTCGTTACAACCGTTGGCTTATTTGTTTTTAATATATTCTTAAGAGATTTTAATTTCTCTCGTTTATTTAACGGATATTTTAACGAGATGATTGATAGTGATGGCAGTGGCTTTATTGAGCAGACATTATCTTATGCACTATTGGAAGATGATATTGATACAATTACATTTAAAGAATGGGAAGATACCATGCAATGGTTTATGCCATTTGAAACAATTCTATCTCCTAGTCATACAGAGACAATGCTTGCTTGTACGAAGAAAATCGATGCTAAGAAAAAAGAATTAATTCGTAAGTATAAAGCAGAGTTAGATGTAGGATCACCATCGGCTGCTGAGAAAATGGAGAAGGAATTATTGGACTATGCTGCAGAGCTATTAAAAGATGATCCATCAATGGATAGTATATTATCTGGTGCTTCTGGAGACTGGAAGAATAATTTCAAGAACATGTTTGTCATGAAAGGTGCGATTAGAAATCCAGATCCTAATGCAAAGCAATCCTATAACATTGTTACTGGTAACTATTTGGATGGTATCGATGCAAAAGATTATCCACTGGTTGCTGGTTCCGCTATATATGGTGCTTATTCTCGTGGTAAGAAAACAGAGAATGGTGGATATTACGAGAAGTTATTCATCTCAGCATTCCAGACTGTAAAGATTGGACCTAAGAATTCTGACTGTGGTACTAAGAATCACATTACTGTATTCTTGACCAAGCGTAATATCAATGATTATATGTATAATTATATGATGAAGCCAAATGGTACATTAGAATTACTCACTTCTAAGAATAAAGATAAATTTATTAATAAGGTGGTTAATTTTAGATTTTCTTCTATGTGTAAGTCTAAGAACTATATCTGTAATAAGTGTGCTGGTGAACTCTTCTATATGCTGGGAGAAGAATACGTTGGATTAGTTATTTCACAGATACCTGACCGATTAAAGTTGATATCAATGAAAGCATTCCACGATTCAACAGTACAGACAACAAAATTTGATGCTGCAAAAGCATTCTATCCATTTGATGAAGATTAATAAGATTAATAAGAATTCCCCTGGAAAATAGTTCCAGGGGAGTTTTAATATACTTCACATTATAGTAAAATAAAGAATATCGTATAAAAGGAGGAATATCATTCTATGGGAACTGTTTATTCAAACGGTATGAAAAGTAACGAGTCTACAATTAGTAAGAATCAAGAGTACTTAGATTACATTAAAGAGCATATTAACAACGTAAAGTTGGTATATGAAGAACTATTCGGATCTGGGAGAGTTATTAAACTTCCAGAGGGAATTAGTTCTGTCGATTTTAAGAATGCTGTACATGCTGCTGGTATTGAAGTAGCATTCCATGATTCTAGCAAGTTTTCAGAAGATGAATTTGATGCATATCGAAGACATTTTCATAGAACAGATGAGGAGATTCTTATAGATGATACGAACCCTGCTTCAGCTCAAGAGGCAGAGTCTAATTTTCAAAAAGCTTGGGAGCATCATTATATGAATAATAATCATCATCCTCAGTGGTGGTGTTATCATGATGCATCAGGAGTAAGAACATCAGAACGTGTTGATCCTAATCCTATGTCATTGGATGCTATCATTCATATGATATGTGATTGGAGTGCTATGAGTTTGAAATTTGATCACACATACTCTCCTCTTTCATGGTATGCTACAGCAGATAAAGAGAAATCTTTTATGCATCCTGAAACAAAACGTATTGTAGAAGAGTTATTGAACAATCTTTTTGGTGAAAGTTAAAGGTATAAGCCATGGCAAACGATGTAATAGTAAATAAATATAACGTTACGATTAGTTTTACGGATTGTGAAGAAACAAACTATGAGATTCCTAATCTGTATATACGTTATATCATGTTGGAGAGTCGTTATACTGAGAGTTTAATCCCAGTTATCTATTTATCCATTGCATTAAACTCAGAATTATATCAATTAATTACTGATGAAGATAATGTAAAAGATGGTAAATTCATATTAAAAATTCAGCGATATAATGCATATTCTCGTATACCAATTTTTACAACTATTGTAAATGAAGCATTCAATTATATCGTATCAACATCAAATCCTGATTATTCAGAAAGCTTAGAAGGAGCATCTGAATCAGCCGATCCATCTTATCATCCTCTTACCATTGCATTGATGAGTATGAATCTTATGAATGCTGTAAGATCAGAGAAGAATGAAATGGAAGGTATTCTGGTTAGTGATATCTTTGGTGATGTTGATGAGAGTACCATTATAGGAAAAATCTTTGAAGGGTTTAAGGATTATAAACTAAAGAGTATCATTACTCCACCAACACATAATAATTACTTTGACACATTGATTATCCCACCAATGACAAGTCGTAGAGAATTATTACAATTCTTGTTTGATAAAGCACCATTCTATGATACTGGATTTACTTTCTTTATGGATTATAAGAAAGCATATTTATTGGATCAAAACAGGAATGGATACTATGTAAAAGATGAAGTATCAAGCTTGCATCATATCATATTCCAAATTAATGGTGTTATATCAGACGAGTCTTATGAAGAGGGATATCGTGTAGAAAATAATAGTATTATCATTAATATCAATCCAAATAATTCAAATATAACAAGAAATAAAGCACAAGATAAGTTGGCTAACCGATTAGTTGTTGTACAAGAAGATGGAGATATTAGTGTTGTACAGCTCAACGTTAACAACAGTAAAGATTCAGATCCTAAGTATACATTCCGACGAGGTGGAAATGCAACGTTATATAAGAATATTATAGAGTCAAATAATGTCTACGTTAATCTTAGTAAAGAGGATATCGATGGTTCATTATTCACTCCAAACCGTATGTATAGTATTCAGAATTATGTAGGTCATGAAGAGAATAATGGTGATTATATTCTTACTTCTAAGAGACAAATTATTCTAAATAATAATGGTGTATTTCGAAGTTCTTGTGAATTAGGATTGCGTAAAGTTGGTAAGATTAAGAATATTGGTATGACCAATACTGGTGATATTGGTACCATTCAAAATTCTACTATGGGATATCGGTATACAAAGACATATAGTCGTTCTAAGAAGAAAAAGAATACAGTAAAATTAGTATCAACGGCTAAGAAAGGTATTATTCCGATAAATAAGAATGCAGAGGTTAAAATGCTTGCATCTTCTCAATTAGATCTATTAGAAGAAGCAGAATTGAATCGAGTTCCTAGGACATCATCAAAGAATATTAATGCAGACTATTCTGGTCCTGAAAATGATGCTAATTACTCTAAAAATGGTATTACAAAAAAGTCACTAAAGTAAATTAACTTTAATATAATGACCTAGAAAAGTCATGTAAGACATATTAAGAAAGGAGTACAAAAACCTATGGTAATGAAAATTGGCATTGAAGTTGACGAGACACTCATTATCACATTGACATATGATGATTGCACTTCAAAAACAGAAGCTCTATCTGTAGGAGATTACATATCAATTGATTATAATAAGAATGGTGCTAGAAGACGTACCACGGGATTCGTTAATACTATCCATGCAGATCCATCGAATGCAATCCCTCGTAGAGATCAATATATCATCGTAATGAGTGACAATCCTAGCGATATGAATCCGGCTATTAAGATTAGTCTTAATAATATCCTTGATGTTGTCGTTATTCGTAAGCATGAGCCTACTGTACCTATTAGTACAACGGAAGGTCCAATGAGAATTACTCATCTTCGTTATAATGCTGGATATCTTCAGTTCTCTACTAATAATGGAAAGTCTTGGTACACAATCCCATTAGAGGTTAAAGAGATGCAGGTTGGAGAAGCAAAGACAATCGAGGAAAAGGTTGAGGCTATGATTGGTGATGATCAGTATGCAGATTCAGATGAATTTGTAGATGGTATTGTTAGAATCATTCAGGAAGAGGTAGCAAAGAAGATTGCTCCATTCCAGCCTAATAACAGACCACCACATCCGCCAAAATTTGGACCGGGTAGTTGTCCAACGACACCTGAATCCAATGATTAGTATATAATATTAAAGAAGATAGTATAAAGAGAAACTTAAAATACTAAAAAATATGAAAGGAAATGTAAAATGGCTGATACAGAATTACTTATCAAAGCTTCGTATGGTTCCAAAGCCTCTACGTTAGCTGCTGCCGTTAATAACGGTACATTTAGAGTAACAGATACCGGTGAATTGTTTACTGATATCAATGATACTCGCGTTTCAGTTGGAAGTACTGTATACGATAAGACAGAGGAACAGATCAAAGCATTGGCTGTTGCTAATATCCTTCCAAAGATCTATGTATCTACAGATACGAATAAGCTCTTCTGGTACTCAACAGAGTTATCTAAGTGGGTTGTAGTCGGTGGAGACAGTGTTGATCATGCTGCAACTGCTGACAAAGCTACAGGTGATGAAGATGGTAATAGCATCAAGAGTACATATGAGACTAAGGCTGATGCTACAACCAAGAATAATAAGCTTGGTGAAGATATCGCATCTCTTAGGGCTTCTGTAGAAAAGATTAATTCTTTCGAAATTAAGATCGCTGATACTGTAGCAAGTATGCCAGTTCCTGGTGCATCTAACGTTATGTACTTTGTACCTAACGACACCATCACAGGAAATTCCAATGTATACGATGAGTATATCTGGATTTCTGAGGCTACTGAGCAAGAACCTAACGCTGGTCATTATGAGAACATTGGTACTACTGAGGCTGCTCTTGGTAACTATTACACAAAGGCTGAAGTTGATGCTAAGATCGCTACATCTAGTGGTGATATTGCTACTGAGAGATCTGAGCGTGAAGCTGCAGATACAGCTCTTGGTGGACGTATCGATACACTGACAACTACTGTTGGTGATAATAAGACAGCTCTTGAGAATGCTGATACAGCACTCGGTGGACGTATCGATGCTGTTAACACTGTCCTGAACGGTGATGGTACTGAGCAGAATCCTGGTCTTATCGCTAAGGAAGCTGCTGATGTTACTGCTCTTGGTGGACGTATTGATGCACTGACAACTACTGTTACAAATAACAAGACTGCTGCTGATCAAACACAGACAGATCTCGATACACTCGAGGCTGATGTTGCTACGATCAATAGATTCAAGAAGGCTATTGTAGATCAGCTTCCAGATATTGCTGATGCTGATGAGTATACAATGTACTTTGTTCCTGAGAAGGGACTGGATGGAGCTACCAACAAATATGGTGAGTACATCAAGGTTGATGCTCATGATATTACAGAGGTAGATCCTGAGACTGAGCAAGAAGTTACAACCACTATTCCAGTACACTTCGAGCGTATTGATTCTACAGTAGATTTCACCAACTACTACACAAAGGCTGAAGTTGATGCTATCAAGACTGCTCTCCAGGGCAATATTGGTACAAATGCTTCTGCTATCGAGACACTTACCAGTACAGTTAACTAGAATAGAACAGCTTTAGAGGCTGTTGATACTGGACTTGATAACCGTTTAAAGGCTGTTGAGAATGCTATTGGTGGTGAAGGTGGTGCCTCTATTGCTTCTCGTGTAGGAACTCTCGAGACAGCATTGAATGGTGATGGTACTGAGCAGAATCCTGGTTTGATTGCTAAAGAAGCTGCAGACGTTACTGCTCTTGGTGGACGTATTGATGGTGTTAATACTGTTCTGAATGGTGATGGTACTGAGCAGAATCCTGGTGTCATTGCTAACGTTGCAGCTAATAAGACAGCTATCGAAGCTGTTGATGGTAAGGCTGATCAGATTAGAACAGATTTCGAAGCTGCCGATACAGCTCTTGATGGTCGCTTAGACACAGTTGAAGATGCTCTGAATAATGCTACTACAGGTCTTGCTGCTCGTGTTACAACAGCTGAGAGTGATATTGATGCTCTCGAGACAGCTGTAAATGGTGATGGAACTGAAGGATCAGGACTCGTTGCTAAGCAGGCTGCTGATGCTGCTGCTATCACTGCATTGACAACTACTGTTGCAAATAATAAGACTGCTTCTGATAATGCTGATACAGCTCTTTCTGGACGTCTTGATACTGTTGAGACAGCTCTTAACGGTGATGGAACAGAACAGAATCCAGGTATTATTGCTAAGGAAGCTGCTGATATTGCTACTGTTAATGCTGCTATTCAGGCACAGAAGACAGCTTATGAGGCTGCTGATACAGCACTCGGTGGACGTATTGATACACTTGTTCAAAGCATTGGCAATATCAATCGTTTCGATATCAGGGTTCTTGATAGTAATGAAGGACTTCCAGAGAAGGGCGAAGTATACATTATCTACTTCGTACCTAATACCGGTGATGATAACAATGGTAAGACTAAGTATATAGAATACATGTGGGTTGCTGATGTTGATCCTGAGACTCACGAAGACAATGGTTACTATGAGGAGATTGGTATTACAGAGGCTGACCTTGACGAGTATTATACATCTGCTCAGGTTGATAACTTACTTAGCCCACTGACAGCATCTACAACAAAGCATGAGACAGCACTCTATGGTGATGGTACTACAGCTAACCCTGGTTTAATCGCTAAGGAAACTGCAGATGTTACAACTCTTCAGGGTAATATCGATGGTGTATCTAATCGAGTAACAACTGTAGAGACAGCTCTCGGCTCATATCCTACAGAAGCAGGTACTAAGACAATTACCGAGCGACTTGCAAGCTTAGAGACTTCTGCTTCTGATACAACTGTTGCTAATCGTGTAACGAATCTTGAGACAGCTCTTAATGGTGATGGTACTGCTCAGAATCCTGGTCTTATTGCTAAGCAGGCTTCTGATGTTGCTACACTTGAAGCTGCAGATACAGCTCTTGGTGGACGTATTGATGGTATTAACACTGTCCTGAATGGTGATGGTACTACAGCTAACCCTGGTTTAATTGCTAAAGAAGCTGCTGATGTTGCTGCTCTTAATACTCGTGTAACAGCTACAGAGACAGCATTGAATGGTGATGGAACAGAACAGAATCCGGGTATTATTGCTAAGGAAGCTGCAGACGTTACAACTCTTCAGAGTAACATTGATGCTGTTGAAGACAAGATCGATGCTCACAGTTTCAACTATGCTGGATCTGATTCAGAGGGTGGAGCTGCTAACACTGTTAAGCAGTCTGTATCTAATACATCAGCAGATCAACATGTACTTCTTGCTTCTACAGACAATACAGGTGTAGAATATAGTGATAATATCAAGGTTAATGCTGCTAATGGTTCTATGATCCTAAATGCTATTAAGCTTGGCGATGCAACTATTACATTTGATGCTGCTACAGAATCTCTTGTATTCAATTTTTAAGATATATAAGTTAGGAGGTTAGTAAATGGCTCTTCAGGTAAGATTACCGTTGAGTGGTGATACTACTAACTATGGCTTAAATGGAACGGATGCTACAACACTGGGAACAATGATGTATGCATCCGGTATCCTTGGTGGAAAATCATTCAACGCAGGTGATGGTACTGTTGTTGTATCTCTTGATAACGTACCTTCAAAATTTACACTTGCTATGTGGTTCTCTGGAGAATCTGCACCATCTAACTCCACAATGCTTGCATTTGGATCTACTGGTGCTCGTATCGATATTGCTACCGATACATTAAACTACAAGTTTACAGGTTCTGCATCTGGACTGGTTGAGAACGATACAAATCTGTTCAGGGTAAACGATAGAACTTGGAACCATCTTGTTATTACAGCAAGTGGTACAGAAGTTAAAGTTTATCTAAACGGTGTATTAAATGGATCTTTCACACAGGCCAATAGTGTTGCTACTGTTTTCGGAACAGATAATACAATTTATATTGGTTCAAAAGCTGATGGAACAAATGCTTGGAACGGTTTCATTGAGAACTTCATGTTCTATGATAATATCATTTCACAGAGAGAAATCTCTGAGTTGGCAAAGGGTATTGTTCTTGAGTATACCTTTAATCATAATGGTTTTGGTAATGAGAACTTACTTCAGGGTTCCGATGACTCTATGACTGTTAGCGGATCTGAGAAGATCAACCGTAAAGAAGATAAGCATTTCTATGCCGAACTCGAAGCCGGTACATATACTTTATCTGCTATTACATCTGGTACATGGTCAGAGTCTAACAATGCTTCTACAGGAGCAACAATTGTTGCATCTGATAGTACAACATTCCCTACATCCTTAGAAGTCTATACAGTAGATGATAATGGTGATATAGATACAAGAATATTCTACAATATGACAAAGGGTTATGCTACTGTAACAATTACAACTCCAGGTAGATACTATGTAGGTGGTATTGTATATGGTAATGGTGTTGATGAAGTAACAGCTATTTTCGATCAGCTCAAGATTGAGAAGGGTACAAAGTCTACCATATGGTGTCCTACTCGTGGATCTGAATATTATAATTGGTTAGAGATTGGTAAGGTTGAACAGGATACATCTGGTAATAAGCTTGATGCTGCAATCAGTGATCCTGAACCTATCTGGTCTAATGATTCTAGATTATATTCTGGAAGTTATGACTTCTCTAACAATGCATACATTGCATCTCCAGTTATTGATGTAACAAATCTTGATCACTTTACTGTATCTATTTGGGCTAAAGCTGCTAATATGAGCAATAAAGTATTATTCGGATTTGATACTGATCCTAAGTTCAACTTCTCTACTATTGGTGGAGTATTTGGTATCTATGATGTAGAGAATAATACACAAATTCCATTTGGAGATGGTGTTGATGTATCTACATATGTATCAGAGTGGCATCAGTATACAATCACTGGTGATGGTACAACTGAGAAGTTATACATCGATGGTGAGTTTGTAGGTAATGCTTCTAAATACATTGCGTTTGGATTATCTAAACTCTATGTGAATGGATGGGATGCTACTACCAGCTATAACTTCAACGGTCTTCTGAGTGATATCAGAATTTATGCTACAACTTTCACAGCAGATGCTGTTAAGTCTCTGTATAGCACAAGATTAGCTGTTGATAATACTGGTAAACTCTACGGTATTGAATTTATTGCAGGTATGGATGAACTTTCTTCTGCTAAGGCACAGGCTCCTATTATCTCTATTCCAGTTATGGGTAGTGATGAACCAAATCCTGTTAAGATTGAAGTTGAAGAAGCATTTGATACAGATACTGGAACTGCATATAATGCAGAGTTCGTTGATACAACTTCCGGTGGTATCTATGGTGCTTCTAAAGAATCTACTCCTGTAGTATACGGTGATGGAGAGGAGACTCCAGCAAATGGCGCTTCTACTTCTGCTAAAAAGACTCTGAAGTTCAGTAAGAGTGGAATTATTGAGTCTTCTAAGCTCACTGTATTCAATACGGATATTACTGACACTAGTACAACAACCGATGATGCTACAGCTCTAACACTTAGTGCTGGCGTCGTTAAGGCTGTTGATGTAATCGAAATGTAACGAAAGGAGGAAATTACCATGGCTCAGTTTAAAGAACTGCTCGTATTCGGTACAACCAAAGTTCTTGATACCGTTTATGCTAAGAGATTCGTTGGTAGGTTCGAGGGTGAAATTAAGGGTAATGCTGAAACCGCTACAAAGGCTTCACAGGATGCTCTTGGACAGAATATTGCTAGCACATATGTATCTGGTATCAGTACAGAAGGTACAACTATCACTATCACAAAGGGTGATGGAACTACTTCTACCATAAATACTCAGGATACTCATGTAGAGCTTGTAGATGATCTGACAACAGATGATGCTACAAAGGCTCTTACAGCATCCCAGGGTGTTGAGCTGAAGTCTCAGATTGATACTCTGAAGTCAGCTAGTACTTGGGAGATTCTTGCTTAATTGTAAGAATTAATCTGCACCGAAATGTTTTGTGGCTATAGTAAAATATAGCCCCTTTTTAAATAAAGAAGGAGACGTATATGCCACTTATAGTAGATTCATCTGTTCGCCCTTCAGCTGCTACTGGGAGCGATGCAGGTGTTGTAAAATTATATTCTTCTGCTGGTTCTAATACGGATGGTGCAATGTCTCAGAATGCAACAACAACAGCTCTTAATAATAAACTTGATACATCATCAAGTAATTATATTAAGAACGTATCCATTACTGGACGTACTGTTACATTGACCTTCGGTGATGATTCAGAGCAGACAGTTATCACACAGGATAACGATACTACTTATGAAATTGGTACTGCAAATTCAGCAGGTGTAACAAAGTTATACTCTGGTACAGGTACAAATGTAGATGGCACTATGACACAGAATGCTATCAATAATGAGATCAATACATTAAATACCAAGATTGAAGCTGTTGGTAGCTTTCATGTATCTGTAGTAAGTACTCTTCCAGAAGAAGGTGAGAGTAGCGTAATATACTTTGTACCTGAAGAGAATACTGGTGATAATCAACACTATATTGAATACATCTGGATGGATGACGCTGGATATTTTGAAAGTATTGGTGTATCTAATACAGATCTTACCAATTACTATAATAAGTCTGAAATCGATACAAAGATAAGTAATATTACGAACGGTACAGTTACTGTTGGTAAAGCAACAACCGCTTCACAGATTAGCAATACAACAAATGCTGTAGCAGATGGTTGTGTTGTTGATTTTGGTGATATCGATGCCGAATAACTATTAATCGCAAGGCTCAGTAGTAGAGTATTTCGCTACTACTGAGTTTTTTAAGATTTTATAAGTAAGACATTAATATAATATACATATTACGAAGTTTTTACTATTAAGAATCTGAGAGGAGTTTCCATGGCACAGTTAAAAGATTTAATTGTCTCTGGCTCGGCTAGAATAATCGGAACAATGTACGTGAAAGAATTACAAGTAGATGAATACAAAGGTACAGCAGAAAAAGCTACAAGTGATTCTTTAGGTAATGATCTTACTCGATATATTAATGAATTGACTATTGATAATCGAACAATAACATTCAAACGAGGAGATGGTACAAGCGGTACAATCACCACTCCAGATTTTACTGTTAATGAAGCTACAGATGCAACTACAGGTACTACAAAAGTATATAATACAACAGGTTCAAATATTGATGGAACAATGTCACAGTCAGCTATAACAACAGCATTAAATGCTAAATTAGATGATACTGACGTTTTGAATACAACTGGAGAGAGTACAACACGTACTATGAGCCAAAAGGCTATTACAGATGGATTAGGAACAAAGCTAAATGCAACTGCAACAGCAGTCGCTGCTACAAAAGATGGAAGTGATCAGAATATTGCATCTACATATGTAAAAGGTGTTGATATTAGTGGTCGCACCGTCACAATTACTAAGGGAGATGGTAGTTCATCTACGTTTGTTACACAAGACACTAATACAACGTATAACACAGCAACATCATCTACCGAAGGTTTGGTAAAGCTATATAATGAGAGTGGCTCTAATACAGATGGTGCAATGACACAGAGTGCAGTAAATTCTGCTATGTTAGCAATGCAACAGGATTTTGCTAATAGGATTGCTGCAATAGGAAGTCTTAATTTATCTATTGTTGAGCAACTTCCTGAGAGTGGTGCAAATGCAACTATCTATTTAGTTCCTGAGACGCCAGAACAAGTAAATGAGAAGTATATTGAATATGTTTGGATTCCTGATGTAAATGAGGAGTCTGGTGAAGATCTTGGATATTTTGAGAAGATAGGTACAAGTTCAGCTGATCTTTCTAATTATTATACAAAAACAGAAGTTCAAAATCTATTAGCAACTACAACAGTAGCAAGTGCTACTACCGCTGCAACAGCAACTGCATTAGCATCAAGTACAAATAATGCTCTTGGTGCAAATGCACTGTTAGATTTTGGTGATTTGGATGATGATTAACCTTTAAGCTCAGTAGTTACAATGCTACTGAGCTTTGTTGTGGTTTATGGATTTCACATATAATTAATATTGCTAAATATTGTATTTACAATAAATTCTAAGGAAAGGAAGAAGACCAAGCATGTCCAATACAGTATTTCAAAACATTGACTTTGGATTTCGTCGAGGATCTCATGATGGTTTAATGAACACATCAATTGAAAATGGTACGTTCAATGTATGTAAAGATACAGGTGAACTATACATTGATATTGATGGAGAACGTGTACCTACGAATGATATTATCATATATAATTCGGAAGCTGAGATTAGAGCATTATTAACTCCTGCTAAGAAAATCTATTATGCTAGAGATACTTATAATCTCTTAACTTTCGAAACATCAGATCTTCAATGGAAAATTGTTGGTGGTGAGAATGTTAAATTCTCGCATTCTGCTGAAAAGGATAGCCTAGGAAATATTATTTCTGATCACTATCAATCAAAAGCAGAAGCTCAAAGTAATATTAATACAGTAAATGCATCTATTAATGATTTAAGAGCCATTGTATCAAATATCAATAGCTTTGAGATTAGTGTAGTAGAATCATTACCTGAAGAAGGTAAAGATCACATAATTTATTTTGTACATCAAAATGGTTCAGAAGATGAAGATACACAGTATGATGAGTATATCTGGTTATTAGATCCTGGATATTTTGAGAAGATTGGTATTACAACATCAGATCTTGGTAATTATTATAATAAGACAGAAGTAGATAATCAAATCTCTAGTTTAAATTCAACCATTAGTAATAATCAGACTTTAAACAATCAGAAGTTTACAAACGTTAATTCAGAGATAGAAACACTACGTTCTAATATTAATAATAGTGGATCTGATATTGAATATATCAATAGTGCACTTGCTGCTTTAAACGAGACTTATTACAATAAGACAGAGGTAGATGCAATGTTTGAATCTTTCAAATCTTCAATGGGTATCACACAGACAGAATCAGGTGATACAGTTGTAGATTATGGTTCTATGGATGACGAATAAGGAGGTACAATATTATGAGTGATGATAATAAAACAACCTCCGAATCATTATGGGCTCCAGATTTAGATTTTGGTGATTTGAATGTAGAGGAGAATACTAATAACAATACCTTTGATTTTGGTGATGAGAATGTTGTTATAGATCCAGAGACAACACTGAATTATAATTACGGTGTTATGGAAGCAGAACCTGCAGAGGAACCTGCTGCTACTGGTATTGTTATTGGATCAATTGTAGATTATATCCGTATGGATAAACATATCTACCAACCAGCAGTTATTGTAATCTCTATATCTACTGTAGAGGGTAATTCCACTTATACATTATTCGATACAGATGATCGTATTACATATAACAAGATACCAAAATCTGATATTACTGATACAGGTAAAGTCATTGAAATTGATCCTATATTAAAAGAGTTTGACTTAATAGCAGCACCAGATTATAGTAAGAAACCAATTGAAGATGGTGATGTAATTGATCAGGATTCTGGCGATGTAAATGCTATCTTGATCGATGGTGATGAAAAGACTTTTGATAATCTTACGATTAATAAATCAGGAGATTCACAATCACAATCAGAAACATCTAACAATGCCATTACGGTAAAGAATGCTGGTTCTCTTACTCTAACCAATTCAAATATCACAACAGAGGCAAACTACACCAATGGTATTGTAAGTATTGGCAGAGACTCTGTGGTAAATGTATCAAATACCAACGTTACAACAACAGGTGATAACTCTAATGCATTATTAGCATTAGACTATGGTACAATTACAGCAAAATATTGTAATCTAAAAGTATCAGGTGAAGATTCCTTTGCAATCAAGGCAAAGAATTACGGTGAAATTACAGTTCAAGGTGGAACCATTGAAGCAAAAGATTCACCAATTGTTGTTGAGAGTAATGGTAAGGTTACAGTTAGTAATGTATCTATTGATCCTAAAGATAATCAAGATATCATTGATATAACCGATGGTACAATTGAGCTATCTAATGTATCAATTACTCAGCCACCATTTACCACAATCGAAGAAGTTGTTAACTTCCAACCATTATATATTCATGAGAATATTGATGGTGCAGGTGCAACTGTTACTTTTAATGGTAGTACGATTACAACAGAAAATACTGCATTTTATGTAGAGAATGCTGATGCTAATATTACAGTAAATGATTCTATAATCAATGCAAAATCCATTCTTACTACAGTAGATGATAATGATTCAGATGATCGTACAACTGATGTTACTATTACCTTTAATAATTCTACAATTGAAGGTACATTTGATATTACTCCATTAAATTTCTTAACGATTAATTTAAATGGTGGTATGTTTACCGGTAGCATTGATAATGATCATATGGAAGAAGAAGCTTCTATATCAGTTGTTATGGATGACAATGCTCATTGGAAATTAACAGCTGATTGCTATATCAATGCTTTTACCCCACCAACAGATGTTGACAATATTGATCGTAATGGATTCAATATTTATATCAATGGAGAACGTTGGATACAGCATCCACCTGTTATTGTTGATATTGATACTGGATATGATAGTAACGGTGTTCCTACAACAAGGATCATGAAAGTATTAAAGACAGAAGATCTTCCTCCAATTACAGAACGTAAAGCATCTTATATTTACTTTGTATATGATAAGATGGAATTATATCTGTATCAGAGTTATTATGCAGATCCATTCTGTATTGTAGAAACACTACCTGATAAAGATCATATTGTAGAGAATATGCTCTATATCACATTAGAAGGTAAGTTATATACTTATACAAGTTATACTATAAAAGAGATTGGTCATGTAGAAGAACTTGTAGAGGGAGAAGGAGTATATGATCCAGCTCAGTTAGAGATTCTTCGTCAAGCAGGTACAACCTACTTTATGAATGCTGAATCTAGATATCTAGATCCTCAGACTTGTACATTGCAGTTACCATATAAGAACGGTAATTACCAGTTATCTCTTAATCTGGCAAATGATCTTGTAATTGATGAGGATACGATTATTAAGTATAATCCAAATACAAATCAATTTGAGATTATGGGTAAAGAATATCAATATCCAGATGAATTAAAGAATATTAACAAATATAAAGGATTTGTTACTGATACAGTATCTACCTATATTGATGGATATACATTCCGTAGCGATGTTAATATTAGTAATTCTGAGGGTAATGGTGTAGAAGTTCGTCCAGATGGTTTATATGTTGATGTATCTTTATTCGCTTCACAAGAACGGTATGAAAAACTGATTGTAGCTTTTGATCAGTATAAATCAATCATCGATCATTATATCATACAATTACGTGATGGTATTAAAGCAGCAACTGGTGCTGTTACTGGAGAAACAATTTCTCAGATGATATTAGAAGCTTTGGAGAATTATAAAGACGATATTGATCTCATGGTAGAAGGATATGAAAATCTTTATAATCGTATCGCTATCATGGAAGATGAGGTGGATAATTTCGACGTTAAGTTAGACTTAGCAGAAATTGACATAAAGAATTTTGTTAATGAAACAAACTCTGCGTGGAGTTCGTTTACTAATGATAATCCTTATGTTCCATCAGAAGATACACAAGATGAATTAACTTTAAAAGGTTCTGTAATGGCAGAGTATCGTTCTAGTATTATAAAAATTCGAACTGATGATCCTGGTATACTTTATGATTATCATACTGGATTATCAACAACAGAATCCGAGATGATGGATAGAGTGGTATCATCTGTTGTATCGAAAGGACAATCACTCAATGGTTATAGTGAGACTTATTCTAGTCGTTGGGAGTTACCAGAGACTGGTATTGCAGGAATTACTTACTATGTAATCAAACACGATAGTGAGAATCCTTTATTCAGAATCTACTCATGGAATGGTGAAGAATATGTATTAGGTACAGATTTGTATCCAGATTCAAAAGATCCTAAACCTACACCACCAGAACCACCTGTAGATCCGACTCCAGATAATCCAGAAAACAATACTACAACAAATCCGGAGCCAGAATCTCCTGACGAAACACCTTCAGAAGATACAACTCCTACGGATAATACAGATACACCTTGATGGAAAGGAGAATATATAAATGGGCTATAAGAAATTTCGTCCAGCAAGAGGAACAAAATATGAATGGGAAACGATCAATCCTGTCTTAGTAGAAGGTGAATGGGTTGTTGAAGTTCCAGATTCAGGTGTTGGTACTGGACTTAGTAAGTTTAAGATTGGTGATGGAACTAACAAATATGTTGATCTTCCATATGCATTTGATGGTACTGCTGCTGCAAGTTTTAATGGTGGTAATGCTGTTAATTATAACTTACTTCAGTTACGTGGTACTAGTGCTGCTAACTGGAGACAGGTTAATCCAGTTTTAGCACAAAATGAAATTGGTTACGACGAAACCAATAGATCGTTTAAGATCGGTGATGGTAGCACTCGTTGGAATGATTTATTTTATATCAAAGCAGATTCTTTTGTAGTAGAAGATTATGATTTTGGTGATATGGACGAGGAAGCCATTGAAGCAACAGAGGAAGATGTATTAGATAATTCTGGATATCCAGATAATATTTTGGATAATAATACTTCTAGCGATACTCCATCTAATAATAATAACTCTTCCTCTGAGGGTAATAATACATCATCTACTCCTGAGAGTAATGATAATACCTCTACTGAGGGTAACTAATTTCGTATGATTACGATACCATAAAATTCGTATGAGACGAAATTAGAAAACACTTGTGTAATTCTAAGAATATAATAAAACCCTAGGATAGCATTATCCTAGGGTATCTTTTATTTTTAAAATCAGAACAAATATATAATGATTGTATAGATTGTGGTACTCAAGTACCGTCTCTTATTCTTTGTACATCGGTAATAACGATCTATACAATATCTAATAAGAATAAAGAGATTATTCCAAATATAAAGGAGGACGTTTATGTCAAAGATTTTTTGCCCTAAAAGAGCCAAATCTACAACTGTAGGTGTAGGAGGAGCAAAAGCAAATGTTGTTCTCGAACTTGGTGAGGCTTTATTTGTCGAGCCACCTGAGGGAGCAGGAAAAGGTATCGGTGCAATCAAGATTGGTGATGGTTCTACTGCTGTTTCTAATCTTCCTATGTATATTGATGGTAATATCAGTAAAGTTGGTGTTACTGTTACAACCGATACTTCTAGTACTGCTACTACAGCTGCTGGTAATGTTGTTACTGGTAAGACAGTTAGCTCTATTGTTGGAAGCTTAAAGCAGGCTGAAGCATTAAATGCTGCTAATATCGCTACAGCACAGAGTACAGTTAACAGTATCAAGACAAATTACCCAGGATGGGTTAGCTAATATCAAGAGGAGGATGATATTATGTCAAAGATTTTTAAACCAAGAAGAGTTAAGTATTCATCTATAGCAGAAGGTGGATCTAAAGCTAATGTTGTATTAGCAAACGGTGAAACTGTATTTGTAATGCCAGATACTGGAGCAGGTACAGGACTCGGTTCCATTATCATGGGTGATGGTACGACTGCTATTTCCAATCTTCCATATATGATTAACGGTAAGATATCAGAAAATAAAATTGAAGTAGTAACCAACAGTAAAACTACCGCTAATGCAGCTTTAACTGATGTCATTAGTGAAAATACTTTAGGAACCGTTATAGGTGCCTTAAAGCAGGCATCTTCTCTGAATGCTTCCGCTGCTACAAATTTAAATAATGAAAGAAATACACTGCAGACCAAGTTGAATAGTGGACTCCAGCAGATTTATAATGCATGTGTAGAAGCAGGGACAACTCCATCCAGCGCTTCTGTTAATGACATTAATGCTGCTTTGGAAGAAATATTTGGGGGGGGGGTACACGGCTGAACAGTTAAACACAAATAGTACTGGTACTAATAAATTACTGGCAACGTTCAATTCTTTATCAGATGCACAAGCATTTGTTGAAAAGTATATCAAGTCAAATGGTAAATTTGATAAGAGTATACGTGTTGGTGATAAAATCCAGATCAATGATGGTACTTATAATAAAGAATGGATCATAGTAGGATTTAATACACAGAGCAGAGCTACATCACAACCACATATTAGTTTAATTCCAACATATTCATTGGGTGATTATAAAATGAATAGCAGTGATACTAATAGTGGTGGATATGCTGGTTCAGCAGCATTTACGACGTGTAATAGTATGGCGAATAACTTAGCAAGAGTATTAGGAGATTACTTATTAACTAGAAACGAATTACTTGGTAATTCTGGTTATTCATCATACACAACAGCATCAAAATCAGTTAGAGTAAATCTGTTGAATGAAATTCAAGTATTCGGTAGTAGAACTTATTCTGTAGCTAGTGAAGATGGATACGACACTACACAGTTACCTGGATTCAGATTAAATAAAGTATCTAAAACTATTACCTCGAACAATAATTGGTGGTGGCTGCGCTCTGCTGGTAGTGGCTACAGCCGCGACTTCTGCTATATCTACAACGGCAGTCCCTCCCACACCAGCGCCAACTACAACACCTTTGCTTTTCGCCCGCTTATTACGATTGGACGTCCTGAGAACGGGGGGGTCCAGTAACTCAGCAGTTCACGTTTGATGCATTGACTGGTCAAACTTCTAGTAAATTAACACGTTCACTTGATGTTTCATTAGCTGGTTATACTCCTGTATCAGTGCAAGATGTAGAGTTTACTCCTGCAACTTCAGCATATTGCCATCCCACTGGTCCTTCTGAGAGAGTTGAAGATGCTTATGGCAATGATGTTACAATATATGACACTGTTGGTGATCTAAATTCAGAGGAGTCTGCTTCTAGTATAAGTTTATCTAGTAATACGATTACTTATACATCACAAGGAGCTAAGCATAATACAGCACATTATGCAACATGGCATTATGGTCATAATAATCCCGGTAATACTTTTGGTTATAGTATATCTGACGATACTTATAACTATGGTAAACGTGTTGTTTCAGTTACTTATCGTAAGAATTCATAAATTCTATTGTTGTTTATATATCGTTTATATAGTAGTCTATTTAGTCTATATATTCTCTATTTAGACTACTATTATCATTTTAAAAGAAAGGAAATCTTTATGGCTAAGATTTTTAAACCAAGAAGAGTAAAAGCTTCTTCTATCGCACAAGGTGGCTCTAAAGCTAATGTTGTATTAGCAAATGGAGAAGTGGTTTTTGTAATGCCTTCTACTGGATCTGGTACTGGTATCGGTGGAATTATTATGGGAGATGGTAGAACAGCTATCTCTAATCTTCCATATATGATTAACGGTAATGTATCCGATGGTAAAGTTACTGTTACTACTGATATTAGTAATAATCCTATTAGTAATGTCGTATCAAATAAGACATTAGGAGATATTACAGGATCATTGAAGGCTAGTAGTATTAAGAATGCTACAACAATTAGTAATATTGATGTAACTTCATTAAGCAATGGCTTTAATGGTATTAATAGCATTGTAAATAAATTATCCGGATATGGTGCAACACCAGTGAATAATAGTCCTAGTGCTATATGTGATGCTATATTAACAGGTGCTGTTAAATGGGTAAGTGCAGATGTACTTAATAATGATTATACTAATGCTTATAATGATGATGGTAGGCTAATTGCAACATTTAGCAGTGTCAACGATACAAGAAATTTCATCAAATCCAACGTATCAACAAAAGGATTCAATGAAAAAGTTAAACCTGGTGATAAGATCCAAATCAATGATGGTACATATAATAAAGAATGGATTATTGTAGGATTTAATACACAGAACAGAGCTACATCGCAGCCACATATTAGTTTAATTCCAACAGATTCGTTAGGTGATTTTGTAATGAATAGCACTGCTACTAATAGTGGTGGATATGTTGGTTCAGAAGCATTTGCAATATGTAATAATATAGCTAATAACTTAGCAAGAGTATTAGGAGATTATCTGTTAACCAGGAATGAATTACTTGGTAATTCTGGATATCCATCATACACAACAACATCAAAATCAGTTAGAGTAAATCTGCTAAATGAAATGCAAATACGTGGTAGAAGAGAATACTCTGTAGATAGTGAAGATGGATACGATACCACACAATTGCCTGGTTTTATAATAAATTATAGATATAGACGTCCTTACGATCGCATTCTTTGTTGGCTGCGCTCTGCTTCGAAAGACAGCAACGACTCCTTCTGCATTGGCTACGACTATACTCTGTTATCCGTCAACGAAGCCAACAAAATCAAAAACATCGACACCTACGAAATTGGTTTTTGCCCGCTTATTACAATTGGTCTTCCGGGGGGGGGCAGCAGTAACAGCAACTCGACAGTTCACGTTTGATGAATTGACTGGTCAAACTTCTAGTAATTTAACACGTTCACTTGATGTTTCATTCGCTGGTTATACTCCTGTATCTGTAGAAGATGTAGAGTTTACCCCTGCAACTGCAAGTTATTATACCCCAAACTACAACAACGACGGCTACACCCATGAATACAGTAGGTATAGATATACATGTATACCAGTAGAATATCCTAATAGAGGCGATTATTCTTATAATCATTGTTTTGAAGGATACGTTATAATTGATCATAGCATCTCTACTGAGAATGCTCGTAATCTGATTATATCTGGTAATACGATTACTTATGAAACAGATGGAGCTGCACATAATACAGAAAGAATGTCAGGAGATTGTTATCCAGTTATTGATGTAGATGGATATAGTAATGTATCTGTTGACGCTAGAGCTACAAATCGTCATATTATATCTGGTTCTACTTATAACTATGGTAAACGTGTTGTTTCAGTTACTTATCGTAAGAATTCATAAATTCTATTGTTGTTTATATATCGTTTATATAGTAGTCTATTTGGTAGTATATCTTCTATTTAGACTACTATATATTATTTTTAAAAGAAATAGCAAAAACTTTAGGTATTTTTATAAATTATATAAAATAAAACCTTGGAAATAAAAATATCAGATAGTCGCTGAATGTCGACTATCTGCTATTTAATCTTCTAAATAATTATACTAAATTGTGAGTCTGTATTGCACACTACTCATTTAAACTATATAATCGACTAATAAGTCCTTAATTTGATTAATCCGACCTTCATCTTCTGTATGAATGATCAATTCCAATGGTTCTGCTAAATTTAAAGAAAAAATTCCTAAAATAGACTTTGCATTGACAATATATCTACCACCCTTAATGTCTATATCTTCCTCAATATTGTCAACGATTTTTGTAAACTTATTAACTTTATTTACACTATTTAATAACACATATGTCATATATTTTGCCTCCTTTTAACTAAAATCTATTATAATAATGTGAAGTCTTATTGTTTTCACAATTTAGTAATAGTATGTTTGTTTTAACAAGTTTATAATATGAATTTACAGTTAAGGAGGTTATATATCATATGACAGAAATGGAACTGAGAAAGAAATATGTATCAACTATTAAGTCTTGGCATGGACGTAAAGAGTCCAATGGTACACATAAGCCAATTATTGATATCTATAATAACGATAAACCATTACCAAGATCTTATAAAGTAAAGTATACTGATTCTTGGTGTGCAACAACGGTATCAGCAGCTGCTATTAAGGCAGAGAAGGAAACTGGTATTAAGTTTACATCAATTATTCCTAAGGAATGCTCTTGTAATTATCAGATTCACTTATTCCAGAAATTAGGACGTTGGGAAGAAAGAGATTCCTATGTACCTCAGATTGGTGATATTATCTATTATGACTGGAATGATAACGGTGTAGGTGATGATAAAGGATCATCTGAACACGTTGGTGTTGTAATCGAGGTTACATCTACTCATATTAAAGTAGAAGAAGGTAACAAGTCTGATGCTGTTGGTACTAGAACCATTGCGATTAATGGTCGATATATTCGAGGATTTGGTAAGCCAAATTATAAGAGTCTTGCTACTTCTAGTAAAAAGAAAGATGATTCTAAGGATAAAAAGAAATCAGATCCTAAGAAGAAAGAAATTACAAAGAAGACTCCTAAGAAGGGTGATAAGATTGTCTTAAAGAATGCGTCTCTTTATAAGGCATCTACCTCTACAAAGGCGTCTGATCATATTACTGGAACTTATTATTTCTGGGACGCTAAAAACTACAATGGTAAAACCCGCATAACAACATCTCCTAAATATGTGGGTAATACAAAGCAGATTACTGGCTGGATTTCAGCTGTTCATTTAAAGTAGTTGATAGTACCCAACCATCTAAGCCATTTTTTATTCCTATAAAAGAAAAGCCCAGTAGGATGTTATTCCTACTGGGTGAATAATTGTTATTAGACTATTTTTTAGTCATATATTATATAGGGGTAAACATATAGTTGAAAGGATGTGATTTTATGTTTGTAATTAGATAATATGTTTATTTGAAACTGATGATGATTATATTTAGAAATGAGGATTAAAATGGCAACAAGATTATCAGACGACGAAAAGATTGAAGCATTAAAAAGAATCTCAAGTGGCGAAAGTGCTACATCTGTAGCAAATGACATCGGAGTATCTGTACAAACTGTTTGTAACTGGAAAAAGAAGGCTAGTAACGATACTACTGCCAATGCATTGTCTAGCCGATATAAGTCATTCTTAAATGGTTACATGGATGGAGATAATGGGAAAATTACCGATGATGCTGCTGCAATTGAGCCAACAACAATCGAAATTGAATCAGCACCGGCATCTAATGCAAAAGTGGACAATCACCAGATTACATTAGATGAATATGTAGACGGTAAAGCTATTAAGTCTGATTCGAAGGTTGAAACTCCAAAGGAAAATATTGATAATACTACAAAGAAGGGTAAGAGAGTAGTTTCACTACAATTTCATCCTTCTACTGAAAAGGAGAACAGAATGGGACAAGTAAACAGAATGGTGAATGGTTCATTTAAGCCACGAATGCAACCTTCTGATGAAAAAGAGAATAATATAGTGGAAGAAAAACAGAATGATGAGAAGAAGGTAGATATTCCTGAATACTTAGAGATTACAACAAACATTTGTAAAGCAGGTATGTTCAAAGATCGTCACGATATGCCTGTAACTCTCTATGTATTTAGAGAAGCATTTACTTCTTATATGCTTTTTAGTTTCAAGAAGCAGGAGGAAATTGTTAATCGATTCATTGACAATTATGTATGGGACAAAGCGAATAATCGCTATAAAAAGTTCTGCGTTTATGTGTCTGGATTGACTATAGCTTGCGCTACAATTATTAAGGTATGTGCAGAGCGTAAGATATCTTTATCATTAATGCATTACAATACAGATAAAGATAGCTATGTTGAGCAGGTTATTTTTGATAATGGAGATGATGGAGCTCTTCCACATTCTAAGTGGTTTAATTTCTTAAACAACTATGAGGGAGAACATAAAGCATTATATCAGACAACCTATGATATGCTGGCTGAAGCTAATACATTGTATCAGGTTGTTGTTGTCAATGAAGGATCTGGCTATGATAAGAATTATCGTCAAACCTGGATGTATGTTACATCATCTATGACAGCTGCTTGGCATTTGTATGCTGAGAAGGTATCTAAGATTATGAATACGAAGAAGCAGATTCAGAAAGTATTCATGAATCAGCTGGACTATAATCCAATAACAAAGTATATTGATAAGTCCAATTTATCTCAGTCATATAATTCTCCAAATCCTAATAGTGGAAATAACTTCAAGAAGAAGAATGATTATGATGAGGATTAACGAGGATTAATTAAACAAATGGGGAAGGTAGGTGATATAAATTCACCTACCTTTCTTTTTTTAATCCTCTACGGCTGGCTTACGATCTAATGCATCTAATGCATCATAATCAATATTCAAGAAAGCATTGAAATTCTTACTAGCACTCTGGAACTTCTTCTTACCTACTTCATATCGAAGCATACGATATTGATCCATAACACTCATCCAATGTTCTCTCTCACGATCACCCACTTCATTATTATCTAAGTAATCTTCTAAGATACCAAGTCTTGTATTGATACAACGAAGAATATAGATAGCATCTTCCTGCTCTGTACAGTTCTTGATGCGTACTTTATACTCAAAAAGATCATCTTCAATACCGCGTAAACCATTCTTCTTTAATGATTTGAATAATGAAAATCCTTTTTCATGAAGCATATCATACTGTACAGATTCAGCAATGCTCTCAGAAGAAGCTCTACGCAATGCCTTTACAACTTTATCAACTTCATCTTTCTCTACCTGAGAACCAGTTGATGATTTTGCATTGGTTAATACTTCAATTGCTTCCTTGTATTCTGTATCAAGGTTACGATAAATGAGCAAGCACCACGCTAAGATGCCCATTTCTGGGCTCTGTACGACACTTGAAAGTGCAGGAACAGCTCTCTTGATAGTATCTACTACTGTACCAAGGCGAGAAGACGAGAGAGCCTTATCATTAAGATTATAGGATAATGCTGTTAATTGACGCATAGTATGCTTAATACCATAGATTAGAATATTACTATAATTAATACTATTCTTTAAATCAATAGAATCATCCTGTTTTGCTAATAGAATATCAAGATATGCTCGTACATCAGCAATAGCACCTTTATTCATCATAGCATCAATATCTCTTACAAGATATACAGCAAGATCATCCGGATCTAATAAGCAAACAGCTTTAGAATCAATCTCTACAACATATCGATCTAAATCCACATCATCTGTATCTACTAAGATACTCATAAGATCTACATTTGTAATTGTAGGGTTTACAATAACACCAAAGAACATATTATCTGTATTCTTTGTGAGAATAACATCAATACATTGATTCTCTGGAAAGATTTCATTTAATACATCTGCAACCATTGGCTGGCTAGAGTTGAAAGGAACGCCTGAAGTTATTATATCTTTTAACTGAGCACAAACTCCAGTAAGCTTATCATTAATTAATGATATCCTGTCTACATACTCCTTAGCAGTATCTTCTTCTCTTAAATTAATCATACTTATATCTCCTTCATTGTATATTTTAAAGGCTTATTTAACACATTCATTATTAGAGTGTTCAAAGCCTTTCGATTGTAATAAATAATATTTTCAGTCATATATTATATAGATGTAGCAATATGGTGTGTAATAGTAGAAAAATCAAGGAGGAAAATAATTATGACACCAGAGAAAATTGAAGTAGCAAAAAAGTTAGCACCTTATGTAGGAAGAATTGTAGATCCACCTACAAATTCAACATTCATGGAAGAGTTAGATTACTATAATAATGTAGCTGCAATTGTTGTGGAATGCTGCCACAATGAGTTGGATAGTGAAACAGAGTTCAATGCTAGAAAGAACTTGTTAGAACATGAGTTTGAGTTGTTTGATTCCTACTTCGATACAGGTAAAATCAATCGTATGGAAGCTAATTTACTGAGGTTGTGGAGAGACTCTGTTGTTATTGCAATGGATCGTACTTGCACCGGATACTACTGCTGTAAATTCTACAATAATCCAGAGGCAAACCCATTACCTTTAAATGCAGATTCTTATAAGGAGCATTTCGCTTCATGTTTAGAAACTATTCGTCATGATATTGACGAGGCTCTTAAATATGAGAAAGAGGTAAAGAAACCTCATAGCCCATTTGTTATCACTGACCCGGAGAAGTATAAGAAAGCGATGGCTGATCAGGGAATTGAGGTATAATTGAAAGGAGATATAGATAATGAAAAATAATGATTGGCGTCCTGCTTGGATGAACGTAGAAGATGCACCTGGTATTATGAAAGATCATGGATGTGTAACTTGTTTATTACGATTTGAACATGATCAGTATAGCAGTAGTTTTCTGGATGACGATGATGAAATCCCATTATCAGCCGAAGATCCAGATGGTGATTTTTACGTATCATTGCTTCCAGAAGCAGATGATATAAAGTGGAGAGACTACACTAAGTCTACATTCTTAAACCCATGTACTAGCTATATTGTATTATCCACAGATGATTTTATTTTCTGTACTTCAACGCGCGATAACGGACGATTCAGAAAAGGCTACAATATGGATGTATTAAAGTATATGGAGATTCCTGAATCTGACGATCCATTCCATCCAATTTGTAAAGATGAAAAGCCTGAAGATTACGTGCTTCAGACTGTTATTGATAGGATGGTGCAGCAGCCGCAGCCAAAGTCTTTAATGCTGTACAGTATCATCGCAAACGCAGAGAGTAATATTATTGTGCCAAATGTATCAAATGTCGAAACGATGTTGTTTAATCATAACTTCTTTTTATGTAATATTACATTACATGGTGAAGGTGAAGTTGATAAGATTACATATCGTTTTATCAATACTATATATGATCTCGAGATCGAATCTGATGCATGGGTAGATGATAACGGATACTTCAGATTTACTTCAAAACCAGTTCGCATTGCTGACAATGATATTGTATCAATATCAACATCATTGAATCATTTTGTAAGCAAAATTGAACCAATCGTAATAGCAACGTCTAAGAAACTTTTTGGACTAGAAGAGGAGTCTATTAATGTCTTCTAAAATGAAAGACGAATACCGTACTAATCGTGATGATCCTTGTGCACAGTGTAATAAACATGCACCGGGATGCAAATCAACCTGCGCAGAGCATGTAGCATATGCAATTCTACAAGTACCAAAACTTGAAGAGAGAAAGCGTCAACAGCAGTTAGCTATGAACTTAAGAGGTATGGAAGAACATCGTTATAGACGATAATTCCATCATAATGTATCGTAAAGTTAAGTTCAGCGATGACAAGCATTGGTAAAGTGATGCTCTCTATTGTATCGGTATAGTGGAGCGCCGTAATGTGAAGGTTTTGTCCTGTTTCGTAAAGTATTGGTGAAGTAACGTGTGGTTTTGCTATGGTATGGTACGGTGGAGTTTTGTATAGTAGTGTCACGGTAAAGCTATGTACTGCAATGGTAAAGTATAGTATGGTCTTGTATAGGTGGAGTAACGTGGGGTTGTGCTTTGTCATGGTATCGTGCAGTAACGTAGTGCTATGGTAGAGTGTAGTAACGTCAAGTTATGGTATGGTTGAGTGTTGTTAAGGTAAAGTCAAGCATCGTTATGGTATAGTAACGTAATGCTGTGTCACGGTAAAGTATGGTAAAGTGCGGTATTGGTGAAGTGGAGTGATGTTTTGTTTTGTTATGGTAAAGTAAAGTTGTTTATTGTAATGGTATGGTAAAGTTAAGCACTGTTTTGTTGGGTTATGGTGGAGTAACGTGGGGTTGTGCTTAGTCATGGTATAGTGCGGTAATGTAGCGTTATGGTAGAGCGATGTAAATTCTTGATTTGCAATGTTATGGTATAGTAACGTATTGTATCGGTAAAGTCGTGTGTCGTATTGCTATGGTATGGTGCAGTATGGTGCAGTACTGTATTGTGTTGTACAGTAATGGTAAAGTATTGTGGTGTAACGTGTAGTTGTGCTATGGTCTAGCGAAGCAGCGTATAGTAATGCAACGGTAAGGTATGGTTAATTGTTGTAATGGTAGAGCACTGTGAAGTGATGATTTGTATTGGCATTGTATAGTCGAGTGAAGTGATGTGAAGCTTTGTTATGGTATAGTAACGTATTGTATCGGTAAAGTCGTGTGTCGTATTGCTATGGTATGGTGCAGTATGGTGCAGTACTGTATTGTGTTGTACAGTAATGGTAAAGTATTGTGGTGTAACGTGTAGT